TTCTATAGTCAAGCACCGAGAGATGCTCAATTTATGCGTCCTCCGCTAAGAGTGCAATAGCCGATAGCAGTTATATTAGGATCCGTTCCCGGCCGGTTGGACCCGAATAGCGTAAGCGTCCTTACACGATACCTTTATCGGTGCTTGACTATAAAAACTAAAAGTTCGGATTTGAAAATCAAATCCTCCCACTGCTAACTACTGCTTCCCAATTTATCGTCCATCGGCACCCGTGGTAGGGCTTGCGATGCTCATCGGCCCTGAGTTCTGGCTCAGGTGATCCTTGGGATAGGACTGCTGGGCCTTGTCCTGCCCAGCATCAGGAAAATTAGTTGCTCTGCATCCCCCGGCGGTAATTGTAGTGCATCATCTCTTGGGTTGCCCCGCAATTCTCACACACCTTCCACCCGCTTCCCGACAGGGACCGCTATCGTGTTGCTAACGGCCTTTCGGTAAGAAGACTACCACCCTTGAGAGTCACCTCACTTCTTATCCTGCGGGTCACAGTATCCGCTAACCAAGCGGAACGTCGGGGAGAAGCCACGGTTGCAGGACCTAGTGCTCTTGCGAGGAAGTGTCCAGGCGATGTGGCTTCAAACTTGAGGCATCATGTGGGATTCGAACCCACGCAAGAAAACCTTGATGATCATTCAAGGTTGAAGCAAACCACACTCCGTTACATCCTATGACGCCATAAACTTGGTGGACAACAATGGGAATCTAACCCACTTCTTCCTCGTATGCTATTACGAAGTTTCATACCAGCCTCAGGTAATTGACACATCATGTCCATAAACTTGGCGGTCCCAGGGGGTAACGATCCCCCTCCTCAGCAGTGACAGTGCTGTGTGCGTCCATGAACACCTTGAGACCAAATTAGGATAAGCTACTGGGTTCCACGCCAGCCCTTAATTGAGCAGTTACTCTGTCCATCTCATTTATTCAAAGTCTGTGTGCAGTGAGATTCTGCCTATCAGAGTCTGTAAGGGTAGTCTCCATCCTTACGCTTACGGTCTTCTGCCACCGGATCTCTATCGCTAATCAAACGCTACTTTAACGAAAGTAGTAACGGGATTTGGTAGAGCGTAGGGGAATCGAACCCCTCTTACAGGCGTGAAAGGCTTGTGTCCTAACCGATAGACGAACGCTCCATAGTTCACTATATGAAAACACATTAGGGAAGTTCTTGACACGCATCACCAACTTGCATCAAGACCTCATTACAGGCCCAGTAGTTCCGCCGCCTTCCTGGAGTTTGGTGTAGCCTTATCCCTCACGCTCGATGGTGTCTCGCGCTACTCTTAGGCCCTCCTGCTTCATGGGTATCCGGCTCGAATCAGCCTTTGTTCACCCCTAACGGACTAGGTAACCCTAATGTGTTTACATATAGTGCCCAGAACTTAATCTGGGGCACTATACAAAATTAAATTTTTAACGAACTTCAAAGTAGTTTCGATCAACTGCCTTTGTTTTCTAACTAGTCTCTAGTATAGCATCTCCTGCTTTACTGGTCAACTTGTTTTGTAAATGCCCCGCCTTGTTGCAGGGTCTTTACAAACTTCGCTGTTTTTCTAACTTGTGTCTAGTATAGCACCAATCCAATTATTGGTCTACTGCCATAAAAAAACCCGCCTACTTGGCGGGTTTTTTGGTTTGTACTACTTCTGTTTTAGAACTGTACGACCAACCCGCCTGCTACTTGTTTGACATCAGTGGCTGCTGAGGTTCCCTCAACTGTACGATACAAAACTTGTGCATAGGTCTTTTTGCTGAAAGCATACTCAGCACCTACGTTGTAACTCTTGATGCCATTTTCAATGCGACCATAGCTGGCCTTCACTGTGACTGGTCCACCAAGTTTGTGTGCCACGCCGACCAACTGAGCACGGTTGGTGTTGGCAGCAACGCCTTTGTTGTCGCTTGCGCTGGCAAACACAGTGGTTGCACCAAATTTAGCACGAGCAGCCAACACGTCACTGGTTTCTGCGCCAGCTTCGTAACGAGCATAAGTCAACACAGCAGGTCCAACTGCGGCAATCACGGATGCGGCATAAGGATCAGCGGCAGTGCCAACAGCACCAGTGCTACGATCAAAGTTAGCAGAGACATTGCCAAAGTTCACAGAAGTGAAAGCGGCATTGCTCAAACGCAAACCACGCAGGTTATGCACGTCGGCAGCTGAGCTACCAATCAATGTGCCAAATGGATCATTGTCGCTGATGGCCAAGAAGTGAGTGTGAACATTGCGACCAAGATCAACGCTACCCATTTTGTGAGCAATACCCACGGTGCTTTGGCGATCGCCAAGTCTAGTGTCAGTACCAGTGTCTGGGCTGTTGGCTTGGATGCCGGTCTCGTATGTGGCACGAGCTGTTAATCCGCCACCTAAGTTTTCAGTAGCACGAATGCCAAAGTGACTCAAGTCATTGGCCATGCCTTGCACGGTGGAAGCACCAGTTTTGGTGTTGTCAAGGTAAGTGCCAACACGACCATAGATACCAACTTGTGCGCTTGCAACACCAGCAACTGCCAGGGTCAACGCAATTAGAACTTTCTTCATAAGTAATTTTTCCTTGTTAATGAAATGATCAAATGTCGATCATAGAGTATTATATAGCACAAACACTGAGAATGTCAAAGAAAATGGCTACTTTCGCAGCCATTTTGGTGGTTTCTGTTACGAGGTATTTCCTACCCTAGACGACCTTAAGCGGCCATCAAGAATTTTTCATCATTTGCAGATAAAAGTTTTGCTTGATTTACGGTCATCGCCTACCGTGCTGTCCACTCTGTTACTCTTTGCCCTGTCGAATCTAGGTCAGGCCCATCATAAAGAAACTTAATCTACGCTTAATGTTGTTAACAACAAGCATAATATTGGAAAAACAATTAATAAAAATTTTGCTAAATTTTCCATATTACCATAACTCACAGTTTTTTATTTTCTCTTCGTCCAATGTGGTATCACGTGTAAAATAAAATACACCAAACACTAACCAAAATAACAAAAATAAAACATAACCTATCATTAAACTTCCTTATGGTGGACCTGGGGGGATTCGCACCCCCGTCCAGAACACTTTTCTCTCGGCTTCATACAGCAATAACTCGCAGTATATATTTATTCTTTGGGCTTGTCAACTGCTTTGGAGATGATGTCATACACTTGTGCGTATGCATCAGTAATTTTGTCTAGTTGTTGTTCCGACACCAAGTCTGTGTCCTCCAGACTGACCAAGTCTCGGGCTAGATTTTCTTGTAGTTTTTTTATGGGATTGAGCACATACCTATTTATTCATCCCCGCTATCTACTGGGATCCAGCCCAACTTAAAAAAGTCTTCCTGGATTTCTTCTGTGACATGTCCTTCGGGTACATATCTTTTAACACCGTCAGCATCACCATTGCCCAGTCCATCGCCTATGCCCGAACAGTACCAATCAATATAGTCACCTTGTTCACGCATGTCGGCAACAATACCCCCGGCATAGCGCCACGAACAACTGTAGGTCTCTCCCTTTAGCAAAGGCCATACTTCGTTGCGTTGCCAGTCTTGATTGCACAAGGCTGCGTAGATGTTTTGAGCGTAGGTATCGCTGGCCTTGGCTTTGTCGCAAACCCACTTGGTGCTACGCAAATCATATTCAAGATTGTTTTCTCGCCACCGTTCGTCGGCTTCGCGTTGAGCCTGATGTTCGTTGATCATGCGTTCAAGATCTAAAGCTCGTTGAACATCTTCGTCAGTGGCAGGATCTCCTCCTTCCGCAATGACATCTTCAATTCTGCATTGACTGTGAAAGGTTCCGCGAGTAGGACTTTTGTTCATAATGTTTGGTACCAGAGACGGGACTCGAACCCGTATGCCCTTGCAAGCGGCAGATTTTAAGTCTGCTGTGTATACCATTCCACCACTCTGGCTTTGCGTTATTTAATACATGGTCCGGCGTAGAGGAATCGAACCTCTATAATGACTTTAGAAGAATCATGTCCTATCCGTTGAACGAACGCCAGATGTTTGGTGGGCCAACTTGGAATTGAACCAAGACTCGACCGATTATGAGTCGGTTGCTTTACCATTAAGCTATTGGCCCTGTGCTACATTGTAGCAGGAAAACTATTTAGTGTCAACTGTTCCGTCGGCCAGGTGGTCATGTTTGATTTCTTTTACAGGATGCCCTAAAATGCTGGCAACAGAATTTTTGTAAGCAATACGTTTGTTGTTATGATCTCTAATGGCAATGGCTCGGCGACCAATCTCCTGAAGGCTCAACATTTGCTCCACGCCTGATTTGAGCTGCCATTCTAGATCCCAGATAGCATGATGGATGTCGGTCATTGCTTGAATGTCCTCATCTAGTTCTGCGCTTTGTGGTAGTTGTCGAAACTTGTCCTCGTACCAATCAAGTTCAACTTGGTTGGCGCCTTTGGTTCGTGCATGTTTTACTCTGGCAATGCAGAGTCGATCAATTAGTTCTAATACTGGAAGAAATTCCATAGCATACCCTTTCTATTTTGTATAGAATTATTATACAAAAATGCTAAGTGTTTGTCAACGGTCTTTGTCAGTTCTTACCAATTGAATTAAGCGGTATCCAGGATCAAATTCCCACCATTTTTTGCCAAACTGTGGATCTGCGGCAGCGGCGTGATGATTGTTGTGCCAGCCCTCTCCACCAGTCAAATATCCTACCAGCAGGTTATTTGAACTTTGATCACGTGTGTCAAAATTTCTATATCCTGATGGACTGTGAGTGAGAGAGTTGGTCAGTGAACTGGCATGTTGCAACAATAGTGACGGAACCAAATAAGCATACACTACTGCATAAGGATCTATCATGTAAACTGCCACCCCGACCAAGATAGTGTACAACCAATGATTGTAGTACATGTGCATGTGAAATTTGGATTTCACAATCTCTGGAGCATAACTTAATTTTGGAGTAGCAGGTGTGAGTCTAAATTGCACGGCTAGATAACCGTATACCGCAGGTGAGTGCGGATCATCTTTTGTGTCAGAGTGTCTATGATGCGCTCGATGTATTGCTACCCAATACAACATTGGTAAAGTTGTGCCAGGAATAGCAATCAATGTTCCTAGATATTCAAACCATTTTGGTGCTTGAAAAGAACGATGGGTGATCAGCCGATGAACTGTTACAGTTCCGACTACCATCTTGATATAGTAGACCAACAGACATATTGCCCACTGCCATGCTTCACTGTTGAAGATAAAGTAGACCAGGATCACATGTAGACAGGCACTGTATGCAATCATTTCGTTGTGCGAAGGCACAAACCAGTTTTTCTTTTTCATGCAGATACTTATGCATCTACTTGCAGTAGGTCAGCCTCTTGATCCATTTCCATTTCGGTAATCAGCAGGTCAGCAAATTGCTGACAGAAGATAGCAAACCAAAGTTGGTCCATCGCTTCTTCGGGTGCGCCAGCGGCCCGCACCAGGCGTTCAAGTTCAGTATTCATAGCCTGGAATCATAAGTGAAGGCAGCAAGATATCGCATGCTGGCACGGCTGGGAATGTGCTGATTACAGAACCGTTGGTATGCCGCACGCCAACGCTTTTGGACAGGTGCTGGCGCATGGCAAGCAAGATAATGCAAGTGGCCAAATCTGCGCCCAATGCTGATGTGATTGGGCTTCCAGCCTGCAGGATACCATTTGTCGCGAGTTTGCCAATTGTAGTTTACCCAGACACCCATTCGGCGTTCTTGCATGATATACTTTTTAGATATATCTTGTGGTCTAAATCGGTTCATTTTTGCATCATCAGCGCATTGAAGTTTGCAGGAACAACAATTGTTTGCACACGACCGTTCTTGATACCTTCTGAGATATTCATCATAGCCTGCGCTTGCATGTAAGCAATTGACTGAGCACCTTGATTACTCAATGCTTGCATACGTTCTGCTTCCATCTTAGCAGTCTTAACTTCAACTTCTTTTTGTTTCAATTCATTCTTGGCACGAACCAACTCATTTGCACTCGCAACCACAGAATCTGCAGGTACAATATTCCGAATCAACACTTGACCAACAACCAAACTACCATCAAGTTTTTCATCAGCCAAACTCTTTTGAATTTGTTCTTTAATTGCTTGTTCCATCACTTGGCGATTATCAGCCATGTCTAGTGCCTCGTACTTTCGGGCTTCTTTGTAGATGGCATTACGAGTGGTTTGAACCATATAGTTGTACATCAAGTAGATGTCGCCGTTGTGCCGAGCATGGAATGCTTGACTCTTTTGGCTATACAACTCGGCTACCTGTGCTTGATTGATGTTATAGATAACCACTGCATCAAAGTCTTTCATTGTTGAGTTATCTTTAGCAACAGGTGTCATGTCCTCCAGTTTGACATTAACGTCCTTGATTGGGAATGTAAGAACATCACCCCAAAAGGTTTGATTAAACGAGCCAGGCATTAATTCACCTTGCTGGACTTGTTTATCAAAGCCAACACGTACACCAACTTCACCTGTTTCGATACGAGTACAACCTGTTGCCAGCACAGCCGCGGCAAGAACGGAGAGAGTCAAAATACGTTTCATTTTATTTCCTTAAAAAAGTACCACAAGGGCAAGTAGACTACCAAAAGTAAGTATAGCACAAAATGCACTGTAAGTCAAGAGTTTTACCAAACTCCACGATTCTTTTCCGGACATGTTCCGTAGGTACTGAATGCCGAAAAAGAACATGCCAAACACAACAACAAAAGCCAATAGGATTCTAATCATCACACTCTCCAAATTTCTTCAAAACCTTCCGACAAGTCTGGCTCTTCCCAGTCCCGAATCATGCGAGCAATCACCTCAGATGGGATTGTTTTGCCCGGACGGCCGGCCAATCGTCTAGCCAATTCTTCAGGCTCGGGCGTTCGAAATACCACAGCAATGGCCGAGTATTCCGGCAACATGCGAAACTTTTTGGCCCGGCTTGCCCGTGTGGTGCTGGTCTGATCCCAGATGATGTCGTTGTTGTTAGCCTGTGCAGTCAACGCATGGTTGGTCATCAGGCGAACAGCAATAGGCATGTATTCTTCAAACACTTCTGAATAGGTCTTGCCTTGGCTCCGGGCATAATCTTCCACCCAGGGGTCTGTGCTGACCACACTCAAGCCCAAGGCCCAGACCTGGTCTTTGATCCAGGTGCTTTTGCCTGATCCTGGCACTCCTACCAACATGTACAATTTAGGCACTTTCAACTCCAAAATGTTCTTTGATATTCTTTGCAGAAAAGGTCAACGCTCTATCCCATTGATTATTACCGTGCCCGTTACCAATGCTTGCTTGTTCAATACATTCTCTCACAATCAACTCGGCGAATTTTTTACACTCTGGCATATCCCAGTGTCCAATGCCAAACATATCTTTTTCGTAGCCAGCCTGTTCAGCAAGTTGTCGAATTCGTTCGTTCATATCATACCCTCAAACAATTTTTTAACCGATATCGCCTGACCTGTAGTATAAACAATATCAAAACTATCATTCTCAATGTGATACCGATTGCGGTTGCAATTTACATACTCACCCTTGTCATCAGTATACACTTGTCGCATCTGTGTATAGGTTTTATCCACAGCACCATCAAAGATAACCCGTGTAGTGATTTTACGCTTGTTCATTCTTCAACCTCTGTTTCAAAAGTAGAAATTTCTTGATCTTCTGTCAGATCCAGACTTTCTAGTGCGTATTCTAAATTGTTCCTGGATGCAAACACACGGACACTCACATCGGGCACTTCACTGTCTTTGTCAAATGTTTGAACAGCATAGCCGTAGACTTTCATTCTTCAACTCCAAATTTCTTTTTCGCTAATTCTTGTTCGCATTGAGCAATGGAGGCGTCAAGCATAGCAGTTGTGATTTCTTTGGGATTCATTCCAAAATGCAATTTAATCAAATCTACTCCCTGACCGCGACTGATCATGTCACGCAACATGGGATTCAATGCTATGCAACATTCCCGCACAATCAACTCGGCGAACTTTTCAATTTCGTCATCTAACAATGAAACAGCATGGTCATTGCTGTATACTGCGCCAGCCTCAACCGCAAGTAGTTTAATTTGTTCGTTCATTTTACATCCTTATATAACCATCGGCGGAATCTTGTTGATACTGTTGTTAGCACATTTATGCCAATAATAACAACGACTGCAATAACAATAACAATTTCAATCATTCTTTAACTCCAAAATGTTTTTTACATTTGTGAAATGGCATAATACGACCAAGCCATCCAATCAGTTCACCGCAATTTTGGCAACAGTATGATGGGTATTTCTTCATTTCAAATCGCCACGCAGGGTGTGCCACATTTTGGGATCGGTGCCCAAGTAGATGCGATACTTTTGATAATTGCGCCACTGGCTCAGTCGGTTCACACCACGCTCGACCCAGTCAAACATGGCACTGCGGAACCACAAGGGATTCACAATGGCCACAATCAGTGCTGCCGCCACAGGCACAATCAGCACAGCCACAACCACCCAATGAAATGTCATGGCACGGTAGTAACGGCCACCACCAGGCACCAGTTCAATTTCTTTACTCATATTTGCCATTCCTTTTTTGTTTTGCGTTTGAAAGTTGTTGGGTCAATCACTGCCGACAGGGCTTGCGTGACATCTTCCGCAGTGTCTGGGTCAGTGCTCTTTTTGAGTCCTAGTGCAACCTTTTCTTCTGCTGTGAGTTTACGCAGGGCCGCACGCCGCAGGCGCAGACGCTCTTGTTTGCGTTCTTCCTTTTCGCGGGCCTTGCGGTCTGCTTCTTTGTGTTTAGCCCACCATTCACGCACCTCGTCATCACGGAGCAACAACAGATCTTCAATCTTGTTGTTTTCCAGTTCAGTCATGGCCTTGCAGGCAATGCGAGCCAGCATGTCAGCACGGTCTTTGAGATCGCGATACTGCCAACTGTCAGTGGGGCTGGAATAACTGTCTGATGCATAATCTCTACAGGGCATGTTACTCTCCTTGTGTCTGCAGGGCTTTCAAAAACTCCACACATGCGGCCTCGGTGCGCTTGGTCACTACCACCCGGCCACCCCAGAAGCCCACATACAGACTGCGGTGCTCCACAAACTTCACTTCACCGTCAGCACCAGTATGCTTTTGACGAGCCGCTGGCTTTGCAGGCACTGCCTTTTTTGCAGGTGCTTTAGGCACTGCGGCCACCACAGGCTTTGCTGTCACTGCCTTTGCAGGTGCAGGCACTGCAAGCGGACGATGCTCAAAGCCATGTTTCTTATCATACTTGGCAATGGCTTTTTCATCCATGCCCCATGTGGCCAGTAGTCGGCGAACTTCAGTGCCGGGCAGTTGATTCCAGTGTATGATAGGGTCAGTCCAGTTGGTCATGTTGGGCTCCTTAATAAGATTGATGTGAATGTCCGATACGATACACGGGTGCGCCTGGCGTCAAATCATTTTCCGGAGTATACACTTCCGGCAACATGATATCCGCAAACTCACCGTAGGAGTAATAACCAGACTCGGTCACTACCAAGCGAGCATCAGCGGGCAGGGCACGGAGTGCCTCAATCATTTGTGCTACAGTTATAGTGGTCATCTCAAGCTCCTTAGTGTCTATGTGTGTATTATAGCAAATTGGGAATTTTTGGTCAACCGTGCAGAGCAGTCCAGGTTTCCCAGGGCTGATCGCGAATGTATTGTATTGCCTTAACACCACCTTTAACCCTGCAGGCATACTGCATGGCTGTGGCAAATTTGCCACGCTGACGATGTGTTTTGCGAGCTAATCCTACCGGATTGAGCTTCCATTTCCACAGCGAGTCATATTTGCCGCGAATCATCTTGTGCATGGTGGCTCCTCTGTTGTCTATGTGTGTATTATAGCAAAACGGTGATTTGGTGTCAACCGTTTTGCTTCACGCGAACGTCCGTGTTCAGCGCAGGTGCATACTTTTGTATTAACTCGCGCTCCAACTTATGTGCGGCATCTTTGCCACGCACAATGTCCACGATAGCCACGTTCATTGCTTCAGTACCGTTTGCGCGAATTGCTTCGTACAAGTTCCAGCCTTTGTCTTCTGTGCGGCTACGGTAGATGTGCTTGTTCACACGGCTACGGAGCGACATGTTGATTGTGCGCTGGGTTTTTGCGGTAATACCAATGTAGTACTCAAATCCAATTTGGATCATGTACACTATGTGGCTGCGATCAGTACGTTTCTTTCTCATCATGTGTGTATTATAGCATTTTGGGCATTTTTGGTCAACCGAAATGCCTGTTGCAAAAATACAACAAAAGTACTACTTTTTTTAGCCCTAAAAGTAGTACTTTTTTCAGCAAAAATTGAATATTTGGTCAACCAAAGTGTGGGCTATAAGTAACAGCATGGACACTGATCTTTACCACGACATTTACACTAGCGAAATTTTTGACACCAGCCAATGCATATGGCACGAAAATAATACCATGAATTTCTTTCACAGTTTGTTGATCAAACTGGGATATGAGCCTGTGCAAGATGGACACAAAACATGGCGCCGTGGAGACCGTACTGTGGTGCTGTGTCTGGTAGACGACTACATCTCTACCACATACGACTATGACACACCAGTGGCATATCGATTTGATCGCAATACCACAGTGATCACAGACAACTATGTTACCAGTCCAACCTTGTACAAGGTGTTTCAACTGCCATCCAGTTTCTTTGGCATCTATCATTATGAACCCAAGCTGACCAATTTCAATCCCACACGCAGATTTAATTTTTCAGTCAATCGCATTGATTCCAAACGCATGTTGACCATGCTGGAAATTGCGTTGCGTTGTGAAAAGTATCCAGATGCTGAAACGTTGGACTTTATCAATTTCAACTGCTGGAGTTGGGAAGGTGACAATTCCACAGCTGAAGGATGCAATCAAAATTTCAGAGATGCCTACGAAAAACTAGAGCCACAATACAAAGCAGTGTATGGTGACACTTTTGAACGCATTGCTCAAACCATGCCATTTAAAAATCATGACATGTCAGTTGAGCAGGCACACCTCAGTGCTTATGTGAACATGGTAATTGAAACCTACTCCAGTGACAGTTCAATTGCTCTCAGCGAGAAGATATTCCGTGCATTGGTCACTCCGGCACCCTGGCAAGTGTATGCTGGCCGCCATGCAGTGGCCTATCTGGAAAGTCTAGGATTTGACACACTCAAAGACATTGTCAATCACAGTTACGATGTCATGATGGAAAACAAAACTGCTGCCTATGGTGACAAACTGGTTGAATACATCTTTGCTGGCGCAGATACATTTACCAAACTCAGTGCTATGGATCGCACAGAACTGCGACATCGTTGCCTTACTGCCAGCAGACAAAATCAAAAGGTGCTCAAAGACATGAGTGCTCGTTGGCCTGCAGAGTTTGCCGCTTGGTTGCCGGCTGTTATAGACCATATCAAATAACATGTGTGGTGTTCTATACGTAAAAAGCACCACTGATATACCGCTAGAAAAGCACAACCAAGCTCTAGAAATTTTAAAAGATCGCGGTCCAGATTTTACCTGTTACCAACATCATGGTCGTGTGTTCTGTGCGCAAACAGTTCTGCACATCACTGGCAACACACAATTTTACAATCGACAGTCAGATGATTTTTTTGCATTCAATGGCGAAATCTACAACTATCGCTGGTTTGGTTCCTACAGCAACGACACTGAGCTGATGTATCGTGCTGTAAAAGACGCACCAGTAAAAAAACTCAAATACTTTGAAGGACCGTGGGCGTGGGTGTATGCTCAAGGCGACCAAGTGATATATGCCACTGATCCACAAGGCGAAAGATGCCTGTACAGATATCAAGACAACAACATACTGATTGTGAGTTCTGAGGTGGCAGCTATTTTGGTATACATCCGACCAAAATTACAAGACATTGATTACACAACCAAACACTATCCAATTTGGCAAAACACGCCTTGGCAAGGAATTGAACGATGTGTGCCAGGTGTGATGTATGATCAGTCGGGCAACACCACAGTGATTGACAGTATCTTTTCATGGGCCAAACCCAGTAGTATTCAAACATTGGACCAGGCCTGGGAAGAATATCAACCCTTGTGGGAACGGGTAATCACTGACATGCGGCCAGAAACATCTTATGCCTGCACATTCAGTGGTGGGCTTGATTCTGGCGTGGTTGCAAAAAGTCTTCCACAAAGTCAGCACTATTATACCACCAACATGCTGGGCAAAGACCCAGTGAGTGAACAATCTCAACGTATGTTGGAAGGCAGTCAACGAGACAAAATCATCAACATTGGTGTTACAGAACAGCAATGGGCCGATGCATTTGAGCAAGTGTGTCGTCGCACACTGATGCCAGTTCAAAGCTACAGTTTTGTTGGCCAGTGGATAATTGCTCAACACTGCAAAGAACGTGTGTTGTTTACTGGTGTAGGCGCTGATGAACTGTTTGGTGGCTATGGCGTTTACTCACAGCTTGAATACACCACACAAACAAGTGCAAGTCCTTACAGTTCATTTGGCAATGACACTCACGCTCAACAACTGTGGCAACAATGTTTGCATGCACATCAAGGTCAAGCAGAGCCAGCCACTCTGTTGATGGATTATATCACTCAAATTTGTGCAATAGACATGCGTGGCATTGACGTTTGTACCATGGCACATGGCATTGAACCACGCTCGCCATTTGTGCATCCTAAGATCATTCGGTTTGCACTTGGCCTTCCCATGCACCTGAGGCGCGGCAAACCTTTGATTCGTCGACAGTTTTTGGCCTCCTGGCCTGAAGAAATGATACTTCCCAAAAAAGGATTCACTGGACATTGCAATGATTCATTGCCTTGGATGAAATTCACTGTGCCAGATCAGGCTCGGGCACCACAGTGGAAGCAAATTGTCAAAACTGGATTTAGATATTATGCCAATCAATATCTTGATCAAACCACTCAGGACTTATCCGCACATGCGGATGTTGCTTGAAATATTTTTCAACCCAATCCAAGCATTGTGATTCGCTAGGAGTCACTGACCTAGTGCGAGAACTGTTGAATTCATACCAGTACAACCCGTATGGTGCCTGAGAATCTGTAAATCTAAAAGTAAACAACTGTCCGGGATCTGCTCCGCACAGTTTGGCAAATCTATCAAAAGTTGTGATTGGTTCAAAGTCTGAATACAAGTGTGCTCGACTGTGATGTGTGGTAATAAATCCTGGCACAGTTTGTATTTCGGGCAATCGTTCTAGACATCGCAATCGTGAATCTCCATTGCCAGCAAGATATGTGCCATCACCCTGATCTAACACCAAAAATGGTTTTATAATGCCCTGTGCTCGTATGTCTCGTATCCACATGTTGAGCTTGACAAGATTGGCAATGTCATAGTGATTGCGCGGCTCAGCTAGAAACCCTGCTGGCCCATCATGATCTAGCCACTGATTGGCCCATTCGCAAAGATCATTCAGTCGTTGGTTGGTTGAAAAGTGTCGAAATTCGCAACTGGGATTCCAGAACAAGCAATGCATGCCTTGATTTGAACTGATCTGAATGGGATCTTGTTTGCTGGGCCAGTGAAATTCCACAAGAGGATTATTCCAATACATAGATCTACTTAGTAAATAGGTCATGGACTATACATCTTTGTTTGCCAACACACTCTCTGGCTTGGGGTTTGATCTGCATGCAGTTTACAACTGCTTTGATCCGCCATATCGTCCAGAAACTGGTTGGCCGTTAAAGTTGCCCAACATTGAATTCAAACACAACACACTGCTGTTGTTGCATTTTCAAGATTTCATAACACCATGTCAGGGTCGCATACTTGAACTGGAACAAGTAGAACGCCACTATGGCGCCAATGCACATCGTGTGCTGGTAACTTATTGGAGTCATAATTTACAAAAATACTATCAAGGACCAGTGAACCTTATCGAATTCAGCAATCACAACATGGCCACTGTGACTGCTATCCAAGCTCGTGAGTCACAATGGACCAATTCAATAAATGCAAAAACTTCAGCATGGCAATGCCTCAATGGTCGCATGTGCTTGCATCGTCGACGTGCTGTGGACATCTTGCAACATTGGCCTAATGGTGTGTTAAGTTACGGCAACGACATTCCACTTGATGCTTGGGCTTATGACACCTATCGCGGCACAGAAAACGAAGATAACTTCATGCGACTGTTGCCGGTATATGCAAAATGTCAAGTGAACATTGTGACTGAAACACAGTATGATGAGCCGCCAGGCATTGTGAGCGAAAAAACATTGATGGCGATGATTGCACAGCAGGTACCCATTGTGATTGGTCACCAAGGTATTGTGCAAGACTGTAGAGAGCTTGGGTTTGACATGTTTGACGACCTGGTGGACACCAGCTATGATAGCATGTCCAATGACGTTCGAGTCGAACAAGCCATAATGAAAAATCAAGATCTCATACTGGGAAAAATTAACCTTGCGCCATACCAAGAGCGACTGCAAAAACAAAGAAGTTTTTTGCTTGATGAATTTATAACTGGCACACAACAACGGTACATTCAAGACGTTGAACAGTTGGCTAAAAAACTAAGTGCGATTTAAAAACTTCAACCACTTTTCTAGATCGCCGTACATGGCCAACATCACTGCCTGCTGACTGCCAAACAAAACAATTTGCGGATGCTTGCCAATTTTAATGTAGTAAGGGCAATCTAACTTTTTATCCAAGGTCAGTAAATGTTTGGGTTTAGCAACCAAGTCAGAAGGAGCATCAAATGCGTATGTTTCTAAGTCACAAGTACCAATTGCTGTATATCCAGCATTGGTCAGTCTGAATCCGCCGCCATCTCTAAAGTTCATCCACCATGACTTGCAGGCTTCGTCGTAGGTCAGTTGGTCTTCCGACGGAAGACCTGTCAGTATGCGTTCGGTAATCTGTTGTTTAGTTAACATTGGGGTACACTTGTTCCCCTTGTGTTAACAGCATGACTGTGAATTTGTCAGTCTTGAACTGTGCATTTAATTTTTTTGCCAAATTTTTAGCATGCCCTGGATTTGAGAAACTGACTTTTTTGTACTTGGGTCCGGGGTATTGCGTAAGCATGTTACCAGTCTTGAGATTGATTGGCTTTTGATCGTAAAAGACCGCCCACACACCTTCAGAGGCCAATACTTGTTCGGTCTTATAGGTTTGTTTCTCAGTGTGCTCAATTAGAACTAGCGGTTTGGGTCTACTCATATTTTCTCCCAAGTTTATTTATCTAATAAACTAGGTGTTTTTGAAGCTTCCGCCTGCGAGTTCTACCGTAATCACTTCATTGGAATTTGTAGCAGTGTTTGACCGTAGTTCTTCCAAAGTTACCAATAGCTTGGTAATGTCTGCATGCAGATCCTTAGCGTCACGAAGTGTCATGATAAAATCACGTTGGTTGCGTGACTCATGCGCCTTGATAGAATCAACAAATCGGTGTATGTGTAAACTCATTTTTTAAGATATGGGTTGAGATCAGGTGGCGTCCAGCCTACAGGTTTGAGTACCTTACCATCTTCGCGCTTGCGAACCTTGCCGGTGTCTCGATCAATCTTGGCAAAGTTAGTTTTCATGACTTCTTTCCAAGCACCTTCGGCATCTGCGCCCATACTGTGTAATGCACCAATAGTAACAACCAAAATGTCAATAAGTGCATCAACAGTTTCGACTTGGTCGTGTGCTGTGATTGCATCAGCCAATTCGTTGGCTTCTTCTTCAATCAATGTAACATACAAGTTAAATTGATCTTTGTTAAACTCGTTGACACTTTGGTCGCAAGCCTTCATAAATTTTTCTTGATCTCTAAACGGATTGGTCATAAGTTCTCCCGAAGTTCCCAAAGTGCTACCCAGCCATTAGATTTTGGAAAATAACTGGTTTGTAATTTATGTGATATTTTTAAATCATATCCCATATTTGACAGTGATTGATTAATAATAAAGAAGGGAGTTTTAAAATTGACCCCACAATGCTTCCAAGATTTTCGAAGTTGTCTCGACCCGCTGATATTAATATCTTCTGGTAGATAAGCTAACGGATGCTCGGCAGTTACACAATCAAGCATTATGTATTTTGGTGTATTATAATTTACAAATAGTTCCAACAGATGCAATGAACTATGATGATGATACAACACACCAAAACAAATTACAACATCAAATGGTTTAGCATCTCTCATAAGCCAAACATCATCAACCACAACTTTGTCTACTCCAGGAATATCTTCTAATGTAGATTGGTGAACTATATTCCCTTCAATGCATTCTAAGTAACATGGTGCATGTTTTGCAATTAATTTAGTGTGTTTTCCAACATGCGGCCCTACTTCAAGTACTCGAGCATTAGCACATACCTTCAAATAGTTTTCATCTATAAAATTATAATATTCAGTCTCATTACCAGTAACAGTTTTTACATCTTCTTTAAAGTCATAAGGATGCATTTGCTTGCTCCTCGGTGTAAAATGGTCCTTGATAGGTATAACGTTCTAGCACAATTAGTTTGGGATTCTGTAGCACTTTCCAACTGCGATGTTGTTTGATCGAATACCATCCGGCAGCAAACCATGATTTGCTTTTGGTTGTTTTGGTAAACAACGGCAATTTTAACTGCACATTCCACATGCCATTGTGTGTTCGGCAACCTGTAGGATAACCATGCACACAATCTTTTGGAATAGGCGTGACATGTTCTGGTTCAGCAAATTCAATGTTGGCCTGTCGGCGCAACATTCGAATGGTTTTAAATTTAGCAACCTTGTTGCGGATGGTAAGAGCAAACCCACCATCTACAGCTTGAACGTTGCCAATTTTTTCATCGTCTTGTTTGAGTATCCAGTATTGATTGTCAATTACCGGTTTTGCTACTATCATTTTAACACTCCTTGATATGTTTGATTCAGCCAGCGACCAATTGGTTCGGCTTGGTCACTCAGCTTGGTAAGCTCATACTTGCCACAGAACTTGAGAAAGTGTGCGCCCACCATCCCTATGTCTTTGTTACTGACTTGTTCACCAATCACAGCATCCACAGTATCTTTTACTTCTTGTGGTTGTGCAGTAAGGTCAATTAGTGTGACATTGCGTTCGTAGTCTTCGAGCACCTTGTGTTCTTTTTCTTCGTGGTCGGTCCAACGTTGCAACATGAGATTGTTCCAATTGTAGCCTTTTTTGTTGCGATCTTCAAATGCTTCTGTAATGCCTACACGATTCTTTGTGCCTTTTACTGGTGCACCAGGGTATGCTGAGAACACATTGTCGCCGGGATCACCGCGCACACATTTCAAGAACAGCACCCATTTCTGATAGTCAGTTGGGGCCACAAAGCTCCGGTCGGCTTTGCCTACTTTGATCTTTGAATTGCTTTCGATTGTGAAACTCAATTTGTTGCCTTTGGCATCAGTTACGCCATCAATACTGAACAGGTGGTCGTTTATGCCATTGTACAATTGCACATTTGGTGCAACCAACTGAACGAAGTCTGAATCACTGCTGACAATAATATGTTCATCTTGGGGGTGTAGTGCAATCCAGCGGCCTATGATATCGTCCGCTTCTGCTGTTGCGCAACGAATCACGCTACAATTTGTTTTCTCAGACAAGTATTTAGTCAGCTCATCATAGGTTTCCCAAAACAACTTGTCCTCTTCTGCTTCAGTTTCACTCATGGCACCACGGGCCACAGCACGATTAGCTTTGTAGGGCTTGTAGTGATCTTTACGCCAGCTACGCCCTTCTAGTGCAAAAACCACATGGTCTACACCAAAACGCCTAGCTACTTTATTTGCACTCATCATGGTCAAGTGCAGTGCAAAGCCTAATTTAGTCCATGTGTCGCTGGCCCTGTGTGCTGAATGGCGGGCACGGAAAAACATGTTAGCAGTATCAATCAGTAGATATTTCATTAGGGCGGTCCAGAAGTTTGTGTTCCTTCAAGTATTGTAACACATATTCCGACCAAAATCTATGACCATCGGCTCCAAAGTGATAACTTTTGGGATTCACATGCTCAAATCCGTTGTTTTTTAGTATGGCATTCCAACTGTGGTCTCTTGAATATGGCTCAATGTAATGCCCTTGCCAATCTCTTAGATTAAATAAATCACTAAATGTACTGTTGCCACTGTAGAATAAATGTCGTACATTTAGATCTTTCAACCGACAATGCAGGTGCCATATTTTGTTATGCCATTCATCTGTTTTTTGAGTCCAGTTGACATCCAAAATGTACTGACGATACCTATCTTCAAGCTCTGGTGGTACCATGTCCACACCACTGGCGTTTACTTGATAGCATCGGCCTTCATACTCCCATTCTTCTCGTTCCCAAGTGGTCCATTGGATTACCATCACAGTGTCATACAAACGGCTATAGTTCTCATGAATCCACTTGTTAGTGGTACGCAGTATGCGGTCATTGCTGGCTGCTGACTCAGCATCACAGTAAAATTCAGTGTTGAGCATTCGGCTCAATTGCTTGCCCCAGCTGGCTTCCAAGTTGATTGGATGAGGTCTACGGTCAATGCCATATCTACCATCATCCACAGCAAAGCAATCAGGCACCACTGCTTCGGCAGCCGCTGTATGGCTGCATCCATTTACATACAAGATCATTTTTGTAGCAGTACTTTTTCGGTCTCTGCGGCAACCACACGCTTGCGCAGGCTACTGGATGAGAATGAGTGATCTCGGCCGTTGAATACTAGTTCAATCCCGCGGTCATAGCATTCGTCGCGACCGGTAAAGTCTTTGTGTTCGTATTCTACTCCCAGTACTCGAACATCTAATGGCAGAATTAGTAGAAGGTCACGTAGATCTTGTTCGGTTTGGTACACAACAACTTCATCAACGTAACGGCATGCAGCCAGCTGTATCTGTCTCTCCACAATACTTTGTATCGGACGATTCTTAGTCTCAGGCCTATCGATAGTTGGGTCCGTTTGGAGCCCACAGATGAGGTAGTCACAGTGATTTTTTGCTTCAGAAAGCATGGCAATGTGGCCTGCGTGGAGCATGTCAAAGGTTGAGAAAGTGATGCCAATTTTTTTGCCTTCTGCTTTGAGTTGTTTGATGTGATTGAATATCATGATACCTCGCTCCTGCCATCGCCAAGATCTCGCTTTTGAACATACATGCCGGAGTTCTTGATGGCTTGTTCTTGTTCCCATGTTTCCATCACAACATGGCGGCATACATTTTGAAACCAACGGTCAACAATGTCCCCATCAGTGTCTGTAGGTTTCATCATATAGCCAGCCTTTACCAGTCGAGCCACAAAGATTTCATTCCAATCCAACTCAAATGCACCTTGATGCAGATTGTCAGGATCCACATCCATACTGAGCACAGCCACGTAAGGTTCTCCCTTTTCAGTAGCAAGTTGTTTTTCAGTTTTAGCTGGTGGTTCGGCAACTCTAGGCTTAGTGACTTTTTCTACCACAGGTGGTGGTTTCTTTTGAGATTTTTTAAACCAATCAAACATCAATCCTACCCCATTTAATTTTTAACCAAATACGTTCCATACTGTATTGCAAGAATGCTAACACAATATGGATTGCAACTGCATCACCCAGTCCGGTCCACAATGCAGTAATCAGCAATGCAGCAATTCGATAAGTTAGAGTTCGGATCCATGTTCTTGTATGAGTTTCTGACATGTTATTTGCCCCATCCATTACCCCAGAGGTCCACATGCAATCGTGGGCTGTACCAATAACCTCGTTTGAGTGCTTCGTCGGCAACGTGAATTCTATTGCCATCATACACACTCACAACACCGCCAACAGGCATCACAAAAACTGGTCCGCTAAATCCACGGGTTCGATAGTCGTCAACTACTAGATCAAGCTCTTTGAAATCATCAATGTGACCAACAACAAACTTCAAATAGGTAACACCGTGAGTTTCGTAATCCCAAATAATGTCAGGTTTGATAGCATCTTCATACTTTTCACCACTGACACTAAGTTTAGGACTTACTGAGAATGTGATCTCGCCAAACCATTCAGACAGATACTGTTTGAATTCTCTTGTGAGTTCTTGAGTACCATTGGTTTCAAATGTAATGTGTCGCAGTCCACGTTCGTGCAACAGATTCAACAGTTCAGGATATGCACGTTGCCAACCTAGCAATGGCTCGCCACCTGTGATCACAAGATGCACTGAATTGCCGTTTGGTTGTTGCCAGTGGCCATTGGGCAACAGCGCAGCCATTTTGTCAACTAACTCTTGTGCTGTGTATGTGGGACTTAGATGTTTAAAGTCAGGATGCCAACTTGCATACGAATCGCATCCTGTATTAACCAACGGGAGCTCTTCAAAAGTCTTGTAGAGATGAACGCTCTTTGCGACGTCATCTGCCTCAGTGCTCTTATCACCGGGTTGGCATCCAAATCCCGAACACGTAAAGTTGCAACCGAAGGTTCGTAAGAAGATAGAAGGAACTCCAATATAGCGTCCTTCGCCCTGAGCAGAATAAAATAGTTCACTTACTTTTAATTTCATTGTTTATAACCTTGTTACCTTTGACATTCCCGACTTGCGGGGATTCTTATTTAGATTGATACTTTCATCATGCATTTTAACACGAGTAGATTGTTTTGTCACCCAACCCGGTAATACTGCATCTAAATAGGCCAAATGTTCTTCGGGGCTGGGATGTGGGTCACCGTTTCTATTAGGATATCCAGTGTTTTTAAATACAGTTTTGTCATACCCTGGTTTGATACTTAAAACCACATTTTCGTACAATCGCATGACATCTCTGTGTTTGCTAACATTGTCGGACGGAAATGGCATGGCCATTAATTCTACCATACTCAAAAATTCCCATTTTAGATTGTGTCGAGATTCCAGTAGAGTTTTAACTGCTTTGATGCATGCCAGATCTCTAATTAGGAATCCTCTTTCATCCATGTGTGTTTTAAGGTATTCTTTGTTAAACACATTGGTTGCGAAGTGTGCATTTCCGGGTGTGTGCCATCGACCGTCAACATATCGATCCTCTCGATCTAAACTGGTCCAGCATACAACAACAGTATCTCCGTCACCAAAACAATGCCTTTGATCAGCCTCCATGACTGAATTGAAAATATATTGATTTCCTCCTCCTGCCTGGCCCCAATTTTCAAAGTGATCAAATTCTGGAGCAAGACAATCTGCCCAGGTGCTCCAGCGATAGTTTGTAAAACTACAACCAAACGTAAACAGTCGGCGCATTGTTAGGCTGCTAGTTTTGCCCTGGCGCCAGCATCTCCGCGTTTGGCAACGTCTACCTGCGTGTCAGCGTTCAAGCATTCAACTGTGGCTTTTCCAAAATTTCTACGTCTAGCAAAATAAAATAGTTCTAAGAAACGTGGAAAGCTCATAGTTTTATCTTCTGGAAACTCCAGTTGATATTCTCTTGGCGCATGTACAAGTTTGTGATCAAAGCTGAGATATTCCCAGATGTTGTAGTCTAATTCTAAAACCTCAGGATAAGTGTTCATAGCATCGTAAGCCACATGGTATCTGCGTTGGAATCGCATGATGTTCTCCAACAACACAGGCGGTAAATCATAACGACTCATGAACTTTTCTAACATGTCAAAGATATTGTGATTTTGTTTTTCCACATGCATGTTCAACACAGTTCTGTGTATGAGGTTCCATCCGTGAATTTCAATGCCAATCTTGGGATGATTGATTCGGCCATTGGTCATCCAACTGCGATAGTACTCGCGAACTTCTTCTTGTTCGCGGTGGATCCATTCATGACCTTGCACGTATTCAAACAGGTCTGCATAAAACTCGCTGTAGGGCACACCCTGATACTTGAACACCAATCGACTCAACAGTGTGCTGATGCCATTGATGTGGAAGGTATTGATAAACCATGAAAAAATATGTGCTTCCATCATGACATCAAACGGCATGTCTTTGGTGCCAGTGATAATGTCAATGGCTTCTTCAATGTGTTCGTTGGAGTATGATCCAGAAAAATAGTCTGTTACACTTTGATTGGTAATCTTAAACAACTTCTTCTGCAACAGGTTCATTTCGGCATTTTCCAACAACTGAGCCTGGAACACCGTGAGACCAGTATGATTGCCCATTTCAAACAAAGTCCAAAAGTTTTTCTTCCAAGACTCAAGACTTTCACCAGGTAGGCCCAAGATAAGTTCAGTGTAGGTTGGAATGTTACGTTGCTCACACAGCTCAAATACTTCGTTGAGCTTGTTCATTTCCATGTTTTTGCGACGAATGTTTTCCAATACATCCAAGTCAAGACTTTGCACACTCAGCGTTAGACCTTGATTGAAGCCTCGGGCATCCAGCAATTTTTTAACAATGTCCACAACTTCTTTCTTTTGATTCTTGGCCCAGGCCACAGAGAAAGTTCTCGGAGAACCATACTTTTCTTGACATTCAATAATCTTGTCTGCAATCAAACTGTCACGTTCGGCAAACATGCCAAAGTTAGCGTCAGTAATTGATATGAAATCAAAGTTGTGCTTAGCCATCCATTCCAACTCATGGTACACACGTTCTAAACCAAACTTCTTGACCTTGTTGTATGTCAAGCTACCCCAGTCACAAAACGTACAAGCAAATGGGCAACCACGAGAAGTTTCTAGTGTGCCTTGCCACATGATGTCAGGATTTGCAGCCATTAGGTCATCAAATACACCTGCCAGATACGGGCTAGGAATATCTTCAAGAGTTTCAATGCGCTTGGCATCACCTGTGCTTATAGCTTCGCCGTCTCGATTGATCAGCAAGCCAGGTATTGACTCCCAGTCTTTGCTGTCATATGCCAGCATGAGATTTCTAAATGTGATTTCACCTTCGTAGCAAATCACAATGTCCATGAATGGTTCTTTGCGAAACAGATCTTTGTCTGTGATTGCAGGTTCGGGACCGCCAAATATGGTCAACACGCCAGGATTGATCTCCTTGAGCCTGCGAGCCAATGCATAGTTGAAATTGTGATTCCACACATAAGTGCTAAAAGTCACAACATCATTTTCAGCCAGTCGTTGTGCAATTGGCTCTATGTTGTCCCGGCGCCACACCCATTCAGTCACTTGCCATGCATCACGTATGCTGGGTTCCGCAACTGCATAACTCCAAATCACACCTGCTGAGTATGGCAGGTAGTAGGCATTGAGTTCTTTAGGACCTTGTTGGAAGTTTGGTTGTACCCAGGCAATTTTTCTTTTCATGCATTATTTACTTGTTTTTGATCAGTATCTTTTTTTGCAAAATGTGTATGCGGGTTGGCAAATTGAACCATTTGACTGTTTACATCATTCTGTGCTAGTTTTTCCCAGGGATCTTGACTGCCGTTGAACACGTTGGTAAAGAATGAAAGATCCATACCTAATTCACTGCGCATGTATGTGGCCAATTTTGCACAGTCTCGGTGTCGCAGGTCCATTTGCTGAACGCTGTGAAAGTCCAACGGATCATCGGGGCGACCTTCTAGCATGGCACGATTTTTAAATGTTTCATCGCCGTTGTTGCCAGTCAAGTCGTGGCGATCATGTTCTACCCATACTGGAATTCTTTCCCAAATGTCCAGCATGTATGCCTGTTGACTCAACCACCCATCTTGTGTGGGATGGGGACTGATGTATCCCAACAGTTCATACCATTTGCGTGGAACTATTGGAAAAATTGAGTAGGGGTGGTCGTTGTGAGTATGGAATGCCAGCAATCTAAACTTGCCATTGTATTTCAAAATCTCACTGTCCCACCCCTGGGTTTGCATGATGGCATCATCATTCCAAATAACAAACCAAGGAGCCAGGGCTTTCTCAGCCATCTTGTTGTTGTAGATATGCAATCTGATATATCCCAATGGGTCAAACAACATGGCGGTATAGTGATAACCGTGTGAGTCTAACCAAGGCTGCAATTCAGTTTGGAAGTACGTTTTGCCTTTGTCATCGTCTTTGTCAAATCCAAACATGATTTGCAAACGATGAGGATTGTCAGCCAGTTCAAACAAACTGCGAACACTTTTGCCCAACGCTTCTGTACGACCTCGAGTGGCCAACAGTAAAGATATATCAAATTCTTGTGCCATAAATTCCTACCAATTTGATGTAATTATGCTTGATTGTCTGCAGCCAGCTTTTTCTGCAAGTGATTCAACAAGAAACCATACGCAGGCAGAATAACCAACAGACTCACAATGATCTTACTGATTGAATTGTTGGTTGCAACAATGTGCCAGTTAGCAGCCATGAACTCATTTGCGCCACCAGCAAAGGCAGTAAAGAAGAACACATAGGTATCAAAGAATGTGCTCACAATTGAACTCAATGCAGGAGCAATCCACCAAGTGGCGTACTTTTCACGAATGTATTGGAACACGTACACATCAAGCAAGTTGCTCACAAAGTATGCAACACCCGAGCCAAGACCAATGCGGAAAGCAACTGAGTCAGGAGCACCGCCCAGTTTGACCACTGCCATTGACACAATGATAGCAGGGATGAATGCCAATGCAATCACCGCACGACCAGTTTGTTTGCCTAACATTCGCACAGTCAAGTCGGTCAACACAACCACTAGTGGGAATGTGAATGCGGCTGCTGCCAATGGTGCACCAAACACTGAGAATTTGAATTGCACAATGTAGTTGCTGATAGCAATGATAATGATATGTGCCAGCATGAGCTTGTAGGCCAATGCACGGTCAACGCCACTTAAGATTCGATCTAACATGATTTTTCCTTGTTATATTAAACGAATAGATCTTCCATCCACTCGCGATGGCCTTCTCTAAAAGCCATATTGCTCTGTGTTTCGCGCACTTCCACACGATAGCACCAGAGACGCTCTGCTTCACCCGGTCCCCACAGGTCCGGAATGTAAACACCGTTCACATACTTGTACAGCATGTCTGCCAAGCCTTCACACCCTAAGCGTGGCAGGATTGTGAGTTTGGCCATTTTTTTCTCTTGCAAGAGCTTGTATGTCGCCAGCTCTGGATCATCTGCAGACACCAGCAAGGTATGATCAAATTGATCTTCTAATGTCTTTTTAAGTTCTTTGAGACCGCCATAGTCAGCGGCCCAGTTACGCACATCCAGGTTGTCTGTGCCAAAGTAGAACTTCATTGAGAATGAGTAACCGTGAATTAGATTGCAGTGGCTGTCGGCACGCCATTGACGGTATGCGCAGGGAAAAGCATCATGATACTCTTTGGTGCTGGTGTACTTGTATTGTACTGGTTGATTTGTTGCCATATTGTCCTCCTATGTATTATAGCATAGGCAGCAGAGTTTGTATAGCGGGATGATGCCGGACAGGCCGCTTAGAGAAATACTTATATTAAATATCAACAGAGGTTAAGGTTCACGCCAGGTTTCTATTGAAAGAAACTCTTTAGACCAAGTTTCTCGATCATATGTGACATCGCCCCATTGGCACGATCCGTGCCATTGGAAACTTTCAAACGCAATTAGATCACCAGGTGACTCCCATTTTATGATTTTTCTTACACTGAAATTTCTTGCTTCTTCAGTGTATTGGTCAGAATACGCTGGCAAGATGTTTGGCATATCTGTATATAATGGTTCATTCAAATTGGCTGGACAACTATAAAATGCAGTACCAGGAGTATGACCGTCTTTCCACCACAAAGGAATTAAAAAAGTAAGACCTTCTTTGAAACCTTTGCTTTTATTTTCTTTGAGCCAATCGACTCCTCTAATGTCGCTATGTGGCAAAATTGGTGCTGACAAATATCGGATACTGGAATCGTGGATGATAAACTCACCAAAGTCTGTTTTTAACTGGTTGACTATTTTATGAATAGGACTTCGGGGCAGTTCATAGTGCAACTGACGATCCCAACAACTTGCCCATCCCAGTTTAGATTTTGGATTAGGATAAGGTCCAGCTGAGTCTAACAATGAATCATTTATTTTTTCATAGTATGATTTTATATCATTGACAACGCTCAATGAAATATACTTTTTTTTGTATATAATTTTTTTTTGCATGTTAATTATGGTTTTTGGTAACTACCTGTTTTGTAGTTAGCTTGTCCAATAATAACCCCACGTACTCCGCCCACTGGGTCAGCACAGTCACCTGCTCGGCGTGGAATCAAATGCACATGTGGATACATCACAGTTTGACCTGCTTCACGACCCATGTTGATGCCGATATTAAATGCATCACATTCGCCATTGACAACCATTCTGCGACCATGCAGCATGGCTGATTCAAAACAGTCCATGATTACCGCATCGTTATTGTACTGTGGCACAAACAACAAATGACCGGGTGTGACAGGATAACGATCACGAAACACAGCCACGTGATAGTCTGACAGTTCTGTCACACGGTCGTCCCAGGGTGCAATATCTTGTTGATATGCAATTTCTAAATCAGTCATAATAGTTTTCATTCAATTGGTAACGGAAAAACTCTTCCAGTCAAGCTGAATCTAGTATGTCCAGATTCTATGCCTTCTACACTATGATATCTGCTGGCATGCAATATGTGCCATTGATGTGTTGGAATAACAAAACTGTGTGTTATGGTAGTTTTATCATCTTCAAAAAAATTGGTCCTAACATTGCTTCCACCAGCGTCAATCAAATACGTTAATTTTACTTCAGTACCAACATCTTTGTGTGCAATGATATCGTTGTTCATAAACTGAAATCCCCAATGCATAGTGTCACAAATATTTTGCTTGCACCATGTATCTATCTGTTGGGTAAAATCGTCTGACCACTTGTAAGCACCGTTAAGATAGTTGGCCTTAAACGAGTATTGATCAAAATTGTAATTGAGGCTGTCTAAAATCTCAACTGGAATTTTAGGCAGATTCAGATATCTAATCACTCTTGATCCAAGGCCTCAATAGCATTGTCATATCCACGTTGGAAGTCGTCAGCATCTGCTTCGGCATCTTCCAGTTTCAAATAGGGGTTGAGGCATTTTTCGCCGGCCTTGGCCTGCTCATAGCCTTGTTGATAAGGCGCTTGTTCATAAGGAGTGATTTTCTTAGCCATTATTCTGCCCTTTCAATTTCAGTTGCTTCACGAACCAACACCAACAGTTCGTCTACAGTGTCAACGATGATCTTGGAAGTTTTCCAGTTGTCTTCATCGTCCCTACCGCTTACTTCAATCATGTAGCCATTGTCATACATGTTGATGCTAAAGTTTTCGTTAACTTTGACCAGCTTGTCGCTGAGTTTTTTTACAGACCCTTCAGTCTTTGTTTTTGCTTTTGATTTTGCCATTTGATTTTCCTCTGTAGTAAATGTAGTTAGTGCTTCAAATTCCAGTTTTAACTCTTCAAGAGCTAATAGTTCTGCTTTGGACACCATTGGTTTTCGTCCGGCCATTTAGATCTCCTCCAAATGGTATTGTGAGTAGGGATAGTTCGCTTGCAACCATTCCAACAATCCTTCTTCAACTGGAAATTGAATGTTGCCAGTATAATTAGTAATAATTATCATACGCAAACTTCCTCTTTGAGATATCGTTTGAGTTCTTTGTCATTGGGTTCTACAGTATAGTTCTTCTTGAAAAAAATTTCATAACTATCACTGCCGTATTTGCCAATGCCGTACAAATCGGTAGCATCATCACCATTCCAAGTCATGTAGTCTTGACTCATTTTTTTCAATCTGGTGTATCTTACATTAGCCATACCTAATGGTGCAATAATGCTTTTTACAAAATCTTCATCGGCTGCGATCAATGCTTCCGGCGTTGGGAACCAGTATAAAAATTCTGGCAAGGTTGTTTTTACAGATTTGCGGCCTGTTTGATTCAACATGATCACTCCAACCATGTGTTCCCATGAGTTAGAGATTTGTTGTTGAACCATCAGATCATCTCGTAATGCATGAAAAAATATCATCGTGGTGCAAAGTCCTGTTGTAGTTTGATGTTGTCAAAGAATTCTTTTTTTACACTTTGGTCTGATTTAAACGCACCGTGTAAAACTGTTGTTTGGGTGAGACTAGAGTGAGCCATGATACCGCGATTCTCACAACAACCATGGGTAGCTTGTATATAAACTGCAACATCCTTGGACCCGGTCGCGAATTCAATTTCGCGAGCAATATCCATACATAGCTCTTCTTGGAGAGTGCCTCGACGGGCACACCATTGCGCAATCCTGGTATACTTGGATAGACCAATAAGTTTGGGGCCAGCAATGATTCCAATATAAGCCACACCCGTAACAGGCTGGTGATGATGCGAACACATGCTCTTAAGCTCTGAACGCACCACAAGCATACCTTCGTATGCTCCGTCCGTATCGTTTGGGAAAGCCGTAGCATTAGGGCTCGTCTCATAGCGACCAGCCATAATTTCATTGAAGTACATTTTTGCAAGGCGTTGCGCCGTGCCTTGTGAGTTAGGATCATTTTCCCTGTCAATTAGTAGTGTATCGAGAACTTGTTCAAATGCTTGAGTGGCCTCCATAATCAAATGTTCACGATCTGACTCAGCAACATAATCACTGATGTTGTCACCAGCCCAGAATCTCTTGCCGTCTGCCTTCATGCGTTCGCGAAGGACTTGTGATAGATTTTTTTCCAATTGTTATTCTCCGAGTTATAAGACGTGGATGTCTATGTGTTAATTGTAAACTATTTAGATTGACTTGTCAATAGATTAATTGATTTGTGACCCATCTAATTAACCTATCTGCTATAACTTGATGGCCCAGTTGATTGGGATGGCCACCACTACTGCTAAACAATTCATGTCCTCGTTCCATACTGGTAAATTTCACTCCCAGTATGTCAGCACAAGTTACCTTGCCATTCTCATACATGTATCTAGTGTCTACTTCAGACCAAAATTTTATCTTTTGCCAGCCAGCAACAAATAGTGCATTTACCCTGGCTTCTCTGCAAATTCCTTGCACAGTCAAGATAGCAGTGTTCACAGCATAATCGTGTGCGGCATCGCTAGAAAAATACTTGTAATACAATTCGTTTAGATTGTGTTCTGTGGGATTGGCATTGGGCACAGCCACTCCGTTGGGTTGCAAATGTACCAGCCGATCATGCCAGGTCATGTGACGTTGTTGAGAAGTCAAAAACACCAATACAGTGTACCTATTGTCTGGATTTTCTCTTTCAGTGCGGTACTTGTCTAAAAAGCCTTTGAGTTGCAACACTGTGTGAGGAATGCTGGATCCAGGTACTGCAACATTATCCACACTGGTCACATTCAAACGGTCACCAATGATCTGGCCAAATGATTTTTCGCCTGGCTCAAGTTCTGCACCATATGCCCAACTGTCTCCTAAAATAGCAAGTCTATGAATCATTCTTATCAAACTCTGTTTCCACGCGGCTGTACCAAGCATCTACGTCTCGTGCATATTCTCTCAACAGATTATAGTTGTTTTCAATGCGTGTGGACAACTGTTGTTTTAACTCACAACATTGTCCCACAGTCAATTGATCTAGCCTGTGTATTTCTTTCAGCACAGCATGTAATCTCTGATCTTCATCTGTGATGTTGTCATAACTGTGTGTGACAATGTCATCAAACACATCAAACCCCAGTTTACGCACTTCAGCAACCAGACCAGGAACTGCAAACCAAATTGGAATTTGTCTCAAGCCAAATGCCTTGAATGTTTTTTCACTGATAAAATGACTGCGCCACACGCCAACATCAGACTGACTGCCAGACTCTGCAACAATATTGAACATGCAGGTTTTGAACATGCTGTTGGTTTGGTCATGTTCTAGCCCAGTTGATCGTTCCACAATCCCATCCAACAACAGCGGCAATTCTCTTGGTATAATTTCTCGGTATTCGTTGGTAATGTTATTGGCACCCATGCTACCAAAGCTGAGTCTGACACTAGAGATGTCCGTCAACCCAGCAGCAAGTCTAGCACGACTTATACTGGGCCTACGAATCAAACACAAAAACTTTGTGTCAATGCCAGTAGCGGCACCAGACGCATCAAGACGATCAAACCAACCGGCAAAATTTGTTAGAAAAGTAGGTTGCGACAGTGCTTTGTACGAAAGGCCATCAACGTCAACCACAGCGTTGAATACCACCAGGATATCTTCAACTGGTAGTGTTTGCAAATACGTAATTAGATTGCCGATCACTTTGTCACACTGGCCTTCGGCTCTAAAATCTACTATGAGTTTTTTGCCGTGCAAGTCGGCTCGTGACATTCCGCTGGTTGCTAAATCTTGTTCTACTCTAGGACCAGGGTTATCAAGATACCATTGTGCCATGTGCAATGCACCATAATGCACAAGATTGCGTCTTGAAAAACTAAACCACTTCATTCAACAATCTTGATATTTCTTAGATCAGGATATGGCACATACACAGGTTTAGGATTGTGTTCCTTGACACCTTGTAGCAATGCCACACCTTGAATGGCATCTTCAATACTGGGCTTGTAGTGATAGCCCACATGAAATGTCTTTTGGTCCTGCCAAGGTGCCACAGTCAAGTCTCTGCCATCATAGCGTTGGCGCAATATGGTTTCATATGCTTTTTTATCATCCAACAATATAGCACCACCATGCCCAATAGCCAATGGCTTTGTATGTCCAAAACTCAAACACTGCATGGTGCCTGGCCGATACATATCCTGTTCCAATCTGCGAGCTGAGTCCCAAATTCTAGTGTAAGTGAATTCATACTCGCCTTCCCAATGCTGCCAGTCAATATCGTGATAGACATAGTGAATGCCTAACTTGTGCATGGTCATAGGAATGCTCAAATAAGTGTAAGGTGTAAACTTACAAGCTCGTACTCGATCATATCGCAAGCAAAGTTCAATGGCATGTGTACAGCAATCAGTCATGATTGCATACGGTGCTCCTGTGAACTCTGCTAGTTCTTCTTCAAACTTTTTTATCTTGTCGAACATACCAGTTCCATGCGTGTTGAATCATGTCATCTAGCTCATAATGACGCCATGCTCCTGCTATCAAATTAAACTTTTCTGAACTGGCAGTAAGTACAGGAGGGTCACCGGCTCTACGCTTGCCAACAACAACATTCAATGGTTGTTGTGTTTCATCAAGTGCGGCTTCAATAATGCCGTGATTGCTTGTGCCCATGCTGGAGCCAAGATTGTAAACGCCCGCAGGGATTTTGTGATATAACGCCAGAACGTGGGCCCGGGCAATATCATCCACATGCACGTAATCACGCACACATGTACCATCCTCAGTGGGGAAATCGTTTCCGTTTAACACAAAATCTTTTTGATCCCTTATGCTTTCAAGCACTCTAGCAATAATATGTGTGGCACCAGGCTCTTGACCATGCCTGCCTTTGGGGTCTGCACCACATGCATTGAAATAGCGAAAACTAACATAGTCAAGACCGTATGCCCGGTGATAGCTTTCCAGCATCATGTCAATCATCAGTTTAGATTCGCCATAAGGACTAACAGGTTCGTTGGGATCCACTTCATGTATGGGATTCATGACGGGCTCACCGTATGTGGCTGCTGAACTTGAAAACACCAATCTACAACGAGGCATGCTTTGTTTAACAATATCCAACAACTTCAATGTTTTGGCCACATTGTTGTTGTAGTATTCTGAAGGGTTCTGTACTGAAGGCCCCACAAGGCTGGTGCCAGCACAATGAATGATAGCATTGGGTTGCTTTTGTATGATCCAACTCAGTGCTACATCACTTGCAAAGTCCTGATACAAGAATCCATCGGGCACACCTCTAAGATGTTCAGGAGGCTGTCTGCGATCAATGCCGTATACTTCATGCCCGGCATCTTTCAATGCCAGCATGGTCTGACCACCAATGTACCCGGCTGATCCAGTTACAATTACAATCATTTTTCAATCTTTACAACTTGATATTTTTCGTGAGAAGCGTGGTCACGATAGCGGTTGCCCGCTCTATTCCATTGCTCACCGCTACCACTAATAATATCAATAACGCGATCCACAGTGGCATTGTTCCAATCTGAAATAAGTCCCATGTTGTGGTGCGGCTCGCGAAGTAGGTTTTGCATTTTGTGATAAGCATCATCTATGCTCCAGGGAATATACAGTCTATTGGGATCGTTCGCGAAGGTTTCAGGAAAACTGCGATACGCTGGATATAGCACATTGCATCCAACAGTATCGGCCTCTGATACGGTGTTTGAAACCCAATCTTGTAAAGCACAATTAAACAACACACGAGTATTGTTGAGATGACTATAGTATTCATTCTTGCTTATATTGTCGTAGATCTTGAGCTTGCCTTCTGCCTCCATACGGAGGGCACGTTCAATATAGTCTGGATTGTTGGATCGGAGAGGTCCGCCACTGTATATTGCAAACTCACACGGTTCGGAGGTAAGCTCACCATACATCTCAATAAGGTCCATGAAGAATCCAGGTTGTTTTTCCTGATCGAAACGGGCTGCAAAACCCACTCGTCTCGGTCTTTCAGCAAACGGCGTGATATTCTCTGTACCGCCAATTCTTTCCAGAACCTCTGATTTTCCAAATGCCAGACCGGAAATGTTGTAGATTGGAGCAGTCCATCCAGCGATGCGCATGTGCGCGACCATTTCTTCATTGGTAGCCAATACTGCACCCCCCGAGAAAGCCACCATCTCATTGACCATTTGTTCATACAAGTTCATCCACTTTGCCATACCCCACACATGCACAAAGTCATCAGGATCAATGGCCTGTGCCAAACAACGAACATAAATCTTTGGACATTGTTCTTGTGGAATCTGATTCATGATGTAACCAAGGCTTTCAAAGCCCGGCTGGAACATGTCTTCAAAGTAGATCACATCGTCACCGGTAACATCGCCGTTCTTCATGAGCTGAACCAAGTTCATCATTTGGCTCATGGCAAAGAAACTGCGTCCGTGTGCGTCTAACACTTGACCTACTGAGATAGCTTGTGTGTTGTCAATTGTAGTGCCAGGCACATACACAACATCAAGACCTCTGCGGTCAAACACACGTCGATTCCACTCTGTGAGTTGTAGTGTGTAGCGGGCTTCATAACTTTCCAAGCCCATGTAAAATAGTTTTCTCATTGATGTTCCTGTAAAAATTTTATCACTGTGGGTTTTAAATGTTCTGCAAACAGTACATTGCCTTTGAAGTTTGGATGAACATTGTTGAACAAATCTTGTGTTTCAAGTTGTTTCCAAAAAAAGAATGTGTCCCACACACTGTCTACCAAACTTGGTTCTGGATCGATGTTAGGGGTTTCGTGCATGAACCTGTGTATAACTTCAGCACCCCAACAATGATGCATATCAAATTCTGTGCCATCGTTTAGTATAACACAAACCGACCCATTATTAATAGTCATTCCGGCTTTGTCTGCTAGAAATTTTTGCCAGGAAAGATGTCCTATAGTAATGTTTGGATAATTGCAATTAACAATGTCACTGTGTGCTCCAATTAACAACACAGGTTTATTTAAACTGTTGATTTTGTTCAGACAAAATTGATTGCATTCTTCCCAAATATCTTTCCAGTCTGAACGCTGAATAAATTCTTTGAAAGTTAACTTAGTTGCATCTTGTAAACACAAAATAGGTTCATTATAGATCCAAATTACAGGTACATTAGGCGATCGTACCAATCTAATATAACTTCCCAACACACTAGTTCCAGATTGAGCATGGTCATAGAACTCAAACCCCCATTCCTTGGCAAGATTAGTTGTTGGTACATCCAGCGGCCAACTAGATGCCGCCCAACTTGGTCCAGTGTATGTAAATTTTTTCATCAGCCACTTAGTTACGAAATGCTCCGGCAAAGCGACGAGTGTCTTCGTCCCACATGTTCTTGGCATTCTTGCCTTGTGAAAACTTGTTGAACTGCTGCCAGGCATAACTCTTAAAGTTATACAAATCGGCTTCGTTGTAACGATAACCGTAGTCTTGGCAGAACTCCTGGAAGTGCTCAAGATGCTCAAAGAGCTCGGCCACACGTGGGTTAGATTTAATAGCGATTTTTGCCATTTTGTTTCCTATTAGATAGCAATGTTAATACTAGGGCGGTGAGTTTCATACTTAATAAGAGCTCCGTTTTCACCATCTTCGGAGACCTCAATCCAGACTGAGCGTTCTGGATACCGTGCGGCAATTTGCAAATACAAATCGTCTGACATCATTTCACATGACTTGTAGTCGAGTTGGACGGTTCCTGACTCGTAGAGTTTTTGTAGCCATCGTTTGAACTGGATGAATTCAATGTCTCGATCATTGTGTACAACATCAATCCACACCCGGAAGTGGAAGATATGACGGTGAGGAGTACCAAGGAAACTAACATCATACTCATCGCCCGTCTTAAGGGCTGGATCTGTTGCGGCTGCGGGGTAGAAGTGGATGCCTTCTTTTTGGAAGGTAACCCAGATTCTTCTTTGTGCGGCATATTTGATTCTTTCAATTTGTTCACGTTCATCTTGTATCATTTGATTACTTCATCCTTTGTGTATTGGTCCCAAGAGGTAAATGTTTTTCTATCCAGCAAGTCATGCAGGCTGTGACACCATACTCCTGGGTTGGTTGCTTTGAAATCTTTGTCGTCTAGCTTGATAGTGGCATTGTAGCCTAGCAGTTTAATATAAGGCAGTTTCACTGAAATCATAGGAACAAATTGTGCTTGTTCGCACAAGCTACCTTCGCACAATCCTTCCACAGCACTTGAATCAAGATCCAAGGTACACCAGTATCCTCGATCCAGCCACGGTTGAATCATCTGTTCCCAGGCAGTCCAGACTCCAGCATCGTTCATAGTGGGGTTTGGAAAACTTTGATTGGCGCCAAAGTAGATGTGTGTGATTGGATTTTTACTCTTGTGGTCTGACTCACCCAGTTGCCACATGATTTGATCTGCATCTTGCAGTCCGACCACAAACAATGTACGGTGACCGGCTACAGGACTGGCCTCAACTTCTGTACCTACAAAGAAATTGGTATCTTCGTGTCCGGGTCTATTCATAATGTAATCTCAAATAAGTTAGATAAATGTTTGTTGTTTGCTTTTTTGTCTGTCTTAGTTTTTTTCATGCCAGGGTGTACCTTTTTATTTTTAAATTCAGTAGCATCAAAAATTGATCTTGGCACAAAGAAACGATCCATAACTCCAGATACTTTGGTATAACTTTTACCAAGGTCATTGCCGTTAAAATCACACATCACATAATCACCTAACCCCATCATAAGATTGATAATATCATTGCAAGTGTACCCAAATCGTTTACAATGTGTATCTCGCAGTTCGACCTGAACCACGGGTTGATACTTAGCAATGGTTTGTGTTGCACCTTCTAATGCAAACAGTTCAGAACCTTCAATATCAATCTTAATAAGATCAACATTTTCAAACCCAAAACTGTCAAGTGTGCGTTGCTCTGCAGTCTGTGTGGGATTGTTGGTAGTTTTGCCATCAAGTAACACAGCATCACCGCGACTGCACTCGTTGGTTTTTTGTTCCATGGTAATAATTCCAGCGACTTTACCTAATGCATATTCAAAAAACTCAATCTCTCCTATCAAGTCAAGACTGGCAAATGTGCCATTGGGGAACTTGAACCAGCCATCTGGACGATCCGGCTGATGTCTTACTTGTTGCAGTTTGCTATCCCAATAACGACCTTGAAGTTTTGCATTTTTTGCAATGTCTACATTGAGTTTCATTAGTTCCATGCTAGACTGCATGGGCTCAAAGGTTTTTACATGTTGGCACCAGGTGGCATATTCAATTGCGTTCATGCCAATGTTGCCACCAATGTCAATTACAGTTCTTGCATTAGGTAGCAAGCGACGATTCATTACCAAATTGCGAGCCTGGTATGGACCGTTTTCTCTTGCCATACGCTGTTCATAAAGTTTGTCATTGTCCCAGATCCAATATTGCCTGCCTATGCGGTTTGTTACTAGTTTTTTGTTGTTGATATCAAATAGTTGTGCCATGTTGTTGCCTTATAAAGAAATCCTGCATACATATTTAACAGTATACAGGATCACGAGAGAGAAAGCAAGAGTTACTTCTTCTTTTTCCAACGATCTTTGAAGGCATCAGGGCACCATCTGGTTGCAATTTCCATTGGATCATTTTGAGCCAATACATCTAATGCTTCAGGAGTCAAATCGATTAACTTGCGTTCTGTCGAACCAGGAGTTATATTGTAGAGACTCTGCTTTGTTTCTTCCCTAACATCTTCAAAATTTGAATCAGGAAGATCTTCAAACAAGCAAATAAATTCCTTGTAGTAAGAATTACGATTCCATCTATTATAGGTTACTTCTTGTATTGTTGCATTGGTTACGTCAATGAATCTTCCGTCAACATACTGTAACACTCCGTCGTTATATTTTTCAAACGGACGTAAATTTTCGTTAGTAGTGGGACCACCGTGTGTTCTTTCTGACGTATGAACGGTCGTTGCTAAAGCATGATTCATTGCATATCTAGCCATGTCTTTAGGGCTGACTCTCCTGCTGTTTTCGATCACTTCTCGAATTAAATCTTTTTCAATTTGTTTAATAGGATATGTGTGCTCGCAATGCCATTCATTGGCAAAGTTATCACCTGATAAACCGGCCAACCCTAGCTCATGCATTCTTCCAATGGCCTTGCCAGTGATTAGATCTGTACCGCTATTGCCGGTAGCATGTTGTAATCCCATAACATCTGAATGAAATTTTCTGATACCGCCATTACTCCAATGCACAGTGTCACCAGAAATGCTCGCCTGGTTATATTCAGGTCCTGCGGCAAAACCACCATTGAAAAATCTTTTGTAATAGCAATATTCTTTGAGTTCTTCGATTGTGCGGGCTTTAACATGATTAGCAAATTTTCGCAAGTCGCCGGCCATAAATGCTAATCTTACACCGGCCGTTATAGCCTTTAGAACGGCTTTGTTGGGATCTTGTGCAAGTAGTTTCTGAATATTCAAAACCAACTCCTAAGTTGTTACAATGCACACACTATAACACAAGAACAATTTTGAGTCAATCAAATTGTTAAAATAAAAGTATTATATTTCTGTGCTCAGGTTGTCCAATTTGTCACTGTCCAAATCTACTTCGTCGGGCTCCGACTCACTGTCCTCATATTCAAACAATGCATTGAATTGAGTAGTAGCATTCACAGTCTTCTTGCCCTTAAAGCCTCGTGTGCCCACAATCTCCATCCAATATGTACTGTATTTCTCAACAATAGATTCGGCTTGTTCTCTTGTGGGTGCAGTGAAAATATCTTCCACAATGTCTTCAAAGTAAGCATAGTCACCAGTGCTACGACGCATCATGGCAGGATGTTCTCCTGCATCAAAACGTCTATTGGCTTCTTGTACTGCGGTCAAGTGCATCCAGACATTATGGCCCATGAGTAAAGCATATGAGAAACTGTCCCACGATGTCTTGCCTTCTTTACCATTTTTATTTAGGTCGCCTGGCTTGTAGATACAGATGTCTTTCATCTTGAGAAGTTTGCTTATGGGGCTATCTTCCCAACGTGGTACTACTCCATCGGCAACTATACTTGTACCCCAGGCACGTGTGTCAGTGGCGTACTTTTTGTCGTCGGCTGTAGGAGCCATGCGATACGACCATTTTGAGTTGTTTTCAAAGACATTTTCAAAGTAGACCTGTCCGTTTGCTGTTGCAAGGAACGGACTGGCGCAGTCAAACGAGATTGTGAAGTTTGGATTGACATATTTTCTCACGGCCCTTTGGATTACAGTTAATAAAACAGCCCACTCCAGTTTGGAGGTTCCCAAGAAGTGCATCCAATCATGGACACCTTCTTGAAGTAAATTGTCATAGCGCAATGCCACAATACGTTTGAGTACCAAGTGAACATCACACATGTTTTGTCCGCCCATGGCCCAGCCATTGAAATGCGTATCTGGATATTTTTGTGGATCGCAATAATCCTTCATCATCTGATACCATTCTTCTGCATGAGTATGGTTACCACCTTGCAACACATTCAAGAACTTGGTACCACCGTTTGCCACACCCTTGCGATGTTTCATGAAGTATTCGTTGTTGTAATGTGTTGCCTTGACTGCCTCATCCAAAGTGCTAATGCCAGACTTCCATCCATTCTTTTCATTGATAACAAAACTTGGAATATCAAGTGTCATAGCATAGTCTGCTATACCATCTAACCAGGCTAGTGCTTGTTCTCGTTTGGCCTGAGCCTTGGCACAACCTGAGTTGGCTCGCCAATCACCTTCCCACACACCTTTAGCAATCTGGAAACCACCAGAGTCGCCCAGCATGATTGTGCCAGGCTCTCTGTTCCGTACCATGTCTTCTGACCAGTCTTGTTTAGCAAGATCGAGATTTGCATGCCCTCCAGAGTATAGGGACCAACGGTAAGGGAAAAGTGCTTTGGTAGAGTTAAGCCAATTAAGTTGCTCCATGTCACTAAGGCCCTGAGGCAATCTCGCCGGATCCACATATGGTTCATTCCTTTGCTTGCCTATGAACGTGGCATAGAACCCGCTGATGGCCGGAAGGAACACAGCGTAGTCCGATTGCTTGGCAGTTAAGTCGTCTTGGGTCATGCTTGGTAAAAGTTTACTGTTTCAAATAGTTCACAGTCCTCTTTATAGAAACTGCGAAGTCTATTTAGATAGTCTGGATTGCTTGAAAGTTTTTCATTGATACGATCTACTATATTTTGTTGTAACTCTGTAGTGAACAATTCTGTCACTGTGGGGTTGATCTTTTTAGTAATATTAAACACATTGGTAGGATCTTGATCTTCTGTTGTGAGATTAAACGGTGTACCAGTAAACTGTTCCATCATCTTGCCAAAGTTTTTGGCCAGCTCATCATCACACCGTAACCAAGTGATCTTAGAATGATCGATACCTTTAATAAAATCACATTGTGGTTGAGTGTGACTGTCGAACATTACAGTATCGAATATCATATCCCAATCAACATTGTTTATATGCAATGGATGTTCTGGATCCCATCCTTGCAGATACTGTGCTAGTCCAGTCACCCACCGATTGATAGGATCTCTAAGTATCACAGCATACTGGGCATTCTGTAAATGTTCTGACCATGTTGAAACGTTGATATTGTATTGTGTTGGAATATCTTCGTAAAATTTTTGTGTACGGTAGTTAAACAAATATCCCGGTGTATGATGCTTGGTCCAGCTGCTGGCATTTTTAGGAATGTGAACGTAAATCAAACATCTTGATGGATTATCTTTGACAATGCAATAGCTTTGTCCATTCCCAGCTTGGTTAGGTCCTGCCGGATCACCATCATCAACAAATTTAGGTCCTGTTGGTTTTTTAAACATATCACTTGCTTTGTGCTGGTAAGATATAATTGTAAACAGCAATGCCACTATCCACCGTGATCTTGGCAGCACCATCATCACTGATACGAACGGTCTTGTCCCCAGTCAATGACAGGATACTCATGACTTGTTGAGCAGGCCACGACCAAGCACGTTTCAATTGACCATTTACACCTGGGTGGAACACAAAGTTACCAGCATGTGTGCTATGATCACCAAAGAAAAACTTCAAGTCTCCGTTTTCAGTCTTGGCCTGGAAATGTGGTTCTTCAGCATTGGCCTGTGCTTGCATACGCAGGCGTTGGATGGCAGCCACAGTGGGTTCAAATTCAATGTGCCAGTTTACACCTTTGAACTTGGGCGTCTTGAGTTTTTCAGTCACAATGGCTTCGGCCATGAAACGATAGTTGTTTTGAAAATCGCCTGCGGCATTTTCAAACTTGATGCCATCTGGCTCGCCGCCTGCTCGGCGACTCAAGCTGAGTTTGGCGTTTTCTTTGTACTCCTGCAAGTTCAACAGAATTTTGATCTTGGCCAAGTTTGGCATGCCAAATGTGCCCACAAAGTCTGGATGTGGATTTTTGAATTCACCTTCCACAACCACGCTCATGTCTTCAGCAAGGCCTACAATTTGTGTGGCTTTGTCATCGCCTACAATCTTGATCAAATCAATGCAGCCAAGATCGTGTGTGTGTTGTACTAAGTCTAATAGATAATCTCTCATTTTGTATACTCCTAATGTTTAAGTTTAACAGGTTTATTTAGAATTTGCAACTATTCTGGCTAATGTTTGTCCGCCTCTAAGCGAATCTATTTCTCCAGGTTTTTGGAACTCAAACCATGCAACGTCAGCAGGGCCATTGTGACGATGCATGAGCTCAAATCCCAATGTTTCAGCATGTTCTTGAATCAACGATCCTGGAGTGTAGCACATGTAACTGCGCTCGGCCAATGCAACTCCGTGAGCACGATCACAGTCGTTGTAGGTAAAAAACACCACTCCGCCAGGCCGAAGTTTTTTCCACAGCTCATCCAAGTACTGACATATCAATTCCAATGGTTTGTAATTGAAGTAATTGTAAGCAAAGCAATATCCAAACTGAGCATCTGGCAACAGTGCAAGTATTGGTTTGCCTAGAATCTCTTCAGCTGTGTATAATCTCAGTCTACGTCGATATTCTTCAGTAAATCCTTGACAGGCAGGTTCTAGCAATTCAAGATTGTTGTCAATCATGTACAACGGGTCCAATGGTACCAATTGCTCCACGTGTTGTTCCAGTGCTGGTCTGAAAATCAATCCAGGCACACGCCAATCTGTGTAGCGTAAAATTCTACCTTGTAGTAGTTCAGCACTTTCGGGATCGCAACGTAGCCTACGATTAAGAATGTGTTCGGTAGTGTCATAACACATTTCATGCTGGAACAATCTCAAACTTTCACGCAAGTATTCTGGATGCTGTGCAGTCATAGCGTCAATCACGTGACTGCGTATAGCGTCAATGGTATGATTGAATTGCTGGAAACTTTCATTAATTTTGTTACCATTGGCAATGATGCCTTGTGTAAATTTGTTAAATTGCACATTGTGGTTGGCAATTTTGTGTATCACAGCATCAAGTCTGTGACGGGCTTCTTGATGAATTTGACCTAACTCAAATTCATCAATGTGGTTCAAGTAATCAACAAGTTCGCTCAGTTTCATTCGAATGAAAATAGTGATGTAAAAGTATTTTCTGTGTTGGTAGCAGACGCAAGGTCCCATTCCAACACACCCAGCAAGTTGTCGACCTTTTGATCCACAACAGTTGCTTCCATTAGCCCATCGTCAAACGGCAGTTCAGTAAACCATGCAGGCAATCTTTGCTCATCTGTAGGATAGCCAATTGATGTCCATCCAAGTGCATTTGATTTGAGTTTGCACACAATGGTTTTCATACCATCCACAACCTGCATTGAGTAGTTGTCTGAATTCATTCTACGCATTTGATTCCAATTCATTGCGGCACGAACGTGTCCTGGCATGTTTGCTTTGCCCAGGCGTGCTTCCTCTGCCGCATATTTGGTCAAGTTGTTCACACGCTTAGGCGATCCTTTTTCCCAGCCTGGACGCTCTTTAAACTCATACTTGAATTCTCTAATGCGTTCAATGATCTCATCTCGTTGTGTACCTGCCAGTACTTTATTTAGAATTTCTAACAGGAAGTCTTGAATTACTTTGGGGGTATCTGAACGCTTGAGATCCAAGCCCATGGCCTTGGTCTTGCCAATCTTGCCGTCTACATCCAGTCGCTTGCCTTCCAAGTCAATGATGTTCACAGCATAACGCTTCTTGGTAATGAACAAACTGCGGTCAGCAACCAGTTCACGACCTGCTTTGATCAACGCACCCATGTCTCGGGGACAATGGAACGCCTGTTCCATAAACGCTGGAAAGCTCTCATTCACTTGATCAGCAATTGAGTCGTACAGTTGGATGCAGATTTCTTTTGACCATTCCATCCGTCCTTCTGCAACTTCTTTTTCCAGTATGGGCCACGCAGAAAAATAGCATGAGTCTGTATCACCATAGATGATGGCCTTGCCTGTGTGATCATATTCGCCTGTGATGCACTCATTGATGTGAGCATCCATGTGCTTGGCAATACTTCGACCTGCCAGTGTGGTTGACTGCCCAATACGCTTGTCAAAGAATCTACAGCCTGGATTCAAAATAGCACCATACAAGCTATTCAAGTTAATCTTCTTGACCAATTGACGTTTGTCCCAGAACGCAATCTCTTTGGGATCCTTGGTCTGCTTCTTCTTGGCTTGCAGTTCTTGTCGTTCACGATACCAGCGTTCCAGCAGGCCAGGGATGATACCTTTCTTCTCGTAAGTGAGAATGGTACCATTGGCAGTAAGGATCCAAGGTTGATTTGAGTCAAAGATCATGTGCCAGATTTCCATAGCAGAGTGTACTGACTCTTCGCCACCTTCCCAGTCAATGGTAATTTCTGTACCACGTTGCTGTTCCATCACAGCAGTATACTCTAAACTGGCAAACAAGCCTTCCCATGCAGCCGCAAAACTTTGTCCCTTGGCCATGTTGGATTTGATCAACTGATCAGTCATGGTTTGCCGCAATTGGCCCACCACAGTTTCTGGACCCATGTTCATGGCACGAATTGCAGATGGATATAGACTGTTGATGTCCACTGACCCAATCCACATGTGCAGGCCCTTTTTAGGATATGCCACATAAGCACCTGCGGCCTGGGTGTCATCATCTGTAAGGCGTTGCTTACGATTGGGCACAACCATTCCACGCTCGTGTGCTTCATTGATAATGGCCTGTTCAGTCACTGCCACAGCACCCATTGTGGTTTGTAGCAACACAGTATTGGCGTGTGCCAGTTCATTGGCTAGGTCCAAGAAACGCAATTTCTTGTCTAACTTGGCAATGATCATGGTGTCTTGGCGGTTGTACTCAATAAACTTTTTGAAGTGCTGGTTGTACAACTGATCCAGTGTGCCTTCAAATTGTGTTTTGCGTTCACCCAGCTCGTACTCGCCGATAGCATCCAAACTATATGAGTGGCGTTCCTCGTATGTGTACTTGCGATACAACTGCATGTAGTCCATATGCACACGACCGACTAAGTCGTAAGTTTGATTCTCTGCGCCAAAGCGTTCAAACATTCTTTGCTTGGGAAACTGTCCCCACAAACAAAAGCGTCGTGTGTCATCCTTGCTGAGTATTCTTGTGGTACGATTTACTGTGTAAGGAATGTCGTAACCTTCTGAGTTCCAACCTGTAAGTACATCCGCACCTTCAATCACATCCAAGAACATTTTGATCATGTCTTCTTCACGCTCAAACAAGATGGTATTTTCAAACTCGGCCACCAGCTCTTGTGCAGTATCCCAGCTTAGATGTTTAGGCGGCACCGCCAGTGTGATCATCTGATCCAGCCAATCTAAATATACAGATATAGCAGTGATAGGATTGAAGGGATCTGCCACAGGCGAGAATCCACGCTCTGCATCAAACGCAACTTCGATGTCAAAAAATGCTGTGTGCAGTTCTGGAGCATCTTGGTCTTTGTAGTTCTCTTCCAAACATCTAAAGATAGGATTGATGTCTGATTCATACAACTGCTTGCCCGACTGGCTGCGAACTTCCTTGCGAAATTCTTTGTTGTTGCGCGATGAGAATCTATTTACAGGTGTGCCGTAGATGCTTTGAAACTTGCCTCTAGGATCGTCATAATAGAAAATGTAGTTGGCAGGATATTCCTTGTAGACTCGTTCGCCATCGCGGCGTTCTACTACATGTATGCGATCGTGTTCACGATCAAAAAGTGCGTCGATATAACTCATTGTTCTCCGTTTGTGGCCGGTAAGCCATGATTCATGCTCGTAACGAGAGCGACTCGCAGATATTTATATTAGACAGTGTGTTGACAGGAAATCTTATCATGCTCGACTCAAGTCGTTTGTGATACAGTGTATACCAGCGTCCCAAAAATAACGATGCCTAAACGGCGACACATGAACTTCAATACCGTGTCTAGCACAGGCTTTTTCAACTTGATCATTGTGGCTGGATACCACAATGTTCTTTTGATCTATCACAAGTATGTTGACATCAAACACAGTTTCACTAGCATTGCCTACCCAAGACTCAAAGTAATGTTCAACCATGTGTACAAGATTAGGATCTGATTCAAAGCCCGGAATGTTCCAGCGGCCTCGATTGTGCTTCATGCTGGCTCGAAATTCCGCAGTGTCTGCATAATCACTTGGTGGCAAGTACACCACTTCCCATCCAGGAAAAGTGTCTGCGTAAGTTGGCACATCTCGTAGGCTAATGATCAATCCAGGAGTAACTGGGCAATAGGTAGCATCTCCGTGACCGCCAGCATTCACAATGCGATTGCGTGTGCGCGGGAACAGTTGATTGACTTTGGCCAACAGTTGTGTTTGATCTTCATCATAACTTTGAGTGGCAAAATACAAGTCTTGACCAATGCGACTCACAAAGCATCCTGACACTACATCAAGATCTGTATGTCGTACTGTGTTGCCTTGTGACAACACATGCTCAACGACGTTTTGATAACAACTCAATTTAGCACGATGTTGTGCAAGATCTCTATGTTGAAATTCTGTCCAAGTCAGTTCAGTTTGATTGGCGTATGCTCTTTGAGCATGTGAGCTGTTTGGCTGTTGCGGAACCCACAGTTCATCATGAATCATGATGAAATAATCTCTTGGAGTTACAGGCGGTGGCACCCAATGATCATGAATTTTCAAAGCACTGAGATCCTCAGGCAGTTGAGGCCGCAACACACGGATTCCGAACCGGCTTTGCAATAGTGCAATAAGGGCTTGATAATCTTGTTCAGTTTCTTCTGCCAACGTTTGGAAACGTTGGCGTGTGTTGCGATCTTGGATCCAATAGTAATAATCCGGCGGGTACGTCATACCGACCACGCATACCTGTAATGGATCCCAGTGTTGAAAAACTTGATAGCTCAAAGAGTTTTACCAACTGTTTCTAAAATAGTTTCCAGGGTTTCGTGATCCTGTTTGGCTTTGCCAAATTCAGCTTTGTGTGCCAGCTTGATTGCTTTTTTAAGTACAGCAGGCTTGATTTCCAGTTCTTCAGCCACAGCCTTGATGGTGTCAGTAAGTCCGCCGTTGAGAGTTTCAATTTCGTGCATGACTTGCATGCCTTCGTTGATGATCTGAGTGAGTTTGAGTTTTTGCTCGCCGTTAAATGTTTTGCCGCTCATAGAGCCTCCTAAAACAATAGTATATAGATTTATTTAAAGAAAGTCAATGTATGGTTGCTCGTTTTGGATCATTGGGTAGCGAATCCAATGACCCGGGCAGAAGCCGCCCACTCGGTCCTAAGGCCAGAGTTCTTATGTACGACGGATTTGTTTGATTAGGTGGCGGCTTGGATCAAAGTTTTTGCTCCAAGTCAAAGTTTCTGCAACAATCTTCTCTCTTAGTTTTTTCTTTTTAGTCTTTGTGGGCAGAGTTTTTGTTTGCTTTGTAGGCAGTTTGACCTTGCGACCTGTGTATCCAGGAACCTTGCCGGCTGCTCCTGAGCCAGAGGCGTCTGCTGGAGCAGGTGCGGGTGGTCTACTAGCTCTTTTTGCTATCTCAGCATCAAGAACTGCTTTCATTTTTGGATGTAAATCTGTTCTTGCGGCAAATCTGGATAATACTTCATCAGGTCCTTTCTGAACATCTCTAACTAAATTAGCTATTTGAACATCACTTGGTTCATGTGCTGTCGCTCCTGGTGCTGGCGCTGGTGCTGGAGCAGGCTCTGCTGCTGTGACTCCCAGTTGATTTACAAAACTCAACAATGCTTTGGCATCTTCTACTGACAGATTGGCCAATTCAACTTGTATATCGTCCCAGCTCAATTCGCCTTGCCCTACATACTTGGTACCAGCTTGTTTGCCTTTAGCGTATGCTTGTGACATTCCAGTGAATGCACCTCTTGTGGCACCAGCAGCAGTTGAAAGCGCACGTGGTGTTGCAGCAATTGCTGAACCTGTGGTTTTTAGAGCTTGTTTGCCCATGTCGTATGCTTGGCTCATTCTGCTTTTGTTTGGTACCACAGGTGCGACTGTAGGAGGCAAACGTTCTTCCAATGCACCAGCGGCCTTTTTAGACAATATCTGTTTGACTATTTCCAACTGCTTGGCGTCAAGAGCTTGAATGGATTGCACTAGAGGTTTGTTTTGCATCACTTGTGATGCGGCAATTTTGGCATACAACGGATCGCTTGGAGAAATCTTTTGTCCACCAATGCTGACTGTTTCAGGCTTGCCACCAGTTGGGGTTCCTGCAATTGCTGATCCCAATGCACCGGTTGCGGGTTCTGCAGTAGGTTCTGTGCCAGCATCACCAGCAGGTGTTGATGACAGTGCTTCAAGTTCTTTGTTTAGCGCATTGCGTCTTGTTTTGTAGGCTGCATCTAAATTGCGCAGTTCTGTTTTGACTGTGTCAGCATCTCGTGTGGCTGCTGCGCCACCGCCACCGCCAGAAGCAGCAGGTGCAGGTGTTGCTGTTGCACTACCACCTGACGGCCCAGAAAAATCACTAGGCACATAGGGCTTGCCGGTACGAGGATTAATCGTATTAGATCCAATTGGCATTTCTGCTTTACCGCCGGCCTTGGCGCCAGATGTGTCACCATAGGCTGCGCCGGGCACTGTGCTGCCAGCATCATCTTCGCCACCAATGCCTTTTACTGATCCACGATAACCTTTTTTAATTGCTCGACCCAGGCCTTGCGGAATACCTGCCACAGCGCCTGCTGTTTTACCAATGCCGCCGACAAGGCCGCCAATGCCTCGACCAACCTGGTCCAGGCTAATTTCGTCAAGCTGTTGCTCGTTGATTGTGGTAGTTGGTTTGATTAGATCAGTGTATATCATTTTAGCGTTCATCCAAATAATCTTGTTGGCTTGTTTGTTGAGCCTGTTGTTTCATTGCTCTGCGTTTTTGAAACAACTTTACTGCCATGTCAGCATGGTCTAGGTTTTTAAATTTGCTGGGCATGGATCTATTACCTTGCCGCAGTTCAAATCCATCCTTTTCGTTGCCATAACATTCAAAGGTAACACCATATTCCATGGCGTAACTTTTTACCGGAGCAGATGATGTTTCTGACATGTCATTGATAGGCTGTTGTGGGTTGCCTAGCTGAGTGTCTACTTTGTCCTCGATGCCATGCACTGTGCTGGGATCTGTCAACTCGTAGTCATCTTCTTCAATTTCTTCTTCGGCTTGACCTTTTTCCACAGCGTCAACTGCTTTGTCTTTGAGTTCACGATCAACTCGAACTTTTTGTTCCAACTGATCAAGATATTGTGTAAGGTCCTTCTTGACCTTGCTCAACATATCTTCTTCAACTTCTTGCATGGCTTCTTCTAGTGCGGATTTTCTGGGCTCTACAGAATCACCCACCATGTATCCATCCATTGGATGTGCTGGATCTTTTTTGGCACGCAACGCAGGACTGGCTGATTTAGGCTTGAACAGCGCAGGCAACTGTGGCACACCTTTTTGTTGTGTGTTAAGCCCATGCTTGACGCCTACTGGCGTAAGTTTACCTTCTACCGCCGCAAGGCGTTCCAGTATTGATCTAATGTCCGAACTCATGCTCTTTCTTCTTTCAGGTAACTTCTCAGCATCCAGCCATGCTTTTGATGAGCATCGATGCGTTCAGCAATGAAGTTAGCAATACCTTGTTGGTTTTCTTCAGTTGCTACTTGGAAGACTTGATTGAGAAGATCCAACATTTGGCCGTTGTTGGCCAAGAGTTCTTCTAGCATGAGTCGGGCACGTGGAATTTTTGTTTGGCCCTGTATTTTTGTTAATTCTACAAATCGTTCAAAACTACCAGGAGCATAGTCGCCCAGGGCACGTATGTATTCTGCTGTGGGATCTGTAGCACCATAAACATCGTCATGGATTGCGTCAAAGAAAGCGTGAAGCTGGCCAAAGTCTGGGCCTTCAACGTTCCAGTGGAACTGTTTGGCTTTGAGAGCAAAAGCCTCCTCAGTTGCCAGGAGTGTTTTTAAAGCGTCCGCTAACATTCTTATTCCTTTTGTATTCCTTGGGCGTGTTAGGCGTAGGATCAGTTGTATATTTACCACTCAACAAGGATCCGCCTGATCTTGACACCATGCCTAAGGCCTGGCTCACAGGTGCTATACTACCAGCACTGGTGCCGCCCACTGACGCATTTTCCATGATTTCTTGAATTTTCATTATAGTATTTCCAACTCGCCGCCGCTGTCTATCATGCCCGGGCCATCAACCACACGCCAATTCAGCTGCTGTATTGACGCTAATGTTCCAGGCAATAATTCATAGCGCAACTTGTACTTACCTGGTTCTGCGGCAATTTGAAAAGACTCTTCCAAATGCTGATCACGCCAAACCCAGGTGCGTTCGGTAAACAATTCATTATTGACATAAGCTCGGTAGGTTGGAGGGTCAGTCCAACCTTGGCAATAAACTTCGCAAATTACCTTGACAAACTTTTTGTTCATAAAGATATTTATCATTAAGTGGGTCTATAAATATTGCATGCTAAAATTGAATGATATACGCAAAGTGCATGTGGAATTGACCACTAGATGCAATGCCAGATGCCCCATGTGCATGAGAAACTATCGAGGGTATGATTACAATAGTGGATATCCGCTGTGTGAACTCAGTGTTGGAGATTTCAAGAAAATTCTAACTCCTAACGTTTTAGCACAACTAATTCAGCCCGATCCGCCCATTGGAGATCGTGTGCCAATCATATATGAATTTAGAGGTGTGGCATTCAATGGAAATCTGGGTGATTTTGCTTCTGCACGTGATGCTGTTGAAATAGTAGAATACCTGGTAGAGCATCAGGTACCTGTTATTATCAATACCAATGGTTCTGTGCGCAGTCCAGAATGGTGGGCAAGACTGGCTCTACCCAAAGTTACAGTGGGTTTTGCCATTGATGGCCTAGCAGACACGCATCATTTGTATCGCCAAGACACAGACTGGCATAGAATAATTTCACATGCTCAAGCACTGATCAACGCTGGTGGACAAGCTGTATGGAGGTTTGTGCCGTTTGATCATAACCGTCATCAGGAACAGGCCTGCAGAGATATGGCTGCCCAAATGGGCTTTGCAAAGTTTGAAAATATCTATGATGGAAGAGATCGCACGTCGGTATACAATCGAGACGGCACATTCAGTCACAAGATTGGTCCAGACCCTGGCGGTCTTACCAATCAAACAGTGCATCCTTTTTTGGAAAGTCATATCACTTGGTACGATGCCAAAACAATCACACATCACAAAGATACTCCTGTGCTAGACATGCAGTGTCATCACAAACGCAATCGAGAAATATACATAGCTGCCGACGGCTCTGTTTATCCCTGCTGCTTTTTGGGGTTTTATCCGCATACCATGAATCATCCCGGCAATCAAGAACTGGCTCCATTAGTAACAGAAAACAATGCATTGGAATATCCTCTTGAACACTGTCTTGAATGGTTTGAACGTGTGGAACAAACCTGGAATGAGTCTAGCATTGCGGCTGGCAGAACTTATCAATGTGTAGTAACTTGTAATCGAACATGAATAAAGATCTACAACAATTCATGAATCAAATTGTCAACTTGTTATGACTGTAGCAAGAGTATTGTTCCTAGCAAGATATCGTGTGCCACATGCATGTTTTGCCATGCAGTGGGACCATAATTTACTGGGCATAGATTACACCATAATAGCTTCGCCAGTGCCACAGCATGAACTATGGCCAGTGTTTGAACGCTATGGTATTGATACTTCACAGCTAAAGTACATGAATGACAGTGTGATATACCAACGCTATCCTGAAGTCAACAACTGGGTGTTTGACCATGACTATCGGGGCTGGTGGTTGCGACAACAAGCAATCAAACTGGCCTACCGAGACCTGTTGGAAGAAGATGTCATACTCATGCATGACTGTGACACTTTTATGATTGAACCTTATAGATGCTGGGATGGTGAACAACTGAATTATCTTGTGATACCTGACACCAAGCACGGCAGTTATCATGGGGTATTTGAAAGCATTACTGGATTGCCAGAGGCCAGCCCGCATTGTTTTGTGTCAGAGCTTGTGCCTGTACTGCGCACACACTGGCTTGAATTGCGCAAACTGCTGGCCCAACGTTGGCCCAACAAACTGTGGCTGGACGCTATTATTGACGCTGTTCCTGGCATGCCCACAATACCTCCCTGGGGCACAGGCGAAATAATCAAATGGTTTTCAGAATATGAATTGATAGGAAACTGGGCAGCATGTTGTGATCCCATCAACTACACTTTTCAGAAACGTTTTGAATACAATCAATTGGAGCTGTTGTCTACATTGAATGCCAAAGAGTTCAATGCAGTATGTGATGCTGTGCCGGACCTAAGTCAAAGCATGCAACTTGATTGGGACACATTGGACATACCTAATTTTGAACATTATCAACACATGGTGAAGCAATGTACACAATAACATACCCAGCAAAGTTCCGATATCCTGTGTATCAACCTGCATCACAAAGTATTGATGTCACAGCTGATTGGGGTCTGGGCAGATTTGAAACTACCAACGATCCTGCACTGGCGCTGAGTCAACCGTGGTCTGTAGCAGCATTTCGTGTGCTGTGCAACGAGCCCGGCGTGTTTGATTATGATCCAGCACTGGCTGACATGGATCTCAGTCAGTTTGATTTGGTACTGCTGAGTGACATTGAATACTACAGTGTTAAAGAAATACGTGCCTGGATTGAAAAAAACAAAATTCAACGTTATGTGTTGGCAGTAGGCGGTCTTGTGCAAGGAGAAGAATTGGATCAATCCTGCATGGTGTATCGCCCTTGGTGGGCTTACAATCTCTTGCGACACAACGAATACCAAGACACCTACCAAGATCAAAAACCCTACATGTTTGAAGCACTGTTAGGAGCACGTAGACCGCACCGTGACTATGTGATGATGGCCATGGACAAAACTGGGCTGTTGGATCGTAGCATTGTGACCTACAGAGATTGCTTTGAAGGCAAATTGATTGACAGAAACTGTGATCAATTTCAGCAGACTTTTTATGACACTCCGCTAAAGTGGCCTTACGTGAGTGCAAACTTAAATCCTGCATGGGAAGTCACGGACAACATCACTCGCAGTATCAGTCCATATGTGCCCTGGAACATCTATCAACGCAGTCATTACAGCATTGTGTGTGAAACACTGGGCACTGGCACAACATTTTTCTGGAGTGAAAAAGTTACCAAGTGTTTGTTAGCCAGAAGAATTTTTGTGTTTTTTGGCGCACAAGGATTTCTTGCTCGCATGCGCGAACTAGGGTTTGAAACATTTAGCAGTATCCTTGACGAAAGCTACGATGAACATCCTGTGGACAGCATACGATTTGAACGGGCCATGCATCAGGTATTGCAGTTGGCATATTTTGAAAATCCCAAAGTGTTGTATGAACGCATACAAGCCATACTGGATCACAACCAAGCTAGATTGCGCAGTTACCAGATTCAGTTTCAAGCCACAATGTCTGATCTACTGCATCAACACATTGAAGGTGGCCATTGGTTATGGGATGACGAAGTGGGTTGAAATGTGCTGATAGAAGTTTTCAGCAATTTTTTCCTGTCCTTCGGGACCAGAATGATATCCAGGGTCGTCTCCTGAAAATGGGTAACTGCCACATATGGCTTGAGGACTTTTAGTTGTGTCCAATTGTATGTAGTGATCAGGGATAAGTTTAGGAAACGCATCACGCCATAAGGTATGATTGTCAGGATCGAATGGCCACAGCAAGTTGGGTAGCACTAAAAACTTGATGTCATCCAAGAACATGGTAATCACACCTTCTCGGATCATCCACTCGTCCTGTTGCTTTTTCCAAGCATTGTCATAGATTGAATCAATCCAGTGACGTATGCCGTTCTGCGCTTGTTTGGTAATGCGGCCCTGTCTGTACGGATGATCAAAGTTTTCTGCAAGAGTAAAAATAGTTTCGCAGATCATGTTTGATGGCTCCCGACCATAATTTACATTGCGTATGCCATCTTGTCTGTTGTAGCCATTGCCCAGTTTTCTATTTTGTAGGTGTCGTTCTAGTGGAGGATTTTCCCCGGCGCTGGGTGCCTGTGACCAATCATATGGCACAGAGTTTGCAGGTATTTCCATACGATCCCAGAAGGTAGGACCAATCACAGCAAAGTCTGGACGCTGTCTGCGTATCTCGTCTATTTGTATACGGATGCCGCCGTTTGAACAACCTTGGCGTGCTAGGTTAACCAACTCCCAGCCACCTAGTTTTTCGGCCAAGCGTTCACTCCAAGCAGTGCCTGGCAAAGTTTGACTCACTGCCGAAAACGAGCAGCCTGCTACCATTAATTTCATAGTGTTTCCTTGTAACTGTTTCGGTGTTCTTCGCTGTGAAAACTAGCAATAATTTCTTTGTGCATGGGCAATTCGTCTAAGTTGTATGTGCCAGGTGGAATTGTATGTGTAACTCCTTCACCAGGCCGTGCAAAAGTTACCAGTCTAGGATGCCACTGCACTGCACGATGTACCAGCACATGATGTATGTGTCCATAGTCTCCTAGTTCGTCATGGGTGAGCACTAGATCATAATCACGAGCAAGGTGCCAGCAGGCACGGTCGGCAGATTCTTCAGCCCAGCGTGTGAATACTTTTTGCTCGTTGTCATGCCAGTGGTCTTCAAAGCCCAAAAACACACAGTCGATTCCCCGACGTTTCCAAAACGCCAAAAGTTCTTGGCCTCGGGGATCATGCTCAGTGTACGTTAAATAGCCAATGGTCCATTTGTGCTCAGGGTGCGCATGAATATAACTGTAACCAAATATCACACAGTCATCTGGATGCGCTACCATACACAATGCGTTCATTCAAGTTCCCAAGCAGCAAAATGGCCGCGATCAATCAACAACATCTTAAATGCAGTTTTTTGTTCTGGTAACATTTTTGACCAAGCATTTCGATGAATACTCACTGTGAGAGCATTTTTATCACGCATGAGTTCAAGTTTCTTATCAAACTGGTCAACTTCGCTATGACAAACATTTACCACACCGCCAAGTGTGTTTTGTTTGGTATAAAAATGATCCAAATGTCCATACTTGTATTGACAAAATCCTGAGTACAACATGAATTCTGTCAGCATGCCTTGGCGCTGAAACCATGTGGGAAAACTTTCATGTGTTTTGATTGTGGTATCAGCAATCATAAAGCGTACAGTGTCATTGTGGAAGAAAAATGGCACACCGCCAGGGCCAGCTTGTTTGGTCATGTTGATGTCAAACAGCTGATCCACAATGTTCTTACTGGGTTTAAAAACATCAAATATATCCAATTGTCCCACAGTAAGCTGACCTTGTTCGTTAACCAATTTGGATATTTCCAAGGGTCTAACAAATATAGTCTTGGCGTCTAATACCATGGTGTAGACATTGTAACTTATAGACGCGGTGAGAAGTTTTAGAATCTGCTGGCTTACCCAGCCGTTTGCTATCCAAGCACTGCTGAATGCTGTGCGCGGCACTACCAAGACAGAGCTTGCTAGATCACCCCACCATGCTGGATCAATTTTTTCCGCTAGGGTTTCGTAATCATTGAGCACCACATAGATATTTCTTATGCCTATGTTGCGACAATAATTGTTTATGCTTTGTGCCTGAATTTTAAGGATCGGCAGTTCCTGTTCAAATACTACTGTGCAGATATCAATCATGCAGTTATGTATTTGGGTTTTGGGGTGGCCTAATTATTTTCCTGCTGCAAACAGTGCGGCACCGCGATTGAAACTGTCGCTCCAACTTGCAGGTTGTCGGCCACCGCGCTTTTGACTCCAGGCATATCCTGCTCTGTGACCAGAACAGTCTTTGGTGCATTGTGAACCTAGAAAACTTAATTCACGCAGTTGCTCGCGGGTCCACTTGTCTGGAATTGTGCCGTGTTTTTTCACAAACTCGTCGTGCAGTTGTTTGCCAGTAATGCCGTAGTCACGAGCAATGGTTTGCATCATGTGATCAATTGCGCTGTAGCTCTTGGGATCATCTAGATCTTTTTCCAAATCTTCTACAGCGCCTTCTTTCAACTGTGCAAACTCGTATGCTCTCATTTTTTAGGTTGCACCGCTGTGGGCATGTTGCGATACACACGCTTTTGGGGATCATACACAGTTTTAAGTGGGCCCAAGCCAGCCAGTTTCTTTACTCTAGCAATCATGTCTTGATAATCATCACCGTAGTCGGCTTCTTTTTCTTTGGGAGTTGATTTGCTTTCGTCAGCCTTTTTAGGCAAGTCTGCATAGTCCTGCTTGCGATCAGCACCGTGGAACTCTTGAGCAACGTCTTGGCTGATGCCAACTTTTTTTGCAAATTCAGGATTGTGTGCGGCTGCTGCCATGGTGCGGAATTGTGCTTGGCTGGTTGACTTTTCATTCAAGTCACCTTCTTGCATGTTCTTTAATAGTTCTTTTGCTTTTTCAACACTAACCATTGGTCTTGGGTGCTTGCCGTCTATTACACTTTGTAAATATTCTTTGCTAAAGCCTTTTGGTGCTTCTGCAGCCGGTTTATTATCAGCAGGTGATGTCATTGTTGCACTTGGCTTGAATCCGCCAGTGAAACCGCCTTGGCCATCAGGAGTAACTCTAGCATTGGCACCACCTGCGCCCAGTGCCATTGCACCTGCCAATGCCGCGCCACCTAATTTTTCTTTCCAGCCTTCGTCAAGATCACCTTCCGCTACACCTTGTTCTCTTACACTACTGCGGAAATGTCTGGCATCATTTGCATCGTGTTTGCCGCGTTCTAATCCTTTGGCCCATTCGTCATTTTTACGGGCTTCTCTTGTGGCACTATATGGATTGTCTCTGATGGTCATACCTTGTTTGTATGCTCGACGACCCAGTTCGTATGCTACGCCAACACCTGCTAGTTCATACTCTTCCGCCATGCCTTTCTTCTTCAATGCTTCCTTATTTCTCACCCAGCCTTTGCCACCGCATTCTGGGCACTCATCATCGTGTGTATCTATTCCAGTGCCATCGCAAGAACCACATTCATGCTTTTCACCAGTGTTACCGTAAGCATCTGACTCCGAGCCTTCCGCCATGCCTTGTCCTAGATTGGCTATGTAACCATCAGGGCCAGTCCATTGATCTTTATAGTCTTGCCATTCTTTTAGACCCCAAGCTATAGGAAACTGATGCCAAGCCCACATTCCGTGGGTATTAAACTCGCTAGAAAATTCCTGTATGTCAGCCTGTGTAATGCCTGAGGTATTGGATTGTTTGGCGACCTCAATCAACCAGTGCGCCATAGTTTCGCCACCGTCGTCAAGATTACCTACTTTTTCTAATTTATTAAACCTATCTACACCTTGCCTTTCAAAGTTGCGGCAAATTTTTTCAAGCCAATTTATAAATTCCTGGCCCCATTTGGCCAATGCTGTTTCTGGGTCGCTGCCTGTTCTTGCAGTGAGAGACTTATTCAAACTATCTACACTTTGCCTAGCAGTAGCACCACCTGTGATCTGACCCATCATTGAGTCAAACTTTTGATCGCCAGTTGCTTCCGCCACACCTTGCTTCTTGTTTAACTCTTTGTTTAGAATCTTTTCAGCATCCTTGGCTACTTTTTTAGCAGTGGTTGCTTTAGCAGTGTATTCTTTTTTGCCGCCTTCATCGTTACTACCATCACGCCCTGGAGGTGTTTGTGATTTGTCCATTTCCATCACACCTTCAGACTTGTTGCCATAATTGCCAGCGCCTTTTTTGCGACACTGAACCAAGCGTCCAGATGCATAGGCTGATGGCCATACTTTTGCTGACGCTTTTACTTTGTAGTAGCAGGCGTCTTTCTTTTCCATCATCAGCATTTCACTGAACATGGGACCACCACAGTGTGGGCATGACTGTGAGGCTTCAAATAAGTCGTCTATAATCATTTCTTTTTAGTGGCCACGTTGATGGCCTTTCCTGTGCGGTTGGGGTTGGGATCTTGTCTGCGTTTTCTTGCGGCTGCTGACGCACGACCTTTTTTGCCCAGGGCATGTGCTTTGGCTTGCGGCAAACACTTGGGCTTGCCTTCTTTTGAACTGCCTCTAGCACAATCACCACGGATCTTGCCGTCGGGCCCAAAGCGTACCCACTTGTCTTTGAACCAATCACGGAGATTTTCTTCCAACTCGGTTTCGCTCACAGGCACACAATTGGGCACCTGACGACCACCTTTGTTTTTCATGCCTGCTTGGCGATAACCAGTCCAGCAGGCTTCAAGAATTTCTTTATATCTCATGATGGGTTATTTATTGCGTTTGGCTCGAGCCCGTCCAGCCTTCATGTTGGCCATCCAGTGTGCCAATTGTCCTTTGCGACCGCCTTGTTTGGCCACTTTACGCAGGGTGCTTACTGATGCTTTGGTGGGCACGCCGTGTCGCTTTGAATCGCCTTTGTCTTGGGGATTCCGACCGTCAGCAAAGTTTTCACCTACGTTGTATGTGGGATCAGTTTTTTGACGCTTGATGCCAGCAGGTTGATTGGGATCTACAGGATCAATGTCAGTGGTGGTTAACCCTAGTTTTTCCAACTGCTTGATGTATTCATGTTCAAGATCTTCGTCGCCAAAACTCACAATAGTACTGGGTGGTCCTTTGCCAAAATCGTCAGTGTTATCTCTGTCTAAGTTAGCAATGTTCTTGCCCAACTTGTACCAGTCATACATGTCTGACACATCCACTCGCACAGTGCCCGCTGGCATTGTGGGTCGGCTTTCAGGACCAGGAGGATCAAAGTTTCCGTAGCGATCCTTGCCTTCGGCTACACCTTCTGTCATGATTGGCACAACTTCAAAGCCTTCGCCTGACACTCCCCGACCATTGTTTCGCAACCATTGAGCCGCTACACGGTTAGCATCGCCTTGATTGTTGCCCACGCCTGAAAATCTATGAACTTCTTCACCATTGACCAACACCTTCCATGCACCAGAGAATGTGCCTGGCGTGGCTCGCTGTTGTGCCAAGGCTGCTGTGCTTCCAGGGTAGACCACCTCTATATCTGGTTCAATGTCAATGATACCACCCGATGCTGCATCTGCAGGCCGATCCCATTGTTCAGTATCCACCACCATGTAGTCAGCAGCAACCACATTGTTTCTAGCAGCCCAGGCTTGGAGAACATATCTGCCTTGTGCCTGTTCCGCTGGATTGCCCATGTTAAATCTAAACTGATAGTCAGGTGCTGGGCCAGTAAAACTGCCATACAGGCCTGGATCCGAGCGTAGCACAATGGCATAGCGACCGTTGGGGTCATTGGGGCGGCCACCACCTTGAGAACCTGGCGGTGCAGTAAAGGCACTAGCTGTGTCGTCGTCTTGTGTAGATTGTGCATCCAAATTATACGGACGCACAGGTTCAGCCACAATAGATTGTCGTGTGTTGGCCCAAGACGGATAGCCATCATCCCCCAAGGCTTTTTCAATGGCTTCTTCTCGAGAGGTGGCAACAACTTCTACACTGGCATAACTATTGCCAGGATTGGAAACGTTCCACCACATCTTTTCACCGCTTGTTTTATTACGCTCCGTCTTGCGTTGTAGTTGTGCTTGCTTGACAAAACTACGCAAGGCAGCCTTGGGAATCTTGCCAGCCACATAGTCAGCAAAGTATCGGATTGTGTCTGACCCTTTTTGATCCTGAGTCAACAGTTTGTATAGTTTCTTTTGATACTCTTCTCGATAGGCTTCAGGGTTAAGTGCTGCACTCATGGCCACTGTGAAACGCAACAGAGTGTTTTCAATCTTGTCAAAGTTGTCATCCAGCCAGTCACCACCCGGCGAACGGAATTCAATGTGTCCGCTCTTGGTGTTGATTGATGTGTACTTGTCTGTGCTGCCTGAATGGATGGCCTTGGAAGCCAGTTCACCCATTTGACCTTTCATCTTGTCCAGCAAACGCTGTGCGTCTTCGGGGTTGGACCGCACACGATCACGCACCTTGCCTAGTGCTGATTTGGTGTAGGTATTGGAACTGCGACCAAATTGTTTGAGCACATACTCGTCGCCCAACAGCAAGGCCAGTTTTACATAGTCCAAACGATCTAAACTGTAGTCAGGCACTGATATGTTGATGTGCAGGCCAGTCGAACTGTTGGTATAAACGCCCATGCGTCCAGCCCAGGCCTTCACGGCATTTAAATCTTTCAGCAGTTCATCTATGGGCATGGGCGGGCTCACAAACTCCAAGCCTTCGTCGCCGTCATTGTCGCCTTCCAAACTGGCGTCTGGTTCTACTACATAGAATTGATTGTTGGGTCCAGGTCTGTCGCCGGACTGATGATATCTTGTGTTCACTCGCACTTCACGACCCACAGCCTGACTGAATTCGTCAGCCACTTGATCTGCGTCAATCTCGCCGCTGTTCATGCTAGTCCAGTAGGGCCAATTCATTCCATACATTTGCTCAACCTCACTCATTCTGTCAAGGTCTGTGGCGTCTAACCAGTCGCTTTCGTCATAATTTTCTTGGAATTCTTCCCGCCATTCATCAAAGGCTTCATTGTAGTAAGTACTCGAAGGATCAGCGTCTACATTGGCTGCAAATTCATCAAATGCTTCGTTTCGTTCATCACCAGTTAACTCGTTAGGATTCCATTCATCTTCATTTACATTATTCCGAAGCCAGTCACGAATGTAATCTTGGCTTTCACCGCCCCAGTCATCGCGAAGTTTTTCATCCAGCCATTCCTGGAAATCGTCCTGCATTCTTTCACGCAGGCGTTCAACATCTCTACGGCCGTTGTAGTCGCCATCATGAAAGAATCGCACAGCATCATCAATGCTAACACAGCGTTCATCCTGATCATAGTCTGGTTCCATTTCAGGATCTTCGGATTCCATACCAGGCACAATCATTTCAAATTCCATGCCAGCAATGGCACCTGTTTTGGCAGCTTCCCTGCGCAAATTTTTGCTGCCCATGTTTATTTCAAACAGGTCTTGTTCTTCAAACAGTTCAAATTCTTGTGCTAGACTTTCTGCTAACTTTACCTTGCCATCTGCTCGCAACAGTTGTGGATGGCCTTGCGAATCAGTGGCCAGTCGCATCTTGTTGGCTTCTGTGCCAGTTTGTCCTGGATGCACATCCACACTCAGTGCCATTTCAAATCGAGGATCGTTGCGTTCGGCCCAGGTGGGAATGTATCCAGATGACTCACGAATGTCTTCATGGTCAAACAGTTCTGGGTGTGCATCAGCAAAGTCTCGCATGATAATGCCAGCCACAGCGTTTGCTTCGTTCTCCACAGGAGAGCCTGTGTTGCCAGATGTGTGATCCAATTGTTCTAATTCCTGTTGGCGGCAGTGTGCCAGTTCGTGTGCCACAGTGCGAAGAATATCCATCACATGTCGATCGCGCAGATTCACATGCAAAACATGCAGCTCTGGTTGGTACATGCCAAATGAACGATTTTGTTCACTCCATCCGTCATTGTCATGTAGTACAATTTCAGGCATGCGTTCAATGCCCAAGCGTTCAGCAGTGTCTTGAATAAACTGTTGCACCATGCTCTCAGTGTCATCTTCATTCAAGAACATTTGTGTGCTGGCAGCAACACCATCTTCTGAACTGTAGGGTTGTCCTTGATGGCCTTCGCGCATGCTTTCGCCACCACCACCGTCACCACCTTCGCCTGATTCTCCTCCGTAGCCAAATCCAGGAGACCAATAGCTGCCAAATCCATAACGCACTCGGGATTTCTTTTTTCGGCGTTCTTGTAGACTCAGCTCGTGATCTTGTGCGGCTGTTCTAGCTGTGCGCAAATCCTTGATGCAACCTTTGTTACGCAGGATTTTGAACACAATGTTTTCACACCCAAACTCGCCGTGAGCATCCAAGCCACTTTGGCGCATGGCCTTGATCTTGTCCCACAGTCTGCTCATGGATTCAGCGTTGCCAGATTCAATTGCTGAATGTATTCTAGCATCCAAATCTTCGACCTTGGCTCGCACACAGGTGTCGTCAATTCTGGCACGTTTTCTGCGTGGCACTTGAATCCATTCGTCACGTGGGATAGAATACTCACCTTGACTCACAGGAGACTCGGCTGCATTTTGCACATACAGTTCCACAGGCACGCCGCCGATGCTCAACTTGTGTTCATCGTTATATTGGTATTTTTTGGCATTGAACAGTTCCTGATAAACTTCGTCGTCAGCAGGAAACTCCACCACAAGGTGTAGATCAATGTCGGAATATGGGGTATAGCTGTAGGCAGCATTACTGCCTGAGATGGTTATGTCACGGACGTCAAGGTCACCTACGCCAAGAAATTCGCGAAAATTGTCAGCAATGGCCAACAGCTTTTCGCGTACTTCGGGTAACAATTGCTCGTCCCTGCCCCAGATTTTAGGGTTGAGACGATTGTGAAACTTTACAGCATCACTCAGCTTGAAGGAATCCAGTTCGTTGATGTTCATACGAACTGTATTTACCGTTACTTGGCTGTAGCTGGTTCTTCCACGGGCACAACATCCACAGGGGTGCTGGATGCCATGATTTCAGGCTCAGTTATATCAACTGGTTGCTTGGCTGCATCATGTGCATTGGCAATCTTAGGAGCAGCAATAGCATGCAAGTCTTGGTACAACTTGTCCTGTGTTTGCGCATCAAACACATAGGTGCCCACGTGTTTCAACAACACACGTTTGTCGATATACACTTTGCCGCCTAGATCACGCCAGTTTTCGCAGAATGTCCAGTCTTCTGAATAGTAGCGGTTTTCACGCACAGCAGTGTCAAAGTAGGTTTTCATGTACTTGTCCAGCGCAGGATCTAGACCAATGTCATTGTTGAAATGACGCACAGCAGGGTGTGCATTCAGTTTGTCAAACACATCTTTCTTGATCAACAAGAATCCTGTGCCAGTCTTGGTAACTTCTACCAAGTTGTCCACGCCTTCTTCTTGACCTGGAATGCCATTCACACACCATTTAACTGGCAGTGATTTCATGGGATACAATCCACCAATCACATCCACTTGGCGATTTAGCAACACCAACAAATGCCAGGGTTCCCAGCCAATGTCCGCGTCAATAAACATCAAGTGTGTTGAACCTTCTGTATTCAAAAACTTTGCAGTCAGAGTGTTTCTAGCACGACTAATCAAACTTTCATTAGTCATGGTTTCTACAGTCCAATCAATGCCTAGTTGTCGGCAGGTATTGCCCCATTTGATAAAACTCATGAATGTTGCTTCTGTCAGCTGGCCCCCATAACAGGGCATACAGATGTGAACACGAGTGGTTTTTAGATATTCAAGGTCGACTTGAATTTGAACTTGTTGTGGCTCTGCCATTTAGATCTCCGTAAAAAAGTGTAGTATTTACGGATTATACAGCCAAGGCAAAATTTTTACGACCTAGACTCTTCCATGTAGTCAATAACGGGCTGATTTTCTCTAGCTTGATAGCCTGCCTTCATGCCACCCACACTCAGTTGATTCTCGCTGGTAAATGTCGCGGCCCAGCCTTGATTCTCAGCCACAGTACCAATGGCAGTGTCCAACAGTTTGACAACATTAGCAGCCAATTTGGGATTCTTTTGTGTTGCTGGATACAAGCTCATCACAAGAGCTGTTTTGCGTTTTTCGTTTAGTGTGGGCCATGCGCCACGAATCTCTGTGGCCGACGTCATGCCTGGACCAAACTCCACTGTGGGTAGGTAGGCCATGTAGGCATGTTTTGCAAATGGCTCTAATCGCTTTGCACCTATCAGTGGTTGCAAGTATGCAGGATTGCCATCTTTCTTTATGCCGCCTGCTTGTGGAGGTTTGTTGGCGTCTTTATCAGAACGCACAAAAATTAATGTGTCTGTAGCAGGGTTAAATTGCGCAGTAATTTCTTCAGCACGAAACGGTGATTTGACCTGCACAAAATGTCCAGCATCTACTCCAGCCAGCTTGGCCAACTTTTCTTTTACTGCAAATGGAAATGGTCTAGCTGAGGTATCGTTTGTGGCCGCAACAAAAACTTCAGCATCAGGGAATGCCCGTTGTGCGGATTGATAAAGTGCTAGGTGCCCTGCATGGAAAGGATGAAATCCCCCGGGCATGATTACTACAGTGCTCATACACTGTATTTAGTGCTTACATGTGTTCCAGCAACCACAGATAAAATGGTGTGGTAAATTCAAGTGTTATTGAGCCGTTACAGCCCATGGCTCCATAGAACTTGTCTTTTATGGGATCTTGTGTGCCATTGAAATCGTGTGCATAATCTGCTGTTTCATTCAACAACTGAGTGATATCAACTCCGTCAATTGACACAGTATCAATGGTCAACATGGCATCAGCAGTGATATTGCCCTGATCATCAACTTGTGTGTGTTCTGTAGTTTTGCCTGACATCACCAGTTGTAGTTTTTGTTCAGTGTCATCTGTATCTGGAATGTCAAATGTTACCTGACAGTTATCAGTCACATGATCTAACTTAAAAACACTTTGGCCATTTAGTAAAGCTTCAAAACTCAGTGGTGCAGCGGACGAGGTGGTGCCTAACGTACACTGAAATTTAACAACTTCTGACATGGATTTCCTTAGTAAGTGGCGGTGACAGAATTTATAGTGCCACCAGAAAAGTTTTCAATTCTGCAACGCAGCCACACAAAATTACCAGTTATTGTTGCAGGATGGTAATCAGTTATTGGTATAGTAGACCCATCATCAAAAATAAATGTGTTAAACCAAGTGGCTGATTCTGGTAGTGTATCCAGCGTGGCGTCAAGATAAATGGTACCTTCAAAATTTTCAACACTAAAAGTCACAGTTTGCAAGCCGCCACGGCCGCGATAATAACTGGCTGCTGGCACAGCGTCTGATGCCCAGTCTTGACTTGACCCGTCGTAGTTGCCCGAAGGTTCTCCGTAAACTGTGGTGCCAAGAATGATTTCAGTGGTCATTATGCGCGATCAGCTTCCACAACAACACCGCTGCCGGCTAGTTCTTCTGCAACTGATTGCAGGGCTGCCACAATGTCATCAGTGGCAATTGCTTCTGCTGTTGCATCGTCTTTGACCAATTTTGATAGTTTGATCACAACTATTTCTTCATGTATTTTTGCCATAGTGTGTTATTTATTGTTTTTTCACTATGGGCAGAGTTTTCCTAACCATGCCCGGGCATACCATACTCAGCATGGTTTCATATTGTAGGCTATTGTGCTCGATGTAGTAATAGCTTTCAGTAACATCATTGCGCCACCAATACACCCGTGTTGGCCTAATTTCAATATCTAAAAATTCTCGCAAACTCTTGCTGGCTGCAACGTCATTGCCCTGGGTGGTTATCCATGCAGCCAGTCGAGACTTTTGTGTTTTGCCAAGTGATCGCCCACGGAAATAAGTGCGGTATTGATACTGTGGATTTTTTAATAAAATTGTATCAGGTGGCAAATTGAGTTCTGCTCGTTTGAGATCTACAGACTCAATCCAATCGCATGCCATCAATCGACCATGCAAGCCAAGATTGTTTGTGTACACTGTGAGATAATTGTTGAAAAACACCATTTTCTTTGGGGGAGTTTCTGCTGCCAACAGTGCTCGCATGCCTTCTAAATTGTCACAACAGCGTGTGGTAAATTTGCTTATAAATTTTTCGCCATAGCGTTGGTAATGAGAATTTCTACTAGCTTCGTACTCCATTCTCACGCGAATGTGTGACTGCATTTTCTTTTGATCAAGACTGCGAATACACCCAATTTCGTCCTGCTGCCAGGTCATGGCATATTCATATGCGTTGTAGTACAACGAACTACGCGATTCACTTCTCATTGTCCACCACTATAATTCCATCAACATTTACACTTGCAATCACTTCCACAGGTGCGTCCGCTTGAACATCAAACACAATTTTGTCCGCCACAACATCCGCAGTGATAGTACAATCACGCAAGCGATCAAACAGGATCTTCTTGCTCAACGGCACACGAATCAGTTCATCAATCTTCCTCGAGAGTGGTCGCGCACCCAGCTTCGAATCATAGCCCTTGTCAGCAAGCAGGTCAACTGCGCCTTCGGATAAGTTGAGACGTATACCTTTTGCAAGCAAACTCGTTTTGAGTTCATCCACAAACTTGACCACAACTTTCTTGATTGCCAAAGTATCCAGCTTGGAGAATTTAACAATTTGGTCGATTCTGTTGCGTAGTTCAGGCTTGAAAAACTCTTTGAGAGCTCGGTCGTCCTCACCAGTCTTTTCAAAGCTGCCAAAGCCAATGTTGTTTGCTTCACTGTCCCGTGCTCCTAAGTTTGAAGTCATGATAATGATGGTATTCTTGCAGTTGGCTTTCTTGCCGTTCGAACTGGTAATAACACCTTCATCCAGCATCTGCAACAAGATGTTGGTAACATCAGGGTGCGCCTTTTCAATCTCATCAAACAATATTACTGCGAAGGGATTCTTGCTGATGTCAGAGATCAGTTTGCCGCCACCTACATTGCCATCTTCAAATCCCACATAACCCGGAGGCGCACCAATAAGGCTGCTGACTGAATGACGCTCTTGGAATTCACTCATGTCATATTTCAGCAGTTTCATATCCAAATTGTCACTCAACAGTCGTGCTAGTTCTGTTTTACCTGTGCCTGTTGGGCCCAAGAACAAGAAACTCGCCATGGGCTTTTTGTCATTGGCAATGCCAGCAAAGTTGATGTACACACGTTCCAGCACTGAATCAACTGCTGAATCTTGTCCGTACAATTTCTGCTTGATGTTGCCTTCAAGATCCACAATCTTAGCTGAACGTTCGTTTTGCAGTTTGTCTGTGGGCACACCAGTCACACGAGTCAACTGTTCTTCAATCATGGCCTTGGTAACTACTACTGTGCCCAGATCTTTCACACGCTCTCTAGCACAGGCTGCATCAATCAAGTCAATTGATTTGTCAGGATTCTTACGATCGTGTATGTAACGATTGGCCAGTTCCACAGCCGCAGTCATTGCTTCAGTTTCAATCAGCACATTATGAAACGTTTCGAGCCGGGGAGATAGACCAATAAGAATCTGCTCCGTGGTTGCAGTATCTGGTTCATCAATTGACAAGCGGTAGAATCTGCGCATGAGTGCGCGATCTTTCTCAAATGATTCATAGTATTCTTCCCAGGTGGTCGACGCCACAACTTTCAAGTTGCCTTTGGTAATAGCAGGTTTCAGCATGTTAGCAAAGTCAAGTGAACTGTTAGAGCCTGAACCTGCGCCACGCATGGTGTGTGCTTCGTCAATGAACAAGATACATTTCTTCTTGGTTTCAAGAGCAGCTATTACTGCTTTGAATTTTTCTTCAAACTCACCGCGATACTTTGATCCTGCCAACAATGACCCAATTTCCAGGCTCCACACTTCGTGATCCTTAAGAAACTCTGGCACACGACCAGCCACAATTTCCTGTGCTAGTCCTTCCACAATGTGTGTTTTGCCCACACCAGGATCACCTACCATCAGCACGTTGGCTTTGAAACGGCGTGCCAGTGTGGTGACCATTTCTTGAACTTCTGTGGCTCGCCCAATCATGGGCTCCAGACGATTGCCGCGAGCCGCACCTGTGAGATCTGTACAGTACTCAGTGAGTATTTCTGTGGCCTGTGCTTGACTCAGCTTGGCGTCTGAGTGAGTGTAGGTCTTTTGCCAATGATCCACAAACTCCTGTTTCTTCACACCATACTTCAACAAGAAGTAGTGTGCATGACTGTTGGTTTCTGCCATGATTGAAAGATACACATCAATCACAGTGAGTGTTCTGCGTCCAGTAAACATGACCTGTACATTGGCACGATTGAAAATGCGTTCCAGTGCAGTGGTCTTTCGAGGTTGTATATCTGCGCTTTTACTCACAATAGAAATCAAGCTGTTGAGGTAGCTGTCTACTTCTTGATCCAGCATGCCAGAGTCGGTGCCAAATTTGTCCAGAGTTTTTCTAAATGGCTGGTGCCGTATCAGGGCCAACAGCAAATGTTCTGTGGTCACGTATTCGTGACTTTTGGAACGAGCCAATTCAATGGCGTCTTCTACGATACTTTCGAGTTCAGAATGTTGTGACATGGGCATGAGTTAAGTTGTTACCTTGTGTATTGTAGCACATTGTTGTGAGTAATGCAATACTCAAAATATTTATTTGTGATGCTTTTGGATAGCTTCACGAATTTCTGGGGCAATGTGTATGGGCAATTCGGTTGATATGCGAACAAACGCATCGCCCTGCTGACCTTGACGATTGGGCAGACCACGACCTTTGAGTCTTAGCAGTGTGCCCGGTTGAGTGCCCGACGGCACAGTCATAGACAATTCATTGCCTAGCAAATCTCTAACTCGAATGTCCGCACCCAATATCAAATCAAACACATTGATTTTGCGATTGGTAATCAAGTTTAGTCCTTGCCGTTCCCAGTTTGGATCTGGTTGCACTCGATACTGCACCACTAGATCTGCGCCACCTGGGCCCAGGCCTTGGTATTGCACATTGTCTCCGTCGTCAATGCCACGCGGTACTTCAATTTCAACTGCTTGGGCACCTTGCTGTGTACCAATGGTCACTGTGCGCTGTCCACCAGTTGCAACGTCAGCAAGACTGATCCAGAGACTCATTCTCACATGACCTCTACGAGCTTGCTGTTGCGCAAAGTTCTGTCCAAACATGCTTGAAAAAATATCATTCATGTTGAAGTGTGTGCCGTTGGGGAATCCCCCAAACTGTGGGCGTGGATTGTTGTACTCAGCTCGTTTGGCTTCGTCGCCTAGAGTGTCGTAGGCTGCTTGTATCTCTTGGAACTTGGCTGTATCGCCGCCCTTGTCCGGATGATGCTGGCTGGCCAGCCGACGGAAAGCTCGTTTGATTTCGTCTTGTGTGGCAGTTCGAGCAACACCTAGTGTTGCATAGTGATCGGTCATGAAAAAGGCCCTGTATGTTTAATTATACAGGGCCCGGTACTGGTTGTCAAATTAACGAAACTTATTGTAGTAGTCCCAGCACCACCAGCCAATGCCAGCAGCCACCACAACAAACAATAACCATTCCATTACTTTTTCTCCGGCACTTTGGTGCCATCTAGTTTTTTGTGCTGTTTGACTTCTTTACAGCTTTGCTTGGTCTTGCCTGTTTTGGGATCTTTTACTTCCTTGCCGTCTTTCTTTACGTCAACGCAGACTCGTTTGGTTTCTTTGGCTTCGTCAGCAATTGCTGGCAAACTAAGAATTAATCCTGCTACAAATATAATATTTTTCATTTTGATTTTCCTTTTTAGTTATTATCGTTCTGGATAGTCAGTTATGGCTGGCGGAGCTTTTTTACCACCAAACCCAATGGTTACTTCAGTAAATCCAGCCGCTGGTGCTCCAAAGCCTGTTGCAGGTGCGCCTCCAAATGCGCTTCCGCCTCCCAGGGGTTGTGAGCCCCAGGTGTTTGTGGTTGGTGCACCAAAACCACCGGGTGCGGCTGGCTGTTGTACTGATCCCGGAGGCGTATATGTTGTACCGACATTTGATGGTAAGTTGATTCCGCCATTGTTGGCTCCTCCTAGTTTTTCTTGTGTGCGACCATAAGCCGCAATACCCAGCACAGCACCCATGGCAATGTGATACAGGCCTGCACCTTGCAAGGTGATAGGTTGCCACTGCACGTTGACTTGACCTTTTGAAAGGCTTTGTAGTATAGACCACAACACTGGAAATATCACAAAATCTGCAATGCAGGTCAGCATGTATGACCAACCCATCATGGGCCGCCATTTTGAGTTCATCCAGTCTTCTTTTTTCTTTTCTGATTCTGACATTTTTGTTGTCATGTTGTTTCCTTATTAAGTTGATAGTGTGATTGGGAATATTGTGCCAACCTTAGGCGTATCCCAAAAAATGTCAATGTAAGTAGGACCATAGTCATCCCACTGCGTAATAGTTGCTGTGGTGCTGTCCTGAAAAGTGATTGTACTACCCACTGGATATGTGGCAATCACTGTGGCACTGTATGGTATTCCTGCGGCTTGAGGATTCCACCCTGTTACCCCACCTGTATCGCTGGTGGGAATGACCAATGGAGGCGGAGGTGGTGCGGCTCCGCTGGTTAGTTGAAGACCTGTGCCTAAAGTAATACCTGAACCTATTATCATTGCCATATATTAATATCCAAATCTTGTTTTGTATTGAGCGTACAAACCTTGTACGTCTCCCAGCGTTAATATTCCGTTGTAGGCCTTGACAAATCCTATGTCGCCAGTTTGCACTTCGGTGCCTGCTGAACGACTGAATAATCTTATTTGATTGGGGCCGCCGCCGCTGCCTAGATTAGTGGCTGTAAAAGAAGTGGTAGTTGGTTGAGCACTTGTTGCTGTGTACACTTGGCCTAGGCCGGTGCTGGCGTTCCAAGTACCCCATATAAAGTTCCACACAGCATTTGTTCCTGAGCTGGGCAAGTTAACTGCATAGTTGGGATAGAATGCATTTACAAAACCATTGTAGGCACCCATCATCCAGTCTCTAGTGGCTTCACTTTGTGTGTTTAACAATCTACCAGAACTTGTGACCGACAACTTGTAGGTTGCAAACACTGAATAACTCTGACCAGTACTCCAGTTGGGACCGCCGCGGATACTGTCAGTTCCAGTGGCGTTAGATTTTCTGAACAACCCACCATTGTCAGCTTGCCAGCTAATACTGCCGCCTGCATTGGCCACTGTTAGTGTGCGTTCTCCTGTGGTACCTGTTCCTTCTGTGACTGATCCGTTGGTGGGCACAGCTGAGTAATTGGCTGCATCTAAATCATAAATCAAACTCACTGTTGGCGCAAACCCACCACCAGCAGTGACTCCTGGTCCTATTTCAATTCCGGGTCCTATTACTATTGGCATATCATGTCCTCATGCTTGTGTTACTTACTGACACTGGGCCGCTTATGTTGCCGCCGCTGGTTGTGTTAAATGCCTGATAGGCAAATCTATTGGGTCCACCGTGCAGAATTTCTTCATTGCTGTAGTCAGTTTGCGATCCTGTGTCATACAGCATGTTGGGAGTGCTCATAGCAATGACCTTGGCTCGTATCTGTGCTGGGGTAGCTGTGGGGTAAACTTGTAGCAGTTGAGCAGCCAGGCCAGCGACATTGGGACTGGCCATTGACGTGCCTGAAATACTCATTATCAAGTAGCTGGCATTGAATGGATATGGTGTGGTAGCACCAAATGCATTGCTGGTACTGGTGGTACTCACAATGTTTGTGCCAGGTGCATAAATATCCACCCTGGGCCCAGATTCACTAGAGCCACTTTTGTGTTCAGGATTGTCATATCCAGTGCTGACGTTGCCCACACAGATCACTCCATCAGCACTGGCCGGTGATCCGCCGCGCATGTAATACCTAGGAGTGCTTGTTTGATAAAAAAAGTTATCGTAATCAGGGCCGCCTGGCACATCTAAAGTTTGATAGTAATTGCCGGCTGCGCCCACTAACACCACACCTGCTGCCAGCAATTCGGCCACATCCACATCCACACTGTCTACTCTTACACCAAAGCGATTGGATGCACTGCCAATCATACCAAATGTAGCTTGTTTGGCAGACCCACTCCAGGGCGTTCCACGATAAATGCCACCATTGATACTGGTGAACGTGTTGATGTAACTCCAGCTCATGTTTACAACTGTGGGTCGTTTGTATCCTGTGGCGGGGTCCACAGTTTTGTTGTTGTGCCACCCTTTGATGCAGTCAAACACATCTGTGGTTGATATACCATTGGTGGGTGCCACGTTGAGTCCACTCACAGTCATACAGTAAATTCTAGCATTTTTAGCACGACCGTATGTTTTGCCCGCGGCAATGCCACAACAGTGTGTGCCATGTCCGTCATAGTCGGTGTAGAAATTAGCAGGCATGGTACCTGCAATACCTGACGCTGTGTACCAGTCAATTTGTTGTACTCTAGTCACGCCAGCTGCATCCGTAAACTCAGGATGGTCAACTTGCAGTCCTGAGTCTTGTACCACAAAGTCTACTCCAGTGCCGTCCAAGGGATAGTTGTAGGTCAATGTACCTGATGAACCAGGAGTGTTCATTGTGGTTGAATTCAGTCTAAACAACCCCCAATTGATTCCAAGATTGTTGGCAGGATTGGTGCCGGGACTTTTGTAATACAAGCCAGTTTGTGAGGCATTGTTGTGGATTTCAATATCTGTTCGTTGCTCAGGCGGTATCTCCACACAATACACTCTGGGGTCTTGACGCAGTTTGTCTGCTTCGTCATCAGTTAACTCATACCAACACTGGCGTAGACTGGTGGGACGTTCATTCACAATTGCCACCCCGCGTTGGGGCACGTAGACGCTGCCTGATCCGTCAGTTTCTATTTCCTGCCAGAAAGCATCATAATCAACACCTTCATTTAATGCTACGTTATATGTGGTCATATTAAATTAAATTGGCCCAGGCACCATTTTCGTAACCCTGAAACTTGTTAGTAGATGAGTTGTAAATCATGTCACCATTGGCTGCAATTGTGTTGGCAATTTGTGCTGTGGTTAAACTAGGCAGTCGGAACGTGCCACCGCCAACTACTCTAACTGCTGACACAGCTGACAGATCCAAGTTTGTGGCTGAACTCAGTGTGGGTGTGCCTGCGCCGCCACCTATAAAGTTTGCGGCTGTTACGTTGCCAGTAACGCTGACAAAACTAAATGCATCTGCTCCAAATCCATTACCTACTAGGTTGCCGGACAAGTTGCCGCTGAGTGATGCCACTCCACCTGAAATTCCAGTCAACTGTGATCCATTGCCCACAAAGAAACTACCAATGATATTAGCGCCAGATGTGATGGTTCCTGTAGCAGAAATCAATCCTGTGGTGTTGAGGTTGCCAGCTTGTACATTACCTGTGGCACTCACTGTGGCGCCTTGTACCAGGGCCACAGACGTTACGTTGCCACCACGCACATTGCCAGTGGCCAACACGCCTGATGCTGTGTTCACGTTGCCTGTGGCTGTAACCAAGCCGCCTGTGTTCAAGTTGCCGCCTGTGATGTTGCCGGTCACAGAAGAAAAATATGTTTTCAAGTTGCTGCCTGAAATTTGATAGGTAACTCCACTGCTGACCACTGGCACAATGGCTGCATCAGTCATTGCGGCTAGTGAAGTTAGTTGTGATATTTTAATGGGCATGTGCTTTCCTTATTCTGTAATAATCTCGTCGCTGGGCGGCGAGTTTGCCAATTCTGTTGTGATGGGATCATCCGACTCTGTGGTAATGGATGTGGCCGAAGGTGTGGGCGGTGCAACTGCAACACTTATGCCCCCACCAATGGATATGCCCCCACCAATTGCTAATGGCATTTAGGCTCCCAACACATGCAGTGCATGTTCAGTGTGTTTGATGCGATCCTCAAGACCAATGTAGCCACCGTTGATGGCCCGTGTTAGACCTTTTGCGTCATTGGCATCTGCAAATCTATTTAGATTGTTCTGTTCCCAGTACCAACAAGCTGACTGTGCGGCACCTTCAAAAGTGGCTAGATATTCTGCGGCTTCGGCTTCAGAAATACTCAGGCTGCCTGCAAAGAATGTGTAGTTGTCCTTGCCTGTCAACTGTATTAGCCCACGACCACAATAGCGCCAGCCATCGCCTGATGCTTCGTCGCCGTTGCCCATTCTATTGGCATAGACTCTGTTGGCAATACGTTCAGGCCGGTTGGCATACTGTGCAGCCAATTCAGCTGTGGGGAAATACTTGGGGAAAACTTTTTGTAGGCTTGCGGCTTTGTAGTTGAGATTTTCTTTGATGAAAATAAAATTTCCTGACTCATGAGCGCATTGTGCAACAAAATGTGCCACACGTAGGGGTGTGTCAATGCCGTAGTCATCTAACAGTTGATCTAGGGCTTCGTGCCAGTGATCAATGTGGGGATTCTTTACCATTTGTTTTAGTTGTTGTACGGATAGTATGCTCATTTTGCACCTTCAAATATTTTTTTCTGTACTGAGTACCACTCAATCCAAGCATCTGCTTTCACAGCACAAGCATAGTAAGTGGTGTAGTTTTGTACCACAGTTCGACCAACGTCACTGAGTCGAGCTTCACCTGGAATCTGTTCCAGTTGTGGGCACGGCACCATGGCTGATCGTCCGGGTGCATCTGGAAACTTGGCCACAACAGGCACCACAGTGCTGCACCCAGTGATGGCCAACATCAGCATCACAACAATTGCAAATATAATCAAACTGGAAACAAGTTGTTGATCCTGTTGATTTTTCATGTCAGCAGTTCCATTTTCTCAATGCTAGAGCCTTGCGTGTGGGTTTGCCGTTGGGTTTTTTCATTGGGCCTTTAACGCCTGACATTCTGGCGCAGAATGATTTGCGTCTTTTTGCTGCCTTAGAGCCTTTCTTTAGTTTTGAAGGCTTGGTGGTCACGGCCATTTGCAATTTTGATCCAGGATTTTCTCTACGATATGATGCCACACCTTTGGCGTTTAATCCGCCTTTTTTGCTCTTGCCTTCTTTACGTCGCCAGGCGGCTGTTTCATACAGCACATTGTCCGGCATGGCTTCAAACTGTTCCCACACTAGATCTTCGCTCACACGATTTTTCACAGCCATTTCTGCTACCAACTCTTGCATGGCTTCAAACATTTCATCCACTTCGGGATCCACTTCGTCTGACGCTTCCTCTGAATACATATAGTCCCACACAGCAACCAGCATTGACTTGGCCACAGCAATCTTTTCTTGACACCATTCAGGCAAGTTATCACCTGATTGAATTAGATCGTCAATACCTTCTACAGCACGTTGTAGCGTTTCTAAGTTGTTGTCGGCCATGCCTGCTTCGTCGTCATACTCGCCATTGTAGTCTTCCGCTACACCTTGCTCACTAAATCGCTGACGATAACTGTTGGGATTCATTGACGATCTAGAACCAACTACAGCATTACCTTCGCCACTCAGCAACAAATCATACATGAGTTTGATTACTTTTAAAGGGCTGTTCATTCTTTCCAGGGCATTTTTAAACCATTCAACTTTTTCTGGTTTCATTGGCTTGGCACTGGGCTTGCTGATCAATGCCAGTGCCTGTGCTTTCAACGTGGACAAGTCTCTGATTTGTTCAAGACGTTTTAGATCCTCAATATCAAAGTTGTAATCAGCTTTGCCTTCCGCCACACCTTGCTGATCTTTGGGCTCGTCAAACAAGGAGTCTATGGCTTTTTTGCCGCCATACAACACAGCCAACACAATGCCAGCAGGGATGGCATATTTAAAAGCCAAAGCAGACAGGTCAAGCAATGTTTTCTCGTCAATGGCCGTGCCCACCTTGGCAGCAATATCTTTGGCAATGTCTGCCACAGAAGATCCAATTTCGTAAGCACCAGCACCCATGCCAATTTTTCCAGCATTCTTGGCTGCAATTTCTGTGCCAGCTCGAGCAGCCTGACCTGCACCGCGAGCTCCTGCTTGTCCTGCTTGGCCAAGAACCTGTGCTATTTTTGGGGCAGCAGCCATGAACAGTCTTGCACCTGCTGCCAACAACGGCGCAAATTCATCAAGCTGTTGTTCTTTGACCATGCCGGCCTTTTTCTTTTTAGCAATAGCAATGGCTGCCTGTTGAGCAGGCGACGCTGCTTCTAGTATTACGTCATTTAGTTTCATTTTTTGGTGCCTCCGCTGCACGATTTATAGTGGTAATGAATTCTCGAGGAATTTCACACTGTCCACCAGGTGCAAATTTTACATCGTACTTGACTATTTCTCTGTCAATATACTGTATGATGTCTTGACCTCTACGAGTGATGTATTCAGTTTTCTTCACAACTCGTTCCACAATCTTTACATTTTCCCGTGCGCTTTCAGCTTCAGCAATCTTTAGTTTTTGTTCCACTTCAGCCACACGCTCGCGCCATTCTGCTTCCACTGCGTATCCGCCGCGAAAGTAAACTCCTAGCACCAAAAGTGCAATGCCCAGGACTTTAAAGGGCAACTGATATTGCCACACTAGAGGAATACGATGCGCAAAAAATCCTGCTACAGTAAGCACAAGGCCCGCTAATAACAGGATGTTACAAAACCATAAGATCAAGGCATCAGGAAGAAAATGTAAAATCCACATGCCATTATTTAGTTGCGCCCCCAGGATACCCGAGCCCAGGCCCGTTCATGCAACCAATACAGCACAGTATTCACACCCATTTGCACAAATGCAATGACCGAGCTAATTCCAAAACTACCAGTAATTAAATACGCAATGGTAAATGTGCTGGCGCTGCCAGTAATGCGCCAGGTCAGAGTTTTTACTAGACTACGACCATTGCTGTCGGTCACTTTAATCCTAATTCTTTGCGAATTTTTGTGGCTGAAATATCTGTGATTGCTTCGTCAAATGACTCTTCGCCGGCTGAATAGCCCACGCCGCGACCCCAGCCAATATGCACAATGTTGGGCACAACTTGTATTTCATACTGGCCTTGATACAGAGGATCTAAGTCACGTCGAATAAATGATTTCACTCGTTCCACTTCAAACGGATTAGAACCCTGCCAGCCCTGTACATCACGCACTTGAATAACAACCTGCCCTGTGCGTTCTAGCAGGCGTTCAAATAACGCACGATGGCCGTCATGCCAGGGCTGCCAGCGACCCAGCATTTGCACAGTTTCTCGTTTGAAATCAAACACAGGACGTCGACGATTGTCGATAATGTGCTCTTTAATGAAGTCCGCCCATTTCTCACAGTTCTGTTCATTTATGCGAAAGTCGTACACTTCGGGTTCCACAAACATGGCATTGGTATCAGCATATCGACCTTCACGGATGGTGTCTACCCATACAGTCCAATCTGCTTTGAACACATTGCGCATTTCCACCAAGGGTGCCACAAAGTCTGCTATCATGTAGTCATATGCTGTGAGCTTGTCTGCTAGTTCACGCATTCTTCGTGCTTGACGAATACGCCCGGCTTCTGAAAAGTCCCAGTCATTGTACTGTTCGCGGATTTCGTCTGCGTTCAGCCAACCCACTTGCTTGCCAGCTGCTTCTAGCTGTGCTTGCAATTCCCGTGCCAGTGTGGTTTTACCCGAGCCTGGCAGGCCCATGATTAAGATACGTTGTGGCATAGTGTGTCCTTTGAATTATTTAATGATGAAACTTTGACCTTTAAAATATCTGCAACCCAACCATTTTGCACCATTTCAATGGGGTGGCATTCACCGTAGTATTCATTGCTGACCCAGGCCTCGTGTTCTGCGTCATAATCAAACCAAGGGCTAAATCCCAGCACTAGATTGGTTCTGTCTGCGCTATCCACACCATGCACTCGATGGGACTGATTGGTGTCCCAGGTGTAGGCCCGGCCCAATTGTAAATTGATATCCTCACCGCGGTACTGCAAATAATGATCAGGCGATTGAGTTAAAGGTATGTTTATTCTGACATTTTCATACACAGGCTCGTCTTTGTGCAGTAGATATTCAGGATTTGTACTGTCTTGTGCATGAGCACGAATCACACTCAGTCGCGATCTTATTAGAGTTCTTGGAAAATGACTCAACAAATCACCAAATTGTTCACGTGCCACTGTGTTGGGCTGATTGAATGCATAGCTGTCATAGTATGAATTTTTTAAACGACCACGCAAGGCCAACCAAGTGCGCACGTTGCCATAAAAAAATGATTGATTGTTAATAAAACTTGAACCCAGGGTGGAATTGAATTCTGTCACAGCAGGATCACGTATGTGGGGATTGTGTGTCAAACTCAGTGACTGATATGAACTGCGTGATCGTCCTTGCCTGCTCAACCAGCCGTAGCTGCCATACAGTGCAAGAGCCTGTTCAGCTGCCTGTTGCAGTGCGCCAACAGGATAATTCAACTCACACTCATGCACTTGATTTGCTGGTTGGGGCAGGCGTCGAAACAGTCGTTCAATGTTGGTGCGTAATTTTATGTATGAAAACACTGACAGAAAAGGCGGCACATCAGCTGTACGAATCACAATCTTTTTTGTGGACATTTGAAATAGTAAATGCATTTGCTGAACGCTACAATTTGCGATTGGAAACGTTCAAAAAAGAGCCCGCTGAATTGGGGCGTCTTTATTTTGTTTACAGCAAACCAGCAGCGGCTTGAAGTTCGCGCAGATCACGCTTGACTGCGTGAATTTGTTTTTCAGGCAGGCCAGCGGCTGCTCGCCATTCATTTAGATCCTGATCTGTGCTTTTTCTATAAGCGTCTGGCGTGAGTGGCACAGTGTCAGCAAACACCTGTTCGTCCCAGGAAAATTTGCCATTGTTGTAGTGTACCATCCAGTCGTCGGGTTCATACTCTGTGAGCGTGGAAAGATCATCCAGCAGTGTTTGCACATGCTGTGGGGCTGAACTGCGTCTGCGTATTTCCAGATAAACCAAGTATCTGTTGGGTTTGATTTCGCCGGGTGAACGGTCAGCGTCCAGCACAAAATCATAGCCTTTTTCAAACCACGCCACAAGATCCTTGGCAGCGGCTTTGTCACGCACAAAAAAGCTCAGCACAATGATGTCTTCGTCGTCGCCCATTTTTGAGCTGAATTCATCCACGTGAATAGTGGGCTTCATTATGCCGTCGAGGTCACGATACTGTAGACCTTCAAGCAGAGGGTTGTGAGAGTTGTTGTTGTGCATCATTTGCTTGTGAATCACTTTGATTGGCTTCTTGATCTAGATCCTGCTCGTAGGCATCATCTAAATCTCCGAGGTCAATGTCCTCGTCTTCCATTTCAATGGAACCTGTACGTATTTCACTCATTAAGGCCTTGGGCATGACTATTTCTACCAGCCATACATCACGTTCCATGATCTTGGCTTTTTTGGTACCCGGGCGGTAGTCTGATGGGTCTGTAATTTTGATGGGAATCTTGATCTTTTGCTTTTTGTACTTTATTTCGCAGTCAAATGGCAACAAGCGTCGACCACCACGTGGGTCGGGCATGAGCTTTTCAGGCCACATGAAAATACAGCCCACTGTGTACTTGCCAATATCCGGGCCTTGTACCAGTTCGCCAATGGCCCAGTTGCGAAATGCATAGATATCTAATTCGTCCAGCACACGCTCAAAGTCCAACAGCGTGGTAAGACTGCCGTCGCTCATGTAGATGTTGCGAATATTGTCGGCTACCTGCCAATAATCTTCGTGATTTTTGAACAGTTCTTTGTCGTTGATGCCGTGTGCGTTCTTGGTTTGCATGTGATTATTTATGGCAAAAACACTGTGTTGTGGTTTTTGGTTTTATGATGCATTGCGGCCTTTGACCGTGGGGTAAATTGTGATGTTTTGTTTGGTAATAGTAGGGCAAAATTTGCACTGTGCAATAGGGTCATCTAATCGTGCCAGCCAGTCCACAGCAGGACCTGGCCAGTCATTCACTGTCAGCGGTTGATAGCTGTTTAATAACAGTCGATCTTGGTCGCTGATTGCTAGATTGTGCTGTTGGTCAAATTCAGGCATCAGGGCCACTGGCCCGCATTTGTACAGTTGGCCACGAATGAAATGATAGCATTTGTACTGAGCAAACCCGCAGGCTTGATGTGCAAAAAAAGGGTCTGAATCATGCAGTGCAAATTGTCCTTGATTGTTTCTGTACACTGCTGCATCGTGAAAACTGTTGGCCAAATGCATTCTGACCAGCACATTGTTCACATCTCGTGCTGAATAGAAAGCATGATTGTCTGAGTTGTATTTGTCAACCACATCAATTGCTGTGCCATATTCTTCATTGATTGGCTGTAAAAAACTTTTTATATTGCTTCGTATTTGATCAAAATGGTCCAAGTTGTGCAGGCTTATTTCAATATTGCCGCAGGCCAGGCCGTTGTCGGCTTTTATATTGGCAAGAGCATTGTACAAATCAGGATTGGATTTTAACTGCAATCCATTTGAAAGAATCTGTATGTTGCATTTAAAAATATCATTTAATCCCACAACCCATTCTGACAGTGTGGGGTTTAGGGTGGGTTCGCCACCCAGGATCACAATGTTTTTTAATTCAATATATTCGCCCCAGCGTCGATAGGTGTCAGCATAGTCACTCCAGCGTTGCCAACCAGTGAATCGATGATTGTTAAAACGATTGCAATTTTCACATGTCAAATTGCATACGTTGGTGATGTAGAATTCTACTTTGTTTTCAAATGTGTATTTCAATGCAATTCCGCCTGGTCAGTATTTAGTGATTGAATCCATCCAGATCAGTCCACATATCTTGAAGTTGTGCTGGCCGTAAATATCCATGTCCATCAAGGACAAAAGGAGTATAGAAACTTTGAGCAGAAATCGAGCAGCAAAAGCACAAGCAAAACGTATGAATCAGGCGGTAGAAAACACCATCAGCTTTTCACAAGCACCCAAAGCGGCCCAACGCAGAGTAGAATTGATCCCTCGAACACGAAATCAAGAAGCTCTTGTGTTGGCTCTCATGGATCCTGATCAACATATTGTTGTCACTGCTGGACCAGCTGGTACAGGTAAAACTTACCTAGCCATGTTGGCCGCAGTAAAAGCACTTAAAGAAGGAGTATGCGATCGCATAGTACTAACACGACCTGCCGTTGAGGTAGAAGGTGAAAAAATAGGATTCTTACCTGGCACTCTTGAAAAGAAAATGGAGCCATGGACAAGACCTTTGTTTGACGTCATGCGGGAATTTTACCGCCCAGCAGACATTACGGCCATGATAGAAGAAGGTACTATCGAAATCTCGCCACTGGCATTCATGCGAGGTCGAACCTTTAAAAACAGTTATATAATCGCGGACGAAATGCAAAATGCAACTCCCGCACAGGCCAAAATGCTGATGACTAGAATAGGGCAAAACAGCAAGATTGTGATCACAGGTGATGTGGAGCAAGCTGATCGTAGCACTGTCAATAATGGACTATTGGATCTGTGCAATCGCTTGCAGAATCGTGATGTGAATGGTATTGCTGTGTGTAAGATGGAAACACGGGACGTTCAACGTCACCGGATAATTGGGTCAGTGTTGAAGTTGTACGCAGATTAGGAGGTGATTATCGCGTAAATTTCCCGCCAATTTTTGACGACCGGAATTTGTTCGTTGACATGATTCATATTATGCCCGTGCTCCACCAGGATGCTACGTAACCCTAATTTGTGTCCAACTTCAGCATTTTCCGGTTTGTCTTCTATCCACCAACAGCCGGAATCTCTGTAGGGCTCCAGTGCTTCATTCTTATCTGCACCAGTTTCCAAACAAACAATCTGTTCAAACGCTGTTTTTCCAAACAGTTTGGCAAGATTCATTTCTCTCAGTCGCTGTGCATTTACATCTGAGCTTAGACTTGTGATGCAGTGAAATCGATAGCCATGTTCTTCATGCAGGCGTTTCACATAGTACATGGCATCTCTCAAGGGTGGCAAGAACCCAATGGCAGCTGACTCGTTAAACAGTTTGATCAGCTTGCGGCCTTGGTCTTTTGAGATGCCATAGCGGTCACCAATATCGTACACAAATTCGCCGCCGGCCTGTTGTTCGTGCCCGTGCTGTTCCATCCAGATGGCAAATGCATACTCCCAGTTAAGGAGCACGCCATCTGCGTCAACTAGGATCAATTGTTTAGGGTTGTATTTTTTCATAGAGTCTGAGTATTTCGCCTTGTGTGGAAAAAATATTTCCGTTTAGTTCTGTGGTTGATTTTGTGTTAATCAAGTGTACTATATCTCGGGCTTTGTTGTCAAGTTGATTTGATAACCCACCGTCAGGATGCACACCAAAAAAACAAGCAGGAAAGTTCATTGCAAACGACTTCATGATACAAGCATTGGTAAACTTGTTGCCAATGTAATCTGCGTAACCAACATGATTGAGTTTTGGTTGCACAATTAACTCACTCAACATCCAACCAATTTTGGTACTATGATCAATCCGATTGCCCAACGCATGCACAAGATAAAATGGAAATTGACAAGATACAAAATAACTCTGTTGCCAATCTCTAGGATTTTGCACAGTAGATTTTTTAAATTTTGATTCGCTCAACGCTGATGCATTGTGATTGAAAAATACCAAGTCAATATGCTGTAAATTTGGAATGCATTGTCGAATGTTTGCCAATTGCATTTTTTTCCATTCAACTGGTATCACAGTCACGTTGGGGGTGTGGACCCAAGCGTTAGCATTGCTGGTCACAAGATACACATGATAGTCGTGTGCCACAAGTTGTTCAGTCAATTTGGCGCCAAATTTTGATCCGCCGCCCATGATCAAACAAGTTTTCATACTACCAGCTCCGGAAACACCCGGCGCCAATTGGTGCCCCGCAGCTGGTCCAAATGATCAAAATATTTGACATATCCCGAAGGATCAGACTCTACTGTTTCTAATTCTTGTGTACATCTTGCAATATTGAACCAGGAGTTTGATTTGTTTTCAATCAGTCCAGATGTCAACAATTGATTTATCTGTGTGCAAGCAAGTTGCTTGATTGCAGTGGGTGCATGCCTGGCACGTAGATATTGATGTTTGTACAGTTGATTGATTGTGATGTCTGTAATTCCGTGCTCTTGCACAAAATATTTGATAGTATCAGTCAAGTCAGATACACTGCCCACAAACCATACTAGATTTAATCGTATGTCATGACCAAGTGTTTTGATAGTTTTGAGATTGTTAAGAAACTGATTCCAGTTGCCGCCTTGTCTTACATAATTGAATTTATCTTCTATACAGTCTGCACTCACAGTCCAAAGAACATTTTTAAATCGTTTGAGTTCGACAAACACTGAATTAGAGTCAGTGGCTTGACTGATGTTTGAATTGATTCTTATTGGAAGTTCTGTATTGACAAGTTTTTTGAGTAATTTAACATTGTGTTTGATCAACAACGGTTCGCCACCAGAAAGATATATCTCTTTCATGACATACTGATTTTGTTCAATCCTAGCAATAATGTCATCAATATTCTTGTTGTCACTTCGATTGGTTGTTATGCCTTGTTCTTGTGCAATCAAACTGCTTTGAGCCGGATTGCAATACACACATTTAAAATTGCAGGTATTGTCCCAATGTAAATCAACGCCATTAAGTTCAAATGCAGTGATATCTTCATAGTTGATATCAAAGTTTTTAAACATGGGATTATAATGATTGCGTAAATCAAAGTGCTCAGTACCAGTGGTCAGGCGATGACAAGCTGTGCAGTTTTGATTGAAAGTATCTTGTAATAAATCTTGTTTGATTGCCTGTATATCTGCTGACTGTAAGATTTGATCCAGCGGTTGATCATTTATATTGCCAAACGGAATTCCTTTGCTGCAAGTGCGAACAGCACCATCAGAAAAAATTTGAAAATGGTTCCATGGTACTGCACAAAAATGTTTTGACTCTTTGAATAAGAAAAACTTTTTCTTATGGCTCAACAATTTCATATCCATTCTCGTTGAACAACCGTGTTATGGTTGATTCATAGTGTTTCATGTAGTATTCTACAATTTTGTTAAAGTCTCTAGGAACTTGCACTCCGCCCATACTGCACTTCACTACCTCTAGCTTTTTAAAATCAAGAATAACATTGGCAGTGGCATGATCTCTTGTTTTGAGATTTTTGGCCACAGCCATAACTTCATCAATTTGGCCAGTAGGCTTCTTATAGTAGGTCAGGATTAGGTATCTCATTCAATATTACTCAGTTCAATTAAAGTGGCACTCAAGTTGATTTCCTGATCTGCACTCAATGGAATATTCACCATGCCGTTGCGTATGATCACAATGGCTTGATCCTGACGTTCAGGTGTGTCGCCCCACAGATCCAAGTTGTTGTACATCCAAGTAAACACTTCGTCTGCATCGTCCGGGCTGGTGCTTTGTGCAATCAGTGTGCGAGCCTGGCGCACCTGTCCTGCTTTAAACAGTTCAACTGATTTCAGTCTCCAGTCTTGTGTGCCAACATCTGCTCGACCTGGTGGCAACAACGTGCCACTTTGACTGTTGGGCTGTACCAAATTCAAACACTTGCGCAGATCAGGGTATGTTGCTTTGATATACGTGTCCAAGGTGTCCAAATCAAACTCCACACCTTCGGTGACCAACACCGTGGCCACTCGAGCAGTGAACTCTGTGTGATCAGTTTTGATGATATGAAAACTCTGGCATCGACTGTGGATGGGTTTCATGATCTTGCTGGGACTGTTGCAAGTTAATATAAATCTCACAGTTTGTGAGTAGTCTTCCATGAGGTTACGTAGTGCAGGCTGAACTGAGTTCACGTTCATGTAGTCAGCTTCGTCAATCAGCACAACTTTGAAAGTTCCAAATGGCATGGTCTGACAAAAAGAGATCAGCTTGTCTACCCACTCAACCTTGCGAGCTTCCTTGGATCCGTTTGCGTACATCACATCAAATTGATCCACGCCCAGTTCATTGATCAGCAGTTTGGCCAGTGTGGTTTTACCTGTGCCCGGCGACCCCGACAGCATCAAATGTGGAATGCTTTTGTCTCGTATCCATTGTTGTACTTGCTCACGTTGTGCATCATCCACAAACACATAGCCATCGACTGTGCTAGGACGATATTTTTCTACCCATAGTTCTTTCATTAGTATCTGCTTCCTGGTTGTCCGGGTTCATTTGATCCGGTGCATTGTAAGTGGTGATCTGTGGAGTGCGGGCACCGTTTGTTGCCACACGTGGGACAAACAATCATTCTGGTTAGCACCCAGGACCAACCTGATTCTGTTTCTCTGTCCTTGTTGCAATTATAGCAGAAACACTGATAGTTTGCATCCGGATCGGTAAACATCATGTGCGTCCTGGCGGTAGTTTGTTGGTACCCAATTGCCGCTCAAATGAACTTTGTGTTTGTAGTTCATCAGGTAAAGGTGGCGGAACCCAACGCGGCTTGGGTTCTTTTTTGCCAAAAATCTCAGTATGTCTGGCCGCTAGTTCTTCTTGACTGACAGTTGATTGTCGTGGTCTTGATCCTTTGCTCATTTCTTCAGAGCCTTCCACATTTTTTCTTTTTCCAATTGTTCCAGCCACTCTTGTTCACCAGTAAAGGTAGCAGTGTCTTTGAGCATTTCTTCCACAGCAAATTTCACACGATACAAGTCTTGTTTACAAGGCCAATTGTTCCAACCAGTTTCATAATTGTCGTTTGCACCATAGTACATTTTTTGACAGTCAGCAATGACCTTGTCCACGTCCCAGTTGATTATCATGTCAGTTGTGTTGCATATGACTAGGTTTGGCTTCCACGTGAATGGCACCCGAAAATGTTTCATCTTGCGGCTGTTCGTCACTCACCAGCATGATGTCTTTTGGATCTACTCTGCGTAGGGTTTGCTTGCCAGTTTCATCTTCTACTTCAATGCCCCTGGTCCAACGACCATGTGCCACACACACCCATTGTCCCACAGTGACTTCATGTTGTTCTGGACCCACAGCATACACTTGTCCCCAGCGTGGACGGATACCGGTGCTTTTGCCGTTGTCGTTCAGCAACACAATACCACCTGTGGTAAAACGTTCGTCAAAGGTCATGTCAGTCACAATCACTGAATCATTCAGTGGATGGATTTGATTCTTGTTTAATTGATGTGCGGAATATGCTAGTTTCATGGTGATTTCTTGTGTGTCCGGTTGTACTGTCGATTGACTTGTGCTGTCTTGCTGTTAACCACACCGCCGCGATCGTCAACTACATCGCCTCTTGCGTTGACTTTCATATTGCCCACTGCACGAACTTTTTCGTTTTGCAGACGCAATGCGCCCATGTCAATTGATTTTCCTTGAGCTGTTTTATATAAACTTTTTGTCATGATTATCTCCTAAAACAATATTTAACGCAAAAACTCCGCAGGATCTAATTCATAGTATAAACTGTTGATTTGATGCACACCCAATTTGTACAGCACAAAACTGGCTGTACTAGATCCCCGGCCCACGCCCCAAATCAAATTGTTTTGTGTCATTACATCCACAAGGTATTTGAGATAACGCAAGAGATTAAACAAGTCGCGTTCTTGAAACAACAACAGTTCTTCACCACATCGTTGTAGTTCAGCATCTGTAGTGCATAGACTCAGCACATGTTCTGCTATGTCCATTTGCTGATATTGATCACTCATGTACCACCGGCTTTGGCACTCTCGGTCATATTCCTCTGTGGGCATGATGTCCATCAAGTCATTGTAGGCAATTAACTTGGGCACATTGTCCAACATGAGTGCGGCTGTTTCCAGGTCCACTGACGAGTCCACTATCATGCCGTCAAAGCCCGACGGGTCAAACCCACGCATGACTAGGTCAACTAGGTCTGCTTCGTTGAATATCAGTTCACCGTGATTATTTTGCTTCATGCTTGCGAAAGTTGGGATAGATTACAGTATTACCAGTGGGTTCAATGCGATCTTCTGGCCACATGAGGCCATATTCGTGCCAAACATTTGGTGTGACTTTGACCACATTGTCGGGCGTTGATTCTGTTTCCAAGGTATGGTGTTGAACAGAAGGATTGTGCCACCAAGCATCTTCTGCCACTGGCCAGTGTGCAAACACACCAAGATTGTCTTCGTCGTCATGCGAGTACCAAACAGAATCACCCAGCACACTAGAGATATCCAAACTGGTCACAGTCATTCGGCCTTCCATGATAGCATTGAGTTTGCAGTATAACATCATGCCAACAATCTGGTCAACTGGTGCTTCAGGCAGGGTGGTGACATTGGTACCTAGCATTTGAAACATTTCTGCTTTGTCATGATCTGACGGACCAAAGAACACAGTATTGGCCAAGTCGTGATACACAAAGCATTTGAGTCTTTCTAATGCAATGTTACTGCTGGCAGCATCTTCAGTTTGAGTTAGCAAACTCACACTAACTGAATAACTGTTAAGTTGCAACTGGTCTTCGTAGTAGATGCCTGCCAAGAACTCTAGATCATATTGTAGTCGTACATTCATCCGATATTAATTTTGTCTGAAAAGTCGTTATCGCCGGCTGCTTTTTTATAGCTTTCTGCCAGGCGGGCCTGATATGCATTGTAGTATGTTTCAAGGGCCATGCGTATCTGATCGGCAACATGCCCGTTACCAGTTCTTTGTGCCATGCCCAATTTTTTTTGTAAATCGCTCACGGTTTGACTCAGTTGTTCTTGAGTCAAATGTGATATGTCACCGATTAGTGGATGTTCCATAATGCATTATAACATGCATTACCATCAAGGTCAAGCCCAGTTGCCCACAGATATCATCGAACTATTGCCTAATGGAATCAATTTGATGTAACTGTTTGGCAACACAGTTGGTGCGCCGCCGGGTGCCGCCGAATATAGGAACTGTGGTGTGATTGCTGTGGCAGCATTGGTTTTCATAATGCCTTTGAGAGTGATCACAAGGTTCTCAGTGGCCGACGTTGATGCTCCAGTTACCACCAATGCTGTGGTTGATGTGCCGTAGATTCTGCTGACAGCAGTCAATGCAACACCTGTGGATGTGGTAACATCTGCAGTGTATGTAATACTGGTCAACGCACTGGATGCATTGAACAACACGGATGTGGTATGACTGGTAGTACCAGCTGCTCGAGTGATATAATACACCGCTTCAAATTCGTATGTGGTTGACGCAGCAAGACTCACTGCACTTGGAGATGAAAATACTGCTTGTGCTGATGTGGTGTCAGTCAACGTGTTGTTGGACACTTGCACTCGTAAAAATTGACTTTGCAACTGCCCGCGCTGGCTGGCTACTGGTGTTGCGTAAAACACTGTGCCGTCATATTCAAATGCACCGGCTATTGGAGTGGTCAGCAATGATCCAGCTGTAAAATCCAATGCTGCCGCTGATGTTGTGCCGGCGCTGGGATACATGTAACCGTTGATGTTTAGGCCACTGATATTGCCTGTGGCAGTGATCAATCCACCAGTGGTCAAGTTGCCACCAACTACGTTGCCAGTAGAAACTACTCGGCCGCCTGTGATCAAGTTGCCACCTGCTGTGTTGCCAGTAGCAGTGATATTACCAGTAGAAGTTACTGTGGTAAAAGCAGCAACTTTGCCTGCGCCAGTTGCGGTAATATTACCTGTAGCAGTAATGTCATCAGTGTTGATGTCAGCACTGGTAAAGTTGGTCAGCGCACGGTTCAAGTCAAACAGTGTGATGGTACTGCCGCCATCAGATGTGCTAAATGCAAACTCATAATAACCTGTGGCACCAAATGTAATGGTATTGCTCACTCCAGATGTGCCAGGGCTGATGCCTTGAATACCACTCAGCCCCAAACTCACCGCAGCCGGCAGTGTGAGAGTGTGTGCAATGTTGGTGATATTAAACTGTATACGCATGTATCCATACTCGCCCGATATTGGAAAATTTTGGAATGATAAACTGATGCTGCCAGTGGTAGATATAGTTTGATAATGTCCTGTTGCGTAATTAACAGTGAGAGCACCCGAAGTACCAGTTATAGCTACTTTAGTGGCTGCAAAGTCTTTTATCAGGGCAGCATACAACAGATTGCCACCCATATTGTTGTCCAGGGTTTGTCCAGTTAAGGCTGCTTTAAGAATTGCTTTGGCTTGGAGATCGTTAAGTTCGTCTTCAGCATACTGGAAATTCTGCTTGGTGTTGGTAAAGTTATCGCGGAATCCTTGACTGTTGTTGTCTTGTCCAGCTACAGGATATGATCCGTCAATGTTGTTTGGGTTAATATTACTTGCCATTTTTTGTCCTTGTTAAGCCAAAATATTGGCTTTGGGAAATACGAGATATTTATCTGAGCGGTCTGACGGATCGTACATATCCACTGGTTCGATAAATTGCAAACTACCTTGATCAAATATTGTTTCTGTGCTAACCACAGTGGTAGCAGTGATCAAAGGCAGCCATTTTACATAGATTAGATCCTGCGGTGCATTGCCAGGTCTATAGAGGTATGTGCCACCAGTGTATTTTTGCCCTTGCGTGGTGGTCACATAATCATTGGTCACAGTTTGCGTGTATTCTGTTAGGTTTACAATGTAGTTTATGGCTTCGGCATTCATGACTCCGGTAGCAGTAACCAAATTTACTGTGGGCCCACCTTGAACATTGCTAATTGCAAATCGATTGTTGCTTGCGTCTATTGACACAATGTAATACAGTTGATCACTGCTGATGCCGCCAATCAACGTTCCGGTAAAATAAATTTGATAATTTATACCAAGCAACCCAATGCTACCAGTGGTAATCCAATTTCCAATGCTGGTGGTTGCTGTACAAATTATATCTCCGCCGGTATTTTCAAGATTCACAGTGTACATGCTCATACGGTCATTGCCATAATTTGCAGTCATGGTGCCTGCCGCTGTGCTCAACGTCACAGCAGTACTGGATCCTGCTGTGGCTGTAACTGTAAACGCTCCATAATAAACAGTCATAGATCCCGAAGCTGAACTCAATCCCAATGCTGATCCGCCTAGAGTTTCACTGACTACAATTGTGGTTGCTGTAGGAACGTCAACCACATAATAGGGTTTGGGCAGTCCAGTGGCGGCGTATCGAGAAATATTTCCAAAAACTGTGCCGCTGAACCAAACTTCATCACCTATTGCAAACGGAGTACTGCTAGACACAGTGATTCGATTTGACCCTGTTAAAGTAGCACTAGCGGTAACGTTGCTCACAGTTCTTACATAGTATACCTCTGTTTGTGCATTGCTATTTTCATTGTCAATGCCACCAAACGTGGTGCCAGTGAACCACACTTTGTCTCCAACTGTCATGCCTAGTGTACTGTCGCAAGTAATTACGTTTGTGGAGGCAGTTGTGGCTGTGCAGGTTTGTGCATATCCTTCATTTACCAATGGACCATAGTCATAAGTTCCTGGAATGGCCACAGCTGAGCTTGCGGCGCTGTCAAACCCTTCTTCGTCAAAACTGTCAATGTTGTTGGACCAAGCCTGGTTGAGATCACTGTAGTTGCTGCCAGGTGATCCACTGTAGCCTTCTTGTTTGACAAATATTATTATGCTGCCATCTTCCAAATACACCTCAGCATCAGGCGCAGGGAAGCTGCCAATTATGACTTCGGTAGTACCATCTATACCACCTAGGGCGTTGATTTCGGCCAAGGTGCGACCGTTAACATCTGCAAATGCCAGTTCAGTTGCGCCGTTCACTAGACCAAGATCAGTAAATCCAGTGGTGTTCACACGATCAAACGTGGTAAGATTTGGTTGCGGAGTCCAGTCTTGTGTGGTAGTGTCCCAGTTACGGCTTAGTGTTGCATCAAGCTCATATCGATCAACTTTGAAATCAATTTTGTTCAGTTGATTGCCAAAGTATTCTTCAAGGTAATATGCAATTTGTTTGCTGCGATTTGGTTTGGCATAACAGATCACCCAGGCAGGTGTAAATCCCAACACACGACCATTGGATTGTTTGGAAGTCATCCACAGTGGTAGTTTGGTAGAAATTTGCCCCACAACATCAATCACTTGATCTCTCATGTTGATCAAACTGTTGGGATACACTGATGTCAATTGTGTGCTGCCATCTAAGGGATCTATAATAGCATACGGCAGTGTTACTATCTTGTTAACACTTTGTCCACTGGCATTCACTAGATTGTCAATAATTTTGCTGTAAACCACTTCGTATACAACTTCACCAGTGACTGGATCAACTGCTTGTGCAGTAGAAATTTCACCAAGCACTAGATTTTTCCAATAGTGATTTAAATACAGACTTTCCACATAAGTTGAAAAACTGTCAGGAGCAAGTCCAAATGCATGTTCGTATTTCACACGAGTGCTAAGTCCAAAGTTAGGATCGTCTGGGCGAAATATATAGTCAGGAACAAAAATATCTGTATTGGTCAGCAGTTGTCTGAGTAACGCACGATCATTCTGTGGAGGCATAGCCAACACAAAGAGATTTTGGTAGGGTTTGTTGTACTCTCTTATCACTCGAACTGTGAATGTTTTAAACACAGAAATCACGTCTCTTGTGCCAGTGGGTGCCATGACTACTGAGAGGTTTGCTCCTGATCCTGCACCTGTTATTGTGAATGTTGCTGGGCTAGTATATCCAGCACCTTGTTCAGTAATTGTCACAGCAGTAATTGCTCCTGCGCTTGCAGTCAGTGTACCTTCTGCTTGAACCGCAGTGGCACCAATTGGAGTACTAAATTCTATAGTTGGCGAACTGTAACCAATGCCGCCGCTGTTGACAATAACTTCACTGACTTTGTATATAATTTGTTCAGTGTCTTCAGCATAGGCATTTACTGTGAATGTAAACGAGCTGTCCCAAGTGGTTTCTTGAGTGCCTGATATGGTGCTTTGGCTGCGATCAAATGTGGTTTCTCCTAAGTCAATAGCAAACGTATTAAATGTAACACGGCCTGCTATTTCTCCTGACGGCAGCAATACTAGACCTTGTGGCAACTCATTGAATGCGCCACTCTTGAGTCTGTACAGTAGTTCTACGCCACCACGATTCACAGCTTCAACTTTGAGCAAGCTGGTTGATCCATTTTCTATTGATCCAAGATCGCTTGGAGTGAGCCAGGTAACTTCGGCATCAACTGCTCCTGAGATAGTGAGTGTAAATGGATATAACTGACTTTGTGGAATGTCAACTGGCACGCCTTTAAGTTCGCCAGTGGCAGTTGACAGCGTAATGGGCGATCCAACAATGCTGGTAGCAATTTGGAAAGTGGTAGTGGTTGGAATGGCCACAACATAATATGTGGTGCCAGCAGTGATTCCGCCAAAACTGGTTCCTTCAAAAACCACTTCGGCACCAATATAAAAATCTGCTCTTGCAGTACTGTTGCAAGTTATTATGTTTGTGCCAGCTGTGGTTGCTGTGCAAATTACACTTTTTGCCCGTACCTGAATATTAAAACTGTAGGTTACTTCTGTAACACCTTGATCAGGAATAAAGCCATAATACCATCCTGAGTTTGGATCCAATGTCAATCCTGGTGGTAGTCCAAACCCTTGATTGACCGAAATGACGTAGTCAAGTTCGTCTTTGTCGTAGTCTTGTCCAATGAATCTGTATGCATAGTAATTGTCTCCTCGAGCAATGCCAAGATCGCTAGGATCATAATTCAACAAGAACGGAGCACGTTCGGGAGTTTCATCAGCAGTAACAAACACCGAGTCAGCAGTAATGTATGTGTCATCAGCCACAAGGTCTTCACGATTGTAAACAAATATAGTGAATGTTCTTATGTTGCTGGTTTTACCATCAGTGATTTCCAATGTAAATTGATAGTTACGACTCACTGCTGCACTGATAAAGTCAAAAGGTACTGTGGCTATAGGTGTGAGGTCGTATCCTGGAGTTTCGTCTTCGTTGGGTGCAGGTGCAATATATCCTGAAATCAATCCACTGGTGCTCAGTCGCAATCCTGGCGGCAACTCACCAGCAATTTTTCTAATTATCACAGCCTCATTGTTATCAGTAGTGGTGTATTCAATTTGCAATTCAACTCTATCGCCATCATAGTATTCACCAACCACACCGTTGATTGGAGTGCTGGTCATTGACTGGCTGATACTAACTGCGTAGGTACCAGTTCCGCCCACACCGTTGATTAGCCCAATGATAGTGGTACCTACTTCGATGCCAGGCCCTTTGAGACTCATGCCCAGTTGCACAGTTCCAGACACCAATGAAGTAACGTTTAGTGTGGTTCCTGAAATGCTGCCAATAAAGCTCGCAGTATTATTGTCTGCAAACGCACCAGCAGGAGTCACAAACTCTGGAATATCATTGCCACTCACAGTAATTTCAAACGTTCGATCTGCAATACGGTCAGGAACTTCGATGCCGTTTACCATTTTTTCTGTATATGCTCTTAGCGTAAATTTACTGGTAACATCCTCGTTGACTTCTGTAGGAACACCTTGTAAGCTGGCAACAGCCTGCGGAACTCCAGCAATCAATCCAGTGGCACTGCATTGAACACCTGCTGGCAGTGTGCCAGCAATCATTCTGTAGTACAATGGTTTGTACAGTCTGGCTACCAGCAAGCCAGTAGCAGTGGTCAATGCTACAGCAGTGGTGGCAGTGGCAGTGGTTGCAACAGAAAATTGTGTTGCGCTGTTGATTGTAAAAACATAGTATTGTGCCAGTTGCGTCAACCCACCAAAACTAGTACCATTAAAAACAATAACCTGACCAACTATCATACCAGTGGTGCTGTCGCAAGTTATGAGATTGGTAGTAGCTGTGGTAGTAGTACAAGTTATTGGGTCGCCCACTGGTGGTGTGGTTGCCCGCATGGACTGCTGGTAAAATACACCTTCGGGTATGACCCCTAGGTCGCCTGCTGGAGTGATCCAAGTTGGTTGTGCCATATGTTATTTCTTAAGCTATTTGGTCCCAAGCAGACCCGGTCCATAATCTCAAAGCGCCAAAGCTGGTACTGTAATAAAGTTGGCCTGTAACAGGGCTTGCTGGATCGCTAGACGCAACGGGTATAATCATTCTGGATGTGGCCTGTACATTTCCACCGGTGACATTCCCAGCACTTGTCTCACCTGTGACACTTAGGCTAGTCAGTGTTCCTACAGAAGTAATATTGGGTTGTGCCGCAGTGGTCACTGTACCAGCAGTGGTAGCAGAAGTAGCAGAAGTAGCAGTGGTAGCAGATGACGCACTGGCTGCAAAAATAGCATTGGCTACTGATCCAGTAACATTAGCACCAGGAATGAAAGACAAGCCAGCGCCTGAGCCAATGAATAGAGCTGCCACTACGTTAGCAGAGGCTGAAATAGTAGTACCACTGATTACATTGGCGCCGGTGATATTACCAGTAGCGCCTGTGGTAACAAATCCGCCACCAGTGACATTACCAGTAACGGATAAATTGGCCAATGTGCCTAATTGTGTGATGTTGGTCTGTATTGATGTAGTTAGTAATCCGCTGACCTGGGTTGCTGAAACATTATTGGCAATCACATTTCCTAACGCTGACAAGTTGCCAGATGCTGAAACACTACCGCCGGTGACAATATTGGCACCATTGATGTTGCCAGTCACTAGCAAATTATTGGTTATTTTATTAAATTGCAATCCAGATGTGGCATTGGCTGTGTTGTTGTCATTGAACAGCACAAACGTATTACCGCCAGGTGCTGTCAAATTACCTGTGACGGTAGTAGCTATAATATTACCCACAAACAACGGTGCAATAACATTGGCAGCAGCAGAAATCTGACCAGTAGCGGTGTAATTGCCACCACTGATGTTTGCAGCTGAAGTAATGTTTCCAGTAGCAGTGACCAATCCCACAGTGGTTACATTACCACCAATCACGTTGCCTGTAGAGCTAAACACGCCAGATGAATACATGCTACCACCTGTAACAATGTTGCCACCAATCACGTTGCCTGTACTTGATACTACCCCGCCGGTGTTTATGTTGCCGCCGGTGACGTTACCTGTGGATGTGATTAGTCCACCTGTGGTTAAGTTTCCACCAATCACATTGGCTGTCACGCTGACAGTTGTGCCAGTGTGATTTGTAGCAGAAATATTTCCGCCAATGATGTTACCGGTAGCCGTGATCAACCCAGCAGTTCGTATGTTTCCTCCAGTTACGTTGCCTGTGCCAGAAATAGCGCCAGCAGCTTGCACATCACCTGTGGCGCTGACTGTGCCCTGTGCGTCAATGTTGCCCACAACTAAATTTCCATAGTTGTTGACAGTAACAACTTCACTGGCAATAGTAACTTGAACTGCGGCAATCAATTTGTCTGCAGAATTGTCGTAACCAATAAATGCTGATCTTTCAGCTGTGGTAAAATACCAAAGTTGTTCACCACGGTCCTTACCATCATTGGTTACCAATGGTTGATTGTTTGCAGCTCTACCAATACCAATGATTGGATCCTCAACTGCTAGAGTGGTAACATTGGTATATTCTGTGTCGCCTGACACAGTTAGGTTACCAGCAATTACTGCGTCACCGCCCACAATAAGACCCGCCGAAGTCACAACATTGGCACCATTTACATTGCCTGCGGTAGAAATATTGCCGCCAATTATGTTACCACTTATGGTAAACACATTGGAAGTCTTGTCAAAAGTCATTCCAGCACTGGCGTTGGCCAAACCATTATCATTAAAAAGAACTTGTGTGTTTGATCCAGCAACTGAAAGATTTCCAGATATGTTACCAACCACATTGCCAATGAAATTTGGAGCAGTTATGTTACCGCTTGCTGTTACAGTTCCACCAGTAAGCAAGTTGCCACCAGTGATATTGCTCACTGCACTCAACGTGGATCCTACCACCACACTGTTCACAATGTTTGCAGATCCCAACCCAATTATGTTGTTACCAGTGACGTCGCCTGTGGCACTAACTTGACCAGCTGTTCTTAAATTACCGCCTGTGACGTTGCCACTTGCGGATATAATAGTGCTGGTGATGTTGTTGGTTGAGCTGATGTTGTTGCCAGTTACGTTGGCATTGGCAACTATATTGGCGCCAGTTATGTCTCCGCTGGCAGTGATTGTGCCACCAACAGATATCAATCCAACAGTAACAAAGTTGGCGCCAATGATGTTACCTGTTGCTGATACAGTTGCACTGGTTGACAAGTTGTTACTGGTAATATTTCCTGATCCACCAAGCGCATTGCTTACCACCAATGAATTTAAATCACCAAGCGTGGTCAAACTTGAGTTGATCACGTTAGCACTGAGTGTGGTTCCTGTAAGCAACGCAGCATTTGAACTAACGCTGATGCCTGTTAATTGACTGCCGTTACCAATGACGTATGCACCTGTAACGTTGCCTGCGGCACTGATTGTGCCAGTGGCCAACACACTACCTGACAAAATTGCACTGTCACCTATTAAATTGCCAGATGCATTCACAATACCAGTGTTTATGTTTTGTGAAATAATATTGCCAGATGAAGAAACTACTCCAGCTGTGGTTAGGTTCCCGCCAACCACATTTCCAGTAGCAGTGAGATTGGCCAGTGTGCCAACTGTGGTAAAACTGGCCGAAGTTACGTTGGCACTGAGTACATTTCCAGTCAATAATGCTGCATTGGCCTGGCTAACCACACCAGTAAGTTGACTGCCGTTACCAATATAAAATCCGCCGGCGCTGATGTTGCCAGTGGCACTGATTGCTGAGTTTGCTAATAATGTGCCTTTTACTGTGGCACCTGTGCCCGAAACAACCAGCACGTTTGCAACGTTGGCTGCACTCACACTAACTGTTGAATTTTCAACAATTTGAATGTTTGAAGTACCGTTAGCAATGCCCGAAATACCACCAATATTGTAGAGTTCTGTAAAATTGTCATTGACAATTGTGAACGCTGTTCTCAGTGGTGATCCGGTGCCGTCGTTGGCAGTATTGCCAGTATCAATAAATTGTTGTGCCATAATCCAGTCCTAGTAAGCTATTTACCAAAACTCTGTGCACCGCTAAATACACCAGCTCGGAGTAAACAATGTCATATATCATCAATAACAGCAGAGGACAAACAATTGCTGTGGTCCCAGACGGCACTATTAACACCACTAGCACTAGTTTGAATCTAGTAGGTCGTGCTGTGTCTAGTTATGGCACGGCAGAAAACGAAAACTATGTGTTTTTGTTGGAAAACTTTGCCAATGATACTGGACCATTGCAACCAATTTTAGGACAACTTTGGTACAATTCCAGTACTGATGTTATTTCTGTATACAGTTCTGGCAATACTTTCACTGCATTGGCCAGCCAAGATTATGTGCAAGCTCAAAAAATCAGTCCTGCTTTTACTGGAGTTCCCACAGCACCCACAGCCGCTGCCGGCACAGCCAACACACAATTAGCAACCACTGCATTTGTTTCCAACAGTCCACAATTAAGTGGCGTGCCCACTGCTCCTACTGCTGCGGCTGGCACAGCAACCACACAGATTGCAACCACAGCATTTGTTTCCAACAGTCCACAATTGAGTGGTGTGCCCACAGCACCCACTGCCTCATCGGGTACAGCAACCACACAGATTGCAACCACAGCATTTGTAACTGCTGGACCAGCCTTTGCAGGCATACCCACTGCACCAACACCAGCAAATGTGTCTAACAACACTCAATTGGCTACCACTGAGTTTGTGCAAAATCAAAAAGACAGTCCAGCGTTGGTTGGGATTCCCACTGCGCCTACCGCAGCCGCTGGAACCAACACTTCGCAGTTGGCCACTACTGCTTTTGTTCAAGGCGAAAAAGTAAGTCCAGCATTTTTGGGAGTGCCCACAGCACCAACCGCAGTGGTAGGCACAGCCAACACTCAATTGGCCACCACTGGGTTTGTTTACAGTGTAACTGGTAACTTGGGAACAGCCAGTCAGCAAAATGCCAACGCTATTGCAATCACTGGTGGAACAATAACAGGTATCACTCCACTGGCTATTATTGATGGCGGCACCGGCGGAAACACTGCTGCCACAGCTAGATCCAGTTTAGGACTTGGATCAGTATCACAACAAGATGCCAACGCAGTTGCAATTTCAGGTGGCGAGATAACTGGCATTATTGACTTGGCAGTGGCCGATGGCGGCACTGGGGCAAGTACCGCAGCTGGCGCCAGAACCAATTTGGGACTAGGAACAATATCCACACAAAATTCCACTGCTGTAAACATCACAGGTGGTACAATTACAGGCATCACTCCATTGGCCATAAGTGCAGGTGGTACTGGGGGATTCGACGTTGTTTCTGCTAGAGACAATCTTGGACTTGGTACTATTGCTATTCAGCAGTCCAATGCAGTTGCAATCACTGGTGGTGCAATTGAAGGTGTAACCATACAAAGTTTAGCAACACCATTGCCTATTGCCAGCGGCGGAACTGGTGCAACCAGTAATGTTAATGCTCGAATTAATCTGGGTCTTAACAGCATGGCCACACAGGCTTCTGACAATGTCACTATTACTGGTGGTCAAATAAGCGGTATCAGTGCTATTGCAATTGTATCTGGCGGAACTGGCGCAACCACTGAGGTGCAAGCCAGAACCAATTTGGGCCTTGGTACCATGGCCACTCAAAATTCGTCAAACATCACCATCACTGGCGGTACCATCACAGGCATCACTCCGTTGTCAATTGCACAAGGTGGCACCGGTGCATCAGACTCGGCCGGCGCTAGAAGTAATTTGGGATTGGAAACTGGTGCTACCACAAACGTAGGCACCATGGCCACTCAAAATGCCAATGCAGTAACTATTGAAGGCGGTTCTATTACTGGTATCACTCCATTGACAATTCCCAATGGCGGTACCGGAGCGTCCACAGCAGGCAATGCTAGAGCAGCTCTTGGCATTCCTGATTTCCCACTGTCTCTTCTAAATGGTGGTACAGGTGCCACCACTGCGGCCGGTGCAAGAACTGCATTGCAGTTAGAGTCTGGCGCTACTACTACAGTAGGGACAATGGCCACTCAAAATGCCAATAGTGTGGCCATCACTGGCGGCTACATAACTACATTGACTGCACCAATACCTATCGAATCTGGTGGAACAAATGGAGCCACAGCAGCAGCCGCAAGAACAAGTCTAGGGGTTCCTCCATTAACTAGAGCTATCAATACAGGCAATGGGCTGGCTGGAGGCGGCAACTTGGCATCTGATCTCACACTCAGTATTGCAACAAACAGCAATGGCTATGGTGTAAGATACATTTCGTTTGATCTTCCAACTGGTGGTAATGACGGCGACGTTTGGTATCAAATTTAATATATGGCAGAAGTAATAAGAGAAGCAGGGTACACTGGGTTTGTCCAGAGATTGACCTGGGTGCATGGCAACGCTGTGCCTGTGACTGCATACTTGTGGGGCGGTGGTGGTGCAGGCGGCGCTAGGGCGCCAACTGGGTCATTTACAACCAGTTATCAAGGCGATATTCAGCAGGATCCTTGGTTTGGTCCACTGATACCAAATAAATCTGGTTATTATGAACTTGGTTATAACGTTTTTAACGAAGGACCAGAAACCTATTACCCAATAGCATGGGTTGTGGTAATAAATGGAATTATAGTTTATGGTTCTCCAGTTCCGCCACCGCCACCTGCACCAAATCCAGCCAGACTTAATAATCCACCACCCACAATCCTGGCTAACCCAACAACGTTTCAAGGCGTAACAATATACACACAAAATGGAGTACAGTCTCCGTATTTTGTGAAAGTTTACGATTTTGATTATACCACGTACACAAGTGGCGCAGCAGTAGGCGGCACCGGCGGCGGCGGTGCGTATGCACAGGTTAATTTTACCATCAACGAAGGTGACATACTTGATGTTGCAGTAGGACAAGGTGGTGGTGCCGGCGGCGTCACTGCATTGGCCTCTGGAATAACACCAGGCGGCGAAGCTGGTGCTGGTTTACTTACATCGAGTCTTTTTAACACTGTTACTAACACTGCCTCCCCACCTGTTTATCGTGAATTCAGTCCGACCTACTGCACATTTTTAAACAATTACGGAGTTTGGGTAGACCCGCCTTCGGCATCAGTGTTTGACAGAACATATACCGTGGCATTTCCGTCGACTGGCAACTATCAATTTACCATATGCTCTAATGGACGAGCAGATTTTTATGTAGATGGTGAATTTGCGGCATTCAGTTATGATCCACAAATTCCCTGGACTGTGGGAGTTATTGTTACAGCTGGCAATAGAACTATTAGAATAGTGTCAACTGCTGCTACCGGCAAACGAGGCGCCGTTGCATTAGTTATTGGATCTGGTGTTAATTATGCCGGTGCCCGGGGCGGTGATGGAATAGCAGGTGGTGGCGGAGCCGGGGGTGGCGGCGGCGCTACAATAATTTTAAAGAATGATGTGATAATTGGTGCAGCCGGTGGCGGAGGCGGAGGCGGAGCTGGTGGTATCACCAGTGCAGGTGCTAGTGCTCCGGGCGCACGCGGTCAGAATGCCGCAGGATTTTTTGCTGGTCAAAATGGCACCAGCAGAGTGTATTATAATGGCGGTGGCTGCGGCGGAGGCGGTGGCGGCATCACAGGTGGCCGTGGTGGTGCATCCCCAGGTGCAGGCGGCGACGGCGGCACATCAGGATCATTTGGTGGCAGCACTGGAATTGAAGTGCAAAATCCTTCGGGTAGAACTCCTGGTGGCACAACCAACATTTATTATCGAGCAGGTGTTGCATTAGGTGGACAGTCTCAAGCCGTTGTTGGCAATCTTGAAGGAAATGGCAGAAACGGCTATGCGGTATTTGTGTTTGAAGTGCCGGACATACATGTAAAAACTGCTGGCACATGGAATCCAGTGACCAAAACTTTTGTAAAATATACTGGACTATGGCGCTTGGCTAAGAAAAAATTTATAAAAATAAACGGCGAATGGGTACCAACAATTGCATCAACCAGTCCGGTGTTTGCAAATTATCTTGGCCTTGGAACAAATCCATTGCCAGCAGATTTTGAAGAATTACCACCACCTCCTCCACCAAGTGGCGGCGGAGATGGGTATGGCGGTTGGGACGGTGGTGGAGGAGGTGGTGGTGGCAAAGTGATCTGTACAGCACTGTACGAACTTGGCTACATGGAAAAAGAAATATTTGAATACGACCAAGCCTATGGTTTATGGTTGTATCAAAATGATTTTGTGTCTTATCGTGGCTACAGAGCCTGGGCTGATGTACTTGTACAATATGTCAAAGGGCAAGGTCGACCCATGTTGCCTAAATTGTTATTCTGGAAAACCGCTGATGAACAACAACGATTGAGTCAGCAGTTGGCCATATCACTAGCACGAGTCATCGGTGGCGCATTCTCTAAAGAAATTGCTCGACGTGCTGGGCACAACATTCCATTCAGCATTGGAGGATGGGCATGTGTGACTGTGGGTCTTGCAGTTAACAAAGCCATTGGTTATATTGTAAAGAAAATTAAAAAGACCAGTACTATTGATTACAAGGAATAATATGTTTACCATACAAGAACTTACACAGAAATTTCATGCGCTTGATGACAGCACAAAAGACAAGGTGTTTGAACAGGTGACCAAGAACGCAGCTCAGTATAATGAAATTATACCCAACGTCCCATTATTTCTTTACATACTGCAAGGTGATGGTGGTGTTCCTGTGTGGGCCAAAAACAGTTCAATTCTGTTGCAGTATAAGGCTTGGGCATCAAACCCAAAAAATCGATCTAAACTGCAAAGCTAGATCCACAACCACAGGTTGAAGAAGCCTGTGGATTGTTGATTACAAAACTGGCACTCATCAAATCTTCTTTGTAGTCAATTGATGCGCCGTTGAGATATTGCATGCTCATAGCATCCACAACTACCTTGACTTCATCATATGCAAAGTCAAAATCATCTTCGTTTTTGGTTTCTTCAAATGTGAATCCATAACTGAATCCTGAACAGCCGCCGCCCTGCACAAACACTCTGAGCATGAGATTAGGGTTATTTTCTTCAGCAATCAGTTCGCGTAATTTTGACACAGCACCAGTTTCTAAATTCATTATAGTCTTTCGTTGCAAACGTCCCAGTTGATTATCTTCCACACGTTGTTGAGATAACCTTCTTTGTCCGCTTGATAATCTAACGCCCATGCATGTTCCCACCAGTCTACCAAACAGCAGATGTCTGTGCGTACAGCATGATTGGCGATGGTCTTGATGTCACCACCAGTACTCAAATACACCCAACCTGATCCTTGGATCTTCATGGCAGTTTCTTTGAACTGCTCCTTGAAGTCTTCCCAAGTTTTAAATTTTTCTTCTATCAACGCGAGTACTGCGCCGCGGGGACGGTTGGTAGCTTTAGGAGCCCTAAGCTGAGGGAAGAACTTATTGTGTAAAAAACTGCCAGCACGATTAAAATCCGCATTGCCTTCTCCTGCGTTGTAACGCTTTGCATAGCCTTTGGCCAAGTGGTCAAAGTGATAGTCTATTGTGGCTCGGCTCATCACAGGCTCAAGATCCTTGATGCCGTAGGGCAAAGGAGTGGTTTCCAGTTTTGCCGGACGTGTGCTTGCTTCTACAAGATTGATGTGATTGCGAATTTCCATAAACTTATTTATTTTGCAATGTCGGCAATTTCTGCAATCTCAGTTATTTCGCCAGTGTAAAAAAACACCAGTTTTTCGTTAGGGGTTTTATAACAACTTTTTTGTGGGTCCACCCAAGGTACTAGTTTTTCTAAATCCAGTGGTTCTTCAATGTTGTAGACCCATGCTTGTACAGGTTCGTTTTTCAATCTAACTGAATCTCTGTTCCACTGCCCCAACAACATGCCATAACTAAAACTCCACTCTTGTGGTTTTCGATGCACAAAATTTACTTTCCAAACTTCTGGATTGTATCTAATCAATGGCACAGTTTCTTCAGTGCAATGCACTTCGATGGTGATGGGTGTGGGTTTTTGTTCAGTCCAGTCTTTACAAAAACGACGCCACCAGGTTTGTATTTGCATGCCCGTGGCCAACTGTGTTTGTAAAAACTGAGGAATGTATTCTGGATCGTATTTGGTATGACGAACAATTGTACGGTCCAGGCGCATTTGTTGAGCCACATCATCAAAATGCATTTCTATTCCATGGTCAACATTGTCTAGTCCCAACATCTGTTCAAAATGTTCAGTTGACTCGATCAACGTACCAGGTCCCCATTGCGTAAAATTTGATTTAGGAGTACCGTACACAATTACTGGAATATTTTCAGCTGGCAATCCATTCAAGATCAACGCTGCCAGTCGATTGTTGCCCACAGTAACATCGCCGGTGTCACACATCACAAATGGAGGAAAGAAAAACTTTTCTCGGCGGTACTTGTATGTCATGTCGTTTATTTTGCTAATTTTTCTTGACGCATCAGCATCATCAGACTCTATTGCAGTTTTGACCACACTGTTGAAACAAGTTTCTACATATGAATCATAAAACGCCTGGGGAATCCCAGTCAAATAATACATTTTGAGATCAGGCATGGTTTCAAGCCAGCCGGTTCCATATTTGCGAACTATGTAGCTTGGACCGTTTTTTTGATCGGTAAGATATTGTATGCTTTCTTTTACTGACATTATTGTTCCCTCTTTGTTGGCATTAATCGATAACCTAGACCTTTGACAAATTCCCATGACATTGAGTCTGCTTCAAAGTCTTCTCGCATGGCTGTGCCACCATGCAGTTTGCAAAAACTATATTCTGTTGCGTAAAAATTCATTCCAGTAAAATAACTTATGTTTGCTAATCTTTCAAGCCCCAGGCCATGATTGTGAGTACACATCTGCCAACTGTGCCCGGCCACTATCCAATGTCTACAAGGCTCCGGTAACAAGGAAGTGTGATGTAAAAAATCAACATCATTGTTAAAAAAAATACTTTGTTCGTTGTCTAACAAATATCGTTGCACAAGATGTGATGTTTGCTCATGTTGTCCTGAACTTTTTAAGATATTTAATGCAACCCAAAGATCTGCGTCTGTTGGTGTTTCTGTTGGATTGTTTCGTAGATCATTATTGTAAGTCCAACAGTACCGCTGAAAAGTGTTACGCAGACTCCGATCGTTCCAGTCAAATCGATTGTGTGTTAGGCTGTTGACTATACATTTGAAATTGTATTCTCGCAACTGATGTATGAGATTTGCATAAAAATAGTCTTTAAAAAATTGCCCGCCTGCAGGCTCCCAACAATCCAACAAGATCAATCCATCTACAGTTGGTATTGTGTTGGTTTTTGAAACTATCATTTGCGTCTTGTGATACGACCTCGTGATAGATCGTATGGGCTGAATACAATTTCTACTCGATCGCCAAGAAGAACTTTGATGTTGTTGGTCCGCATACGCCCTGACAGGTATCCAATCACCACATTATCTATGCTATCTAATCTGATGCGAAACATAGCGGCAGGCAAAATCTCCTCTACTGTTCCTTCCATACTGATTGTTTCTTCTTGTTTGGCCATATAAGTGTTTACTTATTCGAATTTCAATTCCGCAGTGATCTTCTTCAGTCGATCAAAACGGAAACTGCGCCATTCTTGTTTTTCTAGGTCAAACACACGAAGGCTATGTGGATCAGGTTCCTTGCGCGGTTTTTTGCTTTCTTTAACAATACCATCCACTGGTAATACTGGAGTTATTGCAGCTGAGGGAATGAAATCCCAGTTGAGTGTGCAAAGCATTTCGCGATCGGTGCCATCTGCTTTGACAAAGGTCACTTTGATGGTACTTTTTTGTAGCAGGCTCTTGATCCAATCACGGATGATGGCCTTGTTGACATCATCTGCCTCTTGATATTGTGTGCCTGGCGCTCCCTTGAGCAGTCGCACCACTTCTTGTTTTTCCCATGTAGCCATATCCATTTGGAGTTCTCCTCTATAAGTTAATTGACGTTTTTTCTTCATGCTAAAAATTTTGTCAATGCCAGCACCACATTGGTACCACCAAATGCAAAGCTGTTGTTCAAACACACATCTTGTTCATGCTCAACAACCTCAGTTGGTAGGTACACACCTTCAGGAATTGCAGGATCAGGATCAGTTAGATTCCAATTGGGAATAATTTGATTTGTTTTTAGCACAGCCAAACAAGCCAGCAGTTCCATGGCTCCAGAGTTGCCCAACAAGTGCCCGTGCAGTGCCTTGGTTGAACTGATGGGAACGCCACTGCCAAATACTTTTTGTATACTACTTAATTCAACCAAGTCTCCAACAGGTGTGCCTGTGCCATGTGCGTTGATATAGGTCACACGACTTGGATCAATACCATTCAGTGCAGATTGCATGGCAGAGATCTGACCTTGTTCACTGGGCTTGGTTAGAGTTTCGCTGCCACAACTGATACCATATCCCACAATTTCTGCATGTATCACAGCATTTCGAACCAGCGCATGATCCAAACTTTCTAGAACATAAACAACACTGCCTTCGCCCAAGATGATGCCATCTCGTGTGGCACTGAATGGTGCAGACTTTGTGCCCATGGCCCGCATGGCCCGCCATTGGTCCACTAAAATGGGACTGAGGCAAAATTCGGCGCCGCCGGCTGCCATAACGCTGACCTCGCCATGTTTGATGGCTTTGTATGCTTCTCCAATAGACACACTGCTGGAAGCACATGCCGCTGTGTGTGTGAACACAGGACCTGTGATGTTGTCTTTTGACGCAATAAAACTGGCTGCGCCACTGCTCATTGATGATACCAAACTGTTTGGACGCACTCGACCTTTATCCTGGAATTCAAGAATGGTGTTGTTCACTTCGTAGGCAGCACCTGCGCCTGTACCAATGTAAACACCATCCACACTGGTTTTTGCATCTGCTTTTGCTTGTTGGTATGCCAGCATGGTGGCGCGAGCAAACAAACTTGTGGCCGCAGTATCATAACGATCAAATTGATCATTGATGTTGCTGTGTCCTAATCCAACCTTGGCAGTGTTGGCCTGGAGAGTTTCACTAAAAATGATGCCTGATGTTCCTGCATACATGGCAGCAACAACTTGATCATAACTATTGCCCAATGGAGTAATGCAACCCACTCCTGTAATAACTACTCTATTCATGTTTTGATCAGTCGAATAAATTGTGCCGCATAGTCAACTTCCCACCACTGCTCACGTTGATTCCACCGTTGTGGATTGGCATGATGATTGTTGTGCCATTCTCCAATGACTAGGGCTAGATAGCTATTTGAACTGGTATCCTTTGTGGCATGATTCTGATAGGTGGTCAAACCGTGAGTGTGACACACGGTGTTCACAAAACCCATGGCCAACAATGCTCCTGCATTAGCAATACTATAGCACAAAAACAATACGGGGTCAATGGCCAATAGCACCAATGCAAACGTCAAAACAATCAATGCGTAATAATTGTGAGTGAACTTCATCCAAGGATCTCTTAGATCTCTAATGCCATCCCACATGCTGAGATTGGACAAGTTCCAATTGAACAGTATCACATTGAGAATTCCAATGTCTGGAGCATGTGGATCTTGTGCAGTGTCTGTGTGTACATGATGGGCTCGGTGGATGATGGAATAACCAACTGGTGACCCAAAACAGGCCAAACAAGAACTCACACACAAAAATGCATGCCAAAACGGAGTGACTGTGTAACTGCGGTGTGAGAAGTATCTATGCAATCCTGCATGGTGTGAGATGAACAACAAAAAACTGTAAAAGAACACAAGGTATATTGCGTACCACCAATGCCATTGATATACCAATACTGGTATGCCCAGCATCGCAACAATCAATTGAACTGAGAGAACCTGTTTGGTTCTGTCAGGATCACCTTGCCAAATCATTTTTTAACACGATTGACCGGATCGTTCACAGCTTCGGTCAAACTGTCAATGATTTCTGCCAAGTTAGCTGGCTGACTCATGTCAGCAGAGTTTACTTTGATGCCAAGTTCATCTTCAACATCAAATATCATTTCAATCACAGACAGTGAATCAATCTTGGGATTGATATTTTGCAAGTCTGCAAGAGGTGCATCCTCTGCAAAGTTGTCAATGTCTAGATCGTACTGTTTTTTGCAAATCCTCAAAATAACTGTTTTGACTTCGTCGCGTGTCATGTTTTACCTTTCTATAATTTCATGCAAATTTTAACAAAAATACAAGATACTTTTTCTCATCCACAATCTCAACTTCTCGACTGTATCCATTCATGTGAGTGTCCGATGGCAACAACCGGATGCCGTATGTGTCCCGGAACCATGCTATTGTATCCATATCAGTTTTACAATGCGTTCTGCCTTCTTCTGACTGTCGACACTTTTGCATTCGTACCCAAAAGCCAGCATCACCTAGAATGGTGTCTAGTCTTTTTTCCGGCGTTGAATACAAGTCGTTGTTAGCCACGGCGCATGGTTGCTATATCATGTGCTTCTTCATTTGAGAAGATGGGCACAGCATTGGACTTGTGCATGGTACCCACACCAATCATCTTGGTGCCAGTGTACTGCGGAATTGCCTTGCTGGACACAGGGCCCAACACAGAGTCAGCACGACTAGGAATGTTGTGTCCTGTGGGACGGCCTATAGGTGTGCTCAATTTGTAGTCCAGTGCAGGTGCTTTCATGGCACGAGTGCGGCGCTTTTGGTCAGCATCCACTTCCCACTTCTTTTGCAGTTCTTTCCACGAAGCATCAAGCTCGCGGGCTTTTTTTGCTTCCTCGGCGTTGCGAAACTTGACTTTGCCTTTGCGCTTGCCGCCAAGACTGAGACTGGGGTGGTGGAGGTGCATGCTCATGGTAGGTCTTTCAAAGGTCGCTCAGGGCGGGTGGTACAAAATTCACAGGTGGGATCGTCACACTTGGAGTCAATCCATTCATTGATCACTGGATTGTAGTAAGCGTCATGCTCCGCAGAATATGCAGTGTCTTTTTCATCATTGATCATTTGCTTCTGGCCTTTCTACATGCTTCGCGCATGGCAGTTGAAAAATCAGGGCTGATTTCGCTCCAAGTGCAGTCAATCCTGCGTTCACTTGATTGCAAGGAATTACTCCACACAATAAAAACAAACATCAAAATGGCCAGAGCAACCACAGCCAGCATTATCAATGTGTCACGTATCATTTGCGTAGGAGTTCCATGGTGTACTCAACATCTCGCATGTGAGCAACAGGCTTGAGCCAGCCGTTGTTGATGCATTCTGCAATGACTTGTTTATATTGTGCAGGACAATGATTACTAACTTCAAATCCAGCCCTAGGCACTACTCGAATGCCATCGGGCGAGAATGTGAAATCTGAATCATTTTGACGCAGTGTTTTGTGGGGGCGGCTTGCAGAAATCTTAATCATGCATGCAGTATAGCATATCCTGATTTATTGGTCAATTACTTAAAAAGTATTAAGGCCATCAAAACCGCTTGCACAATGAATCCTGCACCCACTGTGATGATGTTGAGCATGTCTTTGAGCACCACTGCCCGTAAGAACAGCAGGACCAGGCCGGCCCACATAAACAGCACAATGTCCAAACTGGGTGTGCGATCACTAAGTCCGGTCATCAGCGCCAAAAGTGTGGGAATGGTTGCGGCATGAATCACAATGGCCGCTAGCCAACCTAGTGTTTCTGCGGAGATTTTTGGCAAGTGATCTTTCAGCCAAAGTTGCAGGATTTCGGCTGTGTGTTGCAAGTCAAATTTCATCGTTTATCTCCGTAAAAAATGTGTCGGCCAATCTTTTCAATACGCGGTTTGCCCCAGTTGGGATTCACATAGTCTGCATGATAATATAGGGCGTTTTTCAAGCCAGGCAATCGGAAGTTTTCCAACAGCACCTTCTTGGCCACTTCTTCGCTTTCGCGCCACAGTGGAGTATAAACTGCTCGTGTTTTGTGATTGGTTTCGCAGTACCAGGAGAACTGGCATACTACCTTTTCATAAAACACATTTTTTTGATAAACCACGCCACACACGGAATCAGGAAAACGTCCAGATTCCACACGGTTCATTGTGACTTGAGCCACTGCCACTTTGCCTTCAAAAGGCTCTGAGGCTGCTTCCCAGTAGATGTTACGGGTAAGGCAGTCCAGTTGTCGAGTGCGCTCGGCAGCAGACACATAGCCTGCTGGTAGATTTCCTGTTTGTTCGCGCAAGGCATCCAGTCGGCTTTGACACACTGCAATCACAGTGGCAACGACCAACCAGAAGCCTAGGGCTTTCAGGATGCGTGAGCTCCATGTGGCCCACCTGTTGAGAGAGATAGTTTTTTCTTTCATGGTAGTTTTACTTACTGGAATGGTTGCTATCACCGGAATTACCGGGCCAAAATGGTGCCGTTTTTAAACAAACGGCGCAGTTAACTATCAAAACTTGCAGACCGGTATTGGCAGCATCTTGTGCATGTTTCTAGCACGAATGTCTTGGTACCGCTTGAGTTTTTTTCTATCATCTGCTGACAATTTGGCGCTGCCAGGCATGTCGGAGTCCACAGCCTTGCATCGTTGCAAAAAGTCCAAGGCCATCATGCGCTCAAGATCTGGGTAGCTCATGCCCAGTTGACCTTCGTCTGTGCGCCCATCATCCCACAAGCCGTCGGTGGGTGCGGCATCAATGATTTCTTGTGGCAGCCCAAACTCTCTACCCATATCCCATACTTCTGTTTTCATGCAGTCGCCGATGGGGCTGATATCCACACCACCATCACCATACTTGGTAAAGAAGCCCACACCAAAGTCTTCCACTCGGTTGCCGGTGCCTACTACAATACCACCATGGCATTGTGCAATTTGGTACAAGGTCATCATACGCAATCTAGCACGTGAGTTGGCAAAAGCCAGTTCAACTTGTGATGCATTTTCTGCATCACAAAATGGCACAGTTTTCTTTTCAAACGCAGAGAACACAGACGTCAAATCCATGCTCATGTGTGTGACGTTTTTGTAGCGTTCCATCAACCAGGTAGCCTGCATTGAACTGCGATTGTCCAGCTTCTTGTTTTGGCGGATGGGCATTTGCACCACAATGGTTGTGAGTCCTGTTTCGGCGCATAATGCACTCACAACAGATGAGTCAATCCCACCTGAGATCCCTACAACTAGTGTAGAGATCTTGTTTTTTGTTGCGTATTGTCGGATCCATTTTACAATGTGCTTGATACGTTGCTTTGGTGTTACCATTTGACCTCCGGCTTGGGCATTGCTTTTAGTTTGTTCCATACTTCTGCTTTTTCCTTGCATTTCTTTTCCAGCTTGCGATAGCGTTCTCCCAGTCGGCGCAGATCATCCCACTCTCGTTCCAGTTCAGGATTTGGTGTGAGAATGTTCAGGCGTTCTTCAACCTTTTCCATCCAGTCTTTAAGACTCTTGCCATTGATGTCAAGATCAGCTTTGTCCCCTCTAAGACTCATCTTGCCACCTTGTTCAATCGTAGATCCTACTGCACTGTAATTTGCACCAATTGTAAAACTGCCTGTGGTTGTGTTGTTTGTGGTCCAAACAGTGTTGGAGCCAGTGGCACCGTTGAGTCCACCAATGGTGTATCCGCCAGTGATGTTGGTGGTATCACTTATGATTACAGTTGGCATGGTATTTGCATCAAATGCACTTACCAATGGGGGAATAGCACCGTAAGAAGGGTCGGTTGTTAGGTCGTTATATTCGTATTCTTTGAGGTTGAGGTTTACCCAGTCGTTTTTATAAGTTGCCATGTTCCGTCTTTGTTGTCAATCCACTGAACGGTGTCGCCTACGGCCCAGCCTAGTTCGGCGCACAATTCAGTGCCAAGATCCAACAACAGTTCTTCAGGGTTGTTGGGATCCTCAATTACCTGTACAGTCCTAGTCATCATTTTTGATGCCAAACAGTTGCAGTAGGTTCACAAAAATGTTGATGAAGTCCATGTACAATGTGAGCGCACCTAAGATTTCTGCAGGTGTATCTGCGTCATCTGTGGATACCATTTCACGGATTTGTTGTGTGTCGTAGGCTGTGAGGCCCAGGAATATAATGATCGCAATGGCAGAGATAACCATGGTCATCACTGAACTGCCAATAAAGATGTTCACAATACTTGCAATGATTATGGCAACAAGTCCTATGATCAAAAATTGCCCAAAGCTCTCCAAACTGCGTTTGGTAAAGTATCCGTAAAAACTCATGGTAGCAAACAGAATGGCACTTGAAGCAAACGCCATTACCAAACTACCTGTGGTATAAACATGCACAATGGCGCCCATGCTCAGGCCCATTACACCTGCGAATCCATGCAACAGTCCCACAGCCACTCGGTGTGGTGGGTTGTTGGCCAGTGCATAACTAACTCCAAATACTGCTACCAAGGGCAAGAACAGCGTGATCCATTTCATCACTCCAGTGAAAAAGAATGCCATTGCGGCTGGACTGGATGCTACTAATCCAGCTACTACGGCACTGGTCACAATGGCCATGAGCATATGATTGTACACACGCAACATGGCCGAATTGACTTCACCTGCTGTTCTGTAAGATGTTTCCTGTATGGTTGCTTCGTACATGATGTTCTCCTCGAAGTTTACTATAATGGTGAGCCCGAGCAAATTTGTTTTGAATCAATTGCTCGCGTTGCTCTCGGGACATAAACATGGGCCAAGATTCCTCATGTGGTTTATGTAATTGCTGTTCCTTATCCTTGGTCATTTTGCGGCTAGTGCTTCTTTCTCAGCGGTAATTTCTTTACGGCGCTCTTTGATGGCTTTGCTCATCTCTTGCAAGGCCTTGCGGGCACGAGCGGCAGCGGCTTTCACACCCTTGCCAGTAAATTTTTCGTTCTCTGAAATATAAGTTTCGAAAGCGGTTTTGAGTTGTTCATGATTGGTCATAGATGTTTCCTTTGTAAAATACTAATTATACATTGTGCGTCTCACAATGTCAAGAAAAACTTGGAGTTTTGGCACTCCACCTAGATGTAGATGTGGCGCCGGTTCCAAGTGTCCCATACTGTCACTGCGTCCCAATTGTGTGTCCACGAAATTAAAAATCTATCAAACGCTTGTTGATGATGTAGCATCATTCGATTGCCTGACACGGTGGCGTGATCAACTCTATGTTCTTTGATCCAAGCCTTGAGCTGGCTTTCTGCTTGATTGTTGTTTCGTACAATCACAATGTACAGCGGTTCGGCTGTACGAAACTGAGTTATAGACATTTAGTGGATTATGGCACCTTTGGGAATTTGCGGTGCTAGGCGTTCAACAATATTTAATTGCGCGGCAATCTCACCAAAATTTTCTTCTATTTCGATGCGCTCTGAATCATGTTTGCTGGCAGTTTCATCGTCTACACCCATGAGTCTCATAGCGGCACCCACATGCATGGTTCGTCGGCCATTAACATACAGCACTGCCATGATCTCCAACAGCATGTTCTTTGCATAATGGTAGACTTTGTCGTCTTCGTCTTGCATAGTATTAATTAGCACAAATAAAAAAAAGCGGCCCAATTCGAGCCGCTGTTTTTGTGCTGTGTACTATCAGGCTTTGGCAGCCTCAACCAATTGCTCGGCAGTAACAGACTTGGTGGCTTTGGCTTTGACACCTTTAGCAGCCACTTTGACTTCGCCTTTCTTGGCGACTTTGGCACGTTCGGCCAGCTTGTTGGCTACCACGTAGCCGGCATCACCTTCGGTGATACCCAGGGTCTGCAAGTGTTGCAGAGCTTCTATCTTGGTCATTGCACGGGGCAACTCAACCAAGTTGATCTCAGTGCATCCAGCCTTGTTTAGGATCTTGATGCGGGCTACCAGGTCGTTTGCAAAACGAGCCTTAACGGTGCCATCGGCGTTGATTGCGGTACCAGCCACGGTAAAAGTTTTTTCAGTTGCGGACATAATGTTGCCTTTCAAAGTTTACTTACAGAGTTTAAAAAATGTTTTGCATCGCTGCTCAACATATCAATATTATAGCAAAAGAGCAGATTCTGGTCAACCACTTTTGCAATAATTTTGATTTGATTTGCCCAAATCACTGGGCCAGTTCCTTGCTTTGGGTTTGGATGGTTTGCACACCTTTGTCAAACATTCGAGCAATGCCCGAAAAGCCGACAGCACTGACCACCAAGCCTAAAATGAATCCAATTATGAGTTTGCTCATGATGTTTCCTTATACAATTTTAACACGGTTCAGTTGAGTTTTACCATCGCGGTAGCCCTTGACAGTACCAGTAATGGTATGACGATCACCGGCCTTGAGTGCGACCTTGTAACTAAAGAACACCGGCTGATCAGCGTCATTCACAGCATTGACCCAGTAGATGTTGAAGTTCTGGCTGTAACTGGCACTCACCACTTCTACATCCATGCCTACCTTGTCACCCACGGAGCCAACTGTGCCACCAGTTGCTTTCTTCAAGCGGGCTTGCTGTTCTTGACGAGCCATACTGCGCAGATGGCTTTGGGGCAAGCAGGCAATCACTGCCAGTTCATATCGATGTTGTTGCGGAAAGAAGCGATCTGTTACTGCCAGCACCTTCTGAGTGGATTGATCAAAGTCATTCAGCTGACCCTTGAGCGCACGGAAGGTAAGATCATTGCGCAGGAAATTCTGGCACTCCGCACCTTGTGCAATATCTTCTGGCAACAGGCATTCAGGGTGATGCAGGAATTGCAACATGACATCACGGTTACGTGGCGTGGTACTCAGCACTTCGCCTTGCTCACCCATGATGTTGCGACCCTCTTTCAGGTACTCACCATTGATGCGTTGAGCGGCACAGGCAGCGGCCCACACATTTTCTACAGCATAGCCAGGATGCCCGCCACCGGGTGTGACTTGCACAGAACGGCGTGCGCCACGACGTGGGCGAAGCTCATCAGGGGTGTCATCATCAGCATGACCTAGACGTTGCACTTCTCGAGTGCTCCAGCCAGTGACGTCAATAAAACCTGCCATCATGTTCTGCTCCTTAGCAATAAAAAGGTGTGCGGAAACCCAGGGCGGAGTACACACATTCGCGCACAGCAGTGTCGGTGGCTTCGCCAAATTCTGCCTGCTCACTCAATGCACACAAGGCACGATAAGTCTGGGGCCAGGTGAGTTTGTTTTCACGAGCCGACACAACCACGGCATGAACTGCGGCGTTGCCAAGTTCGGTGAACATAGCATAGTCTTTGATGCCGCCTGTCAAGTTGTATTCAATTTCAATTTCCATTTTGAACTCCTTTTTGCTTAACATGTCCATATTATAGCATTTTGGCAATTATTGGTCAACCGTTTCTGCCTGCAGAGCCTCGCTCAACAGAGTTAGGCGCTTGCTAAGGGGGTGGGTGTTTTCGTATGTAGTACCAACATACCACACGCCATCTTTCATGATGTAGTAGAACTCAGCACCACACCCATCAGCCTGCTCAAGGAACTCTTCAAAGGTGTCGGCTACTTTCCACTCACAGCCAGTCTCGCCGCGATCGCGACCGTAAAAGGTGCACCAGCCTTCGCTCTTGACCAGTTCCATCAAGGCCAATTTGGCTTCACGCTCAGGGTCATCTTCTTTGATCTCAAACTGGGAGAACGGATGTGCTTGACCTATCACTGGGCCCAGGCTTGACATGTCACCCAGAGACACCAAGTGGTTGGCGCGAGCACTATCATAGTGATTTTGTAGGATCTGACCATTGTGCTCTAGATAGCCGTCCCAGTGACAGTAAATTGATTTGACTTTGTCACCGTGCATAACACCAATTCTTGAACGTGTACCCATTTTGGACTCCTTTGTGTTAACTAGTCTCTATTATAGCAAATTGGGATTTTTTGGTCAACCAAATTCATACATGTGCTGGGCCATGCTGGGATCCAATTGAACCAGGGCAGTTGCGGCCGCATTAAGCTCGCGATAGCGTCGATTGACTTCTGCACGAGGCAGTTCACCGTCACAGCTGAGATTCTCAGGGCTAAGAGCGCAGTCAATCATTTTGGCCACTCGCAGGCGGCCTGCCTCAGTTTGAATTTCGTACAAGGGTTCTGTACGCTGACCTCGGAACAAGGCCTGGTATTTGTTCTGACGATCAATGTAGGCTTGCAGTGCTTTCATCTTGGCTCCTTTGTGTTAACTAGTCTCTATTATAGCAAATTGGGATTTATTGGTCAACCAAAATAGTTGTCAACGGCACCTTCAATGCCTTCCTCAAAGGTGTCCGAATAGTAGCCTGGGATGTCTTGCTCAAAGAAGGCTTTTAGTTCTTTCTTGGAGGGAGTCTTGCCTGTGAGTTCTTTGGCATACTCTTTGACAGCTTCGATAGCAGACTTAGGTACAGTGATAGTGATTTCCATTTGCGGCTCCTTTTGCGTTAATATGTCCATAGTATAGCAGATCGGGAATTATTGGTCAACCCAAAAAAAAGCCCTACAATCTGTAGGGCTTTTGTAGTACTTGAGTATTACTTTTTGAACTCGCGTTGCACATAGTACTTGACCAAGGCTCGCTGGCACATGGTGATCAAGTCCCCATGGTCCTCGGGCACAATAAAACGATATGGGCATCGTCCCCAAGACTTGTGCGTGACAAATTGATTGTACCAACGTCGATGTTCTCGGTTGGCAGGATCAAACACAGTGTACGGTCGAGAGTTAAATTGTAAAATGCTCATGTTGGTACTATCTAATTTGCGTTACTTTGAGATGTCGTTCTTGCACAATGTCTTTAACAAAATCTAGCAGTTGCTCGGCACTCCATCCGTTGTCTAACCATTCGGTTTGCCACTCATCAAGTCTCCAAAGCATATCTCTATGAATAGTTTTAATGACGTTTTCTAAACGCTTAACATGTGCAGTAGGTCCTTCAAACAGATATTTGAATTCTGCTTCACCACCCCACGCACCTGTGTAGTCTTTGGCACGGCGCTCATGATTGGATGTAATGCCAAAGCCCAATCTATAAGGTCCTGGTAAAATATAAAAGTACATAATTTACTCGTACAATGCTTTGATGTCGTCGTCGATAAAATCCATGATCTTTTCAAACCTGTCCAACATGTGTTGTGGCAATTGTTGTGTGCCCCCCATGCGTTGATACATGTGCAACAACACTACCGCAATGGCGTCATCTTGCCAAGGAAACTTTTCAATATTGTATACTGCCTTGCCCCAACGCTTGTGAGCGGCATGAACTGCTTCGTGGAATTCTGCCAAACCAGCAAAACACCCTTGCAGTAGACCTGCTAACTCACCTAAGAAATTGTCGGTAATTTTAATATTAGCCGCATCAAACCCAGTTTTAATGTCGTCAAACATAAACCACAAAGAACCATTGATAGGATCGTAGTGGAAATATTCATTGTGAAACTTACAAGCCAATTCTAGTGTAGCATCGGGCAAACTAAATGCCTTCATGTGGGTGAAAGCGCCAGGAGTAGTACCGGCATGTGGGCTATCCTCGTCCACTGCATAACAATTGTACTTTTCACAAATGGTTTGTTTACGCTCTGCATCTACGTCATCTTCATCTTCACTGCCATCGATTCGCACACTCATAACTTTGGTGCGGTGCTCATACCAGGGACTAATTTTCTTTTTGCCTTTGCCGTTGATCAATGCAAAGGCTTTGCGAGCAAACGCCTTGTTGTCTGTTTCGATGTATAACACCGGAACTTCAACGTTGCGCCAATCTGTTTCACCTTCAAATACGCCGGCGGCTACCATAGCGGCTACAATTGTGGCAGTATGTTGACCATCTACTGCATGATATTCATCTAGTCCCGGCGCTTTAATACAATACACAACTTGGAGAAGTCTAGGATCAAATATACCAATGGTAGAAATCTTGCGACAATGCTTGGGATCCAATGCACGTTGGATGTCTTCATCAATCAACAATAAACCAAGTTTAACCATTTTAATCATAGGACGCAGACTTGGGCTAAGTTTAATTCCCGAAGTCTGATATGATTCCATCAGCTTGACCCACTCTTTGTACGACTGGAGTTCAGTAATTCTGGTCTCAAGGTCTACCACAGTGGCAATGGTATTTTTTAAAGGATTGAGATTTTTCAGTTTATTCGGCTTGCGCACAACTTCTTCGTAGGCTGGGATCATCAAAGGCTCCTTGGTTAAGATGTATGTAGTATAGCAAATTGGGAAATATTGGTCAACCTAGACAATGGCCGCTTTTTGCGTTTGGCGATCACTGTGGAACACCGTGCCAATCTCTCGAATGGTGTCAGCGGCATGCTGTGGCGATGCCTCAAACATTTCGCGAATGTCCTCGGCTGTGATGCCTTTCACAGTTTCAAACACATAGATTTCATAGTGCCGCTGAGAGTTGTACCGAGCCCGCAGGCGCCAGTGCAAGATGTTGGGAAGTTTAGGCGGTTCTGTACCTTTGAGCAAGGCAAAGGTGGTTTCAGCAGGATCGGGCAGTTGTTCCACGGCCTCAAGGCCATTGCAGTCCCACATCACAGCAAAGCGATTGTGTTTCACAGTCGGAACCTTGCCAACACGGCTTGCGCTTCGGTTATGTCTTCCACTGCTTGGTCGTCTACCAGCGCCAGCTCTTGCATGGCCAATTCTGTACGAGCCGCTTGAAGCAGTTCCAATGCATATTTGTAATCATCTGCATCAGCGTAGAAATGCCATTCTTCTAGCGTTTCTTTGCTGGCGTTCATCAAGAAGTTAAGATTGTCGCGGTCCCAGTCGTTCATTCAAATCTCCTAAAAACATGCTTTAAGTATAGCATGAATGAGATTATTAGTCAAGTACTACTGAAGTATTAGTTTATGCCCAGTGTAGCACAAACGCAAAGAAGTCGCGGTCAGAGTCAAAGTAAAAAATGTATCTGCCAGGGCGGTGATCCGAACTGCCATCAATCAGTTGCCAACGCCACTCATCTATCAGTTCAGTTTTGCACCAAGCCAGCACACGATCCAGTTCGCCGTAGGGTTTGAGAATTTCACGAGCATAGCGGAAGCTGTCCCCTGGGCGTATTTCTTGTGAAGAATGATGTCTTAGCAGGTTCATCAATAGTATGTATTGGCAAATTCCTGTGGTTGCAAATTTTGATCCAGCACATGATTGTACATGATGTTTTTAACTGTGTTCAATCGATCAATTTTTGTTCTACTGCCCAGTACCACAATCACATACTGTTGTCCACGTTGATTGGCAACCAAGCCCACACACCACCCAGCAGCCGAAGTCAGTCCAGTTTTGCTTACCACAATGTTGTCGAATGTGAACAAGATGTTGCCCGAAGTGTGGTCTAACCGAATGGTTCGGATTTGTTTTTTGTGCCGTGTTTCCAAGGCCACTTGTTTTTTAGTACTGGTCTCACGGATAAACCAATAGTTGGAAGCCAAAGTTATCATTGCAGCCACATCATGCACTGTGGAGGTGTTGGCAGCACCCAGTCCCGAAGCATCTTCAAACTGTGTGTGTTTGAGATCCCAAGCCTGAGCTTGACTGTTCATTCGTGCAATAAAAGCAGTTCTGCCGCCAGGATAATCTTCTGCTAGAGTTTCGGCAGCCGCGTTGTCAGATTTTACCAACATGGCTTCCAGCAGTTGTTCTCTAGTGTATTGTTGCCTGGGCAAATAACTGCCCACACGCTTGGTCAGTGTGAGTCGTCTGCTGAGATCCTTGTCATAGTCCAAGGCAACCATGGCAGTCATGATCTTGGTGATTGACGCAATGGCTCGCACACGATCCGCATTGCGAGAGAGTTCAATATGATTGGTACTGGTGTTTAGTAGTAGTACTGATTCTGAATTTGGTGTGGGCCGGACAGGCTTGGCCACAGCCACATTTGCCATCATCGCAAGTATCAAAATCCATCGCATGATTTACTTATGCCCAACGCAACATGAACCAAGCCAGGTCCTTTTCATCTCTAAACCAAAATTTAGCATTGTTGGCATACCAACGCCCATTGGGTTCAGTCTGCCAAGGTGAAGATAATTCTCCAAATGCATGATTGCACCACAGCATCATATCATCCCACAGTCGGCGACTGTCTTGCCATTCAAGATTGCGTGGTTCCACTGTGTGATATTGAGTGCCAAACACTGTGCCAGTATCACGCACCAATTGCACATCTTTGTAGTAGCCCATACTTTTCAATACACTGCGGTCAATCTCGGCGGCAAGTTGTTTGGCGGCTGTTTCAATAATATCTTGTTCTATGTTCATGCCCATTTCAACTGATAAAATGTTGCCAAGGACGGACTGCGGAAAATAAAAGTCACATGCTTAGAGCGTTCTTGAGTGAAGCCATCCCACATGGGCGGATGCCATTCCCACTCAAAATCTTCATGCATGACCAAGCCATCACGCACCAGTTGGTCTTTCAACCATAAGGCTTCGATGGGTTCTATGTCTGTAATGACAACTCTATGCATCGGGCCTGTCCATTTCTCAACACAAACAACATGCGGTCCTGTGGATCACGGAACCACCATACCATTTCATTCACATTGATTTCAGTGATATAACGATCACCGGGCAGGCCAAACGTTTCAATACCCCATGTGGCCACTTCGTCCCACTTGGTTATGGTGTCGTAGGGTCTGCCCCAGGCCAGGTGTGCTCCGTGTGAAAAATCAGGGTCTTGCAAGCCAGTCCGCTCGGATAATGCTATCGCACTTGACCCAATCTCGTTCGTAATACAGTCGATTGTCTTGTATGTTGAAGTGATTGCAGAAACTTTGTCCATATCTGATATTGACCAATGCGTCCCAAGTGTATTCACGCTGCCATTGTTCATAGAGTTCTATGCTGACACTATTGTCTTCAGTTGGTAAATGATATTCTGTAGTCATGTCATTGACCATATTTGCAAACACAGTTTCGCCCATACACACCTTTAGAGTTAAAAAATCAATCCCAGAGATTCTGATAGTACCGACCAAACAAGCGGAAGCCGTTTTGAATACGCTCCTCTACTTTTTTCATACCATCGTAATCGCATTTGTAGGTATCATTAGGACCATGTCTCATTTCAGTGTACTTGTGTTCACCTTTGGGCACTTCATTACCGTCTGCATCCACAGGCACCCACAGTATGTCATGCTCACCTTCACGGAACGCATCTTGCCATGAGTCATCTACCTTGCATTCAAACGCAAAAATCATTTCATCCATGACCCAGTTCCAGCGAGCAAAGTGGTTGCTATCAGTGTCATACTCGTTTTCTTTGGGGGCCGCTTCGGTACTGCGTAGGCCAATTCCTTCGGGCACATCTGAATCATCCACAAATCCAGCGCCGTGTTGTTTTTCTTTCAGTTGTTTCAGCATGGGCAACACAATATCAGCAAGAGTGTGATCCATGCTCCAGGTGTCATAGCGATCAATCTTCACATACTTGATAGCCGGATGCACACGATCCCATACCCATTGAATTGCACGACTGACGGGTGTAAGGCGGTCCGCCCACTTTTCCGCCCACTCTGGACGTTCAATGTATTTGTGTTTGCGTTCTTCTTCTAGTGAACGGATCACAGTTTTATCACGAGCACACTTTGACCAGTCAGTCCAGAAAAACGCATAGTCTAGCATGGTGTAAGGTGAGATCCAATGATCTCTATAACCGCTAATGTAAACCTTCATTTGTTAACTCCTTAATTATTTACACTTGTGATTTGAATGCCATGTTCCGTCTCGGAGCGTTTGAGAGAAGCGATCCCAACACTTGGGGCAATACATTTTTGCAGTGTGATACTTCATTCTTTTACCTTTTGCGGATAATAATATTGACATTCATGACGATAAGGAAACCAATCTCCTGCCATGCCACCCAAGTGTTGTAAAGCACAACGAGCTCGATCTTCTACGTGATTCATCTTGGCAATCCAAGGCGTTGCTGTTTGAGCCACAATATACTGCTTGAGATAGCAAAAACTTTGTTCACGAGGCAACATTACCAGCTTCCATCATCTACCCAAAAACGCACAGTCACAAACAACCAACTTGCACGCCAGGTGCGTTCGTTGGGACTGGGCCAGCCATCATTATATTCACGGCGAGCCCGCGGCATCAAGCTCCAATGCAGTGGGTTCAGTGAAACAATCACTGCGGCACCACTGTATCGAATCCACTTTAGATATCTACTGTGATCAGTTGCCATCTGTCTGCTGATTCCTCATAGTTAATATAGCCTCTGGGATTGCACACCACACGGGTTGACCCAATCCGGTAGTCAAAGTCGTGATGTGTGTGCCCATGTGTCCACAGTTTGATCTGTGGATGATCGATGATGTAGTCATCTAGACTGCTGGAGTAGCCACCATTCATGACGGCATCATCTGCATACCGCGCATGAGTTGACATCCTGCTGGGTGCATGATGTCCTGCCACCACAAACTTTTGATCAAACTTGCCTTCGACAATTTGCTGAATATAACTGGTAAACTTTTTAAATTCATCCACAGCATCCTCAGGCGAAAACTTGCCCACACGCTCACGGAATACAGGTCGTTCTCTATTGTCCACACCGTTGATCTGCTCGTAGGTTTTGTAGTTGACAACTCTGTTGCTGTTGGTTACACAGCGGAAGTCATTCATCATGCTCTTCATGTGATACAGTGTGGTGGGATCTTCTTTATTCATGTCTGTCCACAAGGTGCCACCAATGAAAGTGACATCATCAATCTGTTTGATTTCATTGTCCAACAGGTAAACATTACTCAGCATGTTTGACTCCAACATGCTCTTGATCTTGTTGTAAGTGGTAGCAAAGTCTCCATGGTAGTGTTCGTGGTTGCCCAAGATATAAATCACATGCGGAAACTGAAACGAACAACGTTTGAAAAAATCCACAATTCTATTGCTTCTAGCACTTTCCAAAATGCCATGCGGGTCCGGGCGGCTAATATCAGCCGCAACACAAATGTCGCCTGACAGGATCAACACATCAGCATGGTCCTTGTTGTCAAAATACAAGTCTCCAAATTCAAGATGCAGATCCGACGCTACTGCTATTTTCATTCATTTCTTTCAATTGCTTTTTGAGCACTGTTAGGGCTGACTCATCACCATTGTAAATTGCGGCACTTTTGCTGGGGAACCGTTCACGGAACCGTTCGCGTATTTCTTCCAAGTCCCGACCCTGACACACAAACACCATGGTCTGTGCATTGTAGCACAAAAATTGATCTCCGTCAACCTCTACTGTGAGTGCAATTAGCTTTTCCTCTTCAAGGTCCTGGGCAATGTCACCCAGTTCTTCCGCCATTCGGGCTTCAATTCGAGCCTCAATTCGTCGGGCTATCCAAAACACCAACAAGTTGAATGCCATAATGACCAGGGCCGTTACCATTGCCACTTCGCCCAACCACATTAAAAATTCAGCAATTTCCATAGTATATTTACTTTCAGCCTCGCATGGATTCTAGGGTGATCATCTTGCCCAATTCACGCTCAAAGTCCAGTTCGTCGTGAATCACATACAGTCTGTGCGTGTGGCGATCAGTCTTGTGATCATAAGTGCGGAATGTAATGATCTTGCCGCCCATGGCGTTGCGCACTGTGATGTTGAGTCCTTGCTCACTGTCTATATCATCGGATCCTCTTAGCAGTCGAGATACTTTGCTTCCACGCACAGTGTCTACTGGCACGTTGCCATCGCGGAGATCACGGTTGAAATCCCAACCCCACTTCATGATAAAACTCCAAATGTACCTAATCATACGCCAGCCTTTCTGTTTGCCAAATATTGTTCCCACTGCACCCATTGATTACGAACCAAGAAGCCCCAGTCTCTTTGCTTGATACCGGGCATGAACAAGGTCCAACATTCTACCGCCGGATCCAATTCAACTCTGTGATAGGTATTGGCACCTGCACATCTAAAACTGCCCGCACCACACCAACGAGCCACTTCGTTGATCTTCATACCATTCTCATCAAACTGTGGGCGCCATTCCCAGTATCCACCTTTGAGGATCAAGGTGGCATAGGGCCATGGATGATCATGCACATCGTCTGGATCTGACTTTAGAAACTTGTGTACAAACACATTGAATGGGAATCGTTTTCGATCCTTGAGAAACACATAGTAGCGTTCCAAATACGGCTCACCATTCACACGGTCCATGATTATGCGATATCGACCCAAACGCTGGAAGAATTTTTTAAGCATACAGCTATTATACAGGAAAAGTCAATTTCAGTCAAGAAAAAGCCCTACCGTAAGTAGGGCTTTTGTCAGTGTGTCCAGTGGGATTTGGACAGCGAGTTTGGTTTAGGCCAAACCAAGAGCCATTGCTTTGTAACCAGCGGCTACCAACTTGCGTGAAGGCTTGCCAATCACGTACTCGGTAACTTGCAGGCCATTGCCGGCTTTACGGCTGTTGGCATACACGGCAAAGCCGGCTTGACGAACACGGCTGACTTCAGCACTCATGTTCTTGATGCCAAATCGCTTTTCAGCGGCAGCAGGGGTAATTGCTTCGCCATTTTGCAAGGCGGTGAACAATTTAAAGGTTTTGGTGGTTTCACTAATACGCATTTTTATCTCCTATAAGTGTAGCTGTTGCGTCAGCATTTCACTATTATATAGGATCCTTGTTGTAAATGCAACACAGTTTGGCAAGTCATTTGCCAAAGTATTTTAGATTGGCAACATGCCCAAACTCAGTAAACCCTTTGCCAGGCTGCCGCGTTATATATGTGTAGCCAGGAAGGTCTTGGTCTACAAGTTTCTAACTCAAGGAGATACCATGAAACAATTGATCGCTCTCATTGCCGCTGCCGTTGCAGTTACCGCTTTTGCCCAGGCACCTGCTGCCAAAAAAGAAGAAGCCAAAAAGCCTGCTGACAAGGTTGAAGCCAAGGCACCTGCTGCCGCTCCTGCTGCCGCTCCTGCTGCCGCTCCTGCACCAGCTGCCAAGAAAGATGAAAAGAAAGCCGACGCCAAGAAGTGAATCCTGGTTCGTAGGCCCCACCTAGTTCTCATTGATCCCAATCTGCTAGATGATTCTGAAGTAATTGATTATGGCGAATTTGGTCTGCACCGTGGGTATTCAAGACCCAGAATGGTACAAGACTCAGACAACGATGAAGAAGTTTCAGACCATGTGGCAGTTAGACTGTGGATTGCAAGGCTCAGGGCCATGGAAAAGTTTCGTGAAGTAACTTCATAAGATTTTGCCAAAAAGCCCGCTTCGGCGGGCTTTGTCATTTTAGTTTAACATACAAAGATATAAATAGGCTTATAACATAAGAGAGCGTGACTATGTTGCATACCATAACAACACCCGATGACGGTTTGATCACATTGATCAAAGATGACCCAGTGCGTCCTGAAATTCCAGCCAGTGATCGTGTGAATTCAAACTCTAGAATTTACGTTTGGAAACAGGATGACCAACCTGCGGCCGTGGTGTGTGTGAAGTTTTTGGAAAGCATTCCAGCCGCAGTAGACGACATGGTTGACTTGGTCGGGAGTGCCACAACTGCGGTATTTTACACTATTTGGTCATACACTGCTGGCGCGGGTCGTACATTGATCTTGGAAGCTACTAAAAGCATTGAATCAGAGTTTCCGGGCATTGAAACTTATGTGACTCTAAGTCCAAAGACCGAAATGGCTCGAAAATTTCACCTGAAGAATGGTGCTCGAGAACTGCGAGAAAATTCTACCACCGTTAATTACATCTATAAGTAATTTTGCTCGTGTAGCAATCTTGTCCTGCAAGGGGCGGGGCTTGATCACACACACATTACACAGGAGAAAAACATGAGCAAAACACCTTACGAGATCCGTCTCGAACTTCTTACCTTGGCCAAGGAAATCCTCCAGGCGCCAATTTACGAAAAACGCAGTGAACTTACCAATGAATATCATTCCAAGTTGACCGACGCAAACCGTGAACACTTACCGTTCCCAACCATGCCAGACTTTCCGTCCACAACGGACATTATCAGCAAGGCAGAAGAACTCAAGAAGTTTATAGACCAAGCGTAAAAAAGAAAAGCCCCGCAAGGGGCTTTTTAGTTTGCGCTATCGGAGTTTACTTCTTGTTGAAGGACCAATAGATCACTGCCAATGCCACCAAACCAACCAAACCTTGAGAGCCTAAAGCACCCACGAATTTGATAAGACTTGCGGTCACATCGATTGCCAAGAACGGAACTGCGGCACCAAAAAGGATTTGCAGAACCACGCCAGCGGCAATCAGCTTGATGCCGATATCGATGATACCGACCAATAGGCCATTGGCCTTAGATAACACATTGTCCATAAAATAGACTCCTTAAAAAAACAAGCCTCGAAGGCTTGCGGACAAATATTTAAGGAAGCAAAAGAGATCTGGCCCGTTTAGGCCAGATTATGGTGGGGTTTGGTCATTAACTGCGCAGTTCTTTCACATGTTTACATTCACCACGGAATTTGAACCCTGAACATGTGCAAGACCAGTTGCCGTTGATTTCAGTCAATTTGTAAACATCTCCCCGGCTGCCCTGCACTTCAATCACGCGACCTTCGGGCTCGGGTTCAGCCACTTGGGTTGGAAACTGCACAGGATTCACCATGAACTTGCGCCCACGCATGTCCATGCGGATGGGATTCCGAAACACTTTGATGCTGTTGGTCACTGGACTGCGGAAAGCATACATCTTGCTCTTGGAGTCATCCAACAGGTAAACGCCGTTCTTGATGGCATCCCGGTAGTCAGTTGTTTCGGCAAACCATTTCATACCAATTCTCCTGTTGCATCGTTGACCTTGCCGTAGTAGACAGCCTCGAATCCGTTGCCGTTCTCAAGCCAACCATTTATGTTCCAGTTATCACGGTGCTGGTTGTAGAATCCCGCCCACATGAGTGCATCTTCACGGGTGTTAAACTCTTCCTCACGCTTGACCTTGTACAGGTTGGGTTCACCAAGTTCCACGGGGTGGACATAAACGATGTGTACGTATTTTGTCATTCTTCAACTCCATACTTGGAAAGTTCTTCAAAGGTATCAATGGTGCCGTCTTCAATCAATTCAATCAAGCAATTAAACTCGTCACGCTCACTAGAGCCAAACACTTCATCTTCCTGCTTGTAAGCAAGGGCTAGTAATTGTTCTTTCATTTTGCCATGATCCTTGACAACACTTCCTGCGCCGCGCTCAAGTCTGTGATGGCGAACTCCAAGGGTTCCCAGGCAGTGTAGGGCTGTGTCCAGCGGATGGTGTAGAGTGTCATTATTTAGAGTCCGGTGTGGAAAGGGTTGCGTTTGCGAAGATGGGCCAGTGCGGCTTCTTTGGTTTCAAATCTACCACTAATGGGTGTTTGGTGTGCGCCGCGCACAATAAACCAACCTGCCAAAACGCTGTTATAGATAACTTTCATATCACATGCTCCAGTAAGTTTCGCTGGCAGGGTTGCAACACCATGGAGTGTCTGCGTCAATTTCTACAGGCTTACCTGACATCAAATTGCGAACAGTGATCTTGGGTGCAACATAAGTGTCACGAGCAACAATGCTCAAATCATTCACTGACCAACCTGCTTTATTGCAAAGACGAGTGCGAGTGGCATGGGCGGCACCAAAAGTTTTGTATGCACGGTTTTTAATAGGACCGTCTGTAACAATAAGACCTGTACCTTTTGCGACAATTACGTATGACATTTTGGGCTCCTTTTTGTTAAACTATGCTATATTATAGCAAATCGGGCATTATTGGTCAACCGAATGCTTTCACAAGCCCCGTAAGTCCAATTGCTACACTTACAAGATTCACAAACATCTGTGGTTTATTTGCAACACGGATGCACCATATCAGAAACAGTATGGTTCCTATAAAAAATGTAAGGATATTGTAGGGATAGGCCGCGGGCCCGATAGCGTTGAGGCTGTGCCCTGCTACAATAAACACGGCACCTGCCCACTGCAAAATTTCGTTAGTATCTAATTTCATACCTTAATTATAGCAGTTTGGGCATTATTGGTCAACCAAAAAGTAGTACTTTTGTAGTACTACTTTTTGAGGATTTCGTAAAATTGCTGGTTGAGCGCATCCATTTCCGCCTGACTCACGTAGAAGTCAGTACGGGGGTCATAGTAGGCACCCTCTTTGTTGTCATAATACAACACTCTGCCTGAGAAGTTGAACGGGCCTTCTAGCCCGGCACGAGCACTGTATTTTTCGCGCATGTTGTCAACTTCAAAGACTTTGTAACCCATTGCCAGCTCCTTTTGTGTCTGTATGCCCAAATTATAGCAAATTGGGAATTATTGGTCAACCAGGCCGTTATATATTAGTAGAAACCATTAGTACTAGTGGTAAATACTGAGAAGGAGAAAACCATGTCAGAACTAATGCAAAAATTAGTAGAACGCTTGGCCGAGATGTTTCCAGGCTCGGGCTACCAATCCCGATTGGAAGCATACATTGCCGGCAGACGTCCATGTGACGTATTTGATGTTGAACGATTCCAAAAAGAGTTCAGCCAAGAATTTAAAGGATTTTTATGATTGCTAAATTTTTTAATCGTGTGTTTGAACTGTTGGTAGCCTGGGGCGACACTGTGCATGAGTACAGAATGAGCCGCGCCAGTCGTACCTGGTACTATTAATCTCGTTTGATTAATATTTTATCAGCAAGGCCATATTCAACTGCTTCGCCAGCAGTCATGAAATTGTCACGTTCCATATCAGCTTTGAGTTGTTTGTGGGGTTTGCCAGTGTGTTTGACATAGATATCAGTCAACACAGTTTTCCAACGCAATAGTTCTCGAGCTTGAATTTCCACGTCTGTGGCCTGACCCGATGCGCCGCCCAGGGGTTGATGGATCATGTGGCGTGCATTGGGCAGGATGTAGCGATTGCCCTTGTCGCCAGCAGCGGCCAACAACGAGCCCATGCTGGCAGCCTGCCCCATCACAATAGTGTGAATTTTGGGCTTGATAAAGTTCATGGTATCGTAAATGGCCATACCTGCTGTGACTGATCCGCCGGGTGAGTTGATGTACAAGCTGATGGCTTTGTCGGGGTTGTCACTTTCCAAAAACAATAACTGCGCACAGATCAAGCTGGCTGTGTGTTGGGTGACTTCTCCGTCCAGCATGATCACACGATCTTTGAGCAAGCGGCTGTAAAGGTCGTAACTGCGTTCGCCTCGGGAAGTGTTTTCGATAACAATTGGCACTAGATTTGACATGGGGTCTCCTGGTTGATTGCATAAGTATAGCATTATTCTCGGAAGAAAACAATGCGTGATCTACTCAATTTACTCGACAACATACTGACTGAAGAAGTCAACGCTCAATTTGCCCCTGAACTTGAAGGCATGAAAGACGTGATTTCTAGAAGAATCAAGGATCTTCCAGACGACCCTGCTACTGCAAAAGCTCTTAAAGAAATTGAAGATCTGCTGTCGCATATTTCACATGGTGGAAGAATGGGATCAATCAGTAAAGAAATTGAAGCTGTGCAAGATCAAGCTGTGCAAGATGCTAAAAAAGTTCTGGCAAGACTAGCAATGAACATCATGGAAGAAGTTGGTGCCACGCCGTTGCAACGTGCTGATTTTTTCAATACCTGGAAAAGCGATCGGTTGGTCAACACCCAGGCCCTGCTGAGCAATGAAAAAGTTGACTTTCCTGTGGTATTCACTGGTTATACTGAAAATCCAGTCACAAAAGAATTTGTTGACGAAGTTATGATGATCCAGGAATTAGGCATGGGACGAGGCGAATTTGGATTGAACGTACTGAGCAAAAGTATTACTGTGGCAGGCAAAAGTTCAAAACAAGACAATGACGAGGACAGCGGATCTAAAAAGGGTGACTTACAAATCAAGTCAGGTGGTAAAGTTTACCAAGTAGAATTAAAAACTGAAATGGGTGGTGCTGCCAGATTTGGAGATCAAGAAGTTAGGCCAGCAGAAGGATTTGAAGCATCCGCAGTGACGTTGAATAATTTTGTGAAATCTCACAAGGCATACAAAAATCTCAAACGCAAATTGTCCGGCAGCGGCATGAATTTGAACCAGGCCATAGACTTTAACAAACTTCTTTCTCCAGCAGACAGTGATAAATTCCTGGCACTGACTCAACGGTGTATATCTCTCATATTTGGCAATATCAAAGGCAGTAGAAAAGAGTATGCCACAAGATTGAAAAAAAATATAAATGGCATTATGACAGCTATCGAAACTGGCGACAGCGGATCGGCTGCACAACAATGGAGTCAGGCCAGTTTCAATTATTACATGAGCAAAAAAGAAGACGACGGCGTGCTCTATCTTAACTTGAACAGCAAAGTATTCATATACTACAATGATGCAGAACAATTACTGGCACAAGGACTGAGATTCCACGCCAGTACTCCATACATTAGTGCCACAAAAGATCCTGTTAGATCAGTGTATCCACAGATTGGAGTTCAACAAACATCATTTGGTGGTGACGCGGCTCGACAAGGATTGACACAGTTGTCCAAAGGAAAAAATCCTATGGCAGCTTCAACATTCAATTCTGCGTTGACTGATTGGGTCATGACATTGGCAGGCAGACGTGGCATCAACAATCAAAAGTTAATAGCGCAAATTGCCAAGTCAACCTTGAACATGATAGCTAACAAAACACCAAAAGAGCAAATTATTCCTGCACTAGAACGCCAATTTCCACAGTTGGTTCCAAGAGGGGCCGTGCAGCCAGTGGCACCTGCTGTGGCACCTGCTGTGGCGCCTGTTGGTAGACTCACAGGTCCGGGCGTGAAAACAGCTAGAAACCCAGCACAACCTCAGGTGACTGCTGAAGTGTTGGGCAGAGAACGCAGACGTAATTAACGAGTCACTTGGCTGATGTGATCACAGATACCCAGCCGCAGGGCATCATCCGCACCCAAATAAACGTCATGCGGTGGCAACAGATGTTGCTTGATTTGGTCTTCGCTTAGACCTGTACAATCTATATAATGCTGTACCATGCGTTTTTGTGTGAGCTCAAACTCTTTAATTGTGGCCAATAGTTCATGATGTTTGCCATCACTGCCCCAGGCATACTGGTGACTCATGATTGACGTATTAGGAGTGAGTGTTCTGCGTCCTGGTGTTCCTGCCAAAAAGATCAACAATCCGGCACTGGCAATTTGCCCCAGCCCCACAGCTTTGATTGGAATGACCGAACTGCGCATGACATCAATCAAGGCAAATGCTGAACTCATGTCTCCACCTTCTGAGCAAATCATTAGCAAGAGTTCTTTGCGTTTTTTCTTGGCCACAAAGTTCTCGTGCAGGATCCATTCAATTATGGGTTTGATGTTATCATCATCAACCTCGCCCATAAAAACATACATTCCAGCGTCGGCCAAGGCTTGGGTGTGAGTCTGCTCAATTTGTAGGGAGTTATCTGTGGTCATAATTTGAATGTAGGAAAAGGCAGCCGAAGCTGCCTTTATTTATACGCCGTTTATTGCAGGGTAATTTGTCCAACCACTGCATTAGGCTTGGCCAATGCTTCTGCTCGTTTGCGCTTGTATTCCTCATTGTCCACGTCCAGTAATTTTAGTTCACCTTGTGTGGTGCTTACTACACTAGGAGCCGGTTTTGGTTCCGTTTCCACTTTTACAGGTTCAATTCGACTTTGCGGAACCAAGCTACGTTCAAGATTGGCATCAGTATCTTGCTGAGTTTTGCGCTCAACTGCTTCGTTACGATCCATGTTTTGTTCAGCGGCCCGACTGCGGATTTCAAGTTCGCGTGTCAACTGAGTTTGTTCTCGTCGAGTTTGAATTGTGTTTGCGGCTCCAAGGGGCAGACGCAACAACACATAGACCTTGTAGTACTGCCCGTCATGGGTGGCTTGACTGTCTACCCGTTGAGCTCCACTCAACTCACCATTGGCATTCTTGCGAGTGACCTGCTGGAAGTTTTCAACCAGAGCTTGGCCACGATCAGATCTAAAGTTATTGGTCTGTGTGGTAATACGAGCATACATCTGCTCAATCAACTTGCGTTCAGCTGCCATACGAGCTTTGTCGTAGGCCATTTGTTCGTCTGTGCTGACTGCTGTACCAGCCGCAAAGGTCATCTCTGCGGTATCTTCAGGCAGGCGTACAAACCATTCTGGCGCACGGGGTATCACACGCTGAGGCTGGGCTGGCATGGCATACGGATGTACCGGGGCTTGATACACTTGTGGTGCTGGTTGTGCTACCACCTGTGGCACGGGCACTTCGGCTTTTTGAGCACTGGCACAAGCCACAAGACCGGCACTGATTGCCACAACAGAAAGTTTAACGAGTTTCATACACACCTTTCAGGTTAGTTAACGGATAAAGCATTGTAGCAGATTGATTAAAATTTGTCAACCACTATCCACTTTGCATCTTGCATTTGGCAAATGATTCCTTGTACCACAGCAATGTCTTGTGCTTGGAATTCAGTATCCAAAAACCAACGGCACCGAGCGCCGTTGTGCCAAAACTCTCTATTGCGGTCTGGATGCGGTCTAAACTGGCTTACCAGGCCCACTGTGCCCACTGTGGTCTTTCGAATTGTTTGGTGTTCGGGTCTATCCGAACACACCACAACGGATTCTGTAGCTACAGACGTTTGTCCGCTTCGACTTTGCACTTCTGCTTCTGCTCGAGTTAGTGCAATATTGCATGCTGACTGTTCGGATTGAGAAAGATCAAAAGACTGGTCACCGTGAGCAGTAAGCCACTGGTTTCCAATCCTTGCACGGAAACTCACAATGCATCGTTTCTTTCCATTAATTTCTGGAGTTACAGTCTGTGTCAACGCAGATCTCTCAAGTATCTGCGCACGACCATTAGTGGCTGTTTTGCTTTGTAAAACGCATTCACCGGCTGCTACTGCCGCAGGTAACATGAGAGCAATGACTAGTTTTTTCATGAGCAGTGTTTTAAATGTTGCAGATTCCAATTTATCTGTTTGTTTATGGCACCAGATGCAATTTCTTGTCTGCGTTGATAGCCGTCTGGGTCAGTTATTTGTGTCCAAAAATTGCCAATGTTTCCTAGTCCAGCAAACAGCATCTCATCTTCTGATTGCCTCATGCTTTGCAACATCGCAATCTGTTGTTCTTTGATACGACAGTTGGGCTGGAAAAAATTTAGATCACGCTCGGACATGGGCATGCGACTGACATTGGTAACGGCGCACCCACTACACAGGCTGACAATTGTAACGCAGAGTCCAAAGACGGTGGCGAATTTGCGATCGCTGACGTGCATAATCTTGCTCACTTTGAAATGATTGACGAGGAATTAAATCTTGACTTTCGATCCACCTGGCAATGGCAGACCTATTGGCACAGTCATCTGGCATGATGGCCACATCTATTGGCATGGGTCTAGGTGCTGATGCACACCCTATCAATGTGATCAATAGCAAAGGTGCCAGATGTTTAGTGTTCATCGCGCTGACGGTGTTTGATTTTGCGAGTGTACGCCACCCGCAACCTTTCTACTTTGAGTCTGAAAGGGGTATCGCGTGAGTACAACTCCACCGCACGACGGCGCTGGCGAGGTATTTCGAGCTTGAAACTTAGTGTCTTCATGATGTAATTATAGCAGATTGGCTTTTATTGGTCAATCGGCACGTGAGCTCATGTATGCATTGATACCAAAACTGCGCAGAACGTCAGCATAGGCTTGGGCGCCTGCTTCTTTGATGTCCATGCTCTGGGTGCCTGAACCACCGGGGTTCCACAGATCCAGGCCACCGTGGTAGCTCTTGCGGAAGCCCACACTTTTGAGCGCACGACCCAACTTGGTCGAAGCCTTTTCGCTCACATGCACCCAGGCAAAACCACAGTAACCAGGTTCACCGTGTTGGGCACGGAAGTCTGCTTCGGCACGTTCTGCGGCGGCGGTAGCAGTGTTATGGACAGATTCAATATTGTCTAGTGCAAGCATTTTGGGCTCCTTTTGCGTTAACATGTCCATAGTATAGCAGATCGAGAATTTCCGGTCAACCCAAAAAAAAGCCCTACATGCAGTAGGGCTATTGTAATACTTGAGTATTACTTTTTAGAAGTTGCTGTGTAAGCCTTCATGATGCCTTCGCCAAATTTCACATAGTCAAATTTGGTGGTTTCTTGCACGGCTTTGACAGTTTCGCTGGCAACAGTGGTTGCGGCGTCTGTGGTAGCTTTGAATGCTTTCTTGGTGTATTCGGCTTGATTGTCAATGAACTTGATCATTGCGTCTTTTACCAATTCGTTTGTGACGAAAGTGTTAACCCAAGTTCTTTTCCCGGTTTGTACGGTGTCGATGAATGCGTCTGCTGTAAACATAGTGTTCTCCTTAATTAAGCAAGTTGCGATAGGACCCGGCCTATCCAGCGTCCTATGTGCTATTATATATGATAATTATGTTGCATTGCAACAATTATTTCTAGTGGATGGTCACTAAAAACCAAATCCAAAAACGGCATACTAAATACAACATAGGAGATTGAAATGTTAAAAGCTATTTTTAATTGGTTTACCAGCAAGCCAGTTCCAGGCACAGAAGCACCTGTTGTAAAAGCTGAATCTGCACCTTACAAAGTTGAACCACCACCAGTTGTTAAAGTGAGTGAACCAGCACCTGTTGGTGACCATGTAAGGGTAGAAGCCACTGCACCAGTTGAGTCAGCACCAAAAGCCAAACGAGCTCCTGCTGTAAAGAAGGCTGTTGCACCCAAGGCACCTGCTAAACCTAGGGCAAAAAAAGCACCTAAACAATAAACTCGCGTTATATTATCATAGAAGCCCCGTGTAAATACTATATGGGGCTTTTCTATGAAAACAACAATAACAACATTAGCCTTGATGCTGGTTACAGCTGGAGCCACCGCCACTGAACTAGTACATCAATTTAATTCGCCGTCGTTCAGTGGTATCGGTTACAGTAGTCACGTCCTTACAATCGAACAACTAGAGGCAACACGCCGTCAGAAACTACGAGAAGAAGAAGCAAGCAGGATAGCCAAAGCCGAGCTTGCTGCCAAACAAACCAATATAGCTAAATTTCTAGTCAACGTAGAAAGTCGCATCTACGCTCAGTTGAGCAAACAGTTGGCAGACTCGCTGTTCAGCGGTGGGGGCACCACAGGCAGCATGGATTTCCAAGGCACCAACATCAGTTGGGTCAAAACTTCTACTGATGTAACCATGACCATTCTAGAAAGCAATGGCAATCGCACAGAGATCACTGTGCCACTAGCGAGTTTTGCATTTTGATGAAAGCACTGTTTTTATCATTGCTGTTGGCTGTGTCTGGGTGTGCCAGTTTGGATCAAACTCAATTTGATGTACAGCCACCTCAATTGGTGCCACGACAAAATTTGTTGGCTGTGTTGCCCGAGTTAGATGGTCCAAGAATACCTGTTGCTGTATATGGATTCATGGACAAGACTGGTCAGAAAAAAAACAACGACAAGCTGGCGTTATTTTCTACAGCGGTAACACAAGGTGCTGAAGTGTTTTTGATCAAGGCCTTGCAAGACACCCCAAACTGGTTCACAGTGGTTGAACGTGTAGGCCTGGACAACTTGATCAAAGAGCGTCAACTGATTCGCAATCAACGTGAAGTGTACGAAGGCAAAGATGCCAAGCCGCTCAAGCCTTTGTTGGTAGCTGGACTCATGATTGAAGGTGGCATCATTGGTTATGACACCAACATAACGTCTGGTGGTCGAGGAGCCAGAGTGCTAGGCATTGGTGCCAGTACTCAATATCGTGTGGACGAGATTGTGATATCCATGCGAGTGATTTCAGTCAACACTGGAGAAGTGTTGCTGAATACGGCTGTGAGCAAGACGGTGTTTAGCACAGCTCACAATCAAGGTGTTCTCAAATTTGTTGACCTTGGCACAACCAGTGTTGAACTTGAGAACGGGGCTGCTATTAACGAGCCCACCACATACGCTGTTCGAATAGCCATCGAGCAAGCGGTGTACGAAATGATCCAAGAAGGAGCAAAACGGAAACTTTGGTCATACAAAAAGGGCACAAGCCCAAGGAGTGCGGATGAGGATAGTAACTTGCCCACAAAACAAAAATGAAAATAACAAGATCTCTCAAAGGGACAATATTTGCATTGAGCATGATGGCTTTATCGCATGTTCAAGCTTCAAATGAAATTTACATAGAGCAAGTTGGTGATAATGCCACAGTGACTTTAAAACAAGCAGGCAGCAACAATACCATTGGCTCTGCCCTAGCACCGGCCTTTATTGGTGGCGGCCAAAACGTAGTTTACGTTGAACAATCTGGCAGTAGCAATCAACTGGCCATGTTGGTCAACGGCGCTGGCACTAATGTGACGTTAACAATCACAGGCGACAGCAACCAACAGACCATCACATGCGGAACCAGCATCAGCGCCAGCTGTAGCGGATCTGCAATCACGCATACCATAACAGGTGACAACAATGATGTGCAAAGTATCCTAGGTACCAATGGTGGAGCGCATACCAGTAACATCACAGTGCTAGGTGACTACAACCATGTGACTCATAGCAGTTCAGGATCAGGCGCCAACTCAGCCACAATCAATGTTACTGGGTCAGGCTCAGGTGCTACCCCAAATGCAATCACTGTATCACAGAGTGGTATGAATACTCAAAGTGCAACCGTCAATGCTTCGGGCAATAACATTAATATCAGTATTATTCAGTCTGACTAATACTTGGGCTGGAGTAGGCAAGGTCACTGAACAAACTGGCCCTACTGAAATAGTACGGGCTCGAAAAAGCATATCCAGTGCTGTAAATACCGCAGTGGAAATGAATGACACCATTGTCACAGCCCGATCCCGAGCTGAACTTACATTTGATGATGCTACCAAAGTCAAAATTACTGAACAGTCAAAGCTGATAATTGATGACTTTGTGTATGACCCAAAGTCAGGCACAGGCAAGTTGGCCATGAAAGTGGCTCTGGGCACGGCTAGATATGCATCAGGACAGATTGCCAAGAACTCTCCACAACAGGTTGCAGTCAGCACACCCACAGCTTCTATTGCTGTGCGTGGCACAGACTTTTCAATGACCGTGGACGAGCTTGGGCGCAGTCTAATAATGCTGTTGCCCAGTTGTGATGACAAAACATGTGTAACAGGTGCTATTGAAGTATCCAATCAATCTGGTAGCATACTAATGACACAGGCCTATCAAGCTACTTTAGTTTCCACAGTAGATACACCGCCAACCAGACCAGTTGTGTTGACCATTGATCAGGCCAACATCAACAACATGCTGATCATCAGCCGGCCCCGAGAAATTAGCGAAGAACATAGAGACAACAAAAAAGATGTTCGAACAGCGTTAGACGTTAACTTTCTTGATCGAGACTTTTTAAAACCTGCAGATTTAGACAATCGGTTGGATGCATTCAACCGACTGGATCGCAATGAACTAGAAGATGAGCTGTTGCCCAATGTGTTGGATGCCGTAAATGCAGCCTTGTCGGCCACGCAAGAAGCCATGTCAACTACACTGAGCATGCTGCCAGGCTATGACGCTGGCTCAGGATTAAAATGGCGGGTAGATGATCAAGAACAGCTGGGTTTAACCAGATACAGCACTCATATTTTTGAACTAACTGTTCCCAAAGAGCAAGGGGCAATACTGGATCTCCAACAGGACGGCATTCCTGTATATCAAAAAATCAACACAGGTGGAACCACCACAATTACCATTGTCCAAAGTCAATAAATACTACTATAAAAATAAGGAGCCAACATGGGGGACATCTTCAAGTTAATTGGTGATCTAGGATTTCCAATAGCAGTGGCATTAGCAGGTGGATACTTTGTTTATCTCACAATCAAACTGTTGTTAGCCGGTGTACTAAGTGCAATCAAAGGCATGGCTGGCATCATCACAGCACTCGACAATCGCGTAAAGACCATGAATCATGATGTGGTTCGCATTGATACCATTGTGTCAAATGCGCTGGGCCTCAAACCCGATGTGGATCGTATTGCACGAGCAGATGGTAAGAATGATGCAAGGAGAGATTGATGTTACATCTTGATTACAACTGGGACCTGGGCCCTGGATATATTGTGCCAGACAAAGAATTAGACACTGAAAGACTGGGCTGGAAGCCTGGACAGTTCTGGCAGATGATTGAAGTCAATGGAAAAATAAGATTACACCAGGTGGATCCCATGGTCCAATTTGTATTGGAAGGATCTGTCAAATGAGCGAAGTAGTTGAACTAGTAAACAAATATGGCTTTCCTATTGTGATGGCTGTGGGCATGGGCTACATCATCAAGTATGTTTGGGAATGGGCCACAAAAGAAGTCAAACCTGTTATCAATGATGCCAACACTGTGTTGATTGCTCTCATTGACCGCGTTAGAATGTTGGACAATGATCTTATTCGTTTGAATCAAAAGGTCAACACAGTGTTGCACCTACGTGGCAAGATGATTGAAAGTGATCGTGTGATGGAAGCACACAAAGTAGATCATGAAGCTGAAAAAACGTTCAAGAGTGTAGTGCAAGATAAAACTACTACCAAGCCAGGCGGAAGTTAAGTACTTTAATGACAGAACTAATAGCAACCCTGGTAATGACACACATTACCATAGTTTGCGTCACTTTGTATTTGCATCGTGGACAAGCTCATCGAAGTATAGAATTTCATCCCATACTCGAACACTTTATGCGAGCCTGGTTATGGCTCACAACAGGCATGGTTACCAAGCAATGGGTGGCTATACATCGCAAGCATCATAGGCACAGTGATCAACCAGGTGATCCACACAGCCCACATGTGTATGGCATCAAGAGAGTTTTCTTTAAAGGAGCAGGATTATATCATGAAGCATCAAAAGATAAAATCATGGTTGACGCATACGGTGTTGGTACTCCTGCTGATTGGGTGGAGCTTCACTTATACACTCCTCACAGTAGACTTGGCATTGGCATTCTCTTTGTGCTCAACACCTTGATATTTGGTTGGTGGGGCATCTTAATCTGGGGCATACAAATGATCTGGATTCCATTCTGGGCTGCAGGGGTAATCAACGGTCTAGGTCACTGGTGGGGATATAGAAATGGTGAAACTAAAGATCACAGCAGAAACATTGTTCCTTGGGATATTATTGTTGGTGGGGAATGCCTGCATAATAACCATCATCTGGATCCTGCTAACGCTCGACTGAGTCGTCGTTGGTTTGAGTTTGATGCAGGATGGATGTGGCTCACAGTGTTTAGAGCACTGTATCTTGCCAAATTAAGAACTTAAATTACTTTTCATGGGCAACAAACTCACCGTTCCAGTTGTCGCCTAGGTCCTGTTGCTTCATGAACGCACAACGTTCAATCCACATTTTATAGTACTTGTCCATTTGCCCACCAAACTTGCCGTGCAATTCTTCACACAAGATAACAGCCGCATCAAACTGTTTTTCTTTGTATAAGGCATGCATTTTGTTGTGCGTAGCACGTTCTTTAGTATAATCCTCACCACGAGTGCGTAGCACGGTGTAGATCAAGTCTGCTACTGTTTTGCCTTTGGGTTGTAAGTTATCTAATAGCAAGTAGAAGAAGTCATCTCGAGTTCTGTTGTATGTCTCAGCACCAACAATGGCCAACACACCATAAGCCTTACAACGTGCTTCTAGTCGTGCGGCTGTTGACACCATGTCACCCAAGATGTCATAACTGTGTCGTTCTGTTGAACCCATCTCACCAATAAAGCCGACGCCTGTGTTACAGCCCCAACCCATTGCAGCTGGTGGTAAGCCCTGAGCTTCCATCTCTTTAGTGTAAGCATCTACAGCATCCAACATTTCTAATCCTACTTGAACAATAGTTCTAGCATGGTTAGGATCTTCAATTGGAGCACCGTGTATGTGCATACTCGCATCACCCACATACTTTATGACCATGCCTTTGTTGTCTAGTATAGGGCGGCTGATGCTGTCCATGTAGCCGTTCATGTACCGGCCAAGTCCAGCAACATCATCGCCGTAGTGTTCCCCAATTGGTGTAAAACCACGTAAGTCACTGAACATGACACTTACGTCTTTACGCACGCCACGCTTGATCAAGTCTGGATCTTTTTGCAGTAGCTCTACAACTTCCTTGGAACAGTAGCCTGCAAATTGTTTTTTGATTGCTTGTTTTTGGAGGAACTCTGAGACAAACTTGACTCCGTAGGCGTGTAGCCCGACAAGGACAATGCCCGCGACTGGGAGGGTAACGTCAAATAACCAAAGGTAATTGACAAAACTAAAGTAACTGCCATACGCAAGTACAGCGCATATTCCAACCAACGAGATAAGACCAACATACACCCACCTTGTAAGAATTAATAATAACACGCCTGCTGCCAAGATAACAAGTATTTCAACTCCATCAGCGTAGTCTGGACGCACAATATTGGTGCCTGCTGCCACAGTTTCTAGTACACTGGCTTGCAAGTAGTGCGGATAGACTTCTCCTCTTGCAGTTGCGACGGGGTTGTTGAGCCCGCGAGCTGTGAGTCCGACAATGACAATTCCACCTTGGAAGTCCTCTGGCAAATCAGCCAGGGAGTATTCTTGCGGTTGGGATGACCAATCCACCCAAACTCTACCGTAACTGTCTGTTGGAATTTTTCCAAACTGTGGAATTCTAACTGCTTCAACGCTTCCGTCATTGACTCGGACCTGGAAGCTGGGATCTCCGGCAAGGACTCTAAGCGTTTCAAGACTGATGGAGGGATAGACTTGTTCTCCAACTGTGACGACTTGGGGGACTCGGCGTACAACGCCGTCGATTTCAGGCAAAGTGTTAACAATGCCAATGCCGCTTGCTGTTTCATTTAATGACCTCACGTTGGGTTGAATACTTTGATACGCTATGCCCGGCAAACCAGTGCCTATTACAGACACACCAGGTCTGTAAGGTGCGTACTTGGACACAGTGTTTTCGTTGGTGGCCATGTGTGGCAACACTACTAAACTCTCTTTGAGTTGCCGAGACAGTGCAGAGTCTTGCCCAAAACGATCCACATCGGGCATGAATATGTTAAACACAATCACACCTGCATTGCGATCTTCTAACTGACGAATAATGTCAGCATACTGATTTCTGGGAAAAGGAAACTGCCCACGTTGAGCAATAGCACGGTCGTCAATGTTGACCACATGAATTTGCTCACTTGTTGTAACAGCACGATCAGTGATCAGCATGTCAAAGTAACGTAGTCTTATACTTTCTACAAAGCTAGGATCAGCAATTCTTATACTTAAAATAAGTGCCAATGTAATTAGAGCAGTCCATGGACTTAGTAGAATTTTTTTCAACATCAATTATTTATTGGGGGGGTTTGGAGCAGATTCTTTGGCTTTTTGTTTAGCTTTTTCTGAAGCCGGGCTTGATCTGTGCGGAGTAGTGGGGCGGGGGGTCGAAGGATATCGGGGCGGTTTGTGCTTGAACCAACTCATAGGCTGTGTCCTTTTGAAGTATTTAATTGAGCTCAAACATGATAAAGTTAATTGTTTATTTTTTGTTATAGTTCCAGACCAGTCTGCGCTGTTCTTTGCGCACCCAATGCATACAATCTTCTTTCAGTGACAGATTTTTGATTTTATCACAGTGATGAATACTTACTGTTGCTTGAGCCATGCACATGGCATTTTGCTCAGGATCTTTGATCTTGGTGCAATCATTTAGGTTTACGGCCCATGATTGCATGGGCGCAAACACAAGCATAAACATTGTGGGCCACATGCCTTATTTACAGCCAAAATAATAGGACTGTGTAGTCCTATTATGCTGGTTACGAGTTCCAGCACCTCTCAATCGTTGAGGTCGGTTTGTTTACTTAATCTGACTCCACACACGCTCGCGAATTTGCTTGGTCAACACATCAGGCAAACTCACATAGTCCAGTTCTTCAGCCATCTTCTTGCCATTCTTGAATGACCAGTTAAAGAACTTTAGTACTTCAGCCGATGCTTTTTTATCAGCTGGGTCCTTGTACATGATAATAAAACTAGCAGTGGTCACAGGCCACACTGTGTCGCCCTTTTGGTCCACAATACTAATGCCCATACCTGGCACTGAGAACCAGTCAGCGCCTGCAGCCGCGGCAGCAAAAGTCAAGTCATCTGGACTGACAAATTTGCCTGACTTGTTTTGCAACTGCATGAATGTCATGTTGTTCTTTTTAACATAAGCATACTCAACATATCCAATGGCACCTTTCACACGATTCACATTGGCTGCAACACCTTCGTTGCCTTTGCCGCCCACTGATGATGCAGCCGGCCATTTTACTGCGGCACCACGGCCCACTCGGCTGGCCCATTCAGGACTGACAGTTGTGAGATAGTCTGTCCAGTTAAATGTTGTGCCTGATCCATCTGCACGATGCACTACAGTGATGTTGGCATCAGGTAACTTTTTGCCGGGATTCAACGCCGCTAATTTTGGGTCGTTCCACTTCACAATGTTGCCCATAAACACTTCTGCCATCACTGCACCTGTGATTTGCAATTCACCGGGGCGGAATCCTTCCAAGTTGATCACCGGCACTGTGCCACCAATAACAGCAGGAAATTGCACTTGTCCTAGTCGATCCAAATCTTCACCTTTTACTGGTGCATCAGTTGCACCAAAGGCCACTGTTTTGTTGTTGATCTGGCGAATGCCGCCTGATGAACCAATTGATTGATAATTAAGTCCCACGCCAGTTTCTTTCTTGTAGGCTTCAGCCCATTTAGCGTAGATAGGATAAGGGAAAGTTGCACCTGCCCCTGTGATGTCGGCTGCTTGTGCTGTAACCGTGAAAGCGGTCAGTAGTGTCAGTAAGTGTTTGAACATGATTTCTCCTTTGTAGTTCACAACTATTTAGGCCGAATCACATTACAATTTTGTTACAATGTCAACATTCGGATCAACGCAATGGTGTCAATAGTCGTGAGCAACACATAGTTAGCCAACATCCCAAAACTTCTGCGAGTCCAAGCAGCCCAGGCATAGATAGCACAACCAGTGATCCACACAGGGTAAAGAGCCAGTAAGGGTGGAGTTGGTACAGTGGCTGCCATTGCAACACTGCAACCAATGCTGATAGCCCAAGCCAATACTTCCATGACAAACCTAAAAGGGTGGGTCTTGTAATCACTTTTGATCCATTCAAAGATGCCAGTTAAAATGTTGTTCATCGAGTGGCCAGCCATTGCTGGTACAATTGATCTCGGGCCAAGTTCTTGCCTTTGGCCTCGCACTGAATGTTGAATTGATCAGCAAATGTCAAGGCCCAGTCATTCACTGCTTCGTTCCAATAAAAGTCACTATGGGCTCGCAGTTTTTGCTTTTTGTAGCCCTGTGCCAACAGCGCACTCAAGTCAGGCTTTACTGTGCGAGAGTGGTCAACAAGGCAGTCTTCACGACTAACTGAGTAGTGTAGTGTAGGACGCACACCACGCCAAGACTCACGAACCCGTTGCGCACGTGGGTCCGTAGGTTGGATGTATTCGCCGGTGTTGATCCAGTGGTGATGGATATCCAGCACAAGAGCCACATGATCAGCCACGGCAAGAGTAACGTCAAGTCCATTTGTAAGTTCGTCATTTTCTATAGTTATGAGATTGCGAGCCTCTGGAGACAATCTGCCCAAGGTTCGAAGAAACTTTGCAGGGCCGCCCTTGCCCGAGAGATGTACGTTGATCTTGAATCCGTGATCATGATACGTGTTTCCATACCCCATCCACCGGGCCATATCTGCATGATACTCGAATTCCAGAATGGATCGTTCAACGATTTCATCCGATTCGCTTGCCAGCACACAAAATTGTCCTGGATGAAAGGAAAGCCGAACACCCAGACGCCGAGCAGCGTTGCCAACCGGCGCAAATATGCGTTCGCAATGATCTTGAATTTCACGTCGTTGCCACCAATTGATCCAAGAGGGTTCTGTATAGCCCTGTAACATTTCTGATCCCAAACGAACCATTCTGCGCTCGGGTTCCATTGCGCCCACACGCTCAATCATTTTTAACGCCGCGGCAGCGTTATGGTTCATGATGTCCCACTGACGCTGGTCAGCTTCGGCGGCATGCTCACGGAGCCAGCGCATGGTGGTTGATCTTCCGTTTATATCACGGTCCACAGCATTGACTTTCATGCCCCCAGTTTCCTCGGGGTCATTGAGCCATTTGCAACAAAAGCCAAAACGCGAATGTGTAAGTGTAGTCATACATGTATTATACGACTACTTTATTAAAAAGTCAATTGGTTTGACGATTTAGATCCAATGTTACACAATGAAACCCACCACCCAATGTTCGGCTGTGGCGCAGTTCCAACGGTATCACTTCAAATCGGTAACTCTTTAGTGTTTTGATCAATTCGGTTTGGTGTCGGTCCACAATCACAGTGTTTGGATCCACAGTGAGCATGTTCATTGCTATCCATTTTGAAGCATAAGGATATTGGTAAAAGTCCTGTGGCACCACTTCGTTTACCCAAATTTTCTGCCAGCCATCAAACACTCGGGGCACTGTATCAAACCCAACTCTGCTACCGTTTAACATGACCAAACCTTCGCGCAAGGCCACAATGGTTGAGTCAATGTGTACGCCAGCATAAAAATTACACAGTTCTATTTCAACATCAGGGAATTGATCACACAGCCAATTGTAGGCAGCTCGATTCCCTGATGCTGATTCCAAAAATAGCATTTTGTCGTTGAGTCTTAGTACATTGGCAGCGTCCAGTGTCATGCCTTCATTACGTGGCATAAACAAATATTGGTCAGCAGAATCCACAATGTCGTGATAGCATTGCAGTTCCATGTCTCTGCAGGGATACATCATGGCAGGATCCACAACAGTTGATCCGTACACAAGGAACCGATCACGCGGGCAGTAATTGTACATGCCATCATGTGCTTGGAAGTTGAGTGGATCTGGGCGCACAACTTCTACACCAAGGCTGATTAGAGTAGTTGCTAACGTATCTAAGTCTTCATTGGCTTCGTCAATTATGCGTTGTGGCACAGGTCCACGCGGAACGGGTGTTTCTTTCCAGGTGGTCTTTTCACTCTCCTGAGAGAATACAGGATCGTTTACAGGCCAGTTAGCATTGGTGGCCGAACCTACTACTATACGTTTTAGTGGACTCCACTCGTTGTAACTTGATATCATAATGTTGTCTCTATTTGTTGCAAAAGTGGTTCAATAATTTGTTGCTTGATACAACTCTGTACATATGCTTGATCAAAAAATCTATCATGATTATGCTGTAATTTTTCCAACGTAATACGATCATATGGCACCTGTTTAAAGTTGCCAACATTGCTAACCATTGCTTTTAATCGATCAACCGAGTTAGATATAGCGTCATATGATTCATCAAATAAATTATTAAAAGTTTCAAATCCCAAATTTTTTAAATGTTGCAATGATCCCAATTCTCCCCAAATCAAGAATGGATGATAAAACGCCAGGGCCTTGAATGTTTTTTCACTAATCAATAAAGGTGTATTCACTACTGTCATAACTCTAGTTTCTGCAACTATGCTAAAATATGTATCATCGTACCATCGTGCTTCAAAATGTCGTTGCCCTGGCCAATCTACTACAGGAACATCGAACGGCAATTGTCGACCCATGCCTACATAACTCCAATAACACTTGTCAAGGTATGGGGCCATGCGTTCCAATAATTGTGTTCGGTGGTGTTTATGCAAATTCATAGGCATAAGTGCAAGTTTTTTATAAGTTTTCTGTGGTTGATAAGTGTGATAGTTGTGAGCAATCATTTGCAGACTGTCGTGATACCACATGTAGTCCTGATGGTGCAACACATATCCGTTGCTTGTGGTGAATTTAATACCGGGTTCGTGTAACCCATCATATACGATTTGAAATCCACGTTCTAAAAACTCATCATGCACACTGGTTTTTTTCAATGCATCAGTATAGTATAATGTGGTTTTGGGATCGTAGTTTTTGTCAACCTGATATTGTTCAACGTTAAAATATTCCTGATATAACGGAAGTTCCAAATTAGAATGTATAGTTCCAAGATGATCATATATCAAGGTGAATTTTTTCATAAGTGTCCTGTAATTTGTAATGTGTATCTTGGTTCAAACCCACAGTTGGCAGCCATGTGTGGCGTGTCGTACCGCCACTCCACTGTGTCTCCTGCTCGCCAGTTTGTCATTGGTTGATCTTCATATTCGCCGTAGTGTCCAGGTTTCCAGTCTTCAAGGAATACTACTGCTCGTCTGATATGTTGTTCCTGGCCTTGCAATTTAAACAATTCAATATATTTGACATAGAGATCTTGATGAGTAGGAAGGATTGTGCCTGAACTCATTCTGTAATAGCTGGTGCCCACATCCTTCCAGCCCATTTCTTCGTAAATTTTTACAAATTGTTTGTTCCAACTGGGTTGCACTGATCGCATGTCGCACATGTCGCCAGTGAATTTATTGGCAAAGCCTTGCCCTTGCCAGAGTTCTAGATTTTTTGAATCATTGAATGTTTCATTGATATACAATAGCTGTTTAAACTCGTTATCCCAAAATTTTGGAATGTGGTATTTAAGCATGTCTAGTGTTACCGTAATGCACCACTTCAACGTTGTCTGTAGATTCCAACTTGCGCCATGGGTCAACAATTATACTGCCAGGCAAAATGTCACAGTAGGGTTTGGTGTCAGCTTGATCGCCGGTGTACTCATATGTGATCTTGCGATTGTGTGCCCACAAAAAGATTGCAGGTGTATCAACACCATCTACCACTTTGTCTTTGTTGTCAGCAAGTGGATCAACATACACAACTGATTTACCTTCCATCTCAACGTAGTGCCCAACCAAGGTTGAGTATGAACCAATACAGTATTCTACGTCAGGCTTGTAGGCCTTGCCGTGAATCACAATGGGCATGTTGTCATTCATCACACTTAAATCAACCAAGAACATGGCCAAGTTCTTAGCTTGAATTTCTCTAGCATGCATCACAGTATCAAACAAGTCATACCCAATGTTGTATTCTTTGGCCAACCAACGCAGTGCAATGTTATCACGTGGATGGCAAGCACCGGCATCTCCCATGCCTGCTGTCATGTACTTGGGTCCCATGATACGCATGGTTGAACGTGCAAGAGCATTTGTGACAACGTCTACATTGATATTGCCAATTCGCATGGCAAAGTCTTGGACCATGTTTACAAGGCCCACTTTGGCCGAAATAAATGTGTTGTAAAAAATCTTAATGGCTTCGCATTCGTCCCAGGTACCAATTTCGTAGCGTGGGTCATTTTGCATCACTGTGTCATACAAATCACGAAGTTCACCGGCCAAGGCATTGGGGTTGCCATCTTCAGTACCAATCATGATCATTTCAGGGTTCACCATGTCCCACTTTACCGAGCCCATGGCAATCAGGTAAGGATTGTACAAGAACTGATGCTTGGCATCCAACAACGGAACAAAGTGCTTGCGAGTAGTGCCAGGTAGCACTGTAGAGATCAACACAACCTTCTTGGAGCCAGTCGCGTATTTGTTAACATTTTTAATAGCATCAATCACAGCCGCATGCCCAAAATCTCGAGGTTCCATGTGTGAGCTTGGCACTGATCCATCATAGCCTTCAGCATGTGGTGTAGGCACAGCAATAAAAATCCATTCGCTTTCGTTTACTAGTTCTTCAATGTCGCAGACTTTTACTGAGTCACTGACTCTTGGGTAAATATCGTAACCGCGCACTTCGTGCTTTTCTGCCATGACTTCTGCGCAGTCAAGTCCTAGTTTCCCAATACCAATAAAACCAATTTTCTTCATGAGTGTTCCTTTAGATAGATTATACAATTTTTTGCAAAGCCTTTGCAACCGAGATATCATAATTTATCGCTGGACGCCACATGGCTCAAGAAATTTAGGCGATCTGACGCCAATAAAAACTATACAATATCAGACAGATGTATTATTAACTATCCCCCCAATAATCTGTCATGATCAAGAGCCGTTAAATTACAACTATTGGACTCAACATGATTTTGTACAAAATTCAACATTGATTCTTGAAGAGTCAACTATTGTTGCTAACCAGTTTGCCCACTGGCATTTACGTTCAGCTTTACGCCGAAGACACAAAGCACATGTTTTTAAAAATACCTTATTATGTCATTCAGAACTTAACAGCAAAGAACTAGACAAATACACACAAAATAACTTCACCGGAGTTTACTACTGGGCACATGGATTGATTGCTAGAGATTGGTTTAGATTTGCGCAACTAGATCATAGTCTAAAACAAAAAAATATTCAGTCTGATTTTTTGATTTACAACAGAGCATGGTGCGGCACTAGAGAGTATCGGTTAAAGTTTGCAGAACTTTTGGTAAAAAACAATTTACATCATCACTGTCAGATGGGATTCAATGACACTGATAGCATTCACTACAGTAACCACAAGTTTAACAATCCTGCCATGCAAATTTCTAGCACAGATCTTGACCAAAACTTCAAAAAAAATAATTCATTGCCAACAGCCAGTGCAGATTATTGCACTCAGGATTATCAGCAAACAGCAATTGAAGTTGTGTTAGAAACGCTGTTTGACGACAGTAGATTGCATCTCACTGAGAAGGCTCTACGTCCAATTGCTTGTGGGCAACCTTTTATATTGGCAGCAACTGCCGGTAGCCTTGGATATCTTAGAAGCTACGGGTTCAAAACATTTGACTCAGTGTTTGACGAATCGTATGATACCATCAGCGATCCAGTAGAGCGGCTTCATGCTATAGTCGATCTTATGAACAATATCAAAAACAATCCAAGACGTTTGGAAATATATCAACAGTTACAAGATATCGCCGACTTCAATCAACAACGATTCTTTAGTGATGAGTTTCATCAACAAATCGTAGACGAATTTAAACAAAATTTTTCTAATGCGTATGTAGAAGTGTTAAACAGTTGTACTGGAGAATACATGGAACAATACTTAAATGCCGTACAACAAACTCAAGAATATTATACTGCACCAGTATCAAACAATCATCTTCAAAATCTTAGAAACTGGACAAAATACGTCTATGATTTTATAGATCGGACAACGAGCGAGTCAAACATCCGTTCCAATCTTCCGGCGGCGGAGTGTGTTCATAATCAGTGACTCTGGCCTGCAGATTGTCGTAGAAACTGTCTAATTCTCCATTCCATCGACCGCGCAGGCCTTTGATTGCACTGTTACAATATTCCCAATTGCGGCCTCGATAGGCCTGCATCAAGTCACTGTGTACTTTTTTGTAGGCGTCTAGGGTTGGAAAATCTCCCAAGGGAATATTTTCTACCACACACCAAGCAGTTTCTTGCTTGTTGCCATCTTCAAATGTATCTAGTTCTAGTATGGTAAACTTTTCGGGAATTAGATGAAGTGAGTCTCCAAATATAATGTGCATGTTAAATCCTTTTAAATATGTATCATGAAAGTTGCTTTTGACCTAATTTCTGATCTCCACATTGACACCTGGAACGAACCCTTTGACTGGACTGATCGAGCCACCAGTCCATACGCTATTGTTGCCGGTGACATTGCTGAAGATAGAAAATTGTTATCTGACGCATTGACCAATCTAAGTCGCTGTTATCAAGCTGTGTTTTTTATAGACGGCAATGACGAGCATGCTAGATATTATCACAGTCTTAGCGACAGCTACAAAGACCTAACCAAACGCATTGCCAAAATATCTAATGTGGTTTATCTCCAGGACAATGTGGTGGTAGTTGATGGTATTGGCATATTGGGCACCAATGGATGGTGGGGATTTGATTTTGAACTCAGCATTGATCCTACTCAAAGTTCTTTGTGGTGGCAAGAAAAAGAAAATCTCACCAGTGACATTGCTAAAAAGATATCCAGGATGGCTACCAATGATGCGGCGTACATGATAAACTCTGTGAAACGCTTGCAATCACACAAGGATGTCAAACACATACTCATGGTCACACATACTGTGCCCTGTCAGCAGTTGATTGAGCATGACATAGATCTTGAAGGCAGCATGCGATTCAACATGATGGGCAACAGAGACATGATGCAGGCTATGGCAGCAGACGACGGGAAAAAGATTCATACCTGGTGTTTTGGACACTATCATGGATCAGTAGACCAAATACGCCACGACGTGAGGTTTGTAAACAACTGTCGTGGGCGCAGTGGTTCGCCATGGTCACATCATGTGTACCATCCTCGCAGAATTGAAATTCAGTGAACTTCTTCTGGTTCTAATTTGATTTGTAACGGATAACTTTGTGAACGAGCTTGCAAGGTAACTTCGATGCCTTTTTGTTCGGCAATCTCATAAGGTAGCACAGCAACCACAGCACTTCCAGCTTCGTGAATGTCAACTGTGATTTGTTCAGCAGATTCTGCGGTGTAATCAAAATACTCAACCAAACTACTGACCACAAATTCCATAGAGGTCTGATTGTCATTGATATAAATCACGCGAAACAACGACGGTGGTCGCACTGCTTCTTGTGTGCGAGTTCGTGATTTCGTTTCAGTTTGAGCCATTTTTTATCCTTGTTAGCAGTGGCAGCACTGTGCTGCCACTGTATTTACACAATTATATTAGTTTGTGTAGGTGATCGCAATAGTCTTTGGCTTGGCATCTTCGGGCACTTCACGTTTCAAGTGAACGCTTAGAATACCAAGTTCAAGGTGTGCATTACTGATCTCCACATGATCAGCCAACTGAAATTCCCTACGGAAACTTCTTTCGCTGATGCCTTTGTGCAAATATTTTGTTGTAGTATCCTCATTCTCCACAGTCTCACGACTGTGCTTACCTTCAACAATCAAGAATTTTTTGTCCTTGGTTACTGTGAGGTTATCATGCCCAAAGCCAGCCACGGCCATGCTGATCATGTACTCATCTTCATTGATTTGTACAATGTCATAGGGTGGGTAGTTGGTAGAGGATTGTTGAGCACTCACACGCATGAGTTCATCAAACATGCTATCGAAACCGATACCAAATTTGGTGAGTGTGGGAATGTCGAAACTACGAAGGGTGAGAGTTTTTGTCATTTGTTTTCTCCTTTATATAAGCAAGATGACTTGTAATGTAGCCCCACTATGGGCACTACAACATTATTTATTATACACGAAGAAAAACTATATTTTATTATTTAGGTCAGTTATCAAGCGGTAACTTGTCCATTCTGGATGTTCTGGATGTGGCACCCAGGTCATTGCAAACAGTGTGTAAGATTCGTCTGAATCAAATGTAACCCGCAAGGTGTATTTGAATACTTTAGTACGGTATTTGATATTGTATTTTGCTGCCCATGCACTCAGTTTGTTTCGAACAAAGTCTGAGGACAACCGAAACTCAATGTACATCAGTACAGTTTTTTAGGTAGTGCTTGCTCGGCTAGTTGTTTGCGCCAGCGATTTTTGGCAGCACTGCGTTTGAGTTTGCGAGCAGTAGTGGGCTTGATGTAGTGCTCTTTTTCACGGAGATCATTGAGTATGTTTGACGCTTGAATTTTTTTCTTGAGTTTTCTCAGCGCACGTTCAATATTGTTGTCCTGAACCAACACTGATCTACCATGTAATTTACCCATTGACTTTCTTTAACTCCTCGGGAGTATTTACCATGTTTTCGTCAATTTCTACATGGGCGATGTTTTGTTTAGTATACTCGCCTAGCTTGTACATGTGTGGCAGTAGCACACGTTCCAGTTCACTGTGTAGTCCACGAGCACCAGTTTTGTTCTTGATGGTATTGTCGGCAATTTTGACCAGGGCCTCTGGGGTAAAATCCAACACAATCTTGTCTTGGTCAAACAGCCATTTGTACTGTTCTATATAACTGTGTTTGATATCAATCAATATCCTAATGAGATCATCTCTAGTTAAATCTTGCAATGCTACCCAGGTTGGGAAACGACCAACAAATTCTGGAATCATACCAAAGCGAATCAAATCGTCAGGTGTGACTTGGTCTAGGTGCGTGGTGGTATCCGAGTTTACTTTGGCACCAAACCCTATGCTGGTTCCACGCACTCGACTTTTTACAATGTTATCCAGGCCCACAAATGCGCCGCCTGCAATGAACAGGATATTGGTGGTGTCAATTTCAACTGTTTCACCTGATGGATGTTTGCGCCCACCTTGTGGAACAATTCTACACTTGGTTCCTTCGACTAGCTTGAGCAGAGCCTGTTGTACACCTTCACCTGATACATCTCTTGTGATGGATGCTGATTCCGAACGACGAGAAATTTTATCAACTTCATCTAAAAACACAATGCCACGTTGGCATCGATCAACGTCATTACCAGCAGCCGCAAACAGTCTACTAATCAAACTTTCCACATCATCGCCAACATAGCCTGCTTCAGTAAGACTGGTGGCGTCAGCAATCACAAACGGCACGTCAAGATATCGTGCTACCGATCTTGCCAACAGAGTTTTTCCCGAACCAGTGGGCCCAAGCATGAGAATGTTGACTTTTTCAATTTCGGTATGTTTGTCATGATTGTTGATGCGTTTGTAATGATTGGCAATTGCCACGCTCAACACAATCTTGGCTTGATCCTGACCAATTACGTATTGATCAAGATGTGTTTTGATCTCAATTGGATTCAATGTAGGGGATGTTTTTGTTTCTTTAACTATTAGTTCTTCTTTGAGAAGAGTTTCACATAAATCCACACATTCATTGCAAATTGCAACACCTTCGCCCACAATTAGTTTGGCCACTGCGTCTTTATGTTTGTTACAAAAACTGCAGGTGTCAATGGTTTCAGTCTGTTTCATAAGTTATTGGTTTGTTTAAGACGTTCTGCAACTTGTTCACGTTCAATGTCACTCAACAAGTCCGGATCATACTCACCGGTTGCAATTTTGTCAATGAGGTGATCAATGTATGCTGTATCGTAAGTATAGTTATCTGTAGAATTTTTGTCAATAATAATCCACTCGTTGCCATTGAATTTGTAAACCTTGCTGGGCAATTGATCTACTCTAACAAAAGTATCGCCTTTTGAAGGACTGTCAGGGAATCGTATTCCAAAGCTGGAGTTTGATTGTCTAGGTTGGTCATTGTCAGGCACCAACTTCATCCAAGGTAATTCGTCAATTTCTCCACGATATAATTTACGTCTTTCTTCCTTGAGTGTTCGATCAGGGTTTGCAGTTTTCCATGCTTTGACTGCTGCCTTGACATTTGCAGGCTCATCTTCTTCTTGATCAAAGTTAGGCATGTCCACAAACACTGGCGAGCTTGGTGTTTCAGGTTGTGTAAAACTAATCGTGGCACCAGAAGTAGAGTCAAACACATCGCACTGTTTGTTTGGACAGAAAAGACCTATACCAGGAGCATCTACTAGTTCCGTGCCACACTTGTAGCAATTGATTGGGTCTGGCTTGTCAAACATCCACCCCGGCGGATGTGGATCTTTCGGCAATTCCACACTGGCTTGTATTTGTTCTATTTGGTCATCGGTGAGTGGCCCATCGTCGGGCTCATATTTAGGTTCGTCATGTATGAATCCACCTGTGCCTTGCCGTGCCCATTCAAACTGTTTGTTGGCGGCTAGGATAAGTGTGAGAGCAAGAGGATCAAACACCAGCACAATCATTATGATCATCCAACGCACTGCCCGTTCCAACAGATTGGCATCAGGATTGTCTCCGTACAACAGGGCCGCAATGTATTTTATCGGTCCGACTTCTGCGTCAACTTTGCGTACTTCGGCGGCAATAGGCGCACGGGCATCATTAAGTTCTGCGATAGACTTTTGCGACTGTGATATTTCAGCTTGAAGGCGAGTACGCTCTTTCTGCTGGGCTCTTCGCATAGCCACAGCTTTTTCGGCACCCGTTTCTGTTGTTGAGCGGCCCAGTACTTGGTCCACTCCCTCATCCATCTGTTTAAGTGCCTTACGGTTTGCTTCAATATTCTCTTTTTCGGTCTTGATCTTTTCATCATATATTGCAATCTTGCTAACAACGTCGCCGGACACAAGATTTTGATCAGAGTGTGCCTTTGACAAATAACCAAAGATACCCATACTGGTCAGTATCATTAGGAATGCTATGGCTGGTACCAGGTACAGTTTGAACACAATACCGGCACGTTTCCAGTTGTTGTGCAACCACACAGTGGCCACAATCTTGCCCAGTTCTAGTGAACCACCCATGATGATCACAGGCACCACAGCCGCTGAAAATATAGCAGTAAGGCCGGCCACTGAGTACCAGGCAGCCACGGCGCTTAGGAGTAATGCGGTGGCGAGAATTCCAAATCCAAATATCATAAAAATTATTTACCGGGTAGCGGCAAAGAGATCACCGCATGCTTTACTGCCACCCATGTAGCAAAGGTCTGATCTGGCACTTCAAACCATACAGGCACTGTTTGAGCGGGACTTAGCCCCCAGAGATTATTGTGCTCTAGTCTGCGTTTTACCCGGCTTTGAGTGCGCCAGTTTTTACCAAACATAACACGAGCCTCGTTCATAACTGCATACCATTCTTTAGTAGAATGCAATTGGAACCAAATACGGTGCATGACCAAAGGCGTTATTTCAAGCGAGTCAAGTGACTCAGGGATACTCAACGCAGAGCCCTCAATTTTGACAGTCATTTCTAACCTTTCCAGATTTATCCTCTCGGCATACTCCCAGGGTACCAGCCCAGGTTTTGATCTTACAATCGAGGTCCTTGTCGCAACCTACAGGATTTACGTCCACTTGCCACGGTCTGAGCAGGCCTAGGTTATCGATTCACCCCGCCCTACCATTAGACTACCCAATCTCTTTGATCATGCACAGTAATTATAACTGTGTATGTTGAGATTGTCAAGTGTTTTGTTTTTGTTTGACAAGATTGCACACAGTTTGAAACTGCTCGTATGCATCACGCACAGCCGGATGACTCATCAGTTTGTCTGCTTCGGCAATCATGGCGTTGACACCTGCTTCGGCATGATCTCGAGCACTGCCCATGGTCAGTGCGGCCAGACCATCACCAAACTCTTTTGCCAATTTTTCCCAGGCTTTCTTTTGTCCAGGAGTAATAGGTGTACGCTGTGGCCGCATCTCGCTAGATTTTCTAAGAGCATCACAGATGGCATCTTCCGCTACACGGCCTGCGGCAATCATCGGAGCATAAGCGGGATCAATATTATAGTAGCGAGACCTGCCTCCGGGGTATACTGACACCAGGTGATTGCCTTTTGTAAAGCTATCCAAAAAGTCGCTGTCGTATTCTGTCACAGGCACATACCGACGTCCAATTTTTTCATAGTAAATTTTCTTCATTTGCCAAAATACTTAATAACTGTGTTCAGTGCTTCCACCAAACGAGTGTTACCTGCTACATCTTCGGGGTGCAACCAATATCCGTCTGGATTGGTTTCTGACCGAGGATTCTTTTTCCAATCACTGAGTTCTTTCTTGAGATAGGCTCTCTGCTCCTTGAGAGTTAGTACAGTGATGCAATCAGCGGCTTCGCCGTCCAGGGTAATAGGTCCAACTCTTTTGTTCATTAGCGATACTCCCGATCTAGTTTAACACTGGTCAATCCAGCAACCATTTGAAATTTGTCCCAGGCATCTTTCACTGCCGGGCGAGATTCAAGTTCACTGTCCGGCAATACTGTTTCCAACCAGTATTCTGATCGGCGGCTTGGATGTGTGCCAAACTTGCGTGGCTGGTGTAGTCGACCAGTTTCCCAAAGTTCAATGCTAACACTGCGGAACTTGTCTTCATCTTCTTTACTGTTGAAATCATAGGCACTCCATTCTGCTCGGCTGCCGCCACCATAGCAGTATCCCGCCCAGATGCCTGCCCACTGTTCGTCATCTCTGGGATCAAAATCTGTACGAGTAATCAGCACCAACACATCGTCCATGTTCACACTACCTTCCACAATGTCTCGAACGCAACGGCTGTAACTGAGTCCAATTTTCATACTTTTTCACCTGCTTCAAAGTCACGGAATCTCAAGAACCGGGGGAATCGGAGACTGTATGTTCCGTCTTGGTTTTGGGTGACTGCGTCCGCTTGGACTTCAACCAAGTGACCAAGTAGCTGATCCCTACTGGCCCAATACTCATCGCGAAGAGTATCACTAAACCCACTACCAACATTAACATGAATTCTACGGTCATTATCATCTCCTTCACAGATTATAGCACCCAACCGGTTTTCGTTCCTACCAGTTCCTTCTTCAAAACCCACAATGTTCAAATCAACTGTGATGGTGGGTTTCCATTTCATCCACGAGTCCGAACGTTTGCATTGGTATGGTGCGTCCAGGCTCTTGATCATGATGCCTTCAAAGCCACCTTCCACAGCAGCTTCCGCATAACGTTGCATGATGTCATGTCCTTCGGCTGTGTCCAGGTTCACATCCAAGCCTGGCATGATGCGCAGACACGTAGTCTCTTCCAATCCAGCGCGGGCTGACTCTAGCCATTCCAGACGTTTGTACTGCCCTGCATTCCAGTGCCCTTCTTGAAAAGCTTCAAGTGGGATGATATCAAAGATGTGATACACCATGCCGGTGGTTTCGGCGTTTGATTTGCGATGTGCTTGGCGCATGAGTTGCTGGAAACTTTCGCCCACAATCTCACCATCCAACACATAATGGCCACCGGTACCACGTCCATATTGGAAGTGCTTGCGAGCATCTTCAATGGCATCGGCAACCTGCGGAAAGTTTTCAAATTCTTTGCCATTGCGACTGTATAGTGTGACTGTGGATCCACTAACCACTGCCAACACACGCACACCATCCAGTTTGCATTCCAGGCGCTTGATGCCTTTCATTTTCTTGGGATGATCTGTTGAGTCTTGTGCCAGCTGGCACGAGAAAATTGGTATCTTGTATTCGGTCTTGCCCACAACCTTGTTGATGGTCTTTTCTGAAATGCCGCATCGAAGGTCTTTGATCAACACACGGCGGGCTAACATGTTCCATTCTTCCGAGTCAAACTGCTGGCTCATTTGTTCAACTGCTTCTCTAGCACGATTGCCTGTGATGTACCTAGTGCGTAGAGCTTCTAGCATGGCCCAGAACTGTGTCCAAGGATTGGCACGACCAGTCAGTCCCTCAGTCTCAGGCACCTGGCGGATGCCAAACACATAGAACGGATTGTAGGCTTGGTAGCAATTGAACAAAAAACACTGTGCATCGGCACTGCCAAGCCGAGCAGCCATGAGAGCCTTTTCAATCACTTTTTCTTTGTGAATGCGACTGTCAGAGCTTTCTAGGTCTCGGATCCATCCTGCGGCCATTATGGCATCAAACCTTGAGTAGCTGTAATCGGTTTCATTCATATACTTAACGCCTTACCATGATGAGTTATAAAACACTTTCAAACCCATGAACATCTCTGTTCTAGCGGCTTTGATAAAGGCCAGGTCACTGTCATAGTAGTGCTGGTCTGAATTGTTGCCAAAGAAGAATCCCGATGTGGCTGGCAGTTGACGCTTTTTAACATCGCGTTCAAGGGCATCCAAGTCCTCAGCAGTGAGTTCCATTTCCACGCCGTTGAAAGAATCATATTTCAACTTCTTTTGCTCGGCTAATGTTTCCATCCATCCATGCAGGTTAGGATGCTTGCGCCAGTAGGCAATCTCACGCGGCTTGTTTACCTTTGTGTTCACATAATCTTTGGCGTCGTCGTTCCATTCGGAACCTTCGTAGTAGTCGCGGTGCTGGCCTTCACGGGTGGCCACATAAGCATACATATCAAGACCCATTTGGTACTCCTTGTTGATGACGGTATTCGCGTTTGAGCCAATATTTGTATTTGGCAAAATAATCTGACATTGGATAAGTTGGCATGCGGCCAGTCCATTCTTCTATTTCAAGGCAGTGAGCATACCACTGCTGTTGCAACCAGCGTCGAAATGTCATGTCATTACCCATGTAATTGCTCGGGGATTCATTGCTTGACGAGCTTGCCAGTAAGGCAGAGCCCAAGCCACATTGGTTTCTACCACAATCAGTCGTTTGTTGAAATAGACTTTCATGCTGCCTCCAACATGTTAGCAGGCACTTTCCACAAGCCTTGCTGGGTGCTCACTGTCACATACTTGATAGCAATCTTGCTCACAGTACCTTGCATGGTCATGCCACGTTTGGTGCTGTGAAACTTCACTGTGTCACCTTTGGCAAATTGTCGGATATTGTGTTTACGCAGATTTGCCTTGGCAAATTGCACTGCACTGATGATGCTGTCAAGCTCAGTGTTTGAAAACTCACCAAACATGATTGCAGAGTTGACTTGCTGGATCTTGGACATCTGGGTCATTTGGGGCTCCTTTGTTGCTTACTATGCCTAAATTATAACAGATTGGGAATTATTGGTCAAGCCAATTCTAGTTCTTTGGCAGGAAAACGGATCTGGCCTTCGTAGTCCAGTTGGCTTTGTTCAAACTCTGTGAGGTAGTCATCGGCCTCTACTGACCAGTCAATGATGTGCTCACGGAAGTACTCTGAGTCTGACTCAACTTTGGGACGAATCAAGTCCACAATCACGCCAGGGGCATAACGCAAGGGATCAAAATCACGGATCACATAGTCAGAACCGCCCTTGGCTTTCCAGTAAGAAGGGCACTCACCTGCACCGTCCCAATCGTGGGCACCGTAGTTTTCATAAACTTGGGTGGTGATCAGCAGTTTCATTGTGGCTCCTTTGTTGCTTACTATGCCTAAATTATAGCAAAAACGGCTTTTCTAGTCAACCAAAATAATAACCCTACAATCACTAGGAGTTCTACTACCGTAAAATTAGTACGATAGTAGTACTGTAATACTTTCTGTTTAAGTACTACCAGTTGGGTTTTTAGTGGTTTCATGCCCTGATTATAGCAGTTTGGGCATTATTTGTCAATGTATACTTTAGTTTGCAATTTCTACGCCGCATGCTGGCGGCACAGGCGGTGCTGGATCTGGTTTTATGTCTGCGCCACTGAGCTTGTTTTCAGCCAGTTTCATTTGGTTCTCGCCTTCGCGTAAACTGCCAATCATGGCTTGACCGGCTAATGTTGTGGTGTCAGCTATGTTTTGTAAGAAATCATATGGACCGCAAGTTTGGCATTCTCTGCCGTACTGTGACAGCATTTGAGAAAACGCCACAATTGAATTTTGCTCACCTGACACCAAAGCAAAATAGTCAATACCAGCTTTGACTTGATAGGTTTTCTCTTTGTTGAGATATGTGGCAATGGCAATCCATGCAGTGTTCAATGTGCCGACTGTGGCAGTGTATGTGGGATTGGCATACAGTGTTGCTATGGCCGAGTTGGCATTGGTAATTTGTGTTAGCACCGCGGCATCGTTAGCTGCAACCAAAATATTAGTATAGGCGGTATTCAATGTGGCCAACGCTCCGGCAGTTTGTAGTGTTTGAACTGCTGCCGACGCTATGTCAAATTGCGCTGCCAGATTGTTGTAATCAATTGCTGTGCCCAACACATCACACATGGTAATATTGCCGTCTGTGCCTGATCCAGTGGCCACAGAATTATTGATGTAATTAGTAGTTGCGGCGGCAACAGGATTGGTCAATGCTTCAATTTGGTCCAGACCAGTCATGGTGTTTAGTCCACCAAGTGTGATTGGTTCCCAGTAGGTTGTGTTGTTGATATTGGTACCAGCCGGAACATCATCTATGGCCTGATAAAACACAGTAGCGGGACTTAACACTGCCAGTGGAGGCTGCAATGTGCTGTTAGGATTGACTGGAGCAGCCGCCACAATGTCGTTGGCCAAGTAGTCACTGTTCACGTCCCAGGGATTGCGATCAAAGCCTTGTATGGTTTGTGCCAGTTCTGGCCAAGTGGCTAATGGAATATTTGTAATCTGTTGCACAGCCGCTTGTGTGGACTTGTTGGCCACAGCTTGATCTGGGGGAATAATTTTTGCCAACTCATCACACCCAGATGGAGCAGGTAAAAATGCACCCACGGTCTCGGCTAGGTTCATGTTGACTGCACCATTGGTCTGGTAAATTGGCACAGGACCTGCTGGTGACGGTGTTAGTAAATTGGTATAACTGTTTGGAAACATCACAGCTGGATTTAACAAATCTGCCATGGTTGAAACATTAGGTGTGGTCACTCCCAGTATGTCTAATACATCTTGTAAGGCAGCGTCTGTGATACTGACCAATGCTGGGTATGCTTTTTTCTGTAGTTTATCAAATTCGTTTGGGGTGAGACCACTGGGATTGAACAATGACACTTTGTTGATGTTCACTAGGTTTGATATGTCTTGTAATGTCAGTCCTTGGTCCTGTAATGCATCACGAACAGCAGGCAACGTACCATTGATGGTGTTGCTTACCTTTGACAACTGCGCCAGCAATGCAGCCGGTGTGCCGTATTCATTTAGTGTTTGTGTATTTGTTAACAATCCTTGATTGGCAATATCAGTGGCCAGTCTGCCCAATGCGCCGGGGCTATCATCCACTAGGCTTGCAATGTTATTGCTTACCAAGTTGCTCATGTTTGTAAATGTAGGGCCCAAATACGTTGCGGCGTTGCGTGTGCTGTTGATCAACGAATTGGTGGTGGTGATGTACCCTTGCATTGCCATGAATCCTTGACAAAATTTTCCAAGGTCTCTAGTGTCATTGTAGATGCCTAGATATGCATTACCAGTTTGTTGTACCAAGTCAGCAAATCCGTATGGATCCAATGTGGAAGCATCGCTTTGAGTAGGCAGGTATTCTTGAGTCAAGTAAGGAAAATTTGCCAATGGCAGTGCAGGAATGGCATCGCCTAGTGCTGGAATTGTGCTGGCACCAATACTCAACAACAAATCTAGTGTGCTTTGAGTTTTGAATGTCTGAGCTTGGTAATAGTTTACTGCGGCCAACCAATTCACTATCACTGTTTTACCATTGAATGTAGCAATTGCTGTGGTCAGTGCTGTTGGTAAACTTTTGACGCCTTGATTGTTCATCAATCCGGCAGCAGCGTTTATTTCTAATGGAGTTAATACACCATTGGCCATTATCCTGCCCTTACATCGCCACTGCCACCGGCTCGAGCATGACCACAAGTGTCTGCATCTCCAGTTAGGCTTACTGCTATTCCACCAGCTCGTACTGTGCCCGAACCGCCTGCGGTTGAGGGTCCGCAATGTATGCCAGGACATCCTCTTCGTCCACAACAAGGATGGGCGCTGACACCTTGCCCAGTTGTGGCAATTGGTCTTCCGTTTATGCGTACCGAACCAATACCCGATGTAATCACACCGCCTGCTCCGTTTGCATCACCCACTCGTTGTATTCCTGGCATGTTATCCTACTAAGATTTTCTTTTCTGGCACCTTTATGCCTGTAGTTGCTTCGATGTATTTCATACGCACATTTTCATCCGTCAATGAATGAATAGCAACACAGCTCATATTTAGCCGGGGATTTTTGTCAGGATCTGCGGTAAACATACTCGGCACAAGTCCCATGCCTTGTGGACCTGGGGCCACGCTTACAGGATCCTGTAAGATAGCATAGCCCGACTCCATGTCCACAAGTTTGGCAATCATTTCTTCGCCAGAGTTCAGTTTGAATGTGTAAACTTTTCCAATTTCCATTATTTGCTTTCTGTTAGTTTTGTTCTGAGTTCGGTGAACCCGCCTACCAGTTGATCATCTAAAAAGATCTGTGGTACTGTACGAGCATTTGGTACTGCTTCTAGTAGTTGTTCTCGTGTCCAACCATGCATAATATTGCGTTCTTCAAATTCAATGTTACGTGATTTCAACAACGCCTTGGCTTGGTCGCAGTAGGGGCATTGGTCTTTTGACCATACAATTGCTTTCATTTTATTTTCCTTCTTTTGATTTGTCGTAAGTCTTGGCAAAGATATCTGTTTTTACAACACCGTAGTCACCAGGACCATGTCGAACAATGTAGTCATTGCCACGAGTGTATTCTAAGTTGCCCCATGATGCTCGAACAACACCGTCATGGTCAGCAAGACGAGCAACCTTCATGATCTTCTTGGGCGTAGCAGTGCCATCTTGATTATCATCGTAGTAGGCAGCAAACTTGATAGGACTCACAGGATACCGTTCGCCCTTGGGTCCTGTAATAATCTTAAAACCAACTGTGTAGGCAACAGGACCTTCGAGGGTTTCTATAGTTCCGTTGTCTGTGGCAGTTTCATACTTGATAGGTGTTGGATGCTTGTAGGTTTCAAATCCACCTTGTTGGAACCATTCGTCGTTGATCATAGGTTTGGTAACTCGTCGTAGTCAATGGCATCGCCCATCACGCCAATAACATAATTGGTTGATTCATTTTCCTGCAAGGCAGTTTGCTTCTTGCTGGTGTCCACATGCTTGTTGAACCATGGAATGGGTGTGGAGCGTGGTGCTGGTTCTAGATACTTGATGCCAATTTCTTTCAAGGCATTGGCTGCTGTGTAATCTACAAAGTCTTTTAAGATTTGTGCGTTAAGGCCAATCACTGGTCCCTTGTTGAACAAGTAATCAGCCCACTCTTTTTCTTCACGGATCACATCCAGGTACAGTTGATACACTTCTGCTTCACATTCTTGTTTGGCTTGAGCAAAGCGAGGGTCTTCTTTCACCACTTGATTGATGATCCACCCTGTCCATTCCTTGTGCAGGATTTCATCTTGCAGGATCAACTGAATGATGTTGCCATTGCCAATGAAGATGCGATTTTCTACCATGGCCAAACTGGTAGCAAAGCTAACCATAAAGCGGAATGCCTCCAATGCGTAACTGGCATTGAGAGCCAACCAAATTGCTTTAACGTGGCCGTGATCTTTGACAGGAACTTCTAGTTCTTTTTCGCAGTTGACCATGTGCAAGTGATCGTAATACTTGCCCACGCTTGACGCCATGTCCACAATCTCTTTGGTGTCGTGGATGGTGTTGAACACATCCTTGGGCACATTGTAGATGTTGCGAATGATGTGACTGTAACTGCGTGAATGAATATTGGTTTCAAAGAAACTCCAGTTGTACATCAATGCTTCTAATTCTGGAATACTAATTACAGGAGTAAACACCTGTGCTGGACCACGGCCTTGCAATGAGTCTAGTGCTGTTTGGCGCAATAAATTTGCAGTAAAGATATGCTTGACTGTGTCTGACGCTTCTTTGAAGTCATTGGCATCTTTGCTTAGACTAATCTCTTCTGGAACCCAAAAGAAACCGCGAGCTTCTTGTTCGTACTTGGCCAGTTTGTTGTATTTGACTTCTTCAAATCGCTGAATGGTTACAGGACCTGCAGGATCCAGAAACATCTTGCGATGCAGGTAATCTGTTTTGGTTGATAAGTTGTATTGTGCTTGACTCATTTTGTTATTTTCCTGTTATTCATTTTTTTCTTCTATGGTATAAAACCAATCATCTCCAGCTGACCACTTGCGTGTGCCATCCACTGTAAAAATAGTCTGTGCAGCCTTAAAGTCTGGAAACTTAACATTACCTGAAATTAAACTTTGGTCGTACCACAAACATCGGTTGTTGGGTTGGCAAGCAAACTGACCGTTTTCCAATCTAATAAAGTTGAAACTTTTGTGCTCTTCGGCAACCTCAGTAAAGCCTGTGTCCACGTCCATACCATCTGCACAAAAGTCCACAGTGAACAAATAAGTTCCGTGGTGCCATTCCTTGTCTTTACCCAGAAACTTTACACCTAGATTACGCAGGCCTATTTTTTCAATGATAGTAAAACGATAGCCCATACAGTCCCAAAGTTGCAAGGTGTCTATAGGCAGCTGGCCTGTGTGATTTTCTTGCCACACATAAGCATGGATGGGCAGTTTGTCATACAGTGCTCCGTAGTTGGGCAACAAGGACTCGATACGAAACACCTGCCCACGTAGTGCTTTAAGGCTAACCCATATTGCGGGTTCTAATTCTCCGTGACCTTTTTCAAAGTTGTAGAGAAATTCTCTTTTGACAAAGCATTTGATCGGTGGAAGAGATCCTACAATGTAGCTCATTTAGTATTTTCCCGATGCAAGAACTATCTTACAAATGTGTTCTAATCTTTCAATGTGCTCATAAGCACGCCATGGAGTGACATCAATGGCCACAACTCCGTGACCTTTGATTCCCACAATATCAAATTTGATATTGCCTGCTGAATCCAATCCTAAATTACGGTGACATGCATCAGCAAGTTCTTGGCTGATAGGTGCTACATCTCCCACATTGGGTGCTACTTTAGTGTATCGATTGAGTTCTGGAAATGAATCACTAATAGTGCTCAGATCAATACCGGCATGCATGGCCGCAATACAATAGGTTGGATGAACATGAACAACAACTCTAACATCATTGCTGTGTTGACCCATTTCCATTTGTAGGCCAAAGTGCAGGGGAATTTCACCGCTGGGCTTGAGGTTGGCACTGATGTCAGTATAGTGATCTTCTTGCCAGAATTTTGTTAAAAACGGAGGAATTGGATTGATATGATCAACTAATTTAATTTTTTTAAACTGATCAGGTTGTAGCGTTTGCTTGCGCACACCTGATGGTGTGATATAAAAGTGATCACGGTCGTGATGACGAATAGAGATGTTGCCATCTCTACTGGTTATCCAATTGCGTTTGTACGCATCTACTAATATATCACAACAGGTTTCTAGCATTTTAATTGTTCCAGTGAGTATGTAATTAGCCCAGTTTTTACACTGTGCTCAACAACTAAATTTGTTTGTGGGTTTGATAAAATTATAGGGTTTTCTCCTGGCCCCCAATGTCCGGTATCCAAATACAATCGATCATTGTCTTGTGCCATACCCATGCGCGGCACGATCAACACAGTTTTGTCACGCCAGTGTTCAGTAGGCACCGTTAACACAAAATGTTCACGATCATCACGGCACTGTGTAACATAACTAGCAACCACAGAACCAGCTTGAACTGCTCGCATGTATGGTATCCAGTTCCACACTGTGCTAACTTGTCGATCAAACTGCATGATGCCCGGGGTCAGATGTAGCAACGGCATAGGATCATATGTACAATCAGCAGTTTCACAAATAAGTTCATTTACAGTTTGAACAAATTTATGATCCACATCTACTCCCGGGGCAAAAACTCTATTGGTTTGTTCTTGTACTCCAATGCCTTGCGCAAATGTGTCAGGAATAACCAGTGCCCACAGCTCTAAAAAATATTCTCCAGGTAAGAAAATAGATTTGTTGTCTTGAGGCAAGCTATTCCACAAACCTTCCCACCATAAATTACCATTCACAGTTTCTGTAAATGTAACTGGTGTGGGTCGATAACTGTTGTCATAACGCTCATTGATAAGTTCTATCTTGTTGTCTAAACCAAGGCGTTGTATGATTTCACGTCCCAGCAGATATCTATCATGATCAATTTCAAATGCCCTAACATGATCTGCACCATGCTTTAATGCCAACATTGACAACAGGCCTGTGCCAAATCCAATGTCAGTGCAACGTTGGTTGGCAACATAACGAGCAAGAATTCTGTCGTAGAATTGGTTACGCATGAAGTCGTTGATCATGCCTAGATTCACACCATCATGGTTGAACCAATCAATCCTACTCAAAAAACTCATTACCAGTGCCTTATTGTATTTGCTATGATGAACCCACAGGTCACAACATGTATTATAACCCAAAAGGTCTTGAAGAACAAGGCCAATCGGGCTTCTCGCAAGGTTAAAATGGGCACATCAGGACGGTCATCGTCTGTGTGCCCCATTAGGTGGCCTGTGGCTCTAGCCCAAACTTTTTCTAGGCTGTTCATTCTTTTCCTCTGAAATTGTTAATAAACCAAGCATTGAAAATATTTTAGCGTAAACATATCCAATATCAACTTCAAACCACCTATGTCTATAATTAGGTCTATATGGCATATTATGGTGATTGTTGTGAAGCTCTTCGCCGCCTAGTAGGATTCCAATTGGAAACAAATTCTTTGATTTGTCATTTAAATTTTTATGTCCAGCATAGTCAAACCCAAATTTATGAAAAGCATAGTTGCCAATGAATACACCTAGCCAATTTTTAGTTAATAAATGTAATACCAATGATAATACTGCTCCAAGATATCCAAACAAAATGCCTGCAACTAGATGTTGCACCCAGGGACCTGCAAACCTATATTTTTCATGCAATGTTTTTTGCATCCAGTCATCTGGTGTTTGAATGTCAGGACAATACTTTTTAACTTCATCCTGGTCAGCCTTCCACGGTTGACACATTTGTTTAAGTGTTAGATGATGTGGGCTCTGATCGTCATTTTTTGTATCGCTGGTTGCATGATGTTTACGATGTCTACTGGTGTAAGTCTCTGCCCAATTTGGCCCCAACGTGCCAGAAATCCATAACACAATTCTAAAAAAATATCCCAATGGGTTAGATATTAAAAAATGTCTGTGTGCAACAGATCTATGAACATAGATAGAAAAACACGTGGTAAAAATATGCAGTTGTACCAGCCAAAAAATCCAAAAATATTGCAACTCAAACATTTGATAACTTAAAGTTTACACGCTTCACAATCTTCTTCAAGATCAAAATCAATAATCTCAAGAGGTTCTTCCACTTTCATTTTGCTACCAGCTTTGTTGATAAGACTGTAGTAGAATGTTTTGATACCCCAATGATGTGCTTGCATTAGATTGCGAGCAATCAGTGTGGTAGGTACTTTTCTATCAGGCCAGTGTGCTGGGTTATAAAACGTATTGGTCGAAATTGACTGGTCAATATAAGCAGCCAAAACCGCTGCTGTTTTTAGATATCCGTCACAGTCTTTTTGTGCCCACATCAGTTGATATTTGTTTTTCAACTTGTGATACTCGGGTACAACTTGTGTCAATGATCCAGCCTTGCTTTCTTTAACTGAGATCAGGCTCATGGGCATTTCAATGCCGTTGGTTGAGTTAATTACAACTGAACTTGATTCCACAGGCGCCACTGCCATAAGTGTGGCATTGCGTACCCCGTGAGCTTTCATCTGTTCACGCAAGGGTTCCCAGTCTAGTTCTGGTGCAAAATTCGCAAGTTCGTTAACTCCGTTAGCTCGTCGTTCCCACGGAAACACACCACGACCATACCAGGTGCGGTCCGAATCTTTGCAACGGCCACGTTCTTTAGCAAGCTCAACTGTGGCTTCTGTGAGATAATAGGCTTGGTGCTCCATCCAAGATTTGACTTCGGCCAAAGCATCTGTATCACCGTATAGGAGGCCGCGCTTGGCATGCCAGTAAGCCAAGTTAGTAATACCGATGCCAAGCGGCTGGATTTCGTCATTTGATAATTTTGATTGGATCGATAGGAAGTCTTGGTAGTCAAGGATATTACACAAGGATCTCTGCAGAATTCTACAAGCTCTGCGCATGTCTTCAGGATTCCGGAATGCACCCCAGTTAATACTTCCAAGCGTACAGAGCGCGATTCGCCCATCAGCGTCATCCAGGCGCTTAAACGGTTTAGTTGGTAAGAGAATTTCACAGCAAAGGTTACTCTGATAAATGGTATGATACTCAGGATCAAATGGTCCTTGGTTCATCACATTGTCAATAAACACTAGATAGATACGACCAGTGTCTGTTCGTTCTTTAAGTATGCCTGATTTGAACACCTCTTCAGCAGACATAGTTTTTGTCCGGAGGTCAGATCTAGCTTCATATTTGACATAAAGATCTTCAAAAAGGTTAATGTCTTTGTAGAATGCCTCGTAAAGTTCCGGTACTTCGTTAGGGTCAAAAAACGTGATGTTTTGTTTGTGTTTAAATCTACGCCAGAAAAAAGCAGAAAGCACCACCCCGTAGTCCATGTGTCGGACACGGGTTTCTTCGGTTCCTTGATTGTTCTTGAGCACAATAAGATCATCGAATTGATGATGCCAGATGGGATAAAAAACAGTGGCACTTGCATTTCGAATACCTCCTTGTGAACATGACCGTAAATCACCAAACCATTTTTTCAGGAATGGTATCATGCCTGTGTGCATGATCTCACCACCACGAATGGGTGAGCCCAATGGACGTAGACGTCCTATCTCCAGGCCAATACCAGCACGTTTGCTGGCATACTTGGCCATCATTTCTCCTGAAGCAAAGATGCTATCAAGATCATCATCTGAACGAATAAGCACACAACTACTAAATTGCTTAGTTGGAGTACCAAGGCCGGCCAGAACAGGAGTTGCAAGAGTAAAGAGCCCATCGCTAGCCGCGTTGTAGTATTCTTTAATATAACGCATCCTAGCTGTGTTAGGTTCTTCTTTGTGAAACACTGTGGCAGCGGCCACCATGTATCTAACTTGCGGAGTTTCATAAATTTCCTTTGTGGAGCGATTGCGTACCAAATATTTTTCAATCAATTGCTCAATGGCTGCATATGAATATTGTTCATCCTTAGCATGATCAATTATGTCGTTCATGCGGTTCCAGTCATCCTCTGAGTACCATTCCAACAGTTCAGGAGTGTACAAGCCGGTGGCTACATTGCGTTTCACAATCTCATACAAGTGTGGAGGCTGATAAGAACCATAGACATCTTTGCGCAACATAGAGAGCCGTTGTTTGCCTGCCACATGTTGATAGTTGGTATGGCCCACATCAGGGTTTTGCTCTACATCAATGAGATCTACTATGGCTCGCAGTGTAATGCCATCAATTTCTTTGGTAGTAATACCATCATAAAAGTGTAGCTGTGTGCGTATCTCTATCATGCTTTGACTTACGTCTGCTATGCCTGCGCATACTTTGGCAATTTGCGTTTGCCACTTTTCCAAAGCCAATGGCTCTCGGGTGCCATCTCTTTTAAGAACTGTAATTATTTTCATTTTTTAACCAATTTTTTGTTGTATTTGTTGCTGACTAACACGGTGCCGAGGGTTTTCTGGTCCTGGAGTGATATTTACGATTGTGTCCTTGTCCCAATTCAGTATATATTTCTTTTGAGGCGCATGGACTAAATTGTCACTACCATGATCGGCTAACCAGCATTTTTGCAAGTCTTCACGATCAATTATTGTTATAGTATACAGGATTCCTAGCCCACGAGCAAGCCCACAGAACAAATTGTCATCTAATAGTTGCCAGGGATCAGGCCAATTGTCACGATCGTCCCAGTGTAAATGATAAGGAATCCAAGGAGTAGAAAACCACCATTGATTAATGGTGGTCAAGGCTGATTCAACATCAGCAGTGGCAGCTTGATTTCTCAGTGCGTTCCAAGACTCAAGCCTATCAGCAAAAGTTCTAGGCCACATCAAATGCCAAAGTTTGCTACAGAATACCTAATTGAAGCATTTGCACCAGTACTGGTACAAGTGTAACCCACTGAAAGTTCGGTGCCGCTGTCTGCTGGTGTAAGTGTTACACCAGTTGAGCCATTTTCTGTAAAGTTGTCAACATAACTGAAACCAGTGGTGGTAGCAGCTTGACCACCTGTTACTGTGATTGTGCCTCTGCGTCTGGTGTCAGATCTAGTGATCACATAATCAAAACTAAATGAAGTGATAGCAGTTTTATCAATCACCACAAGATTGCCGCTGCCATTGTCTACCAGTGTGTCTGATATTCCTGCTGATCGTTTCAGCGTTCCAAGATCCAGGCTCATTCCAACGTTAGTGGTGGTTGCTTGCGATTGATAAAACACCATGTCTCGAGTGTTCTGACTCATTGCAATGGAGTTTGTGGTAGCAAGACTGATTCTAGGATAGGTGCCGCTTTGACTGTCATTGCGCTGAAACAAGTCGCCAACAGAAATATTGTTGTTGGCATCAATGCTGATGATAGGCGCTGCTGGTAGTGAAGCGCCATTGAAGTGATTGGCCACATCATAAAACACATTGTAACCAGTAGCATTCAAACTGCATTCTTGAATGATGATACCTTCGCCGTAGATATTATCAAACACATTATGCAACACCTTGAATCCGCTTGGCCCACCATCTACTGGTGTGGCACTGCCCAACACCACACCCTGATATAGCACATCAAACCATCCGTTGCTGACAGTTACTCCGGCAGTTTGATGGTCAGTGTTAATACCATAAGTCATGCCAGTGAATTTACATTTGTCCATGGTAATTTCTGTGCAAGGCAATGCAGTAGTTGAACTGAACAAAACACCGCTTACGTCTTCCACAGCATCTTGCAACTGCACTGTGGTAAGATTGCTGGCAAAGGTCACATTGTCCATACTGACTTTTTGAGCCTTTTCAATCAAACACACATTATGACTGCCTGACTCGGTGGTCTGGAATGACATGCTGGACACTTCAATGTTTTGTGGAGGGCTTGCGCCACCCACTCCAATGTTGACTCCAGTTTGTTGTTGACTATCGGCAGTTCTAACAACCAGTTCTGGCAGTGTGGTAGATTCCCAGTAACTTGCGTTGGATAACAAAATACCAGTGGCAGGCACTGCGGCAATACTACGGTAGTAACTGCCTGAACTTTTGACCAACACACCATCGGCATAGGCAGTGTTGGCAGCCCAAGTTTGCACAGTAAAATAAATAATACTGGAATCAGCGCCTTCGCCGTACAGTTTGGCCCAGGGCGGAATCAGTATGGTGTCTGTGACAATGTACGTGCCAGCTGGGAAAAACAAACTTCGGCGTATTTGTGTGTTGTTTTGCACACAGAACAATTGGAACAGTGCTCGGTTGATAGCATCAGTGTCATCAGTGCTGCCGTCGCCTGTGGCGCCAAAGTCCGTGACAACAGCGTAACTGTCCAGTCTGCTTTGTATGCTTTGGCTGACAGGATCGCCAGACGTAGCGCCTGTTTGCACTGTATAGCCAGCGGCTGCGCCTTGATAGGTATACGCAGTGGTAAAACTGAGAATGTCTGAGAACTCTGTAAGAACTTCGGTATTTCCCACTATTGGAGCACCGTCAGCAATTGAGCCGTTACCAATGTAGAGTTTGCGCTGATCAATTGCCCAGCCAAATTCGGCTCCAGCTAAGGGTTGAGGCAGGTCTGTCTCGAGTCCGGTTCGTTGGGTTATTCTAGATACTTGTACTATTGCCACAGTGTGATTCCTTGAGGTATCACATATTTAGCATGTAGTACTGTTCGACCTTTTTCCACCAGATGGTGCGATATTTTTCAAATTCCGCACCTTCCAGCACAAATTCCTGATATTTGGGCTGTCCTACAATATTGTGTTGCTCATCTAGATCAGGCTTAACACACATCAAAACTACGCCTTTTCGGATACGTGTGCCATGTATTTCGTTATGAGCTTCTGCGTATGCGCACAACTGAACAAAGTAATCGTCAATCCATTCACGCTTTTTGGGCTTGTTAGTTTGCTTGTAGTCTAGGATGGATTCTTCATTTAAATGAATACCTGCACCGTCTGTTGTGCCTGCATACACGCCGGGAAAGTACAAGGGTACTTCAATACCCCAAAATTCCGTAACATTGACCAGGCCTTTATTGACAACTTCTTCTGCCATAATATGGCTAGGCCAACTGAATGGATTTGATCCACGAGCAGGTATAGCACCTTCTCGAATGTACTTTTCAAGATAGGTATGCATTCTAGTGCCGCGATTGGCAGCTTCAGTAGTAATAGCTTGTGCTCGTTCTGCGCCTACTGCACGCCGCCAGTTGTGCAAGGCAGCCTTGCTTTCTTCACTTTTGGTTCGGTCTAATATGGTAGTTACGCTAGGTAATTTGTTGCCATCTGGCGTGGCGTAAAATCGTTTGCCGTCTACAGTAACTCTGGGTATAGGTTGATAGTTAAATTTTGGATTGTACATTATGATAAACAACTTGCAATGTGTTGATACAGTGATGTTGGCCACTTTGCAAACAATGACACTCGCGGATTGTGTTCAGTAAGGCTGTTTTCAGCGTATCCTACACCATGTAATTTGTTTATGTTCAACAAAGTTGGATGTGGATAGATTTCAACTTGATCAACATAAGAAAATGTATCTGGCGGTGGCGTGGCATTAACACCTTTTTTAAATCTATCAGCATGTGCTGGCTGTATTCTAGTTATTGAAAAAAAATTCACCGTGCTGTGACTGGCTGCTAATTCTGCCTGACAATATTCAGGTAGATTCACAATACTTGCCGGAGTCTCGCATGGTGGCCAAGATGGATCTTTGATATTGGCATAGTGTTCTTGCCAAAGTTTTATGTCTTCTGAAAATTCGTAGAACTGAGTAAAACAGTTCTTGTGATTGTCTACTGGAAAAATCAAACTGGTTGTTTTTGTTATATCCACATGCACAGGAATCATACTACCGCCACAAACAATCTGAAGCCTAATTATCGGTTGATCGTCAAACTCTGTTAAAAATGTCCATTGAGATCGAATTTCTTGTTCAATCTCAGCAGGTAACTCAAAGTTAAACATAGTTCCTATTAACTCATTTTTAGGTCCATAAAACGATTGATACTGGGATCGTAAATCTTCTGGAACTCCCATACTTGTATTATACTCTAAATCATGCCAATTTAAATTTTCATAAATGTCTTTTTTAGCCATGCGTTGCCAAGGAAGGTTTTTTACCGCGGCCACAATGTCATTTGACAAACTGATGTTTGGCAATGTTTGATAGTAAAAAGATCTCATACTCTAAAACTTTCTCCGCAGCCGCAGCGATCGCGTTCATTGGGATTGAGGAATTCAAAACCTTCATTAAGGCCCTGTCGCACATAGTCTACAGTGACGCCTCTAAGATACACTTCATTTTTCTTATCAACCAATACCACAAAATCTGCTTGGGCATAGTTGATGTCTGATTCTGAAGGCGTATACTCTTGCACGTATTCTAACACATACGCTAGGCCTGAGCAACCTGTAGTTTTTACCCCAAGACGAATGCCAGCATAGTTTTTGGCTTGCAGTAGTCTCTTTACTTTGGTATAGGCCTGATCAGTTATGGAGATCATGCTTTTTGCGATAATCTTCTACAGCAGCCTTTATAGCATCTTCAGCAAGAATAGAACAATGAATCTTGACTGGTGGCAGCGCGAGTTCTTCAGCAATCTCTGAATTTTTAAGAGCTGCCGCTTGGTCAAGCGTTCGTCCTTTAACCCACTCGGTAACAAGAGAGGATGAGGCAATCGCACTGCCGCATCCGTATGTTTTAAACCTTGCGTCTGTGATGATGCCATCTTGTACCTTGATTTGCAATTTCATTACGTCGCCGCAAGCAGGTGCGCCAACCATGCCAGTACCAATATCAGTATCACTCTTGTCAAAAGAGCCGACATTCCGGGGATTTTCATAATGATCAATAACTTTGTCTGAGTATGCCATGTTACATTCTTACCAATACTTCTTGATAGTATCCGTTGTGCAACACCAACTGCTTGCGATAAGGCACGCCGTCGATATAAACAACATCACTAGGGCTCTGAGACATCACTGGTGGTTGTTGCACTACCAGGGGTCTGGTGATAGCATAAACCACAACGCCTCCAACCACAGCAGGGGCCACCCATCCCCAACCTCCGCCATGATGGCGATGATGTGGTGTGTGTAATGCAGATCCGTGATATCCGTTAGGTCCAGCAAATGCGCTGGAGGTAACAAAAGTTAAAATGGTTAGAAGTCGTTTCATAGCAGCCTCCTTATGTAAGCAGTATACTGTATTTAACGCCTTGTGTCAACCAATGGTTGACTGTTACATTGGACGTTTCATGGCCGATTTGGCCATTTTGTCTACCACTTGTTGTGCTTGAGGAACTGACATTTTGGGTTGTACCGTTTGTTCAGCACCGCCTTTGAACACAATGGGATCAGTTGAGCCGGGTTGGATGGGTTCTAACACATTGCTCAGTGGAGGCTGTCCAACTAGATCCATAATGTTTCTTTGATTGACAGGTACGTCAAGACTTTGTGCAATAGAGATAAAAGCATCTTGACTGATTTGTTTTTGACTGTTGGTGTCGTCTGCACGACCATTAAGAAAATCTACTAGGCCCAGAAGTTTGTCTGGGTCAGGTGTTGCACCAGCAAAGGTATCAACTTCAAAGATTTTCATTATCTACGGCCACGACCCAGTGCGCCTGCTGTGCCCACCGGCTCTTCAGCAGGAGCGGCCATGTCAGCACCTGCATCGGTAGCAGCAGCATCAAGATCAGCACCTACATCGGCACCCATGTCAGCGCCAGCGGCCATGTCAGCACCCATGTCAGCGCCAAGTTCGGCACCTAAGTCTGCACCAGCTGTGCTGGGTGCGGCTTGGCCAGTTACCACGCCAAGTGCTTGATCAAGTTGTTGTTTGGCACCTTGTAGATTTTGCACTAGGCCAGTGAGTGCGGCTGTGGCGTCTGCGTTGAATTGCGAAGCTTGGTCAATGCCTACTTGATTCTTGATTGAATCAACTAGAGCAGGCAGTTCTTTAAATTGCATTTCGCTGGCATCTTCCAACATTGATTGCATTTTGTCAACCATGTCTTGTGCAGCCAACACCACTTGAGCTTGTTGCACTTCAGATTCTTTCAACATGCGATAAGCATTGCGCAAGCGGCTTTCGGCTTTCATCAATGCTGCACCTGCAACAAGTTTTTGTTCATCGGGATTCAATGTTTGACCTGCGGCACTCTTTTTAAGAGCAGCAGCCAACTTAGGATCTTTTACTTGTGCGGCTGGTTGAACAGCGCCAGCAGTTGGTTGAGCACCAGGCACTGGAACATCCATCTCTTTAAGACGTGTGGCCAAGGCCTGTTCCATCATCATGAGTTTGAGATAAGTTGGATTGCGTTCGCTGGTGTGGCGTGCCATTGAGCCTTTGTGCTCACCAAGCAGGCCTTGCACCTTGCGAAGCATTTGACGAGTTTGACCAGCGTTGAGACGTTCAACGCTGATGCGTGAGCCAAAATAACTTTCAAACGTCTTGGTAATCAGACGAGTTTTTTTAGGTGTGGCTAGTTCTTGCAGTTTCATTTGAGAATCCTCTAAGTTGTATATATTTAGCCGAAGATATACATTTTTCAAGTTCGGCTGTGACAGCAGAATTTAGAGAAACTTTGGGTTCAAGTTTGGTTTTCACCATTTCTCTAAATTCTGCAGATCTACTGAGTTTGCCTAGACCACTGCGACAAGCAATGTCATTGTCTAAGAATTGTTTTTTAAAGTCCAACACTTTGATCTGTTGCGATAATGAAGCTTGGTTGTTTTTATCGGCAATGCACCAAGAAATTGCTGATCGTTTGCTGCCAAAGGATCCCACAAAGTTTGCATAATGCCAAACATTAAACACTTGCTGCTCTGGTGTGATGTGATATTTTCCAAACACCACCCATCCACCTGAGTTGTCATCCAAAATCATTTTGTCAATGCTGTGGCGCAGTTCACGCTCGGCCCAGCGTTCAAGTTTTTGTTCTCGAGTCATTTGAGTACGTAGTGCGAGACCAGCCAGCCAACTGTGCCGGCTAAAAATGTTATGATTCCCACGCCCCAGGAAATCAATTGATTGTTGCGTTTTTCAGACATGGCATGCACAATTTCATGCACTTCTTTGACCACTGCCTTGACATCGTCGATGTCTTTTTGCACTGAACTGATTTGCAGTTCCAGTGCTTTGTATCGCTCGGCACACAGTTCAACGTGGGCTTCGAGACTTTTCTTTTCAATATCAGTGGTGTCTGCCATAATCAGTTATTTACCGTTTCAAACCAAATGTTCTGGTCAGGGCGCAGTACTGTTTCTACAACTTCCTGCTCGTCTAGCCCAGTTAGCATGGGCACTCCATTGCAGTCTTGGTGCAGTGCCGCAAAAGGATCATGATTTCCCGAAATACCAAATGTGCTTTCTGCTTCAACTTCAAAGCTAAAACTCCACACACCTTTGTCACAGCGCGGGGCCTGAATGCGCTCTGGTTGGCTGCGCAGACTGATTATTTGAATCAATGTTTCAAAGTTTCGCTGTTGATTTCTTGCTCTGTTCCAGTCATTGATGCTGTTGATTGCTTGACCAACTTGATCTTCAAAGGGAATTTGACCTATGCGAAAATGCCCAGTAATTCCAGTAGGCGAGCAGTCAAAGAGGGTTTTGCACATATACTTCATCGTGTGATATTTACGGCAAAAAAATACCCCGGAGTTTTTAATCCCGGGGTGGTTTAGAACAAGTCTAAAAATTAAGCAGACAGTTTGAAGCCGTTAGCTGTTGCGCTGTCCAACTGATAACCAGTGAAGGTAATGTTGGCAGCAGCCAATGCTGTAGCAGCGTTGGCAAAAGCGCCAGTTGGGTAGTAAGCAATTGACAAAGCAGTTGTGTCAACTTGATACATAGCTACTGTGCAAGTTTGTTGCAGAGCTTGAATAACGTTAGCAACGTATTCTTGCACGCCTGACTGTGTAGCCATGCTGTTGTTGGCAACAAAGCGAACAAAGTCCAGTTTAGGACCAGCTGGTTGAACTGTAGCAGTAGCGCCAGTAGTGCTTGTAGAAGCAGCGATAGGACCGTTTTGTACGTCTAGTGCAAATACAGGTTGTGCATCACCATTTACGGGGGTAAGATAAGCCATGATAAATTTCCTTTAAGTTAGTGGTCCTGGTGGACCTGCTTTTATTTAGTCTTTTGGCAAAAATTATGCCTGTTGCGGATTGTTTTGGGCACGATTTCTAGCAGTAAAATCAAAGCGATTGACTGCTTTGGCATAGCCTGCAGGCGTGGCCATTACCCAACCTTCGTGTCCAGGATCTTTCAAATCCAAATTACGTAGTATGTCTAGCTTTAGATCGTGTAACAGAATAAACAGGGTAAATGCAGCAGCCAGACCTTCTGTGTTTGATGCAGGGCTTTTTAGATATTCAATGATGTTGGCAAATTTTCTTGGGGTGACTTCGGATTGCAACCATTCACCAAACCCTGCCAACAAGTTGTCAAAGTTGCCTGATCCAATTCTAAAATTAATGTAGTCCACACACAGTTTGGCCAAGTCTGTGATTTGCATGGCTCGCAGTTCGCCAGGATTAAACAAGGTATCGATGGCAGCACCTTTACTGCGGCGTATTTGTTTGATTTGTTTGATCAAGGCAGTTTGTCCCTTAGATTGTGCAGCGTCTTGAGGTGTAATACCTTTGCCATAAATTGGCTCAATCAAAAACAATCCTGGTACTTCATTAAATGACACTCTGCTGAGTGGCTGCTTGGGTTCACCTTGATCAGCATACATTGTGTGCATGGCAATACCTGTGGTGCTGTTGCGAATTCTTTGTCCCAGGGCGCTCTTGGCGGGTATGCGATATTGCACTGTGTTGGGCTTGAACACAAGATTACCAGCTTCTTCTGTCCATGGCTGTTCGGGGTAGTACAACAAGTCGCCTTTGACATAGCCACGGAAGTTTGTGGGCACAGCCGCTTCTAACTGTGGCCAAAGGTCAGCATACAATTGTATCAACTTCGCACGTTCACCTTTGCGTGTGCTTTGTATCTGTGCCATCATTCGGGGACTAGTAGCAAGTCCATCGTAGCCTTTGGCGTCAAACCCTGACCCATCTGTAAGCACAAACTCACCTGTGGCAGGCTTGCGGCCAAATATCACAGCAGGCTTGCCGTCCCACTTCACACTGGTGGTCTTTTGTGGTGCATCTGCGGCATGCTGGATAATGGCCAGTGCTTCATCCACGCCGCGTGAACCTTTGCGAAACACAAGATCTTCCAGGTGTTCGATGCCTTTGGCCCGGCCACCCACGCCTGGTTCTTCAGCTTCATAAATTTGATATGGGTTGGCTGTTTCTGTTTCAATCAATGGTGTCATGCCTTGATTTACAATTCTGTCGCGCAACTTGGCTAGAAAATTCACTTCAGTGTTTTCATTCACAGCACCTGGCTCTTGTAGGCCTTCACGGCCCAGGTATTCACGGAAGTCTGCCAGCTTGGCATCTCGGTTTTTGTCTCCGGCCAGAGCAGCATAAATGCTTTCCACGTTCTTGAGATTTGCTCTAGTGGCCTTGGGTCCTAGCAGTGTTTTGGCCACGTAGTCAGGATCCATGCCACCATCTACCAGTTGGTTTGTGGTGCGACTGAACATGCCATTAGCACCCACTTTGAGTCCCTGTTGTTTGGCAATTGAACTCATCAACACATTGCGATTCATGCCTTTGTAGGCCGAATCATCTGCACCACCATAGTAAAACTGTCCCCAGTCCAGATTGGGAAAGAACATGAAGTCTGTTTGCACATAACCATTTTCTGGACGACCATTAATAGGTGTACGTAAGTGTACTTCGCCGCTTTTCTTTACCCAGGCTTTAGGGTCTTCACCGTGACTGGTTGCCCATTGTGTTAGTTTTGCTGCCAATTGTTCTTTGGATATTTCGCTGGCATCCACTGCCATGTCCATGTCGCCTGATGTAGGTTTACGTCCGGTTGATCCCAGCCAACGCTCGCGTGGGAATTCTAATCCTGTGAGTGTTTCTAGCCATTGTACTGTGGCTGCTACATCGCTTTGGTTGATACGCCCAGTAAGTGGTTTACCATCAGCATCTTTGAATACATTGCCGCCTTCTAATAGTCTCATTTTTTTGCCTCGGCCACGGCCATTTGTTGTTGTTGTGGGGCACCTTGCAACAGGCCCATACTGGCCAGCACCTTGTTTAGTGCTGGATCACGTTGCTGTGGAACCTTGGCAGTAATTCCTAGTTGTTGCGCTGTGAGGCCAGCTCGTTGCGCTGCCTGTGCCAACTGCGGTTCAGCTGCATTTTTATTTGTGCTGGCTGCGCCAGATACTGGATTGAATTCAACTTCGTTGGCAATGCCATAGCTCATTTTAGCAATGGAATTCCACAAGTCAGCCAATTTTTTTGCATTGACTCTAGTGGGTTCAGTTATCAACAGTGCGTCAATGGCTTTGTCAATGGTGGCACTCATGTCTCCGACCATGTTTCGCAACTGACCTTGATTGGCATCTTTGTCCACCAAACTGGCAGCATTTTTATAGTCGCTGACTGAACGACCGCTCATTCTTTGAAGATTACCGTTTACCAAACTGATTAATGCTCGTTGCATTTCAATTGGCTGAATGTCCTTGATGCTTTGAACTCCAGCTCGACCAGTTATGGGATTTTTGGCCTGTTGCATCATTTGTGTCACTGTGTCTGACCATTGTGCCTGCAGAGTTTTGGCTAGCGCAGCCACAGCAGGTGCCGAAGCAGCCGCGGCTGCGCCGCTTGCTTGTCCTGGAACAACGCTGGCGCCAGGCGCGGCGTCTGTATTACCACCTGCAGGGATCATGGCTTTGGCTAGATTTTGCCCCACGCCTCCCAAGAATGAACCTGCCTGTGAACCGGCGCCGCCAGGAGCAAAAACTTCTTGCATGCGGCGGCCATTGGTAATTTCATATATCTGCATGAGTTCTCCTTACAGATCTAGCAAACTTTGTGGAATCTTTAAGACGTATGGCATTGAGCAATTTTCTAGTGAGATTTTCAGCCTGATCAGCAGTGTATTCTGTTTCAATTTGCTCTAGCAAACGAATAGCAGATTCTATCACATTGTTGGCTCTATTTTCAATTATTAGACGACGATCGCGTTCCACATACATGGAATCCAATTCTTCTAACAAGCTACGAGTTTTCTTTTGCATTTGCTCGGGGACCTTTGGATTATTTAGCGAAATCTGGTTAGCAATAAATATCTATAACAATCAAGGATTCGCAATGACCAGTCAAATCAACCCTAACAACATCGACGGAAACTATCCAGTAGCCGGCGTTCCCAACAACACACAAGGGTTTCGGGACAATTTCACAAACACTAGCACTAATTTTCAATATGCAGCAGACGAAATAACTGCACTGCAAACCAACGCAGTTTTTAAATCTGCACTAACTGGTGCTACACTTGACAACAACATGAATGACAATCTCATTTATGCTGTAAAATTGCAAGATGTCAGCTATACCTATGTGCCAATTACCACAACTTCTGGCTCAGTCAGCGTGGACTATTCTGCAGGACAATATCAATACGTCAGCACAACTGGCAGTATCAGTTTAAACTTTAGCAATTTTCCCACCAGCGGCAGTGCTGGTATAGTACAGCTGGCCATCAACATCACCAATACAGCTTACACTGTTACATTGCCGGCTGCTGTGACTTTGGGCATTGTAGGCATTCAAGGCATTAGTTCAAATGTGATCACATTTGCCGCCACAGGAACTTATCAGTTTCAATTTACCACTACAGACGGCGGCACCACCGTAACTGTTTACGATCTAAATCGCCCATTGCTGGGCAGCGCAGAATCTGCTGTGGGATACAGCACCGGTACTGGCGGCACTGTCACACAGGCCACCAGTAAATCAACTGGTGTAACACTCAACAAACGCTGTGGACAAATCACCATGAACAATGCTGCGTTGTCGGCAGCGGCTGAAGTGAGTTTTACTTTTACCAACAGCACTATTGCAGCCACTGATGTGGTTGTTACTGCTATCAGTTCAGGTGCCACAGCTGGCGCCTACAACACTCACGTTGATGCAATTGCCGCAGGCAGTTGTAGAATTAGTATAACCAATTTTTCAGCTGGTCCCCTGTCTGAAGCCATAGTACTAAACTTTGTTGTGATCAAAGCGGTAAACGCTTAATTACTTTTGATCTGTCCCAGCAGTTGTTTTAGTTTTGAACTTTGAACATCTGCTGTTACTTTAGGCCCCTGCTCCCATGCAGGGGTTCCTGTGGGTCGGTCCCATTTTGATGGCGAGCTTTCTTCTGGGGCGTCAGCAGCCTTGACCTGGCTGCGGGCCTTGATTGAATCCATAATGGAACTTTGTGGTTTGTTGTATCCTGTTCCCTCGTCTCCACCTTCATCAGTAATGCGCATGGTTTCAATGTTGTACTCCAAATCAATCTTTTGACCAACGCCGGTCGAGCTTCGAGACTTCATACACTGGATTTGATACTTGCCACGTTCTTTCATTGCACGACTTGTAAAGATACCAAACACATTATCTGCTGTGTTAATTTTAGAGATACCACCTGATATGTGTGAGTGATCAAATTCAATTTCTTCCACAGCTGATCTATTCAACTGCGACGCTGTGACCATCAAGATGCCTAGCTCTTTGGCCAAGTTGCGCAGTTCTTCTGAAACATACTTGTCTTTCACAAACAAGTCATTGGGGCTGACCTTTGCACTCACAGGCATCAGCAAGTCTAAATAGTCAATCATCACAAAGTCTACCCGCTTGCCTGTTTGAATTTGATACTCTTTCAAATAAGCACGGATGTCGTTGATATTGCTTTGTGCTGGCAAGCCTTTCACTTGATAGTTGCCTGACTTCTTGGATACCAGCTTGACCTTAAGTTCAGTGGTGTCTATGTCCTTGCGGATATCTTTTGTTGACATATTGGTCAACATAGCATCAGTACGCAATGACGTAAGTTCTTCTGAAAGTTCTAGTGTAATATACACACCACTAAGTCCTTGCTGTAGCCAGTTTAGAGCAATGTTCATCATCACAAGTGATTTGCCTGATCCGGATCCACCTGCAAAGATGTTGAGTTCGCCTCTTGAGAATCCACCATACAACAATCTATCCAGTTGTGGCCAACCTGTGCTTACTTGTCCACCCGAGTTGAAGTACTTCTCAATACGACTCTTAGGATCAGCAAAGTAGTCTGTGCCCATGTCCTTGGTAAGTGATATCTGTACTGCATCTTTGATGAGTTTTTCAACTGGATCATACTCGCCTTTTTCCAGTAAGTCTGCGGCTTTTAAGATAGCACGTTCTAGTTCTTGACGTCGAGTAAATGCTTCAAACTCGCCCATGAACCAATCAAAGTGCCCTTCGTTTAAATCCGGCACGGCTGCTAATTTAACGCCAGTGGTTGCAGAAATCTGTGTACGTTCCGGCAGGGTCTTGTGTTTGTCTGAGTGTTCTTTAATAAACTCAGCCGCAGGTCTCAAACTCTTGTCAAAGTTCTGCGGGTTGTAGATGTTTTGAACACGCACATAACTCTGTGCGTCCTCCAACATCATTTCTAGAAATAGTCGTTGGACATCAAGTCCGTATTCTTTTAACAAAGTTTGTCCTTTACGCTTGTTTCAAAAAAATGTCGGTTGCCAGCAGGTCCGTGGTGCCCGTGCCAACCAAAATTGTCATAGTCTGCCGGCCGATTGATATTTAAGTTGACATCATACATGGAGCCATCAAACAATTTACATCTGTTGTGATTTACACAATAATCTAGTATGTATTGGCTTGGTCCCCAGTGATTGTTTGGATCTAAATTTTTACTGAGATTTACAATAATGTAGTTAGCGTCGCAAGAATCCAACCACTGAGTTATTAAAAATATTTGTCGTAGCACCTGAGTTTCAATCCAACTACGATCACTGATCAACACCGACAATCGATCAAGTTCCTTGTACTGCAAATTTACCAATCCATGATGACTTGCAACATTACTGGGTTGTGCCTGCCAGGTTTTTGTATCAAATACGGAACTTACCAACGCTGTGTCTTTGTAATCGTCAAATATAGTAATTCTTTCTAATGGTGGCAGACCAATGACAAAAAAGTCTTGCTCAAAGTTGTATCTTTGCTGTTCACCTATTAGCATTTGACACACACTGTCAAAACTTATTTTAGATCTGCTACAGTTAATCACAGTACCAACACCCAACTCAGAAGCAGTTAGCCCCCAAAAACTTTCTTGTGGGGAAACACAAACATCTGGTGTGCTATAACTGTCGCCAAACACCCAAAGCCTATTGTATTTTTTTAACAAGTTGTCGTTTCCTTATCTCTATTTTGATTTTACTAGTTTCTCTGGCTGCCATTATAGTTAGCAAGGTGCCCACACGCCCCATGGCAATCACAGCATTATTGACATCTTTGCAGCCTTTGGGCCAGTCGGGTATACTTACCGCCCATCCCAGTTCCACAGCACGATCTACCAGTTCTACACCTGCTAGGTCTTGATCAGGCACCACAGTTATGTCTCGACCCAGATTGCGTATCAGTCGGGCCTGTGCATCACTCACTGTGTTGTGCATCACAGCCACACCACCAATACTCAATGCATCAAATATGCCTTCTGTCACTATCACATTGGTCCAGTCTTTGTGCTGTAAATCTGTGCCAAACACATAACCTGGTTGGCTGTCTGAAATAAACTTGGGTTGACGGTTGTCTAAAAATCTACAAGTGTATCCTACAATTTTATTTTCGTATGTAAACGGAATCACCACATGTGGGCGTGTCCAATGAATACCATCATTCTCTATCTGTACCATAGCAGGAAAATCTTCAGGCACATGTCTACCACGCACATAATCCCAATATGGCCCATGTTCGGGCATCAACAACTCAGCATGTGGTGGCAGGTCTCGTTCTTCAAATGTGAAGCCAGCTAGTTGATTCCAGGCCTGTTGTCTATCTTCTAGTATGCCATGTATGCTACGATGCCGCAGACTTTCCAAATTGAGCATTTCAATTTCGTTGTCTGGCACACCCATCCATCCTAGTAGTCTGCGAGCTTTAACACTTAGGGTCCGACCCATAATAAAACTGGCTGTATAGGCGCAATTGAAACAGTGATAACTCCATCCTGCTTCAATAGCTTTGAGCCCAGCCCGACCTCTTGTGTCTCTGGTGCTGCCATTGTGCTGACAGCAAACCGCATTGAAACTCAACCAACCAGATGGTGTGGGTTTTCTTTTTGCAGGTAGATACGCAAGGATGTCAAGCATCTATACAGTATAGCAGATCAGCCGGGCTAAATCAACGATATTGGAGATTGTCAATATATCCAGTGGTAATCATTACCGTGGCCTGTTGTGTGCCTTGGTATTGAATTGGCAAGTAACCTGAACCGCCATTGGTCACTACAATGGTTGCAATTTGGCCGTCGGCCCCAATGGTGGCTATAGCTTCTGCGCCAGATCCATTTCCCAAGATTTGAACTTTGGGTGCAGCCACATAATTCTTGCCAGCATTGCTCAAGCTGATTCCTGTGACCACACCCTCAGGTGAAACCTGTGCTGTTGCTTGCCCGCCAAATCCTTGACTGTTGTTAAAAGCTGCTCGAATCAAGGGATAAAATCCTACCACGTTGAAATACTGTGTGGAAGTTTCATCAAAAAAGCTATAACTGTCAGTTACATTGTACCAGATAGATTCGTAATCTTGTGCGGCCTGAAATTTCACAGTGCCTGTAAAGTGATCCAGATCCATCTTGACTGTTGTCAAACTCTGATGAGATGTGTCAATAAAACTGCTGTAGAATTCAGTAAGTTGCGTGGTATTTACTGGAGGAGGTGTTAGCGCCCAGTCGGGATAGTTGGTCGGTCCGGGTGTTAGTTGTTGTGCTTTGCCATAAATTGTGGGAATAGTGAGTTCATGACTGGGCACAAACTGCGGTAGCACAGAATCCACAATGTTACAGTCACCACGTGCTTGGCTGTTGGCGTCCACATACACTGCTTGTATGTAATCACCAGAAGTGCGCTGTATTGAATAACTAGCTGGTTGTGCAACTAGATTAATGGTGTCTTCGATGTCCAGCACCACTTTTACTCGTCCTAGTGAATTGCTAAGACTTGTCATGTCTTTTTCCACCAGTACTCTGTCTCCGTTTTGGCTCATCAAACGAAACACAAATGCAGAGCCAGTGATGTTTACCGGTTTCTGTTCTTGATTGATAAATTCAAAGAGTAGAACATTATCTACACCTTTGTTTACAGTTAATTGTTTTGCATACACTGGGTCGTACCTCGCTGTGAAATATCCACCACTGGTGTCAACTAACAAGACTTTGGTAATTTGCTGGTATAAGTAAACGGTGGTTGAATACATAGGATCCTCGAACAATATTTATGGGCAATACAATCTTCGATAAGCTGGCAGAAAAATACCCGTTTATTACTCTTTGCAGTTATGCAAACGCAGAATACGTGGGCATTATACAAAACAGAGATGACAGCGTGACTACCATCTACGACTTTGGATCTGTAGTTGACCAACAAGACAAAATGTTGTTTTTAGAACTGGCCAATCAGTGGTGGTGGGAAAGCAATAGATCCATCCCCATCAACATATTCCTTCGCCAAGATTGGGACAAATTTAGATTTACGTTGCGCACATTTTCCAACAAAGATCTTGAAGTTTTACACGGTCCAGTGTGCAGTTTGATGGACATTGCTCGCAAGAAAAGCAAGCGAAAATCAATCACACTTGTGCGGCGTCTTGATTGAGTAGATTCATGTGTAGTGCGACCAAAGCCGCGTAACTTATACTGTGCGACTTTTTGAATGTGTAACCTTTAGAATCATCTCCGTTCCACACTTCGGCAAACACTTCTGTCCACGGGCGATTTTGTAAGTGTGCTTTGCCCGGGCGAATAACTGAGATAAACGCTGCCATTCTGGGTATTGAATCTGGCCGCATTGACAGCATCAAGTCTGTGTAATTGCCCACATGAACCAACTGACTAGCCCAAGCAGTATCAGTCCACAGTCTCTGCCATGGTGGCACGGCTGCCAACATTTCAGCATAGTGTGCAGGGTCACGAATCAACTGATACACACTCATGTTCAACAGATCTATCTTGAAGTATCCACGCTGTTCTGCTGACTCATAGTCTATGGCTGCACAGCCATTGGGTATGTCTCTAGGAATGTCTGTGACATAGATGCCTGAATTGTGTTTACGCACTTGACCTTGATGCAGTTGCCGTGCGGCAGTGTGCTGGATTAATTTCAGCACAGCCGTTCTATCCGGCACATCAATGTCAATGTCTGCGCTCATAAGTTTCCAAGTATTGTACAGCAGATTGCAGTCTTTGTAAATTGTCAGCGAAGTTTCCTAGCCCTAAATTGCATTTATGACACAACCAATTTCTAAATTCGCCAGTAATATGATCATGGTCTGCACACCATACTGTTTTCTTTTTTACACTGTATCCGTGTGCTTCTTCTTCATTGCGATTGCATATAGGACATCGATAATTTAATGGCACTGCCGGAGCTGTTTTTTTTAATTTTGCAACCAATTTACTTTGAGCTCTTGCGCATTCTTTGCATTCATATCTTCTATATTTGGCACCGCCATCAAATCCAAAACATCCAATAGGTTTTTCGTTACGGCACATCCCACAAATTTTTGTTTGTGTGTTAGCACCTTCAAATAACTTTTGAAAATTATTCACTTGCTGTCAGTATCGCAAAGTGCAGTCACCACCTGCAGTTTTTCTTTGGCCAGTTGCACTGCTGCCAATGCATCTGCCACTGTGGGATGTTGTGCTGCCAGGTGCGCAATGCGCCATTCTTCATCACGCTTGGCTCGTGCCCAATCTAACAGGGTTTCAGCGTCTGTTGTGAGAGTGATCATAGGATGTGCCGAGTGAATCTGCTGCCACGAATTGCCATCGTTTACCTCCATACAGTTCATGCCGGAGTTCCATCTCAACATGCCTGCGCCGCTTGCACCTGGACTGATGTATGGATTGGTGAACGTGCCGCCCGACACTTGAATGTATTTGCTGCCGCTAATAGATCTAATCATAATGCAATTATAGCCACAAGGCCAATGTAAGTCAACTGATGTGCCATCTGATCCAGGCCCAAGTGTGCCCAGAAGCTGGGATTTTGAAGGTCTCTATTGCCCCAGTTCATTTTGGCCCAGTCAATGTGATAGTGAACCACAGCATCTATCACGCCCATCATGATGCTGGCGGCCCAGTACACAGGACCTAGCACACATCCAACACACAAGGCTGTGCCAATGCCGTGTTTGAGACTGTGCCGCATGCCCAACCAATGTCCGTATTGGCCTTTGTGGTTGACTTCCGCCATGCTTTGATCCACAAAGTCAATGTACCAGTGTTTGATCTGTAAAAGTATTAGGGTTAAAAATATCACCGTTTCCATGTCACCAACCTGCCTTGCTTAATATATCTTTTGCGTATTCTTGATCAGCTGGATAGTTGTGAAACTTTTTTTGCCACACATCTGAGTCAATGTAGGGCCATACCATGCTGATTTGATCAGGAGAGAGTTCACCCAAGAACTGTTGTCCTGACTCTGAATTGTAAATTACCCAAGGTGATATCCTACCTGTTGTGACTGCATAGCACATGGCCGGTGTGCTGCCATATCGCAAACAGTCCTGTGGCTGTGCTGAATTTTTCTCTGCCCAGTCCATGCCAAACTCTACAGCTCGTGCTAGAGCATCTGCCACATTCTCTAATGGCAAGTATTGTATGAGATATTCTGTGTACAGTTGATCACTTGCCCAACGATCGATCTTTTTGTTGTTTTTCAACAGCCACTCAAGAAACTGTTTGGGATTGATAGTTCTTGTGCTCACACAATAGCGTCCAAACTTCACAAACGCACGATAGTAAGGCGAGTCAGCAAAGTCGTCAAATGTCTTGAGCCGAGCCGAACCTTGGCTCATTTCATAAAAGCGTATGTAGGCTTGAAAACCCAGTTCCACACCACGCTCCGCTCGTTCCTGTCTGCGCCGTTTGGGTTCACACACATGCACTGCCAAAGAAGTTTCTTTGATAAAATCTTTCTTGCAGTACTGACACTGGGTCATTTTAGTAGATTGTTGTTGTTGATCCATGCAGTCAAAAACATGTTTAGTTCTTGATGAAATCCTGGTTGCCGATGTGCTATTTCTGGAGGCACATACTGAAGAGCTCCTGGACCATAATCTGTTGCTGGAACTCCTCGTTCATGTTGCCATGGTATGGCACGCCACTTGTATCCTTCAACTATTTCAGGTTCACTGTGAAACAATTTTAGTCTTGGTGAATCTAAATAAGATTCATATAAATTATCAGCCTGCTGGAAAACTATCACAGCATGGCCTCTAGATTTTAAACTGTGTATCATAGCAAGTATACGATACATGAGATCTTCTGCACGATCCAGTATGCTATTCAATTCCCATTTGAGTTTGAGTTCAATCATTGCATCAGTATCTGCTTGTGTCCAGGGAGCATCCCATCGCGAACTCCAGCTTTGATTTTGAAAATTAGTCCATCGACCTTCAAAATCACTGCTGGCTTGCAAAATTGGCAATTCTTCTCTGCTGACAAATGTCATTCCCAACACATACAACGTGGGCTGTAGCGTGATGTAACTGTGCTTGAGCGTGGTTCGAATAATACGCGAATTGGCGCTGCCCCCAATGGCCAAACTTATGGCCTGGGGAATTGACAATCGTTCTGCTAATTCTTGATGGCCAAATCCGCTGGCATAGCTCTCCATGTAACTACACCCATTAACCACCAGCTGTTGATATTTCATCATGATCCTTCACCAAATTTTTTGAGATACTCGTTTATTTCTTTTTGTGATGTGATTCCGGCCAGCACACTAATTTCATCATCTTTGAGATGTGGGTAAATTTCTGCCAGTTGTTTTCGCTTGCCGGTAAGTGTGGCATCTTTTTTCTTGGGAGCAATCCAGTTGTGTCGTTGAGCACCCAGGCCAGGACTCACAGTAGTGGCCAGTAACCATTGAAGTTTTTTGTGTTTGGTCGTGCTGATGTTAAAAAAATGTTTGTTCAATCGTTCGTTGGTGGCAATCACATAAAACTCTTGAAGCTCTCGAGATCCTTCCACCGCAGAACCCCAACGTATCATCAAAAAAGGGCTAAACTTTTTGCGTTCTTCATCAGACAATTGATCATAGAACGCTCTGTTCTTGCGATCAAATTGTTGCATCTCGTTGCCGATGGACAGGTTATCATTCATTCGGTTTTGGTTAGTTTATAAATCATTATAGCACGTTCTAGTGCGTCTTGTAAAGTGGGATTGGTACGAGCTTCTCGCCGAATTTCGCCCCACATCTTGTCTTCCATTAGGTGATCAAACAATGGTCGGCCGTCGCTGGTTCGTTTATCGTAGGATATTTGATGTCCAGTCATAGGATCATATCCATATCCAACCAGCACACGAGTAGAAGGATCAGCACCTGACTCACGAGCATACACCTCATTACCGTTGCGCTCGTAGATGTATGTGGCACCTGGTTTAAGGGTTCCCATATTGATAACCGTATTGTAAATGTGCCCAACGCAGGAAACGTTCTAAGCCTTCACGGTCGTCGGGGTAACTTTCCAGATACACTCTGGCCAAGCGATTGATAATTTCAAATATTTCTGGTTCAGTATAGGGCATTACCAGGCCTTGTTGTAGTCTACAATTTCACAATTGCGACTGATGTCCTTTACAAAGTACACACAGTCAGGTTCCGGATCATTATTCAAAGGCACAGCCAACATTTGCCCATTTTTGAGTTTGGGTGCAAACCAGCTGACTTCATGATAGACATCTAGTATTTCAATGTCAGGAAAACTAGGCCTATAACTGGTCAGTGGGTTGAATTGAAACACTCTAAAGCCTCGATCATTGATTGATGTCAAGGGCAACACTTCCAAGTCACCAATGTCAGGTTCACCTATTAGGATTTGCCAGTCCATGGGCATTTTGAGTGTGATATCACCTATGCGTAAAACCAAAGCAGGAGCGTTAAAACTCTCCAAGAAGATCAATGGAATAAAGTGATAGTCTGGGTCTGCAGGATTGGAGTTATCTAAAATTGCAAATCTCAAGTCATCAATTTCTTCTGGCAAGTGATCCAAGTCGTAGTAAGTGTTATCTAAAGTTAGTATTCTCATATGTTATCAGTATACAGAATTTAATTGACGTTGTCAAGTTTTTTCATGATCACACCACAATCTAAAGTTTGGTGTACCACAGTCCATCCCAGCGACTGCAAATAAACCACTGCTGGACCGCACTTGCCAATCCAACAGTCGTTTACGCAATAGGTATCGTCAAATGCTACCACAGCATCGGGACTCAACAAGGGTGTTAATGCAACCATTTGCCGCATGTGCTCAATTTGACAATGTTGATTGCTCATTACAATTCCTTGTCCAGCATAGTCATGCATTTGTTGGCGGATGGCTGCACTCACACTATCAATATCCCAGATGTAATCAAAGTTATCCAAATATAACACAGCAATGTCGGTGTGGGTATTAGCAAATTCTCTAGCCCAGACAGATCCAGATGCCACAACAAAGTCAGTGTTTGATAACGTGTGAGACAATCTACTCTGCGCTTTGCTGGAAATGTCCACAGTGATCAAACGAGTGTTGTGTTGTTGAGCCACTTCAGCCAGAGTTTGAGTACTCCCTTCTCCACGGTCGCTGCCAATTTCCACAAACACTCCACGTGGAGTTTGCGGCAGAAAGTTATTGATGTCTTTGTATATTTTGCCCATGTATTATTTGGTGTATGTTGTTGGCAACTGTTTGCTGAGTTGCACGATCCGTGTGAAACGGTGTGTCGACGTTGGGATTGTTGCCACTGAAATCATAAGCGACTTTTCCCACATTATCATTGTTGAAAAAAACAGGCAGTACACCTGCATCCAAGATCTTGTTGTGCCAAAATTCAAACAACCATCCATCAATGGTGTCTTGAAAATTGTAGTTCATAAAATACTTCATGTACAGGTCAACAGCAACAAGTTGTTCTTTGGTAAAATCAAAAAATGGACTGTTTTCTAAATTCTGCCACACAGTGGAAAAAATTGCAGCCTTGCTATCGCCCACATGCGGCGAACCAGTGCTGGGCATGTGCGGATTAGAATAGATAAAATTCTTTAGGCCTTGAGACGGCTCAAAGTTGTCATGCATGGACAAGTTTATTCTGCTGGCCCATGTGCGATTGTAGACCACAACATCAGCTCCAAGCTCAAGGGCTTTTTGCATTTGAAAAAATATTCCAGCATTGCTAAATCCGCCATGCGCTAGATGGATAACTTGATAGCCATATTGGTCTTCAAGCATCTGACTAAAATGCGCTCGCAGTCCCACCTCTTTGAGATCAACAGTTGATGCAGTACAAAAACTGTCTCCGCACACTGCAACAGTTATTTTATTTTCATCCATTCTAATTTTTCCTGAGTAAAGGGATAGTTAGCTTCTTTATAAAATTGCTTGCGTTTGGTCAAGTGTCGTTTTGCAAATTTGCATGTTGAAGTTATGTCCCAGATTTGAACATGCTCTTTGTCTTCGGCTTTTCTTATGCCGCGTCCAATGCTTTGGATAACGCGGACAAAACTTTTCCCGGGTTCCACAAGAACCAAATTAAAAATCCTAGGGATATTAATACCCACAGCGGCAACACCATAGGTAGCCACAATAATCTTATCAGTGCTGTCCGCCACTTCGTCATATTCGTCTTGTCTATCTTTTGCTTTGGTTGCACCTGACACAAACACCGCACGTTCGCCCAGTCGTTCTACCAATTGTCTACCACATTCGGTGCGATCAACCAGTACCAGAGTGTTGCCTGTTTCATTTACATGGCGTATGAGTTCGGCCATGGCATCCAGTCTGCCTGACTCTTCCAACAAGTATTTAAGCTCGCTTTGGTAGTTGGCGTACTCCACATGGTCCTGCAACTGCACAATGTTCACATGGCACTGCGCCAGCACCCCTTGTTGTTGTAGTTCATTGGCACTGAGCTTGCTGATCACTGGACCCAGGCTTACCAATAGGGCTTGGCTTTCAAACTTCTCTTTGGGCACAGTACCGGTCAATCCCCAGCGAATTGGCACTCTAGCCATTACGCTGGTCAGCAGAGTTTTGAGTGCGTCTGCCTTGGCCATGTGTACTTCGTCTACCATTACACATACCACATCCTCAATAAAGTCCTGTATGGTCACTTCACCAACACCTGCCTTGGTATTCTTCAGCAGTACATTTAAACTCTGCCAAGTGCAGATGGTATGTGTGCGTCCGTGTTCTTTTCTGTCGCCAAAGTAAACGCCCACGTCCAGGCCAAGATTCACATAGTCTTTTTCAGTTTGTGTGACCAAACTCTTGTTGGGCACAATCACAATTGACCGCCCATATGGTTCTATACTGGCACTTAATGCCGCTGTCATGATTGTCTTGCCTGCACCTGTGGCCACTTCTTGTATGCATTGGGGATTGGTCAAGAAGTTGTTTACAATTTCTACCTGGTAGTCACGCAACATGATAGGTTGCCCTTCTGCAGGATGACCCTTGGGCCAAGTCTTGTGTGCAAATGTTTGTTCTGTAACTTGAGCAAACTCAAATGTGGTAGAGTATTCTCTTTGATCGTCCAGCTCAATGTCGTAGTTGTAACGTTCCAAGATGGGCATGATATCTGGTAACAAGTTGGTGTATGTTGATCCACCCAGTTGGAAGTAACTGACTTTACCATCCCACCGACCCAGCCTCACTGCTGGTAGATATCTTGCATAAGGTACATCATACTTAAACGCATTGACCAGGGCCTTGCGCACATCCAGATCGATACCCTCTAGTTTGATGTTTACTTCATCTCGAATTTGTATGGTGCATCGTTTCATCTATATAAACTCGAGTGACGAGTTGTCTTTGTTGTATGTCTTTGATCAATTGGTCGCGTGGAACAGTTTCAATTATCCTTGCAACAGGAAATTGCAATGGCTGTAGTTTGACATGATCAAACTGCGGGTATCCTTGATTGACAAAAAAATCATAGTGTTCTTGATAGTATTGTTGCATATTTTGTAGCATAAGGTCTACAACATTTGAGTCAAGTTCAAATAATCTTACCACAAAATCAGGATTGTAATAATTGAACGGGCGAAAAGCTTCGTCGCCGATATATGCATCATTGTCTATCACAAGATCAAGCAATGTTTTTCCAATCTCAACATAGTTCAAACACACACTTCCAAATGCCGGATTAATTGTACCATACTGATTCATAATCTCTTCAGGCAAAGCAGTATCTTTAGGCACGCCAAACCAGGTGCAAACAAGTCTTGGTTTTAATTTTCTTGACGCTGATTCGCAGCGATGCACCGCTATGTTTAAATCTGACAAAGCCTTTTTTATAGATTCCGGGGCTCGAAGCCACCATAAAGTTTTTTGTTGATTTAGCAAGCCATGATAACGTTCAAAAATGTTGTGCAAATAGTTCAAACAATCCTGGTCATACACTGTAGTAAACTCTCGCTCAATAATTGGCTGATAACCATTGATTATACTAACACATTGTTGAATCATTTTTTCTGCACGAGCAATTTCTTGCTCTCGAGAATCAAATCCGTAAAAACGGTCAGGATGATCTATTGGATACGGATCCCGCAGGTGCATGCGCTCAAGCCAAAGGTCGGCTAAGGGCGTGTTGTGTATTTCAAAATCTAAGGTATAGTCTGCACCTAAGTCTATGTGCAAATATTGTTGGGGCATGATAACAGTATATACTTATCACAGCAAGAAGTCAAAAAGACAGGTACCGTTTTACGGGTACCTGCCACAAAGCCCGGGCCGGAGCCAACCAATGCCCGGGATAACCTTGGAGGGTTAATCTTTTGAGTTGACTAAAGTCTTAATCACGCTCCGTAGTATTCCAGGCACTTCACAGTGAAGCCTGCTTCACGCTGTTCATCTGCTTCGTACTCGGTATCCACTGAGTACAAATACAAGTCTCCATCCCATATTTCATACATGTTAGGCTCCTGCGGGTTTCATAACAGTGGTCTCTGCCAGGCGCTTCCAGTTCAACACTGACATCTTACGCAAGTCTGCAATCTTGAGAGCCATACGCAGGCTCATCTCACGCAGACGATTTTTATTCTCGTCCATGAAGGCAATGATCTCGTCTTGCACACACTCGTCAAAGTCGTAGTCTGCAAACAACACACCGTCCTTGGCAATCTGCTTGATACGCAGGACCTTGTCACGCATGGTGTCCAAGGTCAAGTCCAAGTAGTGGCATCGGCTTTGCAATGCATCCAAGTGGTCCCGCAATTTCTGCGAACGCATGGTGTCAAACTTCAAGTTGGTAATAAAAATTACCGAACCCTTGAACTCAAAACTGTCTGGAATACCTTCGCTCCGCAGAATGCGACTGTCTGACAACCAGGAAATCTTACGCTTCTTGCCGGAGTCCAGGGCACCCTTCAGCAAGTTCAGTGCAACGTCATCCAACAAGATAGAGTCGCAGTCATCAAACACCAACACACAATTGGGATCTGAATACTTGTACAGGGTTTGGTACAGGCCAATGGGACTGGCTGAGCCTTTCACAACCTCAGCCTTAAGGCGTTTGCTGGCCAGTTTGTCAAACAAACAGGCCTTGTCAATCTCTTGCTCAACACCATAACTCTTGCCCACGCCAGGAGGACCGCTCACAATCATTGCACGGATGTCGCCGCTCACACAAGCCTTGGTCATCTCATGCAGGATGTCAAAACGCTCACGAATACGATCCATGGCTTGCTCGTCTGTCTCTGCCACCACAGTGGGCTTGAACTTTACAGTGTTTTCTTTCACATGTTCTCCTGAAGTATACTCAATATCTGAAATGCCGTCTACTTTGATGCGGATGGCAGCAGGGCAGTTGGGAAAGGTACCATCATTTTCTACGGTGACATAGCCACCTTTGGCACCAGTTTGGAATCCACTCACCAAAGTAAACACTTGGTTTTGAATGGCCTTGTTGCGGTAAACGCCGCGAACGATACGAATTGCACTCATGGTTGGCTCCTTGGTGTGCGGTTGAACTTTGCTGTCTATGTGTGTATTATAGCAAATTGGCAATTATTGGTCAACCTTTAGAATTCATTTTATCTAAAATTTCTTGCGACCGCAATCGACCTAGTACTATAGTATACATTAAGTATACCAGTCCCCCAATAGCAATAGTGGCCAGGGCCGGTGCAATCATCTCTGGAGGTGTATACTTTAGTATTAACTGAACTGCCACTGCTATCAGGGCAACATAACCTAAAATAACTACTGTTTTGACTGCGGCTCGAACACGAATATCCATATCTACCTTTCTTTGTATGCCACTATTGTAGCAGATAGCCATTTATTGGTCAAGTCCCGCTAATTTGGCGGGTTATGTAATACTATCGTATACACAATTAAACACCTGATCTGCGGGCACACCATGTTGCTCGTAGCCCTGTACCACCATGTCAAAATAGCTTTGGTTAGGCAGACTGCTATCGTTGCCGGGTTGCATAAAGTAACACTCTGCAACAACCACTCCGTTTCGGTGTTCTACTGCAAATTGCCCACGGTTGTAGTACCAAGGAAAGCCTTCTAGGGTATCCAGGCTGTTCAAGTGAAACTGATCAATGCGCCACAGCACACCATCTACATAGGAACCTAATACAGGCACCACATCAGCGTGAATGGCAAAGCGGAAGGCATGGTCAATCAGGCGTGCGTGGCCTAGGCTCAGTGCGCCCGGACAGCGTTGAGCCATGCCCTCACGATTGGTATTCATTCCATAAGCAAAATATAACATAGCCTAAATTATAGCAAACTTTGATTAATTTGTCAACTCATACAAAAGTACTACATAAATGTATGGAAATTGTAGTAAACGAATATTTAACTTGGGAACGAGCTGAGCAGGCTAACAACTGCCCAGAACCGATGCCATGCAGTAAATTCTTTCCGGAATGGTGGCGCAATCTTAAAGGCGACCTGCGAAGCTACTTGCCAGAGTCTGGTGATCATGCCAACCACACAGCCAGAATGTGTTTGGGACTGCGTGGTGTTAGTCAGTTGGGGTACACTCTACCATTAACTGCTGACATGGATAACTTTTTTCCGGCCAGTGCAACCAAACACTGGAGGTATGGTTGGTTGTTGCAAGAAATGTTGCATGGTAGTTGTTGGGCTGAAAAAATCAATGATGAATATGTATGGGCCAGGCCTAGAATTGTTGCTTGGCCATGGCGTGCTAAAATGGCGCCAGGGTGGCGCATGATGGTAAATGATTATCCATTGGCCTGGAGCAGAGACTGGCATAATTTTTCAGGTTATGTCGAAGCCAGTCACTCATCAAGTTTATGGGGGTGGGAAGAAGAAATGGATCCCAACTACAATTACTACAACTTAGAGACTGTGTTGATCATGCGTAACTGTGAAATGAAAATTCCTACAGATACTGCGGTGTGTAGTTTTGTTCCGGTTTACGAGCCTGGATACACTCCCAAACAAAGTCGAGGTTATCCTTTTTAAAATTAAGCTGATGTTGGGTCAAAAGGTAAAGAACTCAAATCAGCATCAAATGTTACTGTTTGTCCATCCAAGATAGCTAGGCTTCCGGTGCCCATAGTACCGCCACCGCCTACATGACCTGTTATATCATATGGGCCAAGTTCACCGTCCCATAATGGATTGCTTACAATCTGAAAATTACCAGGTTCGTACCCGCATATCAGTAGGTCATTATTGGTGACTGCTATGGTAAATTTTAGCAAGGTACCAAAATCCTTTGTTGGAAGATCTACAACAACATCTACACTGTCATCAGTGGTGGATCCAGCCACCCAATTCAGTGTTGGAGGCACTGTTTTCTGGTACGTTGACACATGCTCGAACGCTGGGTTTTCTACGGTGATTGTTATTTCAGCTGGTCGTAAATTTGAAATTTTTGAAGTTTTTCGTGCATGACATTTGAACGTTAGTTCCATTTATTTTCTCCTACTGTCGTTTATTTATTTTGTTAATCCAATCAACAAGTACCTGTTTGTTGTGTTGGCAGATAACTTGGGAACCTTGATACAATTTGAGTTTTTGCGCCGTTGACAGTAGGGCCACACTTTTAATTGTGGAAAACATGGCACTAAACCGTTCTGGGCCGCTTAGATTGTCATAACCTTCATCCCAAAGTGTGTTAAACGTTTGGAATCCAAGATTTTGCATGCCTTTAAGAAATCCTGGGGCAGCATACACAAACTGAGGTTTTTCAGCTACCAGAGTGCGCACAGTTTTTTCGCTAGGCGTAAAGGTAAATCCTTCAGTCATGGTTTCAAAAGTTATTTCAAACAGATACTGATTTCTAAAACTCAACACACTATCAATCAATGTTGCATTGCGATTTTCACCAACAACATTTTTAATATACTGATCTCCTACACATACACCATCAACGCTGTTTATTGGCGGGTGTTTCATCCAATCAAGCACAGCATCTAGATCTGGCACAATATCTGGTTGTTTCCAACGACCTATGTGATCATAGTATCGTTCAAGTCGCAGCCAGTTTGGACGATGAGCAGGTGCTGTTTCTTGCATGAGGCTCACTATGCAATCATTTTTTGTTTCAGGCATGTGAGTCAAGTGCCATAGGCCTAACATTCTTACAGTGGTTTTACGACCCACAAATAATGCCCAAGTTTTTAAATTCTCAAGATCCAATTCTGCTGATGGCACAAGGTACTCTTGAGCACGATATATTTCATCAGTGATTTCACTGAAACCATTGTAAAACAAGTTGACCCAAGGATGATCTTGTGTCATGTTGTTTGGAGTAAACACAAATATCTTTGAGTCGTCTCGTCCTTGTTGCGCAATCAATTGTTCAATACAGTTTCTTAGTCCGCTGGCAGAAAAACTCAATCCTTCAAATCTAACATGCACTACCACATAGTGATCCAATGGTACTTCTACAAAATTTTTAACAAATTCATACTGGCTTTCCCAGTAGTCTGAGCCCACATGCACATATACAACTGACAGTGGCAGTTGATTGTTGTCCGGCAACTGCAAGTACCGGTTGATCAATCTATTCATTTGAAAGTGGTTGAAATCTTCAGTCATCTAAATTTTACCAATCGTGAATGTGGCACATAGCAATCATCTTGACTGGTAGGGCATTGTCGACAGATCATGTGTGGTTGGCCAAAGTTATCAGCAAACTGTTGAATATCTTCTGCACTGCTTTCTAATCCCACACTGCCGTTTGTGTTGTTGTCAAAATATTGATCCCATTGGTCTTTGTTGGGAGAATCATAGCGAGCCAGCGCATCTGGCAACAGCGCACTGGTACTGCATTTGTATATTCTTCCGTGGTACAGCAAAGGGCAAGTGGTTTGATGGCAATTGGCAAAAGCTGCTGAGGGATTGGAATTCCAAGGATGTGCAGTTTCGTATGTGCCACGAAATGTTTGTGTGAAAATTTCTGGTCGGTTGATTTGAAATCGCAAACCTGTTTTGGTACGCCACCGATCTATGCCGTATTCATGCACTGGTTGCCAATCATACGCAGACCACACTCGTTGAATGCTGGTTTCAAGTTCAGGATGATCTACATGTGCTGTGATTTTTAGTGTGGCATTACCATCTTGATACAACCAATCAACCACATCCCAGTGTTTGTGCAACAACAACCCATTGGTAGGAAAACGTATCTTGCTGTTGGGGAACATAGATCTCACGTCCCGAAGCAACTGCATGATGTCAGGATATATCAACGGTTCGCCACCCATGGGTCCTATGTCTTCAATATCAAACTTTTGTTGCCATTGTTCCAGCCAGGATCGAATTTCAGACCAAGGTGTGTATCCGCGACTGGGTATGTCACTGTATGTACTACACCCTTGGCACACAAGGTTGCAAACTGAACTCAACATGAGTTCTAAAAATGGTAGTTGAGGTTTCATTTCCAAAAATTTTCTATTACGGGATCTTGAATTTGATGTGGTTTGGGCTGGCCGTGAAACACCAATGCACATGCGTCTGGATCAATGTGTGTGCCAGCCCCTGGAGTGTTTTGTTTTCTCAATTGAAAATTCATGCCTCCGTCCCAGGCTTGCCAGCGCCAGCTTTGAAAACGTTTTACATCAAAATATCTTTTTTTGTTGTGATCAATAGTGGCATTTATAAAGTCTTGATCACCCTGCCAGCGCCGAATCACAGCATCATGCCCTTGCCGATTGAACTCGTCCCAAACCCAAGAAAATTTTGAAACATTCCACCACATCACGCTGCTGTTCATATTGTTCCATGAAGGACGCTGTAGGTATCTAAAGTCTTTGAGAGTCCAGAAGTAATCAGTATGCAGTTGGGTTATCCAGGTTAGGTCTGCAACAATCACACAGTCCAAATCAAAGTACAAAAAATCATCCAGATGGTGCGCAGGATTAAACATCTGTATCTTGTACCACCAAGACTTTTTGGGCCCAGCAATTCCTGGCCAATCTTCCAGTACATGTTTTACCATATGTGGCGGCACTGACCTATCATGCTCTGTGAACACATGTAGCCTTGCGCCGCCAGGCAGCCAACGATTTAGCATGTTATGCAATCGTTCAACGTAAATCCAATCGTAGCCCGAGCTGTGTATCACACAGGCGCAATCAGTCACTTGATCAGTGCGGGTTCTATTCTTTTTAGCCATGTTCCTGTGCGTATTTCAGTTAGTGTGTATTCAGTGTGGCAGATCTCTACCAGCCACTTATCTCGATTGATGTCATAAGACTTTTCTATGTTGGCCATGCTCATACCTACCGGGGCCGCCAAACTGCTCTCATGCACAATGGGCCTACAACCTGCAATAGCAGCCTGCACTCCAGGACCTGAATTGTAATTGACCACTGCATGATAGTTAAACCGCATGTCAAAGCTGTCGTAGGTGCCAGCAACCGGCCGCGGTTGTTCCACTGCGACGTCAGGCGGCAACTGACTCAAGTTCAGTCGATTGCGTGGATGCGGGCGTATACTGATGGGCCGATCAGTGTGCTGTCTTACCAATTTAATTTGATCCAATACCCATTGTGTCATGTCCATACCAGAGACTTGTAAACTGCGAGCATGTTGAGCAGCAATAACTACATTGGGACTGGAGTTAAAAGTTATGGCCTGGCTGACATTCAATGTGCGTGGTCGATCCCAATCTAAATTTTCTTCATGTCCGTAGTATCCATCTCTTGTGATATTGTTTACTGCTACCTTCCAAGTCTGCCCACGATACAGCGCACCAATTTCCAAAACAATCACTGGTTTGTTTTGACTGCGATAGTGCTCGTACACTGCTTGATTTGGTGCCATGCGTCCTGCCCAAAGCACACTCCAAATCACAGCCGCATCAGCAGTCATTGAATTTTCTTGTGTTTGTATGCCGCGCGATTGCAAAAGATCCAAAACCGCCGACATCACAGGCCTACTGTTTTGGGCACATTGAGAAGGAAAATAGGCTATGTTATTGATCATAAGTACGTGAGATGAAATACACTGTAATTACCACTTTCAACGCGGATGGTTATGCAAAGTACGGCCAGCGCATGATACAGACATTTTTACAAAATTGGCCAGTTGATCTAGTTGTGTATGCCGAAGGATGCAAAGTAACTGAGTCATCACCTAATCTTGAAGTACGTGATATTGATGTAGTTACCGAGCTCTCTGCATTCAAACAACAGTGGCAAGGGGTTCCCCGGGCCAATGGCGATGTCAGTGCTGATCCTGTTAGATCAAAACGCAAAGATTCAGGTAAAGGATTCAAATGGGACGCTGTGAGATTTGCTCACAAGGTCTACAGCATTTTCCATTGTGCAAAAAATGCACAGACTGATTGGCTGATTTGGATGGACGCAGACACTGTGTGCCATAGTGCAATCACTCAATCTGATTTGGCAAGACTATGTCCGGACACCGTGGATCTTTGTTTTTTAGGCCGGCGCGGCAAATTCAGCGAGTGCGGATTGTACGCTATGAATCTTCAAAGTCCACGCACAAGAGATTTTTTAACACAGTTTCAGCAATACTATGATAATGCTGAACAGGGTATCTTTACTCTGGCCGAATGGCATGACTCATTTGTGTTTGATGCAGTAAGAAGTCACTTGCCACTGATAGAACTTGATTGGTCAAGCCATTTGATCACAGGCGAAGGCCATCCCTTAATCAATTCAGAGTGGGGTGCCTGGCTAGATCATCTCAAAGGCAAACGCAAGGCCACAGGACGCAGTCCTGCTAGTGACTTAAAAGTCCAACGAACAGAGGCATATTGGCAATGAACTGGATTTACCTTAACAAAAATAACGAAGACCAATACATAGAGATGTTTGCACAAGGCAGTCAGTGTCACACTACTCAGTTGGAAACGTGGAACTATGATGACAGCAATGATCCTATTGTGTTACGTGGCATCATGAAACACAAGATATTCAAACGCTGCTGGCAAGACAACAGACCATTTAGGTACATGGACACAGGATACTTTGGCAACAGAGCTAATTTTAGAAATCCACATGGTGTAAAAATGTGGCATCGAATAGTAGACAACAATTTGCAACACGGAAAAATTATCTCCAGGCCAGATGATAGATGGAAACAGTTTAATATTGATATCAAAGCACGGCGTCGTGGGTCTGATATTGTGATTGTGATGCCTGAAGATAAACCTTGTATTGTGTATGGTACCACAGCTCAACAATGGCTAGATGAAACTGTAGCAACAGTTAAACAACACACAGATAGACCCATTGTGATACGTGAACGAAACAAAAATCGACAGGCGAGAGAAGCTGTACCATTTACCAGTTTGTTACGAGATGCACATGCTGTAATTGTATATAACAGTATTGCCGCTACAGAGTCGGTGCTGGAAGGAGTACCAGCGTTTGTTTGTGCTCCAAGCAATGCAGCAGATCCAGTTGCCAACAGAGATCTAGCCAAAATTGAAGATCCTTGGTTCCCAGATCTGGAGCTGGTGCGTGCATGGGCTTGTCATTTAGCTTATGGTCAATTCCACAACAGAGAACTTAGAGATGGCACGGCCGCAAGGATATTAGAGGAAACCAAACATGTATGAAAGCCACGGGTGGTGGTTCCCAGACACCGAAGATCACTTTCCCAAAATGCTAGCCAAAAGTGTAAGCAAGGGTGGACCAACTGAATATCAGTACCAAGTTAGACGTCGAAGTTTTGATCATGTAAAACAAAAACGTGTGGCCTTAGACATTGGTGCCAATGTTGGGTTATGGAGTCGTGACCTTACAAAACATTTTACACAAGTGATTGCATTTGAACCTGTTGCTATGTTTAGAGAATGCTTGGAACGCAATGTGTTTGCCAAGAACTTGCTTGTTGAGCCAATTGCACTGGGAGACCACGAAGGCATGATCCAAATGATCATTACAGAAGGCAACACAGGACATACTCATGTGGATCCAAACAGCACAGCGGGCGACACAAAAATCACACGTTTGGACAGTCTAGAATTGCCTGTAGTTGATTACATCAAAATTGACTGCGAAGGATTTGAGTATCGTGTGTTGCAAGGTGCAGAACAAACTGTCAAACGCTGCCGTCCTATTGTGGTAATAGAACAAAAACCGCATGATGCATACAGCAAAGATTATGGACAGTTTGCCGCTGTTGGGTTACTGGAATCTTGGGGCATGATTCGACTGGATCAAGTCAAAGACGATTGGATCATGGGTTGGATAAAAAATGACATTAATTGACAAAGAATACCAAAAACAATTGGCCAGCATGCACAGTGGTGGTAAATTTAATCATGGCGCCAAAGCCTACACTGTGGTCAAAGATTTTATCAATCAATATCAGCCTGCCACACTGCTAGATTTTGGATGCGGGCATGGCGCATTACTAGACACAATTGGCCAGCATCATCCAAACATTGTGCTATCTGGATATGACCCTGGCAATGCCAGCTTTGCTAAATTGCCCACCAAGACATTTGATGCAGTTATCAGCACAGACGCTATAGAACACATTGAGCCAGAGTTTCTAATAGAAACATTCAAAACCATAAACCATTTGATGGAACGTTGTGGTTGTTTTAGAATTGCTTGCTATCCTGCCAAGAAAAATTTACCAGATGGTCGCAATGCTCATTTGATTGTGGAGAGTCCAGACTGGTGGCGAAACAAATTAACAACAGTGATGGGTGTAAAGGTCGTGAGCGAACAGATTTCAGTAGTTGATAAAACTCACAAATGGCCGCATGTTCTAGGTTACAACTACGATGTTATCGTAGAAAAGGCATGAACTTTTGATAGATTTGCCCACTGCGGCCATCGGCATCCGACCAGTGTGCAGCCGCTAGGTCGTTGATCCATTGCGATCTATCAAAGGTCTGTGGTGACTCTAAATTGGCAATGTTTTTGTTGGCCACTGACCAGCTCACACAACTTTGATCATCAACAAACACCGGAATGTTGGCGCACACAGCAGCCACACTGGCAGAACTGTTAAAAAACACAGCGGCATGAGCATTTTGCAAATCTTGCAACAATGAACTCTTTGCTGGATCTACCACTGTTACTTTAGGTATGTTTCGAAACTTTCTAAAGTCTTGCAAACGATAAGCACCTGGGTGTGGTCTTACCACTATTGGTCGTTTGGTGTATTCTTTTATCAATGTAATTTTGTTTTCTAGCCATCGAATAGGATCCAATGTTTTCATTGCAAATCCTCCGTCTCTCTGCATGCAGATCAGTACATGTCCGTTTGGCCTAACTACTGGTTGCTCAATCATGGGCACATTGATAGCGTTGCGAATTTCGTTCCACTTGGTAGCATCGCTGTTGTGATTGGCATACTCTGCACGATCATAAAATGGGCCGCCAATGCTGTATCTCAAATAAGTTCCGTGATCATCAAGATATTTGAAACAACTGGCATCAATGCACATTGTTTTCAAACCTTGGCGTTGCTGTTCAGCAATAATTTGTTTACGTAGAGCTATATTTGGTCCACCAGTGTTTGTGGTTGCCCAGCCCAACATCACAGCCAGTCTGCTGGGTGTATATTTGTAATCCCACTCTACTACTACATTACCGCCTGAATTTTTGACTCCGTCAGCAAAACTTTCCAAACATTCAATTTTTCTAGAATGTTTTCGAGGATTGGCAACAGAACTGATGTAAACCACTGCATCAATGGTCATTCAGTATTCTCCATGCAGTGCCATCGCGCATTTCTGGCTCAGTGAACTGGCAATATGCAATGTGCCTGGTCCAAGCTTCTACTTCGTCTAGCGTGGGTATTTTTGGATTTTCAATTTCTGATAATGATTGACTGCATAATGCGGCAGCGGCATTTGGACCCAAAGTAATAGCTGGTTTGCCGCACAACAGTGCTTCGCCGGCAGCAATGCTTGAGTAAGTGACCAGGCACCAGATATCTTGTTGCAGAGCCATTTGCATGGTGTCGGTGGTTTGTCGTACTGACCGACCTTGCTTGAGTCTGACCACTATTTCACGGTCAGTGTGCTGTTTTAAAGTAGCAATGGTTTGATTCATCCACTGTTCAAGATCGATGTCATACAAGTTTAACAGTTTTTGGCTAGGAGGGGCCAACAAAATTTTGGCGCCGTCTTGTCTAAATTTTGTAAGTTGAAGATTGCACTTAGCAACTCGGTCGCCTGGTCTGTCAATTATGGGCCCAAAATTTTGCACATCATTTTTGGTGATGCGGTGAAATGTTTTTTTCTTACCATTACCAAAATAACCAGTGTCAAGATAGTAGAAATCTCTGCCTTGCTGTTTGCACACTGCCATCTCTTTGCGTTTGGTAATACCTCGTAGTACCACCGGAGTCATGTTATTTTCTTCTTTTGTCCAATTGCTGATTCTTCCGCCAGCCCCTTGTACAAAACTTTGTAGTATGGGATCGTACATGTGTCCTTTTTCCTTATACTTGAAATCTCCTGGTTCTGTGGCAATAGCTGCAACTGTATCTTGTTTTAGGCCATGTATGGATTGAATTAAAGTATCTGCTGTGACACCATAGTATTCGCCAGCAGCATCAACTCGATACTTTAAGATATCTCTAAACAATTTGTGTATGTCAGGAGGCACCATGTCTAAAACATGCTGAGGTAATGGTGCTAACAGTTCTTCATCTTCTTCACTCATATATCTCTCTGTTGACAATATTCTGTTAGTAAGCGTTCCTTGTGCCACTCGTTACCTTGTGGAGTGTCAGCAAACTCGTGAAAGCATGGAGTGCCCAAGGTATAGTGCAAGAGCTTGGCGTCGGGGTTTGGCCCGTATTCATCGGGCAACCAATTCCATTCTTTAGGCAGTTCGCCTATGCGAGCATCATCCAACCATGTGAATCTATGCAACTCAGCACCTGTAGCTTTTTGCACAAACTCAGGAGTAAGTTTTCGGTTAGGATAACTGTTACAATTCCACAGTATCACACTGGACCAGTTTTTGCGTGGATAGTCTTCGTTCTTGGCCCCTAAATACTTTTCAGTCATCTTGGTTTTATAGTCATGTTTGACTACCATTACATCTGAATAAGCATCTCGCAAGTTCCAAAGTTCTGCAATGTCTCCACGCACAATCATATCACCGTCAATGAATATTGCCCAACCTATGTGTTGCATGAGATGTGGCACAAGAAATCGTGTGTAGATAAAGTGATTGCTGCCGTCTGTGTGTGTTTCGCTGTAGTCCTTGAACAAATTAAGTGCAACTGGAATGATTGCAACAGGTCTGCTTGAATTTCGAATAATAGAATTTACGCAGGTGTGATATGCAATTGCTTCTCTAGGATCGTATCCTACAAATACTGGTATAATATCTTTCATCGGCGTTCGATATCTTCTTCTACACAGTTTTCCCCAAACTGTATTTCAATCAGTTTGAGTGGACGGTCTGTTTCGTTGCACAATTGATGCCATTCATTGCGATTGATCCAAGTAGCTTCATGCACAGTTAGGTGATCTTTGATGTCTCTATCTGTACTGGAATCTAGTGTGTACACCGTGGCTTCACCTTCAGCCACAAACCAAAACTCTGATCGTCGGTCATGCCGTTGCATGCTCAAACAAGTTTTGGGTGCCACAGTAAGTTCTTTAAGTTTGGTGTTGGCGCCAACTTCGTGTAACACACGATAGTATCCCCAGGCTCGCGAGGTCTTGGGCTTTTTCCATTCTTCAAGAATCCATGAACTGCTATTCTTTTTATCCTCGCCGCCTACACCAAATGCAAATTCTAAATTGCTATCTATCACATCCATTTCAGGAATGTTTTTGTCAGTGCGATCACCACCATTGGCAAATATCAACGTTGCGTCAGGGTAGTGTGCTCGAACCTGTCGGATAAACTCTTTAGCTGAACCATCTGCATCGTCAAATGTGTACACTTCGTCAACCATGGCAAGATTGTTTATCACACACAATCTTTCCGTCCATGGCATGAATGGCCGACCTTTTTTACGAGTCAGCCATTCGTCTGAATTAAGTCCCACAATCAGCATGTCGCCTAAAGTGCGGGCGGTTTTGAAATAGGCAATATGCCCAGAGTGTAGCGGATCAAAGCCGCCAGTTACAAGTACAATTTTCATGCAGGTATTTACACCTGGATGTCTTCCATGCCAGCAGTTCTTAGCCGCACAACATGCCCCATTTGCCACTGTTTGGTATCCAGACCCTTCATGATACCCAACCAGCGATTGCGTAGGTATGCCACTTCGTTGATTATGGTTTCGTAATCAATCACTTCATCTTCGCCATCCACATACTTTTCTGCGTCGCGACTAGTGAGCGCACGGGCATAGCCTTCCAGATACTTTTGGAAATGCTTTCTGCGGATCTTACGCAGTTGGATATTGAGGAAGTTCAACACAGCTTCAATTTCTTGAAGCTGGTTGTATCTAAACTCAGTAATGCCAGGAAGTGCTGTTATGTTTTTTTCAACAATTCCAGCAATGCGGCAGTCTTTTTTAGCGTCAGTTATTTCACGCTCGTAGTGTGCTATAAAATCTGGAATAGCATCAAGATTAGCAACTACTCGACTATACCACATTAATTTTCCCAGTCGTCTTCGTTGGGATCCTCTTCTTCAGGATCCTCTTCTTCGTCGTCTTCTGAGTAATCTTTGTCGTTGTCAAGATATACAGTAAGTGCTCGTTTGATGTCTGAATCACCTTTGAATGCGTTACGAATATCTTCAGCGTCACAGTCATTGTCCATTAGAATTTGAACCACAGTCTCTGCTGCTTCGTTGCGGTCAACTGTGTTTACATAACGCTTGAGCTCTCCCCAAATTTCTGCTGCCACATGTTCACTCATTCTGCTTCCTCCTCGCCGGTACTTACCTCTTCCTTGATATTTCCAAAGTCTTTCATCACAGTGTCAAGGCAGTTGTCATCGTTGCGTTCCCATCCTTTGCGGAACTTCTTGATGATTTCACCATGACTGGTAGTAAACACCAGACTGTTGCCTTCTTTCTTGAGCAGGCCTTTTTTCTCAATCAAGTCAGTTAGTCCTGAGTACGGACTCATACCTGTTGTGTAAGGAATCTTAACTTGCACGCCTTCAAACGGTTTGGCATAGCGTGTTTTCATAACCTTGCAACCAGCACGTATGCCCATGACATCAGTGATCTTGTTGCCGTCCTCGTCCTCTTTGAGTTTCATCTTCTTCATGGCCACTACAATTGATGAGGCGTAAATGAAACCTTGACCGCCGCTAATTTTATCGTCTGGGTCAAACATATCCTGTGAGGCGTATGTGTGGTTGGTACAAACCAAACCCACATTGTATGAACCAAACATGTTCACACAGTTACGCACCAAGGCGGTGAGAGCTTTGGGTTTACGTCCTAGATCACCCTTCATTTCGCCTGCATCAAACTGATTCACATCAGTGGGTGTCAACAACATACCCAGTGAGTCAATTACAAACATGACCTTGGGCCGCTCGCCATCTGGCAGAGCCTTGTAGTCGCTCATGAATGTGGAGATAGTTTTGGCCACGTCATCAATCATGGCCATGCTTAGTTTGAGCAATTTGCTGTCACTTGTGTCAACACCAAGTGCCTTGAGCCAATCTTCATCCAGTGCGTTTTCACTGTCAATCAACACCACAAAGATACCTTGCTCTTGTGCGTTCTTCACAATGTTGCCCGAGCAGATATAACTCTTACCTGCGCCAGAATCTCCAGCAAACACAGTTACCTTGCCCAGTGGAATGCCACGGTTAAAGTCTCCTGAAATCAGGTAGTTCAGTGCATAGTTGCCTGTTGAGATCCAGTCTGTTGGATCATTAAAACCAATCGATAGGCCGTCGATTGATTTGGTAATTTCCTTACGAAACTTACTTACGTCAAATGGTTTTCCCATGTATCACCTGTTATAAAAATAGAAGAACACAAGAGGTTGCCCTCTTGTGTTAGTGCAGAGATTACTGCTTGTTTTGACGAGCGCGGATCATGGCCAAGATGTCTTGAGCATTACCGCTTGGCTTGGCTGCTGTGACTGGCGCAGCAGCTGGTGCTGGTTCTTCATCGAACGCATCCTCAGCCGCAGGTGCTGCCGGAGCGGCAACCTTCAGTGCTGGTTTGGCAGCAGGTGCCGGAGTATCTTCTGCATCACCGGCAGCGGCACCACCAGGTGCTGCCACGCCAGCAGGGCGGAAGTATTGACCCCAACGCTCAGTGTCGTATGGCTGTCCATCTACTGATGCTTCAAACATCTCTTTGATGACCTTTAGCTCAACGTCGCCGGGACGCTTGGGCAGGAATGTGCTCAAGTCATACAAGCCGTGAGTTTCAATTGCAGCCTGTTCAGCTTCTGTGAGTGCCGACTCTTTACGAGCCCACTTGGAACTGTTGTAGTCAGCAAAACCACCCTTTTGTGTCTTGGTGATACGGAAGTCCAATCCACGCATCAAGTCAGTTGGCAATTCTTCCAGTTCAGGATCCATCAATGCACCCTTGATTAGAGTAAACAACTGAGGCCCAATGATGAACTTGCGGATGGGATTGTCCGGAGTCTTGTCATCAGCAATGGGATTCTCACGCACAAAACCTTGGAACAAGTATGAACGCTTCTTCCAGTACTTGCGACCCATATCTTCAAGGCTCTTGTCCTTGAACCAAGTACGAACTTCTGCCAGTACCGGGCAGGCGTCTCCCCACATTTCCACGCAGGGTACTTGTACGAATACTTGTTTTGATTCCATCTCTCCTTTGACGCCGTTGAATGGCAATCGGATCATTGCTCGTTCGACCCAGAAAAATGTGTTTTTTGTGTTACCGTCAGGTAGGAAGCGTAGTGTGGCCGATTGACCTTCTTCCATGTTCCAGTGTGGATAAATTGCTCGATCGCCTCCACCTTGGTTTGAGTTGCCTTTTGTGTCAGCTGCCTGTAGTCTTGCTCGGATTTCTGCTAAAGATGCCATAGTTTATTTCTCCTTAAAAAGTTGCCTATGTGTTGCCTATCTAAAATTAGATCTTTGTTGCCTGTGACGCACAAACAAAAAAGCGCATACACCATGTAGTATATGCGCTATTTGCCTTGGTGTCAAGTGTATTTATATCATTTGAGCAAAGCCAGTGATTTTATTCTTGCCAATTCGTCAGACTCGTAATAGCTGCCTGTAACCGCGCCATTGTAGTTGATTGCGTCCTGTGGTGCTTCACCAATTACTGGTGCCATGCCACCGGCTACTGTGCCCATTTCGTACATGCCGCATTCCATTAAACCATGCTCCGGGCAGTACTCACCTTCCATGGTTGAGTTGCAAGAGCCTTCTTTGGTCATTTTGCGACCCAGCATGCCGCCACCAGTACTGCCTGCGGCACCACCTACCACGCCACCTATTGCTGCGCCAATTGGTCCGCCTGCAAGAGCTCCTAATGCAGATCCAGCAACTGTTCCGCCAACACCGCCTAATGTTCCGCCGGCAAGTTCGCCCTTCCAACCTTCGCTTAATCCTAAATCAGCATAAAATCGATCAGACACCCACTCATACGGATCACCATCTCTGGCTTTTTTGGTGCCATATGGCATGTCATCAAAGTAATAGTCGTACAGTGCATGATAGAGATCATCATCCAAATCGCCGCGTTCTTTAAAGTCTGCAACTTCTTTGGTGAAACGTTTGATGATGTGATCCATGGTGTGACCAGTTGAATCTGTCAACACACTTTCTTTCATTGGCACACCAGCATATTTCAGCATGGTGTTCAGTTCTGCGTTTTCGGCCACAGCTTGTTGTGTTGGAATACCAATTGTAAATGCACCGCCTACAGGTTGATCAAATCTCCAACCTTTTTGTCTAAATGTATTATAGTATGGATTGATTGCTTTGGTAATATTTTGCATTGTTGCACCGTCATTACCTGTTGGAACTATATATCCACGTGATGGCGGATATGTACGGTCGTTAGGATCTGGGTTTATTACTATTCTAACAGTGCCGTCTTGATTTGGAAAATCTTTTACAGTTGCACCGGTTGCTTGTTGCAATGTCTGCACAATTTGTTGAGCATACTGTTGAGTTGCTTTGGGATCTACTCCAGCAGCCGGAATTGCTTCTGCCATGCCTTGCTCAGGAAGATTTGGGCGGGGGTGTTTGCCGCTAATATCTCTAATACTCTGTTTTAGACTGGTTATTTGATCTCTTGATGGCAGGCCTTTTCTCTTACCAGCTGTGTTGATACTATGTTCGATGCCTGAACGGCCAATGCCAGCTCCCTTCACTAACGGATCAGTACGATCATAAGCACTACCTACGCCGCCCATTCTACGTTTTTGTCCAGGATCGTTTTCTGGTCGTTCAGGAAAATCGTAGCCGTACCCAATATCATCATATTCGTCACTGTCACCTGGTTCTTGAGTGTACAAGCGATCCTTGTATTTAGGGTCACGCCATTTAGCAGCCTCAGCCATACCTTGTTCAGGTGCGGTGTCTTGTGCAACATCAGCAGGTTCAGCTTCAGAACTCTGTGGTGTTTGGATCCCTAGTTCAGCCAATCTAGCTTGCACATCTGAGTCATCCCAAATGTTGGCACGAGGATCACGGTCAGCCAAGTTGCCAAGGATATCAAACAATTGATCGTCACCTATGACATCGTACAGTAGTTCTGTAGCGTTGGTGGCGTCTGGACCAACAATCAGCTCTCCGGTCATGAGTTGATTGAGTTTTTCCTGTGCTTCTGGATTGTCTGGCAAGGCCCATGTGCCTTCCATGATACCGTTTACCCAGTTTTCAAAAATTTGTGCTTCTTTCATAGCGTTTCCTCGTTGTTGTATTTTGGCCAAGGTAGGCAAGGCCTGTTCAATTCTTGTGTCCAATGTTTGTTCAATGAACATGTTGCGTAGATCTTCTACCAGTGATTCTTGTTCACCAATGTCTGCTGGTGTCCAAGATTCAAAATAATGTGTGTACCCGCGACCAGTGGCCAGGTGTTTTAAATTGCTTTGCAGGGCTTCGTAATATACATTGGCGCTTTCAACCAGTTGCTGTGTAACACCTTCAAACATGCGGCCTTGCTGTGCTCTGCGGAATCTTGACAGCACTGCCATCTCACCAACAGTTTCTGTGATGTGTTGTCCACGGATATCGTAGGGTCTGCCACCTTGGCGCACATGTTCCAGCATGGCTCGGCCGCCGACCAATTTGACAAATGGCAATTTAAAACGTTCACCATCCACAGTTTCAATAAACAAACTTTCTACATAGCGATAGCGTTTGTCGTTTTCGCCAATCATGCGGTTGTGTTTGATTACCAATCTTGCATCAGTTTGCTCGCCCATGTAGCTGATTTTGCGTGTGCCATAGTAGCCTTCAAACAAACCTTCTTTGATGGCAGCCATGCCAGTCATTGTGTGTTTGAGAGCATTGATATTCTTTGGGCTAAAAGTATTGAAGTTGTGACGAGTACTAAAATCTTTGAGTTCTTTCATGAATCCAAACCACTCATCTTTGTCTTCAGGCGCCATGCCCTTGCCAAGATTGTCACCGTAAAACAGCATGAGCTCGTTTTCATCGCCGGCCACAATCACTGCGGTGCCATAGTTGTTGCCGTTAGATGATACCCAATCAAACTTAAAAACTTTGCCGTCAGCAGGATCAGCTGCTTGCCCACGCTCGTCAGTGATATCCACATCAAAATTACGAGTGTTTAACAGATCATACAGATCATTGCCAATTTGGATTTCTTGTGCCATAGTAGTGTATTTAGCGCATCATTGATATGAATGGAAACGGCTCAACAATCATGTCTCCGTGGTCTTTAAGGTGCGAATCCAAGTCTGAGTGGTAAGTTTGTAGCATTAACAGCATGCGTACAACCAGCAAACTGGCCATGACCAAATCGTCTGTTTCGCCGGGTTTGGCAGCATAGCTGGTGCCCATGGCCACAAACGTTTTGAGTTCTGAAACCAAGGGCCTTGAGTTAATTTTCATACGCCCAGATTCCACTAGAATTTTGAACTTGTTGCAGGCTGTTATTTTGCTTTTGTTTGTGGTGTTAAAGCCCTTGCGGAATCGTCGACCCGTTGTGCCTGTTACTGAATTGTCGCTTAAAAAATATCCTGGAATATTTTCTTCACCGTATTCAGCAATACTGATCAAGGCCGCTTCACCAATGGTGTTGTTTTCTACTGAATAGTAAATGCTTTTTTCGTCTTTCACTACCCCATGCAGTTCTTTTATAATATCTGCAAGAATTCTAATTTGTGTGGGAATGTCAGTTTTGTTGTGGCGCCATTCAGCAATCTGATCTGTAGTTCTAGCATCAAATACTTGTATGGCAGCAGGATCGCCACCTGTGCCCAAGCTGGGATCCAGTGCTACCACATACATGCCATCTTTAGTGGGAGTCTTGTACCAGCGTACCTGTCCAGTTCTGTGCATGGGCTCTGTTCCTTCAAGATCCATCAGCTTGATAGGTGCTATTAGTGTTTCGTCATTGATAACAAATTCGCAATCCATTTCTCTGCGAAAACGTTCTTCGCCCAGCTGAGCCAGTTGTTCTGCACCCCATTGATCTCCACGATCAGGGTGCTCGCGCCAGAAACTGCGAAAGGCACGGAATCCGTTGATGCCTAGTTCTGTGGTATTGCCGTGTTCATCTTCTGTCTTATTAGCACCTTTCCACAAGAACGCAAACTGGTCCTCGTCTGAGTTGGGAGTGCTTGTGATAATTGCTTTACCACCAGTGGCCAAGGTAGGTGAAATTGAAGTCCAAAACTCTTTGGCAATTGTGGGTCGCACAAACGCAAATTCGTCAGCGTACAGCAAGGATATTGACATACCCCGTCCGGTTGTTTCTGTTGTGGTTTGACTCACAATACGCGATCCGTTTTCAAACTCCACTGACCCTTTGTTGTAAGAGGTAGCACCTGCTCGTATGTGATTGGGGCACAACTCATAAGCATATCTTATGCGTTGCATGATCTCTTGTGCGCCTGTGTATTTGTGTGCGGCAATAAGAATTGTGGAATCTGGCACAAACATTGCATACCACAGCAGGTATCCAGCAGCTGATGTGGACTTGCCTGTTTGTCGAGGCATCAAGGATATTGAATATCTATAGTTGTGATAGGTATGGATCAGTCGCTTTTGATAGTCAAAAGGATGATACAACATCTTGCCGCGTGTGGGATGCTGGATAAAGAAAAAGTTATCCATGAAATACAGCGGGCCTGTGACGGGATCAGCACACAGCGCAAACTCCGTGAGTTCTTGTTCAGTGTATGTTTCAACTCTGTGCGGTGCTTTGACCAGCACTGTTTCTAGATTATTTGATTTCATTCCAATCATACAATTACTTATTGCGTTGTTGTTGTATCCATAGATACAATTGGGTTATGCCATGCTCCAAACGATCTTGTGGTTTCCACCCCAGCACCGACTCAATCAAGGTGTTGTCACTGTTGCGCCCCATTACTCCCAGTGGTCCAGGTATGTTTTGTATTGCAACTGGTTTGTTGACTACATTGGCTATCAAGTTTACTAGGTCGTTGATTGATATCATTCGATCACTGCCAATGTTTACAGGTTGAGTATGACTGCTGTCCATCAGTCGGTGTATGCCTTCAATGCATTCTTCAATCCATAAAAAACTGCGAGTTTGCGTGCCTGGTCCCCATACTTCAACAATACCATTTTCACTTTCAGCAACTTTGCGACACAATGCCGCTGGTGCTTTTTCTTTGCCACCTTGCCAGGCGCTGTCAGGACCAAACACATTATGCAGTCTAGCTATTCTAACATCAAATCCATGATTGCGAGCAAAGCTGGAGTAAAGATGTTCGCTGAACAGTTTTTCCCATCCATATTCACTGTCTGGGTTGGCCGGATAAGCACTGGACTCTTCACAGTTGGGATTGTCAGGATCAACTTGATTGTGCGCAGGATAGATACAGGCACTGGAACTGTAGAAAATCTTTTTGCAACGTTTAAAAGTCATCTCATGTAGAATGTTGAGATTGATCAGCGCACTGTTGTGCAAAATTTCTGCGTCGTTGACCCCAGAAAAAATGTATCCTGCGCCTCCCATGTCTGCTGCCAGTTGATAAATTTCATCTATTTCGTTTGTGATCAAACTGGTCACTCGCCGTTGGTTTCTTAAATCGTACTGATAAAATTCGTGGCATTCATGCGGCCCAAATTCTGGATGTTTTAGATCAGCACCAATCACATAGTGACCTTGTGCTCGTAAACTTTTTACCAGGTGTGTGCCAATAAATCCCCCAGCACCACAAACTAAAACTTTTTTCATTGTATTTCCTTGATATAGTAGTTAGCCACTTGTTGATGTATGGCAGTGTCAGTTATGTGATAGTAGGGTCTGTACAGTGCGGTATTGCCATGGTCCCAGAGATTCACTTGGCTGCGATACTGATCAAACTTGCTAAAATACTGTTTGGTACCGCCAAACTTTGGATGTTCAAAGCCGCCTTGGTCAAACAAAAAAGGTATTTTGCTATCAACTAATTTTTGGAGAGTGTTTTCAATGACGCATTGATTTTGGTATATGGCAAGATCAAGATCAAAAAATTCTGTGTAATAGTGTTTGATCAATTCTAACTTGCGTTGATCAAATGGCGTGGTTGCTGTGCTGGCTGTGAGAAAACTGTAAGGAACTATTTGGTCTTGATATCGTGTTTGGCTGCGAGTGCAACTGGTTCCTTGCACAATCACAAAGTCAGCTTGATCCTCAATGGCACCATCTACTTGCATGGCTATCATGAGATTGGTAGCACTGACTGTCGCTTGATTTACCGTCTGAAATTCTACGCCCAATAGGTCTACCCAGCAAGGTCCGTATTCTGGATCTGGCACACAAAAACTATCACCGCAAATGTACACACGTTTCATGAGTTTACAAAATTTTCAATGTCTCTTATGATTTCATTTGCAAATCGTTGTTGCACCAACTGTTGGTTAAAAAATCTATTGCGATTGTGTTGCAATTTTTGTTCAGTCAATGAGTCAATTGCAAATTGATGCGGCCAATACTCACGTACAGCGTCAACAACAACTTGTGTAACTTGAGTATGCCGTTGCTCGTCATTAGCAATGTTGTCATAGCTTTCGTCCCAGAGATTACCAAATGTTTCAAATCCTTCGCGATGCAAGTACTTTAATGTTTCATAAGATCCAAACACAATAAAAGGATGATAGTAGGCCATGGGTTTGAATATTTTTTCGCTCACTTCTGTTTTGTAGCAAGGCAAGCATGGGCTGTTGGTCCAGGCGTTGGTGCGCATGTAGCTTTCTACCACCACACTAAAGCAAGTGGAGTCGTACCAGTCTGGATTCATGTAGTACAACCAGTAAACTGGATTGTTGGGATTGTTGTGATCGCAATCGCCTGGCAACAGGTGTCCACGTGCTACATAACTCCACAGAGCTTGATCAAGCACAGGAGACAGTGTTTTCAAAGTGAGGTCTTTGTGTTCTCGTTCTTTGTTCATTGGCATGAAAAAACTGTGTCGATAGCGTCTGTTAGGGCGGTACTCGTTGTATGCCACAGCAGTGTAGTACAAACTTTCTCTGTACCACAGCCAATTGCCATTTCTCAGTGTTAATCTTCCATCTTTGGCTATACTGGGCGTGTCTACATCACTGTCCCAAAGATGGTCCACAATCATTTTAAATCCGCTGTTGACAAACGGCTGCCACCATTGTGGAGTTTTTTCCAGCACACTAACATGATTGGTCAGCACCACACAATCTGCAGGTGAATAGAATACATCATCAGAGTAAGGCACCAGGTCAAAGTATGGATCAACCTGCGGGCGAACACACCCGTGAGTAAAGTTCACAAACTCATTGGGGTGATATATTAGTTTGATTTTGCTCATATTGTAACAACATGGTACTGGCTATTTCACGATGTATCTTTGGACCACCGTGCATGTGATCTCTTGCATATCCTATGTCTTCTCTCGATCTTGTCATTGTAGTGTCAGTGTCTACAGAACAAAATTTAGCACCTGCATTGGTAGACATTTGCTGCACAGCAAAAATGTTTTTTTCTTTGTTGATCAAGTGATTTTCTTCTTGCATGAACCATGTGTTGAGATACACATCTGCAGGGTTGAAATACTTGCTCTGGCTCTGTGGCATAAAAGTATCTGCTTTAAATATATCACTGTCTTGGCATTTTTCTGCAAGAACTAATTCAATTCTAGCTTGCGGTGGTGCAAGCATGCAAACCACTTTGGCATTGAGTTTTGGTAGCCAATATCTAGCCAATCTAAAACAACTGTCAGCTGAATAGCCGCCCCAAGCCAAATTAAACACTTTTAAATTCAATGCTTGTCCTACTAGGCTGGGCCACAAGCATTCTACTGGCAACCCAATGCCCATGGTATAACTGCAACCCAGTGCCACAACACACGGCAAGTCATCAAACTCATCGCATCTGAATCCTTCGCTGTTTAGATTGTAAGTGATAGCACCTGGCTTGTCCCAACCCATGTTTTGAAAATATTCTCGATGTGCAGAATTTTGCATCAAGTTGTCAAAATGTTCTTTGGTGTCAGTTGGCATCCAATCCAAACATTGGTCTGCTATGTGAATGCCAGGATGATATGGTTTTTGATGTGTTATCATAATGAATTAGCAATGGTAGGCCAAAGAGCAGCAAAACTTGTTGATTTTTTAAGCTGTTGCTCAATGTTTTTATGAAATTCCAAAATGTCAAAGTTGTAATCAGGAGATATCAAATAACTGTTGTCTTGCAAAGTCATGCGATATCGTTTGAGTGTGTCTACTGCACGACCCTTGTGATCTTGCCAGCGTTGTACAACTTTATCTATTTCTTGTATGGCCAGTTGTCTTAACGCCTCAGGGTATCGTCGAATGTCTAACTCCCAAGGATGAGACAGTTCACACCAAAACAAATCAAGATTGTGACGTTCACAATATTCATAGTATTCCACAAGGTCTAATGCACAATAAATTGAATAGGCCGGATGCGCTATGACTTTTTGTTGATCTTGTTTCATCACAGCAATGTTTTTTTCAAACTGTTGCCAATTGGCTCGATCCCGCACATATTCAAATTTTTCAGCATTGGCATTGTCAAAGCTGATCATCCAGTCCACGCTAGGCCAAGTTTTAAGTGTTTGATAGATTGTGTTGGTAGTGATATCCATGCTGAGATTGGTAGTAACCATTACTCGTACTTTGTTTGGATTTATAAATTTTAGAAACCTGTCAAGCCCTTTTTGCAACAATGGTTCACCGCCGCCCAACACAAGACCTTGAATGTTTTGTCCTTGTGCTTGTGCCAATTCGATAAGGTCTTCATGTTCATTTTTAACATGATTGATTGGTATGCGTTTGACACTTTGCCAAGCCGTGGAAGTTTCAGGATTGCAATACACACAGGTAAGATTGCACAGATTACTCCAGTTAACCACAAGATGTTCTAATTTAAAAAATTCAATGTCTTGATCAATAGCTGACAATGTGTCTGGATCTGCATGTCGCACTGTTCTACCACTGGAGCCTGTGGTTTCTTCAAGTTGCTTGCACCAAGTGCATGCTGCATGCCACTCGCCTTGTGCCATGGCATTTTTAAGTTCTCTAGCAGGTGCATTCAACAACACCTGTTGTATGGGTATTTCTTTGATGTTGCCCAGTTCATAACCTGAGTGCATGCAGGGGAACACACGACCAGTTTGATCAATATTCAAACTGGTCCAAGGTGCTGAACAAAATGTAGGACTTTGTGTAATCATAATTTTTCTGAAAGCCAACTGTAACTGCACAGTCTAAAAGAGTCAGCAGGAACTGGCGTTAGCATGGCATGCCATTGTAAATGTCTCACACCTTGACTATCTGGTGTGTTGATCATTATATAACCACTGTTGGGTTGCATGGTAAATTGATATCGCAATGAGTCAGGATTTTTGTAGTGGTAAAACGAAGTGCCCAACTGTGCGTCAGCACCAATCCAAGTCAGTTGCATGGATCCCGGCATTTCGCCATCAGTGTGCATGGCACAAGTGAATCCTGGTTCGTCTACCCACCACGCTGTGCCTTGATATCCTTGCAGTTTGCGCCCAAGGCCATGTTCAATTTGATCAATGTGCTGTTCAAGATATTGGTGCCATTCTGGCATCCAAGGCAAAGAGTCATTGTTAATTTTTCTTCGTGGCCATAGTTCTTGCCCTTCTTGTTTTTGCCAGGGCAGAGACAACCAGTCGGTAGTCATGACTTTTTGCACAATGTTTTCAGGAAAAACATTTTCAATCAAGAACAAGTCATAATACTCATCAACAGCAGTTATTTGCATAGGAATGCCAGTTCTGGCCATAGGCGTTGAAATTCACCAGCTTTGTCTGGATGATACTTGGTCTCGTTGTCATGAATGTGTTTGAAGAACGCTGTGTCAATCTTGCTGATTTTGTTCTCACTCAATCTGGCTTGATAGGTAGCTAATGCATTGTCAAAGAACTGGCGTTCAGCAGGGGTAGCAATACCCATCGCATAGAAACGTTCAATCTCTGTAATGGCTTCCCGAGCAACACCAGCACCGTGCAAGAACGGATCAAGGTATTCGGGCTGAAACAAGTTTTGCCACAGCACTGTGGTGCCTGTATCCTCAGCAAACTGTCTTAATTCACAGATGCGAGTGGCATTGTAAATGTTGTACACCGCATGTATGCCGCCCCACTGACCTTGTGTGGTCATGAGATGTTTGATCTTACTCAAGTTTTCTTTGATCAATGACCATGTAGCACCGTGTCGCACATACTCCACTCGTTCACCGGTGTTGTCAAAACTCATTGACCAGCCAACTCGATTGCGTGTTGACAACTTTTGAAATATCTTGTTTGAATCCAAGTCCACGTTTAGGTTTGTGATCAGTGTGACTATGGCATCCTTGGGTATGACATCTAGCAGTCGATTGTTTTCTGGCAGCAACAAGGGTTCACCACCCACAAGTGCTACTTCGTGTATGTGTTCATAGTGCTGTTCAATAAAGTCGCATACTGAATCATAGTAGGGTCTTGCACCACTCTTAAATGGAATGCCTTTGAGGCTGGCCCATTTTGAACTGCAAGATTCGCCACAGTAGTTGCAACTCAAATTGCAAGTGGTATTCCAGCGCACATCCACAATAACAGGATAGTGATACTGGTCCCCAGCTGTGGCATAGTCAAAGTTGGGATTTACATTGTTGTGCCATTGGCGTTCGGAATCTGCACCAAAACGTTCAGCTCGCACACAGTTAGAACAATACTCATGCGGCTTGCCTTGTGACAAGCTGGTGCGTATCTCTGTCATGAGATTGGAGTTAAGGATCTGTTCAATTGTTTGGGTATTGAGGTTGCCCAGCATGTTGGGGTTGCCAGCACAACAAGTTTTTACATCGCCTCGGGGATTGATATGTAGACCGCGCCAGGGGGCCGCGCAATAAAATTCTTTCATCCCGTATTTACGGGCGTTTTAGTTGCACCAAGATGTTTTGGCTTCGCCGTAGTATTCACGGGCAAATCCGTTGGAAATGAGCATTTGACGTAGACTTTGCCCGTTTAGCAAAACATCACCTAGCACACGACCGCCATATTTGTCCCAGTCCATGAGTACAATTTGTCGCTTTTGTGAATTGGCAATTGCTTGCTTGGTAAATGCTGTGGCTGCTTCGCCACGTTGGGCTTCGCTTGGACACTGTGCTCTGTGTCCTTTTTCAGGAGTGTCTACCCCAAACACACGAATGCTGAGTTCTTGTTTGAGTGGTGCTGGTAGCCATGTGGCTGCAATGCCCACTGTGTCTCCGTCAATCACACGAGTGATCACCGCATCGTAAACAACGCCGGGTTTTTGTTTGGGTTGTGCAAATGCCAAGCATGGCACAATCAGTAAGAGTGTTAAGAGTTTTTTCATATTAGGTTATTTCCTGCCATTCTACGCTGGCATATACGTCTTGGTTGGTGCCTGTGGTAGCCATGGTAATTAGATACTCGTATGGAGTGCCAGTGAATGGTTCGCGTTCCAATTGATATTCAAACGAAAATGGCTCTTGTGTGGGCGCACCAGTGGTTTGATTGGTTGAGTTAACAAATGATTGCTCAGCAATGTCGCCTGACACCAAGGCCGTGGGCGCAAGATTGTATTGAACTGAACTATCTGCGGCTGAATCTACCCAAGTTCCACCTGACGTGATAGCTCTTTTATACACACGGAATGCAAACACACTGGCAGCTATTGGAATTAAACTGTAGTTTATGGGTATGACCACAGCGTTGAGATTGGTGCTCTTGAGACGGATAGCAATCACAGGTTTAAAACTTTGATCATTAGGCAACCGCACTGGAGTGCCCAATACATGACTAGCTGCACGCGGATTGCCTGAGCCTGACAGTTGGAAGCCACCTTCTGAAATTACACTGCTACAAATCTGTGTCATCTGACTAACACTGGCCACTGTTGCTGTGTTGGTTATTTCATAGCGAATGGGCAAACTGGCTGTGGTCATGTAGACTTTGGTGTTGCCCGGCTGATTGGCGTGATTGAAGGTGTGGCAAATAATGTAAGCACCGTCAATCACAAAACCCACACGCACTGATCCTACACCCAGCCACTCTACATCAGCATAATAAATTTGTGTACGTTGTGGGTACAATGTGATACCTGATGGGTTTGTTGCACCACCGACTCCGGTGAGTTGGTCACCGTTCCAGGCATCTTGACGCACACGCTCTTCTACACCGTATGATCCTGAACGGATCACCATGTAGTTGTATGTGCCGTCGTTTTCAAAGAACACACCGTCGTTGGCATCAAACAAGCCCACACGCTGGCGTAGATTTGTTTTGGGAGTGTTCATACAGAATGTGTTCAGTGTGAGTTGACTTTTGCCAGGCTGATAAGGGAATGGTTTCAGTGTTTCTCGCAACACTGAATCGCCCGACGCTGTGCCCACGTTGAGTTGGTACGAACTTTGATTTTGCACATATACCACGTTGCCTGTGCCTGTGACGTTGCTTGCAAACTGTCCATGATCGTAATAACGTGACTGTGTGTCAAATAGAGTAAAAGGATTGCTTACACGCAGTCGTCCAAACGCATCAGATACTGCACCCGAGAATCCTGATATGATCACATTGGCGTCGTTGTTGAGCGTGGCATTGATATTTCCAGATACTACCCAAGGGCTGGTGCCTTGTGTGACGTTGACGTTGCCGACAATGCCTACGTTGCCAGTAATGGGGTTGATAGTAACATTGCCAGTGATGCCTGCTATGTTGCCAGTGATGCCTGTGATGTTGCCTACCACAGTAACTGGCAGTGTGTTGCCTGTGAGATCAACGTTGCCTAAACTACCAATGGCTACATTGCCTACAGATACGTTGCCTATAATAGCAGCATTGGTTCGAATAAAAACATTGCCAGTCGCGTCGTCAAGCTCCAGGGCTTGATTGATATTCCGTAGATACCACGGTGCTACTTGAGTTGGGTCTGGGATTGCCATTAAAATCCTATCAGTGGGTTAAATTGTATCATTGATTATTCTTTAAGTGTAATATACAATTTCACCAGTGGTGGGATTGTAAGCCAATTGAAAAAATCCTGCAGGAAGTCCTGAACTACCGCCGTTACTAATACCGGCAGCAATCTGTGTTAGTGCGCCAGAGCTGTTGCCAATATACACTTGATCAGTACTTTGATCAACTACCAGTTCACCAGGTCTAGCATTGCCATTGTAATTTGCCAATGTTACTTGTGCGTTGTCTTTCATTACAGCACGGCTTATGCCTGTGATGTTGTCGTATGGTGGGGGTGGGTTTGCCATTATAATTCCAATTTGAATTATTTAGCAAAAAAAAAGTTTAGCGAGGGTAGCCAGCAAATGCCTTTACAGGACTGGTTGTGCTTACAAAGCTGGGTTCTGTGCTGTCAGGTGTTGACACTAGTTTTTTGCCACCAGGTGTGTTGGTCATTGCCAACGCTTGATCAATAATTTCAGCAACGTTAGGACCCATGCCTTCGACCACACCATGTTCACCAAATGCTGTTTCATCATGCCAATTGGGAATGTGATTGGTAATTCCATCTTTGCCAGCATCACTTCTGGCTCGTGCCAATGCCACACCAAATCTATAGTTGCGATAGGGGTCGGCTGCACTCAGTCCTGGAATCACATAAGTGTAACGCATGGGGTCAGATTGCTCTGGTGGCAAAATAGCTGCTTGTTCAGTAATGAATTCTCGTGCTCTCATCTTGGATAGCCCTGGAATGCTTTGACTGGACTGGTGGCATTCACTGCTGGATGTTCTTGCGAAGCCAAATCGCCATGATTTAGGTCTTGGTGATGACTGCCCACTGCTTGATAGGCCTTTTTCAACATGGCCTGTTCTTCAGGAGTGTATGGTGCTGCCACATTGTTGCGACCGCTCCATGATTCGCCGTCAAGATCAGGTACAAACGTGCCATCAGTAGATGCCACTGCCATCATGATTCTGTTGAGTTCATACACGCGGTCAGCAAACTGCTTGTCTCGAAACTTGTTCAAGCCTACTGTGGCATTTTGATTGCGTTTGCTAATCGTGCCAACTTTGTCTTCTGCAATGAACTCTTGTGCTCGCACAATCAGCTGCCTCCGCCAATCACTCCAGATGTGGCTGAACTGGCTGTGCCAAGTTCTGTTGCGGTAAACGGGGCAGTAGATATCACTGTTACTTTGTTGCCAGCACCAGAATAAGTTTGATACACAGTGTTGGCTGGGATATTAACTGGTACAGAATACAAATTGCCAACTGCGTTGGCTGTTCCTAACGCAACAGCATACACCTGCAACCAAGCATTGGCTGTACTGGTGCTGATTTCAAGTTTGTCAGTGTAAACAGTAGTATTGCTTAAGGTAGTATATACATTGGCCATTATTTGCTATCCTGATTGGGTTGAATCACCACAGGGCGAAACAACTCACGTGTTTGATGCAACACTCCAGGAATTTCTACTGGCTGTTGTCGGTACCCACTGGTAGCAGGACTGTGAGGGTTCTGCTGTGTGGGCGTGTTCAAGTTTTCGTTATAAGGCTTGTATACCATGTTATTACCCCTTGTAGGCTTTCCATTGATTGGTCAAATCAAAAATACTTTCTTCAACTTTTTTTTCTTTTTTGTCATCAACGGCTTTCTTGAAAGGTTCTTTCTTGTCGCCATCTTTGTCAACATCTAAAAAATCAGGTTTCTTGGCTTCCTTAATACCAGCAATGTCACGCATGCGCTGTAACTCTGCTTCGTAGGTGTGTTGACGATTTTCTTGGCTGGCAATCACAGGCACAGTGGTTTGACCAGTTGACTTGGGACCGTTCAGACCGCCACTGTACATCATGGCATCTTCTGTGCCTTCTTCTTCTGTGGGCCAATCAGGAGCATTTTCATCAATAGCCTTTTCAATATCACCGCATCCGCAATCGCCGCTGCCACAAGTTGGACAAGAAACTTTGCTGCCCATGTAACTGCCTTCATCACCACTGCCACCAAGACCTGCGTTTTTCAACAGCATGCCTAATTTAAGTGCATCTTCGTCAGACGCTGTAATGGTCAGGCTCTTGCCGCCTTCTGTGGAGTCGCTCATGTTGATGCTCATTGATTCAGCAATCATGGCTTCTAAGTCACGATTCAATGAATCATAGATGCCTTTGCCAAACCCAAATCCGCTAGACGCTGTTGGTGTTCCAGTACCGCCTTCTTCTTTGACTTTTTTAGGTTTGTCTTCTGAAGATCCTTTTTCTTTGGCGGCCTTTTTCATAGGTTCTTTTTTGTCGCCATCGCCATCAACATCGGCAAAATCAGGCTTGCTGCCAGAAGATTTTTTCTTTGGTGCAGAGTCATTATTGCTTTCAGGCTTGCTGTCAGACTTGCTAACTTTGTAGCCAGCTTTCTTCAACAATGCCATTGCAGCTTTAAGATCGCCGTGGTCTTCACCAGGATCAATGTCGTTTTCTTTGGTCATCAACTTTGAACGACCTGATGGTCCTTTGGCGCCCATTTTGCTACCTGTTCCTGCAGGACGTCCACGGCCGCGCTTGGCTGGTTGAGCATCAGCAGTGTCATCTGCGCCCACTGAATGACCTTGGTCATCCACTCTACGAGTTACTTTACGGCCAGTGGCAGTGTGTTCAATGTCGTGTTTGTGACCGCGTTCAACTGATCCAACCTTTGGTCGATCAGCACGTGGCTTTTTCCATGATGTAAACGGATTGTTATCATCGTCTTCGGCAGTTTCTTGTTTGCCGCCTTTGCGTAACATAGCAAAGTCGTTGGCATCTAGTTTGCCATTTTTGTTCATGTCAATTTTCTTTTGCTTGGGACTAAGTGCAGCCTTCATTGCTTCAGCAGCTACATCGCCCAAACGCTCGTCAACTTCTTTCTTGGCGCCGGCAATCTTGTCAGCAAAAGTAATTTTGTCTTTAGGTTCAGCAAGTGCAGCAAAGCTCTTGGCCTTGGCTGGTGACATTTTTTCTTTAACTTGCTTGGGATTGGGTTCTGCGCCTGGCTTCATACCAGTCTGCGGAACACCCATCTTGCGTTGTAGGTCACGCATCATGTCAGCATCGTCGCCGTGGCCTAGTTTGTTTAACACAGCGCCGCCAACTTTCTTGGCCATACCGCCAACTTTCTTGGCCATGTCGCCCATGCTTTCTTTGGCAGTTTTTTCAGTGTCCATGCCTTTTTCAGCATAGTGACCAAGAGCAGCTCCAGCAGCGCCACCCAGCGGTCCGGCAGCCAATGCTCCTAATCCGCCACCAACAGCAGCACCAGTGGCGCCTTCGTCATACTTGTCGTATTTTTTGCGAACAGGATCTAATGCCTTGCCTTCACGTCCAGCTTTGGCCAATGCTTCCATACCTTGCTTGCCATACTTTTCATAACCCTTGGCTGCACGGCTCATGTCACGTTCGTTAAGTTGACCGTGTGTGGTTTCTGGCTTCTCACGAATGGAATCCAGCTTTTTGTTTAAGTCGTAAAAAAATGTCATTTTGATTATCCTCTTGGGTTGGCGCCGGTTGCAGGCTTGGGTTGACGTTTGATATTGGTCATAGGGCTCTTGTTGCCCTGGGGAAGTTGGTTAGTGGTTTTAGCAGGTGGAGTCTTTTCTCCAGCAATAGTAAAATCACTGCGGTAAGCATTTTTCAACACAGCATGATCGTATGGACCAGTTGAGTAGTCTTTGCTAAGTGCTCGCTGAGCAGCATCAGGTGTTGGATAGTCTGTGTCAGCCAACAAGTTTTTGTTTTCAGCTTCAATCTTGTCTGCTTCATCAACCAGGCCATCAACGTGAGCTTGAGTCTGCATCACAATAAGATTGGGATTGCCACCGAGCATTTGAAACAGTTGTTTGATCTGCGGCTCAATAGCAGGATACTTGAAACTCACATCAAACATTGTCACAGCATCATTCTGATTGTTTGGAAAGTCTGTGAGGATCTTTTGAATAGGAGTGGTCTTGGCATCGCCCAACTTAGTTGGATCAAATTGATCCAGCTTGGTTTTGAGTTGACGCACAAGATCGTCTGGAATGCGGCCGCACATTTTGATACGATAGTCGTATGTGCGTTCGCTTTCTGCTAGATATTTGGCAAATGGTTTCATGTCAGGTTCCTGTGATATATTTATTCATTTTGTGCTTTTTGGTTCTTGGCACCAATAATTCTGTCCAACAACTCATTGCGACTGAGCACATGGCCTTGGCCTTGCTGTGGCTGTTTTTCTTCAGGTTGTTGCTGATCTAATCGTGCTTTTTTCATTTGCAAATCGATCATCTTGAGTTTTTTGTCCAGCTTGGCAGTTTTGGCTGTGATTGCATGTCCCAGCATGTTTGATGCTACTGAAAATATTTCGCTGGCAAATCGACTGTCTACCTGCATGCCAAGATCCATTAGGTCTCGGTAACTGGAAGTGGCGAGGTCACTAAGCTCGTCCATTTCTTTATCAGTAGATTCCAAGCCTCGCACAGCCGGCAAGGCCGCATCTATTTTGTCAATGGCTTGATCTAATGCAACGATGGTGTTGCGATTTTCCTCTAAGGCAGGAACAGCCAAGTCTATTTCTTTGTCAGAAGGGGGTAAATCGAAGAGTTCTTCTAGTTTTCGTGTCATGCCATATTTATGGACTTACGGACGACCGTTATGAAACATGTCATTTTCGGTGATGACTCGAAACGTCATACCATTGCGTCTAGCCCATTTGGTTGCAGCGTCCCATTTGGCATAGTTGATTGCTACCACTGCTCGGTCTCTACTGCTCATTTTTGATTCCACTACACTTTGCTTTTTGGGCTTGATTTCAATCAACTCTGCTCGCACAGTGTTGTCTCTATTGCGATAGGTAATCAGAAAATCAGGTATGTATTGGGTCATTTTACCTGTGAGCGGATGGCGGTATGGTATGGCTATGCTTTCACTGGCCCATTGCAGTATGTGATCGTTGCTGTCACAAAATCTCATAAAGCTGTGTTCCCACCCAGAACGAAATCTAGGTGTGCCCTTGCCCACGTATTTGGCAGGGTTTTGAACTACGTATTGACCTTGGGCCCAGCGACTCATTGCAATACGTTTCTAGCCACGTATGCGTTTGGTACCACTGCCACACCCACACCCAGCAGTGTGGCACGGCTGCGTATTTGATTGAGGTAGTAGGCCAAGCTGGCATTTAGATTTACTCCATTGGTGCCCTGAAATTCTTTGAGCAATGTCAAGGCTGGAATGTTAGTACTTGAAGCAACTTGAAACAAACTTGATGTAAAGTTTCCAGCTGAATTTTTGTTGCCCATTTCTTTTAAGAAATAGCTGTAGACCACATCATATTCAGCAGCCGGCACGTTGACTTCAAATTTGTAAAAGTTATCAAAAACTCTTACAGTTGCATCAATGTTAGGGTTAACGGCGTTTACAGTGCTCATGTGTTATGTTCCATTAGGAGTTGATGGTGATGTCTTTGGAGTTGGAATAAACACACCAGTAGGACGGTTCATCACTGATCGTGTGGCAGATGCTACTCCGCCCAACAACACTTGAGTTCCAAGTGCAGTGGCTTCGCTTTTTACCACTGCTGCCAGGCCTGGGCCCTTGTTGCCGCCAAAAGTTTGATATGTGCGCATGGCTTTTTGTGCTGCTCCAATTAGTCCACCCACTGTGCCGCTTTGCAAATCACCAATGATGCCTGCACCTGCATCTAGCAAGCCGCCTTGACCAAAAATTGTACGATTGCCACCCGGACGAGCAATTGGACTGACTGTGGTGTCATAGTGACTGCGATCAGCAAATCCTTGCACGTTAACATCAGGTCTACTGCTGCCAACTGCGCCATCATAGTATTTTACAGTTTCATAATCTATAGTCATGGTATTTTCCATGATGCCACCACCTTCAGTGTAGTTATAGGTATCGTGGTTCCAGTTTGATATTACAGGATTGATTAGCACATACTCAGCAAACTTGCGCTGATCCAGGCCGTAGATTCGGATGTCTCTAAAGAAAGGAGGCTTGCCACCGCCGGTGCCTGAACCAGTGCCATCCAGCCAGCTTTCACCTGAATATCCCCAGCCGTTGCGATTTTGAATGGTATCAGAATAGATGTCTCTGGTGTTGAGACTCGATCCAGTGGTTTGATTGTTTACTGTACCATTAGTGCCGTTGGTAGCAGATGCTGCCAAATACTGTTGGGTCGGATCTTTGTAGTAGTAGGAATAGTAATAGTACCACAACTTGCGAGCATTGTCTCCACCATCGTCATGAAAGGTGAGAGTCACTGGCTGGTAATCAATTTTGGTTTGAATTATTCTTTTGCGATTGTATTGATTCAGCGTCTCAGTGGCCATTTTGTATTTTGGCAGTTCAGCTGTTTTGACCAAGAGACTGAGGTCATTGCGTTCTTGATTTCCAAATACGCCTGCTGATCTCAAATAAGGAATGGCATCTGTGTTTATGGTAAAACTAACGTGGAACAAGAACTTAAACCGAGGTTTAAGTTCGTAACTGTTCGTGGTGAAAGTTTTACTTGCGTGAGTGTAGTCACGCAAGGTATTGTTGCCAATGAATCCCTGAAGGATTTCATTACCAATGCCAAAAGGGCCGCCACCGTTGGCCATAAGTTATCCTTATGCGCCTTGACCAGCGCCTGTTACAACATCGTTAATTGTGCGGCCAATTGCACTGCCAACTCCTGAGCCTTCAGGTGTCTGGTTGGCGTTATCGTAAGCAATGCTCATTTCAATTGTGGCTGCTTCGTTGGTACCATAGTTCAAGTCACCATAGTTGGCACCTTTGAGGTAGCAACCATACAACTCCCAAGTTTCAAGAACGTTGATTTCTGTTGCGCCATTGCCGCCGTCAAGCACTTGAATCTTGGTCAAGAACTTGTAGTCGATACCAGATGCAGCAGAAGCCATTTCCAAAAAGTCCATTTGCTTTTGAAGTTGCTCGCCAATCAAGCGTGAAATTTGTCCTGATGCATCATCACGCAGCGACACTGTGATGTCGGCCCAGGTGTGCTTGCCGGCCAATTTCAATGTTGAATTATAAATTGGAATTGTAATTTCTTCAAAAGTCAAATTTGGGCGTGTGGCGCTGACAACTTGCTTTGTAAGTTCTGTAGTTGGTTTTGAAACACCAAAGTTCTCAAAAAACACTCGAAAGCGATATTTGAGTTTGGGCATCAACAGACCCTGAGCATTCGAGCTTTGGTCGCTTGCCAGTGGTACTGTCATTCTCTGTAGTGATGAAACTGCCATTTGTAGTAATCTCCTATATTGTTATTTACCTGGAATGGAGGCGGATTAAAACCGCCCCCAATTTGGTTTAGCCTCCAGCAGCGATTTCACCAGTGTTCTTGATACGCAATGGAATATAGATAAACTCCACTGCCTTCACTGGTTCTATGGCAATATCAACCCACAACTCATTACGGTCAATACGAGCTGGAGTGTTGTTACTCAAGTCGCACACTACCAAGTAGTCATAGATTGCACGTTTAGCAATCAAGTCAATCATCAAACTGTTGCAAGTGTTGGTGATCTCATTGCGTGTGATTTCGTCATTGGGCTCAAACAAATACAGTTTACCAATTTCTTCAAGACGTCCACGCAAGAATGCAACCAGTCGTGCAACGTTGATACGATCCAATGCTGTGGTAACAGTGGTCGATGTCTTGTTACCAAAGTTGGTAATACCCACACCTGGAATAAAGGTGATTGGGTTGATGTTACGCTCATACAGGATGTCACGTACAGCTTGTCCAACGCTGAGTTGTTCAAATTCGCCAGTTGCGGCATTGATGTAGCCGATGGCCACAGCATTGTCAACAACACCACGACGTGTGCCTGCTGGTGCCAACCATGGATAGCTCACAGCGTCTGATCGTAGAATTGTACGCATCATCATGTGACTTGGCGCACTAACCACAGTGTTTCCGCTGAGATCGCTTGTTTGGCAACTTGGGTAGAAGTTGGCGGCGTAGTTGCTGGTTGATGTCAATCCATCTTCAGTATCTAAACCAAGTCCAAGGTTGTTGGTAGCCCAGCTAACCAAGCTGTTGCCATCTGGTCCAAGACGCATTGGTGTATCACCAACCACAAACAATGTGTTGTTGCGCTCGTTGCTGAGTGCAATCATGTTTGGTGTCAACTCAGGATATGCTGTGGCAGAAATCAAGTTGAATCCATTCTGCTCTTCTCTTGCAGCAGCACTGGTATCAATACCTGACTTCATTGCTGCCACAACCATCTTGCGTTGTGCTTGACGTCCAGCAAACATTGCACCAGTATCTTTGTTGCCGCTAGCTGTCAACCAGGTATTCTTCACAGCTGGCAATGTATCATCTGGGAAGTCTGTGGCATTAAAGTAGTCGCTTTGATAGCTCTTGACATTGTATCCTGATCGACGAGTGTTCCATAACAACATGCCTTGTGGATACAGGGCAGGATCTGGAGCATCCAAGTCTAAATAGTTAGAACTTGCCAATGCTTCAATGGTTGGGAATGGATCACTGATCGGATCTGTGGTACCATTTGTGGCCCAACGAGCGTCGGCAAATAGTATACCATTTTCTGTAACTTGATCAGTGGTATTGATTGCTACCCACTGATCAACGTTGTTTACTGATTCCCAACGATAAATCAATGGATAGTTTTCAAGATCACTTGAATCAATCCACAAATCACCGTACTCCAAAGGAGATTCAGCAGCATTATTTTGTGTTGTTGGTGCAGTCGCAGCCACAATAGGTCCACTTGCATTGGTAATTGTCAAATCGTAACCACGAACATCATTAGTTACGTTTTGATATCCAATCCAGCTGCCGTTGTTTTGAATCATGATATCAACTTGACTTGGAGTGCTGTAATACCACAAACGTCCGTCATCTGGATCAACGTCAGGTGCAGTGTCGCTGGCTGTGTAAGTGAACAAGTCAGCTGTGACCCAGTTGCTCAAATCTAAAAACGTGTCATCAGTTTTATTAAGGCGGCATTTGGGTGTTGCGTCTGTAAATCCAGCTTCAAGAATTGGTGTCCCTGAAACTTCTTGCAATGCAATAGATCCGCCTTGACTGTGTGAAAACACAATGTTACCAGCTGAGTTCACACTGGCTGATACATAAGGCACATTGGCAGCACTTATTGCTGCAATAAAATCAGCCACTGTTCCAGTACCACCAACAGTTGCAGTGCCTTGGTTAACTGTAGTTGCTGATCCAGCAACAGACGCTCTTATAAGAAGCGAATCACCAACAGTAAACGATGGAGGCACAGTAGTACCAGTAACTACAGTAGCACCAAGTGCAATTCTTTCAAGGATTTCAAAATTAAATTGTGGGAATCCAGAAGCAGATTCTACAGCTTGTGTTAGCACATAGGTCGTTCCTACTGGAATATTTTTACCACCACCAGATGGATCTAGATCATAATTGGCAGCACGGTCTGAAGTATAAACGCCACTAACTTGACTTACCCAAGCACCCAAGGTGGTGCTGTATTTTTGCACTTTCAAACTCATGCCATTGTTGGCAGAGCTGATGTTGTTCCATATAGATCCAGTTGGACGAGGACTTGTATCAGTGGTTCTCCAGCGTGGAGCTTGATAACTGTACCCCACAAAGTATGTGGGTGCAAGATAATCTTTAGCTTCAATGCCTAATGCTGTCAGTAATGCTGCACCGCTGGTTGGTCCAGCTTCAATTGACACAATGCCACCTGAGCCAGTAGATCCGTCATTGGTAGCGTCGCTGGTGGCAAAAATTTGTAACTTACCACTTACTGCGGCGGCTGTTACACCAGTTATAGAAGCAGCAGTAATAACTGCCGCTAGTCCAGCAACAGTATTGGTAGCACCCACTGTGATCAACGTATCGTTGATAAACATGCTTGCACCAACAGTCAATGTGGCAGGACTTGCTGTGCCTGCCACTGTGGCCCACGATGTTTTCCACTCATCAGTACCAATTTGCACCCAAAGATTGCTAGAATTTTTGTAGTAGCCTGGTATAAACTGCGCAAATGCAATTACAGCATAGTCACCAACACTGCCAATTGATGGCAATGGCTCATAGTCTCCGCCTGCGGCATCAACAACATCATCTTCGCTAATGATTTGAATTGGTGTTTTGACAGTGAAAACATTGGTAGTTTCATTCCACTCTTGGATGCCCCAAACTGATGTTGAAGTATCTAACCAATAGGTACCGTCAGCTGGCTCACCTACCGGACGAGTCAAACTAGCAGTAAGCTCTGTGAGATCAATATCACAACGTTGGATATAGGCACGATTTGTAACGCCTAGTGCCGAATAAGCAGCCAGTAGACCATATTCGTTGAGTTCGTAACCGTTGATTGGAGTGCCAGTTGTGGTAGAATAAAAGAATGGCACACCAAATGTGGCCACCAAATCTCGTTGACTGGTGATTAAATAGGTTTTGTTGGCGTTGGCAGCAGTTGTGCCAGCAGCAACAGTTACTCCATCGCCTGACACTTTGTTTTGTGCAGTGGCAATGAGGAAATACGGTACGGTGTTAACGGCTGAAGGGATATATTGACTTTCGTCAATTACTGTTACTTCTACGCCTGGGGATACTAGAGCCATGGTGGGTTCCTTTTCAAGTTGTAGATATTTATGGGTAGATTCAAAAAACGGTGTCGTAGACTGCCCTTACCGTAAGGTTTGAGCATAAATACACCATGAGACCCATGTGCCCGGCCTGCAATCAACGACCTCGAGCTGTAAACTGCCATAGAGATGGCAAGATATACTATCGCAGTCGTTGCGAAACTTGCACGAAGAAAAATCGCAAAATCAAAGCACCGGTGCCGCGCTGGCAGTCAAGCGGATATAAGAAAAAACCCACATGTGATCGATGTGGGTTTAAGGCCAGACATCACAGTCAGTTGCTGGTATACCATGTGGATGGCAACCTCAATAACTGTGAGCTTCGTAATTTAAAGACTGTGTGTATGAACTGTGTGGCGGATTTAAAACGCACAGATTCTACGTGGAAGCCCGGGGATCTTGAACCAGACTCTTGACCTGTTGATACAAGTCGTCTAGTGTGCCGTTGTTGTCTAGCACAGCATCAAATTCAGTTCCCACCCAGGCAGTTTCTGACGCATGAATTGCTAGTTTTTCCAGTTTGCGTTGACTCAGCGCCCAGGTTGAATTGCCATTGGCACCACGATTGACACTTACGGCTGCATTATACCAAGCAGGTTCAGGACCACGCACCACACGCACCACACGTCCGCCTGCGTTCTTAATGGCTAAAATTTCATTGGGGAAACGGCAGTCTGAGATCACAACATCATCCTGGCTGTGGCGCAGTTTGTTTTCCAAGCTGGCAATCCAAATATCATCATGAAACCCGGCTCTGCACACTTCTGTGCCCCAGTATTGTAGTATCCAACGAGGCGTTAGAGTGGGCATGTGCAAGCGTTCTGCCCACCACGGATCCACTTGTTCTCGCCATTCACGGGCCATTTTTGTGCGGCCTTCCAGCATGGTTCTGTCCCACCCAAACACTTGTGCCACAGCATCTTTTAATGTGCTCGCAAAACTTTCTCTACGAAAGTGGTGCAAGTTTACAAGATAATCAGCTATGGTGTCTTTGCCAGACCCAATGAATCCACATATACCAATGATCATACAAGTTCCATAAATTTTTCTGTCAGTGTGTTTGGGGCCACTTGGTCATGCAGCATGAGAACGTCAATTGCTGATCCGTTGTAACCGTATTTTGCTAACATGGCAGCGGCACGATCAAGTTGTTGTTGATATCGTTGCTTGTTGACAGTATAGTTATGTTCTATATCATTTGCAAGAGATTCTGGATGCTCTGTGGCCAACTTATGCAACGCCAAAATGTTTTCATAAATTAGTTCCAAACGGATGTCATTGTTAACTTCCTGATCATACCCTGGATTGGGTAGGTGTTTTTCAAACGTTTTGTAGCCTAGCGACTGCAATCGTTCCAAGGTTCCTGCTGGGCCGGCAATCACAAAAGGATGGCGATTGTTGATTGCTTTGTAAGTTTTTTCTGTGGCCCGAGCAGTCAACGCATTGGATTGTTCAAACATGCTTTCACTGACCAAACTCACGCTGGTATCAGCAAATATTTTTGCATCATAATCACAATAATTACAAACGTGAATGCTGGACCCACTCACTATTGGTGTCACCCCATCAGGACTGCCTTGCAGTTGCATAAACTCTTGCCATTGCTGATCAGCTGCATGAGGAATCAACTTGCGTACTTGATTTTCAATTTGAACAGGTATAAACAACGACCAGCTCAGTTTATCCAGTTGCTCACGCTCATAAAACTTGTATAACAGTGGTGCTCGATGTGGTCTATCAGGTTTGCCAATTAAAAATAAAATGCGACTGCCTTGCTTTGCAACAGGCGCAGGAGCATTGTGGATTGTTTTTAACAACATGAAGTCAATATAATCAACATCTATTCCTGGCAAATGTTCTTGAGTGTATTGAGTGTAAAAATTAAAAAACACACAAAATTTCATGCCTAGATTGTGTATGTGTTCTTGCAGTGCAAGAGTTTGAGCATAGTGCTCTAATGGATTGCAATCTTCTTCCCGACAACCTAATACCAAAACATCTTTGCTTTTTTTAGCAAGAACAGCAATGCTGGTCAACAAGTTTTCATAGGATACCGGGCTAAATTTTCCGCCAAAATCAAACGTAACCACCTGAGTCATAGCAACTTATTTCAACTCCCGAACATTGAGATATTTAAGTGTATTTTGTAACATGCCTATTTGTCTGCGGCAGTCTTCTAGTGCATGGTGAGTGGTGGGAGGCATGGGTTGGCCGGGCCATAAACTGAACACTGTGCGGCTGTCTCGTACCATGTAGTACTGCCAGGGTAAGGGTTTGTTGTAGCTCTTGTAGGCATGCTCCAGGATGTTCATGTCGTATGTCGGTCCTTGCGCCCACACACGCTTGGCATGCCAAATTAATCGGCCTAGTCCATCCAGTGCTTGGTCTAATGGTATGCGATCTTCATCAGCAAAGGCTTCGTCACGCACCACAGCAGGTTGTGTGGCCCACCATTCTATGGTGCCTTGCTGTATGCTACGAGTTTCTTGACTTTCCAGTGTGACTCTAGCATAAAATGATTGTTCGTAACAGCCAGAGCCAAACGGATCAAACGCCTGAGCAGCAATGGTAAGAATAGTAGTGTCGGGGCCTGTTCCCAAGCCCTCAAGATCAATCATCAGGTCCATTTGATGATTATAACAGATTTATGACTATGTGTCTACTGTGTGTTAACCAATTACCCAAGTCAACGGTTGTGAGCCGTCTACATACATTTTGAGTTGTTCAAGAAGAGCATCCATTTGAGTTTGCGCTTCGACTTTCATGGCAGTGCCATTTAGAGTGCCGCCGCCTTGTGGGCCTGCAATTTGACCAAACTTCTCACGGGCTTCACCAATGATCATTTTGCAGTTGGCAACCATGTAGTCTTTGATCCATTGTTGGATTTGGAAATCACTCAACAAGTTGATTTCAGGTTTTAGATTGTAAGTCCACAACAACACAGCTTCGCCGGTGCCTTTGGGATCACGAATCAATTGCAGTTTTTTGGTTACAGGATTGTATGTGTAGTTCATGTAGCCACCAAACATTCTGGCAGCCAGTTCCACATACTGTGAGTAAAAGTCGTATGTGGCCAAGCCGCCTGCCACGTTGAAGTTCATCAGATACACATTCAAGCTGGCCTGACTAAACGGATCAAAGTTTGATGCAAAGGGTCCAGTTGAGTCACCAAATGTTCTGCGAAATATCTGACGCACACTTATGACTTCTTGCGGCAGCTGGTAGATGTTTTCGTCCTTGACCAGGTACATGAAGCTGTAGCTTTCTTCATAGGCATTGTTGGCACGTTGACGATAGGTGCCAATGGTCTTTTGATATGCTGCTTCGTAATGTTCGGGATCTAGTTCAAGATCGATAATTTGACTGCCCAGCTGAAGCTGTGCATAATCTATGAGATTTTGCTTGAGCGTGGAAAGTGTATCTTGTTGCTGTTCAGCCATTGTGGACTCCGATAATGTTATTTACCAGGGGTTATCCATTTTTCTAGCTTGGATGCAATCAGTTCATGCCCAAGTTGATTGGGGTGTGCAAAATTAGGTCTAATAAATTCATTGTCTGCAACATTTAGTAGGTGTTCTCCGTGGTAGTCTGTTGCACCAAACCAGTCTGCGGCTGTTTCTGTTCCTTGTTTCCAAATTTTACTTGTGTCAACTCCAGGCAGCCATTCAGGATATCGCACCCATCCAGCAAAGTAAAAGTCATTGATTTTGTAATGCTTGGACCAAGATTGCAAGGCTGTTATTGTGGCCGAAGAACGCATGACTTCGTGTCCTTTGCGATGAAAGTGCATGAACACCTCACGTGCCCATTCTTTGGCGTCTGTAGGCCAGTGTTTCCACTCACGATCTTGTTCGTTCCATGTTCCAAATCTAGGCCAGTGTGTAGACCTACCTGGATTTGTTAAAAAAAACACAGCAGTGATTTCGTCATCAGTGTTGTGATGATCAGCAATGTATTCTTGAAACTGATACAACATGTCCTCATTACTGGCTCCAGCAGATCCGTAGTTGAAAAATTTATCAAAACCCATTTGACGTTGCAGTAGGTCGCCGTATGGTACCTCATGGGGTGGGGTTAGCTCTCCGCCTTGTGGCCAGCTGTCGCCAAATGTTAATAACGTTTTATGTGTCATTGGATGCAGTGCCTTTGACTGTGGGGGTAATAATTCTATTGATTCCTTTGTCTGGACAAAATTTACATTGTGGAATTGGGTGCTTTAAACTTTCCACCCAATCATCTTTGTAGAGTTCAAAGTTGTCCAAGGTCAGTGGTCGGTAGCTGTTCATGATCTGGCGATCTGATTCAGAAATGTCAAATTGATTTTGTTCATCAAATTCTGGAAACAGCGCCGCGGGGCCGCATTTGTATATTTTTCCGCGAACAAAGTGATAGCATTTAAATTTAACAAATCCGCACTGTTGATGACTGCGTATAGGGTCGCTGTCATGAACAATAAATCGGCCAGTGTTGTTTAACTGCACAGCGGATGTTTGGAAATTGTTGGCTAGGTGCATGCAAACAATCACACCATTTTTATCAACCACAGTCCAGTATGAATCCCATCCTTGCCAATTTGGTGGTGGGGGGAGGTCTAATTTAAAACCAAATTCTACTACAACGGTATCAAGAAAATCCAATATGTTTTGACGCAACATTTCAAAGTCTGCTATGTTGTGCAGACTCACTCCAATGTGATTCACTGGCCTTTCTGGCGGTCGGGGTCTGGTCATTGCCTCATACAGTCCTGGGACATGATTCAGTCGAGTGCCATTGGTCAGTATTTCTACATCGCAATTGAATATTTCATTCAAGCCCACTACCCATTCTGACAGTGTGGGATTTAGTGTGGGCTCGCCACCTAAGATAGTTATGGCACGTAGTTCAATTTGTTTTGCCCACTGTTGATAGATGCCTTCGTAATCGCTCCAGCGTTGCCATCCTGAAAATTTATGATTGTTAAAACGGTTGCAATTATCGCAGGTGTAGTTGCAGACATTGGTAATGTAAAATTCTACTTTTTCATCAAATTTCAATTTCATATAGCCATATTTACCAGCTCTTGAGTATGATCAAGTTCTCTGTGCCACGGGCATTCCATGCAGTTTCTGTGGCTTTGATATCCTTGAATGCTTTGCGGGCGGCTGGCTTGCCAGCACCTGTAATACCTTTCAGTTGTTCTGCTGGTTTCCGCAGAGTTTTTTGCATGGTTTCCACAGTTGAGAACCCAATGATTGAGTTGTTCTTCACAGTGAATGCCTGTGTGTGGCTGTCTGCCACAAGGTGGATGAGCTTGCGTTTTTTGCTGTCATACAACCAGGCTTCTGTTTTGTCCACAAGGCTTGCGGCGGGCAAACTCTTGAGTTTGAGCTCTGCAAATTCTGCCAAAATCTTGAACTTGGCCGCACGTTTTTCAGGTGGCACTGCCTTGACCTTGCGTGGCTTGCGTTCCACTTTCTTGATCTGCACATAAGCACCACAGTCGTTGACCACAGCTTCGCAAAACTTGATCACATTGCGCAGTTGTATTTTAGAAAGGTAACTGTAGCCTTCAACCAATTGAGGGTCTTTGCCTTCTGCCACACGCTCAAACTCTGCGAGCTTGCGTTTCCAGTTGTCAGAAATTTGACTGATCAGTTGTGGTGCTATGTTCAATCCACGCATGATTACCACAGGCTTGAAGTCAGCAGTCATCTTAGCGCCACTCAACATAAATTCATCAAATAAGCCTTCCAATTCACCGTTACACTCTGCTGCCTTTTCGCGCAGTCGGTCTTGGATGGTAATTCTTGGTGTAGCGTCTTCCACTACTGCTTCGGACGCAACTTCATTCTGCTTGCTGTCCAGGATTTCTCGCAGTTGGTTTTCCAGCTTGAGCTGTTCCTCGCCATGCAGTTCCAAGCCCACCATACTCATGCGACACAGCCAACCTGTGGTCAGTCGAATTGCTGAGTCTGGAATGCCTTTGAGTAACCGCACATCGGCTTTGCGGTCATGTGCTTCGAGATAGTTTACAATCATGTCCCGGGCATCTTTTTTGCCGTAGAAATAGTTGTACCAAGAGAACGCTTTGCTCAGTCGACTGGTGCGATACTCTGTGGGCTGGATTTGCCAAGTAGGCTCCATACCTAGGATGTTAGTGTCAGAACTGCGAGGGTTTAGCAGTTTAATTTTGAATGTGGTGCTCATGTGTGTCCTTACTTATTTTACAGGTAAATCTCGGCAGAGTTCAAACAATTCCGTAGCACGTTTGAGTTTAAAGTTTTTGTGGTTGTACATGTACTTTCTCTTGCGCTCTGCAATGTCCAAAGCCTCCATTAGACGCCATTTGGTGTCAAAGTCTGACTGCATCAAAATACGATTCATATCCACAATGTCCAGGCTGTATTCCACCCATTTTTCTGTGGCTTGTATACGATCATAAGGAACCACTGCTTTGGACTTGTTGGCAGTAGAGTACTTTGCAACAAATTTTGCTGCCTTTTGCATACAGACTCCTGTAGTGAACAAGTGTGTATTATAGCAGATTTTGATTATTTGGTCAAGCAGGCAGAAAGTAGTACTAAAGTAAGATCTGATTCCCTGCGGAAGGAAATCCAGAATGGACGATTGGCGCGGCCGTTGTTTTTACCAAAGTAAGCATGCCAGTCGTTGGTGGGCATGTAACCTTGGCCTCCCAGTTTGGCTTTGCATACTTGTTCAAAAGATGTGCCTTCTCCCAGCCAACTATCACATCGCACAGCAATCACATGCCCATGCTGTTTGAATTGGCGGAATCGGTTGTTCAGTTTAACTACTTTCATGCCCAAAGTATAGCAGGTTTGGAATTATTGGTCAACCTGCCCATAAATATATGTTATGCCACGCCTAAGTTTATACCGCCCAAATCGCACAAGAGACTACCAATTTTTTGACCGTACTATCAGTGAAATGTACACTGTGGGCGGCTTGGATATCCTTGTTCACAAGTATCTAGGGCCAGAAACTGGCGGCCAAGATTCTGCATTCAGCGGCAATGCTGATGCTACACAACCTGTTTATGAAACGCAAAGTGTACTGAACATTCAAGACTTGCTGTTGCTGGAAAACAGAGATAGAGTGTATGACACAGATGTTTATGTCATGCGTGGTGTGTACAACACACAAGATATTGACTTTGATCTCACACAATTTGGTTTGTTTTTGAACAACGACACGCTGTTTATCACGTTCCACTACAACGACATGATTGACACATTTGGTCGTAAACTCATGAACGGCGATGTGCTTGAGATTCCAAATTTAAAAGATTACAATCCACTGAATCCTGCTATCCCAAAAGCATTTCCAAAATACTACGTGATACAAGATGCGTCGTTTGCTTCTGAAGGATTTAGCCAAACTTGGTTGCCACACTTGTGGCGTGTGAAAGCCACGCCACTGAACGATCAACAAGAATACAAATCAATCACTGATAAACCTTTTGTGGCTGAGTACATTTGGGATCCGGGCGATTTTTACCCCATGGGTTCTATTGTGAACTATGGAGATGTGTATTATCAAGCTCAGAAAAATACGCCAGCAGGCACAGAAATAACCAACACTGAATTTTGGGTGCCCTATACTCCTGCCACCATTAGTGATGTTCAAGGAACTCGTGCCAAAGACACTCAGATCAATGACGCCATACTCACACAGGCCGACGCAGAAGTTCCATTGAGTGGCTATGACGTAACTAAATTTTACATTGAGCCCACACAAGATGGTCAACCTGCCAATCCAGTAGGCCTTGGGTCAGAAAGCACTGTCACAGTAGATGGCACACAAGGTGGCATGAATGTCACACCAAAGTCATTTGGTTATACCATGGGTTACCTCACTGGCGACGATATGGCACCAAATGGCCTGCCTGTTACACCTGGCGTGAGTTTCCCAACCAATCCTGTAAGTGGAGATTATGCCTTGCGACTAGATTATCAACCAAATCGACTGTTCCGCTATGATGGCCGACGCTGGGTCAAAATTGAAAGCAATGTGCGTACAAATCTTAACAATGGTCCTACCAATGATACTTTGCGCTCGACCTTTGTGAACAATACATACACTGTGAATACTACAGACCTGGGTAACATACCAAGTAGACAGAGTCTCAGCGAGATATTGAAACCCCGTGCTGACAACGGTGATCAAGGTGGGGACAAACCTGCTAACCCTAGACCTGGCACACAACCTGGACAAAAGTCAAGTTAACAATGCAACAATTTTTTTACGACGAACAGATACGCAGATTCTTACTGCAATTCACTAGAATCTTTTCGGGGTTCCAAATTGAGTATGGCAGAGAAGAAGGCAGCGAGAATGCGGCCTTGCTTAGAGTTCCAATCAGATATGGTGATTCAAGTAGAAACGCACAAACCATATTGCAGGACAACTCACGCAACAGCTTGCCGTCAACTCCGTTGATGACATTTTACATCACTGCACTAGATTATGATAGACCCAGAATCCAAGAGCCTTACCATGTGAGTAAGGTTTCTGTACGTCAACGCACCTACGATACCAGCACTGAAACTTACGAAACCACTCAAGGCAATGCATTTACCATTGAACGCCTGATGCCTGTTCCGTACAAGCTGACTTTGAATTTAGATTTGTGGACTTCAAATACCAATCAAAAATTGCAATTGCTTGAGCAAATTCTAACGCTGTTCAACCCCAGTTTGGAAATTCAAAGCACAGACAATTACATTGACTGGACTTCATTGAGTGTGGTAGAACTAGATGGCACCACTTGGACGTCTAGAACTATCCCCATGGGTGCAGAAAATCCCATAGATATATGCACACTGAGATTCACATTGCCAATCTGGATCAGTTCACCTGCCAAAGTTAAAAAATTGGGTGTGGTGGAAAGAGTTATTGCCAGTGTGTTTGATGCACAAGGCGATGCTGTTGATGCTATCACAAACAATGATTTGTTGTTGGGTACTAGACAAGTGATCACACCCTACAACTATGCCACAGTGTTGATTGGCAACAAAATACAAATTTTGCGACCTCCAAGTTCTGTAGAAGAACCCAGCAACAGCAGTCTTACTCCAACTAACATTGTAGGCAACAGCAACTTGTTGTGGCCAGCAGTTATTGATGCATACGGTGTTCTGCGGCCCGGAATAAGTCAAATTTATTTAGAACAACCAGATGGGTCTGAGGTTGTTGGTACCATTGCCCTTGACCCAAATGATGATCGATTTGTGTTGTATGATATAGACATTGACACTGCGCCACAAAACACACTGGATGCAATTGACGCTGTGATTAACCCACAAGCAAGTGGCCCGTTAAACGGATTAGACAGTGCGCTAGAAGGGCAAAGATATTTGCTTACCGAAAGCACAGGATCTGCTGGCAATTCAGGACCTGCTGAGGCCTGGATAGGAGCCAATGGCAGGCCACTTGTTGCCGAAGCCAATGATGTAATTGAGTACTCAAACAACTACTGGCGTGTGGTTTTTAGAGCCAATGGACAACCTGCTGGCCAGTATGTGACCAACATAACCACCAGTCAACAGTATATGTGGACTGGTGACGCATGGATGAAAAGTTATCAAGGATACTACCCGGGAGGCCAATGGAGACTGGTGCTGTAAAAGCTGTGGGTGTTTGGTTTAGAGCCAGCAACACTGGCCGTTATCTTTATTTGTTGCGCAACGATTCAAAACATCCAGGTGCATGGGGATTGCCGGGGGGCAAAGTGGAAACTGGCGAAACTCTACTGGGTGGTATGGAACGCGAATGCATTGAAGAACTGGGAAGTTTTCCTGTTTACCAACGCCTGGTTCCTTTGGAAAAATTCACATCAGCAGATTTAAACTTTGAATATCACACCTGGGTATGTGTGGTTGCTGAAGAATTTCAACCCACACTAAATCACGAACACTTAGGATATGCATGGATAGACAAAGGCACCTGGCCCAAGCCCATGCATCCAGGCTTGTGGTCAACTGTGAATATTGTAGCAATTCAGGACAAGATAGACATTGTTGAACGCTATCTTGCCACTGAACATTAAGCCTGACTTTCTTGGAAGCTCAGTTGAATTTCACCCACTGGAGTTGACTGAGTTGACAGTGCAGTAATTTGTACAGCCAACACTTCTGGTCCATTTGGGAAAGTTCCTGTGCCAGGCACTGCACTGGTACCAATTTGTTTGACTGAGCTTAGGTTCAACACTCCTTGGTTTGTAGAACTGACTGGAATAGCAAACAGTCGCTCGCCACCATTAATGTCAGCAGTGATAGCTTGAATTGTCAGCGTTAAATCATTAGCAGTGGTTGATCCACCTAGCGCATTACCAAGAATTTTAATAGTATCTCCCACAGCATATCCAGTACCAGCTACTTGAACTGAAATTTGAGTGGTTGTGGTATTATATGCGGTGCCAGCAGCAGTCAGTGTCACTGTTAAATTTGCACCTGTTCCAGAACTTGATATGTTGGTTGGAGCAAGGTTAGCATACACTCTTTGGCCACTGGTGGTTACTTTTACGCCCGAGCGACTCATACCACCAGTGGTATTAAAAGGAGCACCAGTCAAACCACCAGTTGATTCTGAAGTGAAACGAGGCGCCACTGAGAATTGACTAAAGCTAGGCTGGAAGCCACCGCCCGAATTGTTCAGCCCCTGCCAAGAAGTGTTGGCAGAATCTATATTGTTGGGATTCAAAATACCTTCAATTAGATATCTACCAGCTCCCACTTGCACGTTTAGATCGATCAGTGTCAACTGCGCACGATTGATCAAATCTCTTACTCCCAAGTCACCAATGATACCATTGCTAACGCTAGGAGCCAATCGCATGGCAAATGCCACTTGCTTTGCACCAATTGTGGCTGGCAAGCCGTAGTTTGATCTATTGTAGGTAAATTGATAGCCTTCGTCACCATCAAAATTACCGTCCATGATCACTGAACTACCCCAGTGATTAACCAGCGGAGTACAAGTATTGCTGATCAATATCACACCAGTGTTGTCAGTATGCGAAGCAGCTGGACCTCCTGTGAAGCTGCGACTTGCACCTTCAACCCATTGTGTAAACGTTGCATTTCGTGTGCAACCAGTTAGGTCATTGCCACTCTTACCTGAATACTTAATAATCTCACTGTCAATCATCACATACACTGGATATGTTACGCTGGCCGCAGGATAGTCTGTTGCGTCACGTAAACTAATTGTGGTGTCTGCATCTGTAATGCCGCCATCAAGACTGCTGGTAGCAGTTTCGTTAATGGCTTCGTATCTTGCTGGCAAGTTACCTGAACGCATGTAAGCTTCGTTGTTCAAGTTGTTGTTAGGACGACGATGTGCATGAATAAATCTGCCATCTTGTCCACGCACCATCCAAGTCACGTAGCCAGCACCGTACCATGAATACTCAATTGCCAACATCTGCATTTTGTTGGTATCAATAGTATACCCGCTTGCGCCTGTGCCATCAATTGGATCAATGTTATAGTCACTTTGACGAACTCTAATTTCATTACGCAAAGTCATTTTTACACGAGTCTGATTGCTCACTCCGCGGAAAGTGGGCACAATGGTCATGGCATTGTTGTCAATCACACTGGTCACTGTGTGAGTCATGCCCTTGATTACCACTACGTCACCGTTGTTGAGTTGATCTTGGAATCTACAGTTTCCATCACCTGTAACAAGGTTGGATCCCACTCCAACTGACACAAGGCCAGCTGTTTGGAACGTGCTGGTGCGTTGAACTGCATTCAATGATATGCCATCAGATTCCCAAAATAGTCCGTTTTGATCATCAAAAATTCCAGCACGGATGCTTGAACCGTGCCAGGCTGTGATAAACAATCTTGGTTGTTGCCCTAACTCTGGTGCAACACTTCCTAGCGAGCCTTGCGCCTGTACAACAAAACTGACATCTGATGTGATACTGGTCACAATATACCCTGAAGCATCGTAACCACTAGTAGTAATACCACTGATGGTTACTGTTGCGCCAGCATTGAGACCGTGTTCAACATCTGTGGTAACTGTGATATTGCTGTTGACTGTTGTTCCGTCAGCACTCAGAGCAGAAATGTCAAATGTTGGCTTGAGCATGGTACCAGATGAAAACAGGATACCTTTACCAGATTGATAACGGAAATATTTTTTGGTCTGTCTAGTAGCGGAAGCACCACGTGTGGGAGTGCCTGGGCCTAATATAACGCCGCCGTCAAATGGTCTTGGTAAAAACACTGCGTTACTTCGCACATTAATTGTACCAGCCAAACTACCGCTTACTGCGGCTCCAGTTTTGGCAGTGTATGTAAATGTAGTTGTGCTGGGCACAGAAATTATAAAAAACGATCCTTCAGCATAAGCTTCGTTAGTACCTGAGCTCAGACTGACCAAGATTGGAGTGCCAGGTACCATGCCATGTGCATAGGTTGTGGTCACTGTGATTGTGCTAGGATTGCCGCCATCACTCACAATAGACACAACGTCCAAATCTGCACCAGTATACGGGAATGCCTGTCTGATTGTGGAATCAAATTGATTGATTGGATAACCAGGTGCTAGATTCAAACTTCTACGTGGATAGTAAAAGAAATTGTTGGTGTTTGCAGAATATACCAAACCAATACCTTCAGCATTAGAACTGGCTGAATTTTGATTGCTTACATACTCGTTCACATCAATTGGAGTGTCACTTTGATTAACGCCAACTTGAGGAAGATTGTTAGATCCTGTGGCATAAAATATTCCAGTCAATCTCACCATTGGTGATCCTGCGCCGGCTGCTGTCAATGCTGTGGTATTATTGATGCCTCTAGAAATTGTTTGAGTTCCGTTTACAGCAGTGCTGATCACAGTATGTTGCACAATTTCTACGTTACTGCTGAGTTTTTGCATGACTGTGCCTGTAGCAAAAGCATTAGCAGCAGTGGTATTGTACCAACCTCTGTTCAAGTTAATAGCTGTGCCGTTGCCCACACTCTGCACTTGCGCAATTTCTAAAGTACTTACAGGATAGATGTTTGCGCCAATGATGATGTTTGCGCCAGCACCGTTAGTGTTGTTGGTCTGTCGAGTAACTGTTAAAGCATTAGCAGCTACGTTAGTCACTGCCATGACTTCATACACGTTGCCAGTGATTGTTTCAGCAATAACATAAGAACCATCCACAATACCTGACGCATTGGCCACGTTAACTGTGGTTGTTGCAGTGCTGGTAATATTGGCTACTGCAATTGTGGTACCACCAGAAGTGGGTCTGCCAATCAATATCACGTTATCCAATGCAGTGAACCCAGTGGTACTGGCCAAAGTAAATGTTCTTTCTGCTGAACTGTTGACTGCGGTTGTGAGATAGTTGCTAGTAAATGGTGTGACATTACCTTGTGTTTGACTGATGATCAACGCATAGTCATTGGCTACCCATTGGGCAGTGCCAGGATTTTGCAATTTGAGACTGGTATCAACGTTGGATGTAATAACATCATCGCCGGCTATCAAACTAATATAACCATTGGTATTGATTGTTAAATCACCTCCAATGTCTTCAAAAAACCCAGGAATGTTGTTGTTGGTTGAAACGTTTTGCCACTTGGTGTTTTGCAAACCATATTCAAAGTCAGCGTCAATCAAGGCTTCTGGATTTGAAATACGATTACGTCCAATTGCGTCTTCGCCAAACGCCCAAGGTTCAACTACTAAACTACGTTCTTCAACATAAACTGCTAATTTATCAGTGTTAACGTATGCACTGGTATCTAAATCCAAAGTGATAGTTGTTACACCAGCATAGGCTGTGGGGAATGTTGCAGTTGGGCCCGCTGCCCATGACACTGTACCACCCATGGTAGGATCGGCAAAGTTGTAGATAGCAACATTGTATGTTGTATCATAGATAGCCAGAATGTCAGCCAGGTTGTATCTGTCTGGCACCTTCACTGTGCCTAAACCAGCAGTTCCTGGGGTAAACGAATACTCGTATAATCTTTTTCTTGCCATCTTTTAAACTCCAAATATAATTTGTCCGGCAGTTAGTCTAGCTTGTGTACTAGCACTGAACTTGTCATAACTCACAGCACCTGTGGCTATTTTACTGTTGATAACAGTGGCATCGCTGGGTGTGCCTGTATATAGTGTGTCGCCAAACAACAACGCAAAGAACGGTGTGTTGTTTACAGGTGCTACAGAAAAACTTATGGTAGAAGCTGTTACGCTGAAATCTACACCAGGATTTAATGGAATGTTGTTTAGCACTACCAACATTGCATACGCAGTTGGTGGTGTAAAACTCACACCACCCACAGTGATGTTGAATGTCTGCGTGGATCCATTAAAAGTCAACGCATCCATTTTACGGTATTGTCCCAATACAGGTGAATAACCTACATAAGCCATTATAATCTTCCTACAACAATTTCAATCGTACCTTGATCGCCATCAAAGTCTTGCAATGCTTTGCCTATCACTGTGCCCATTGCAGGAGTAGCACAGGCCTGCGCACGACCGTTGATTGCTGACACCATCATGTCGCCTTTCTTCACAGGTCCAATCACTTGCGCTGGAACTCGTCCAGTTAGTGCCACTGCCACAATGTGTTCAGCTTCCATCACACTGTTCATCAAGTGTGCAGGATTGGTAGAAACCACACCAGCCACTTTGGGGTCACTGACCTTGTTTGCCATTGTGACTTCGTTGTCACCGCCAAACACCAACACAGTGCCTGGTGCATACACGGCATCGGCAGAATAATTTTCTGCCAAGTCAGCGTATTGTGCTGTGGTTGCTTTCAAGAAACCAGTGTTGAAATACACTGTTGAACTACCAATGTTACCAACGCCGTTGCCGTTGCCATTGATAATGTTGCCGCCAGTAATTGATCCTGTGCCAACTGTTAATCCAGCAAATGTTGGAGTTGCACCTGTTGCTACTGACTGTCCAATACTAATTGTAACAGCACCTGTTGCTCCACTTACGCCAACACCTGTGCCAGCCACAGCTGATGTAACACCAGTGTTGGTAATTGAAACTGCACCAGTAGCATTGGTATTGGTGCTTAATCCACTGCTGGTGGTGATGTTTGTAACACCTGAGTGAGTGTGGTCTGCTCGGGCAAAAGTTGTACCTGTTCCAACTGCGGCTGACCCAACTGCACCTGGTGAAGTTGAGCTGGCTTGACCAATAACAAATGCAGTAGTTGCCACTTGTGTAGTATTGGTATTTTGAGCTGCGGTTGGTGCTGCCAAGTTACCAGCAGTTGAAATATTGCCGCCTGTGATGTTGCCAACTGCACTCAATGCAAGCGTGGCATTGACGTTAGCGCCTGTGATATTGCCTGTGGTTGCTACAGCACTGATAATGTTACCGCTCAAACTCAACTGAGCTGCCAACACAGTGCCAGCTGCTGAAATGTTAGCTGCTGCCAACACGTTGGCTGTGGCACTAACAATTGATCCTTGCACTAGTGTGGTGCCTAAAATATTACCGCCAGCAATGTTGCCAGCTGATGTTATGTTACCAGTTGATGTAATAATTCCAGCAGTAACTAAATTACCGCCTGTGACGTTGCCTGTTGCACTCACACCACCTGAACCTGCTGTGACTGCTGTGGTTGCAGTGACATTGCCACCAACCACGTTGCCTGTGGCACTAACAGCACCACCTGCAGATATAGCACCACCTGTGATAATGTTGCCGCCTGTGATATTACCTGTGGCACTGGCAATTCCACCAGTAAGTACGTTTCCACCTGTGATGTTACCAGTGGCACTGACTGAAGTACTTTGAACCAATGTGGTTGCAATTACGTTTCCGCCAACCACATTACCTGTAGATGAAACTATTCCACCAGTATTGATGTTACCACCAATCACATTACCCACAATTGACAATATACCTGTGCTACTTAAACTTCCAACCAGTGTTGTGCCGCCGTACCATTTGAAAAATTGCGAACCGTCATTGCCTGGCACGCTGTTCCATAGCGTACTGATGTCAATACCAATGGCATAATCTGCATTGGTTGCACCCACCGAAGGGAATAATGTAATTTTAGTACCAGCACTTCTTGTGGTATATGCCGGAGCATCGGTACCGTTTGTGTTGAAATCAATTCGATTGTTACCAGCACCATTCAAGAAAATTTGGCCTGCATTAGCCGCTGAGCTGCCAAGTTTAGATGATATTATCTGACCAGCTGTGGTTATGTTACCACCAATTACGTTAGCAGTGGCGCTAACTACACCACCAGTTGTGATGTTGCCGCCTGCTATGTTTGCAGAAGATGTTACGCCACCGTCACCAGTGATTGTTCCCACCGCTGATATTGTGCCACCAGCAGTGATATCTGTAGTTGCCGCAACTGTTGTGCCAGCACTAACACCATTTGCTGCACTAAAACTGTCTCCGTATACAACACCAGCTGCCGAAACTGATCCAGCTGTGGTTACGTTACCACCAATGACGTTACCACCAGCGCTGGCTTGACCAGCTGTGCGCAAGTTACCACCTGTGACATTGCCAGTGGCCAATACCAAACCGCCAGTGTTGACGTTTGCACCAGTAATGTTACCTGCGGCGCTGAACATGCCGCCTGTTAAAATGTTACCAGCAGATATGTTAGCTGCTGAAGTTATGTTGCCTGTGCCAGTTACTTCGCCAGCTGTGGTTATGTTACCACCTGTGACGTTGCCAGTTACCAAAAGTGTAGTTGATCCACTTATGGCACCAGTTACAACAAGGCCGCCTGACCAAACTGTGGCAATTGTTACTCCATTAACGTTGTTAACAATATTACCAGCTGCTGATGGAATAATAACTCGACTGGTACCATTGAAAATTTGACTGGTCTCAGTTGTAATACCACTCAGCAATGCACCGTTGCCCAAAATATATGTTCCACTAACGTTGCCTGTAGCACTCAAATTGGCCAGAATCAAATCATTGTATGTGAAACTGGCATTGGCTGTGTCAACAACTGTGGTTGGTTTGACGATTAGATTACCAAAGAGTTTGTATTTGGCATCTGTGATGTCACGGAAATATCCAGAATAACGTGTGTTGACGCCATCAAAGTATTCAGTGATCACACCAGAATCGAATGTGTCACCCGGATTGGCATTGGCCAAGAAGATAAACGGATCGTTTACCTCTAAACTGTCTGTGCCTGTTGTGGTAAATGTTCCATTAACTGTAAAATCGCCCACACAGGTAATGTCGCCGCCAATATTTAAGTTACCAACAATGCCTGCACCACCTGCCACAGTTAATGCGCCAGTGGTTACATTGCCACTGTTAGTAGCATTGGTAATGGTCACTGCTCCGCTGGTGTTGATATTACCAGTAACGCCAACTCCACCTGTTACTGTCAACGCACCTGTTACATTGCTGGTTGATTCAACATTACTACTGAAAGTGGCACGATTGCCACCTGCCACAGTCATGACCATTGTGGTAGCATTTGGCCAATATATACCAGTGTTGTTGGCTGCTACTGAGTACACACTAGGTGCGCCAACTGTGCCAGCGCCAAATGCGTTGGCTGTGAGATTTAAAGAGTTAAGTGCGCCTGCACGATAGGTAACCGTGATGTTGTTGGTACCACTAGGAGGTGGTGTTTGAAACAACAAACTTACATTTTCGGCTTCGTAGTCAGTGAATGGACGTTGTAGAGTTTGGTCAATCATCACGTCCAAGTCAGACGCTGATGCAACGGCTCGACCCAAAGTGAACTGATATGCTACCGCATTGCCACTAAAGGTCTGTGTGCTGGTGTTCAGCAGTTGTTGTTGCGGATTTAGGCCAACGTAACTCATTATGTGATTTCCATTATGCTCATTACTGCATCAATACTGGTAGCTGCGCTACTTTGAACTTGCAATTGATCTCCTGTGACCAACACAATCTTTTGATCGCCGCCTCCTACAACCAAACTTGACCCTGCTGAAATAGGTGCATTTACTGCCAATCGAGTGGTTTGCGCTGCGTTATCTAAAATAATCACGTTGGCTGCAATTGCACTTGATGTGACATTGGTCAAAGAAAGTCCAACCACAACTGCGGTTGTATTTGCCGCAACTGTGTACGCACCAACTGAGGTAGCTGTGGTTCCAACAAGTCTGCTGAGTTTTCGTGTAAAAGTGTTTGCCATTTTTTATCCTAATGCTATTGCCAATGCTGTTGCGTCTGCTATGGTTGCCGCCAACTGTCCAGCAATATTTATGTTACCTGTAGCTGAGATATTTCCACCTGAAATATTGCCTGTAGTGGTGATATTTGCAGTCATTGTGATTGCAGAAACCACGTTGCCACTCAAGCTCAATCCTGTGGCGTTGACATTGCCACCAGTTATATTGCCTGTTGCAGTTATTAATCCACCTGTGGTCAAGTTGCCACCAATCACGTTGCCAGTGATACTGACTGTGGTTCCTGTGTGATTTGTAGCTGCTATGTTTCCACTGGTTATGTTACCAGTTACTGTGGCTGTTCCTGCAGTGATAATATTGCCGCCTGTGATATTGCCAGTTACGGTAGCATATCCAGATGCTACTACGTTGGCACCAGTAGCAAGATTGCCAGTTGCTGACACTAAACCTGCTGTGGTTACATTGCCACCAATCACGTTACCAGTTGCGCTGACCGTTGCACCTTGTACCAATGCTACACTGATAACATTGCCGCCATTTACGTTGGCAGTTGCACTCAATGTGGTAGCCGAGATTACATTGGCACCAGTGATGTTACCACTTGCGCCTGCGGTAATAATGTTACCGCCAGTGATGTTACCTGTTGCACTTACTTGACCACCTGTGGTGATGTTTCCGCCCACAACGTTGGCAGCAGAAGTGATTGTACCTGTTGCAGTTATCAATCCACCTGTGACAATGTTACCGCCTGTGACGTTACCAATACCGCTAATTTGAGCACCACTCAAAACGTTGCCGCCACTGATGTTGCCAGTACCAGTCAAAATGTTACCAGCTACTGAAATTCTGCCGCCAACGTTGATGTCTGCTGCCACACCGTTTGTGGCAAATGTGCCAGTGATGCTGAGTGCATTGGTAGTTTTGTCAAACACCATGCCAGCAGTACCACCAACAATGCCGCCGTCATTAAACAACACTTGAGTATTACTGCCTGCTAGGGAGATATTACCTTGCAAGTTACCAATAAATGTGGTTGCTATGACATTTGCACCAGTGATGTTACCTGTTGCTGAAAGTTGACCAACTGTTCTGATGTTGCCGCCGTCAATATTGCCTGTAACACTGAGTGTGGTACCTGTATAATTTGTACCAGAAATATTTGCGCCTGTAATGGCACCAGTAGCACTAACTTGTCCGCCAGTATTGATATTGCCACCAATCACATTGCCCACTGCACTGAGAGTGGTACTTGATAATATGCTGCCACCTGCAATTGCATTGCCTGTTGAAATATTGCCGCCAGCAATGTTAGCTATAGCTGTGATGTTACCTGTTGCTACAATCAACCCAGCAGTTGAAATATTGCCACCAGCAATGTTGGCTGCGGCTGTGATATTACCAGCTGCGCTAACAGCACCACCAGTTGTTAAGTTTCCACCTGCTACGTTAGCAGCAGAAGTGATAGTACCAGTAGCAGTGATCAATCCACCAGTAACAATATTACCGCCAGTTACATTACCTTGCGCACTTACTGTGCCGCCTGCTGTGACATTGGTTGTTGCACTAACAATACTGCCGTTGACATTGCCACCAGTTACATTACCTGTTGCACTTACTTCACCAGCTGTTGTGATATTGCCGCCAGTGACATTACCAGTTGCTGTTACCAAACCAACTGTGCGTAAATTGCCACCAGTTACGTTGCCAGTGATTGCAGCCAAACCACCAGTGACCAAATTGCCACCTGACACATTGGCTGTGGCTGTTACTCCACCGCTAACTGTTAAGTTGCCGCCATCAATGTTGCCTGTAGCACTAAGTCCAGCACCTTGTACCAAAGTGGTAGCAACCACATTACCACCTGCAACGTTGGCAGTAGAAACAATGTTGCCTGTGGCTGTGATCAATCCACCTGTGACAATGTTGCCACCAATCACGTTGCCAGTAGCTGATATTGCTGTTGTGGCAGAAATCAATGCACCTTGCAGATTACCACCAAAAATGTTGCCTGTGGCTGTGATTGTGCCACCTGTCAGCAAGTTGCCACCGTCAATGTTGCCTGTGGCTGAAACTAACCCTGCTGTGCGTAGATTTCCACTATCAACGTTACCAGTTACACTCAAGCTAGGTAAAGTACCAATTGCAGTGGCAACCACGCCAGTTAACAAACTACCATTACCAGCATAGTAGCCGGCACTGATGTTGCCTGTGGTTGTGACGTTAGAAGTAGAGTTCAATGCACTCTGAACATTACCACTCAAACTCAATCCTGCGGCATTCAAATTACCGCCTGTGATGTTGCCAGTTGCCAGGATCAAACCTGCAGTTGATACATTTCCACCAACTACGTTGCCTGTGGCTGACAAAATACCACCAGTGATGTTGCCACCAGTGATGTTGCCAGTTGCACTTACTATGCCCGCTGTGGTTAAATTTCCAGTGGCTGTGTTAGCAGTTACATTCAGTCCAGATGCACTGATTGTTCCTGTGGTGTCAATATTTCCGCCGGTGATATTGCCAGTTGCTACAATCAAACCAGTTGCACTAATTGCTCCGCCAGTAAGAATATTACCACCAGTGATATTGGCTGTTGCGCTAACTGTGGTTGCTGTTAAGATACCAGTACCAACATTGCCACCAGTGATGTTGCCTGTGGCACTAACTTGTCCAACAGTTCTAACATTACCACCTGTGACATTGCCTGCGGCACTGATCAATCCTGCTGTGGTCACGTTGCCGGCTGCTATGGTAGCAGTAGAAGTTACAGATGCTGCTGCCAATGCACCAACCACAAATGTACCGTAGCTGTTGACTGTGACAATTTCGTTAGCAATGCTTACGTTGCTGGCTGCAATCAAATTGCCTGTGGAGTTTTGATAACCAATAAACGCTGAATTCTCAGCAGTGGTATAATACCACATTTGTTCGCCACGATCTTTGTTATCGTTGACTGTAAGAGGTGTGTTGTTGGCACCACGGCCTAATCCAATAATTGGATCTTGAACATTTAAGTCTGTGATGTTAATGTAGATAACATTGCCATCAACAGTCAAGTCACCACCCACAACTGCATTACCAGTGATGTTAAGTGTGGCGCCGTTGACTGTTCCAACTGTGATTAAATTACCGCCAATGACGTTGGCTGCGGCACTGATCAATCCACCTGTGACCAAATTGCCACCAGTTACATTGCCTGTAGCAGTTACTATACCACCTGTGAGCAAATTGCCACCTGTGATATTGGCCAGTGCACTGATGTTACCACCGGTGATGCCTGGTCCAACTATGATATTTTCAGCAATAACAGTGTTTGTGCTAGTGATATTTCCAGCTGTTCCAATATTGCCGCCAGTGATATTACCAGTTGCTGAAACTGTATTAGTAGACAACAACACACCCGAAACTGCAATATTGCCGCCGGTGATGTTACCAGTGCCTGTTACTATACCAGTGCCAAAATATACATTACCATTGAACGCCGCGCCATTAACATTGCCGCCTGTGCTGATTTGAGTACCAACTCCGCCGCCCAATATGTTACCGCCGGTGATGTTGCCAGTTGCAGAAATCAATCCAGCAGTGGTAATATTGCCGCCAGTGACATTGGCAGTTGCAATGATATTACTACCGCTTAATATATTACCTGTGGCACTTATGATGCTACCAGCAACAATGTTGCCAGTACCTGGGCCATTAGTAACTGTTAAATTACCAACTTGTGCATCACCATTACCAAGTAATTTGAATGTGCCAAACAAAATGTTGCCACCGGTGATGTTGCCCACGGCACTAACTTGTTCCAATGCATTCAAGTTGCCAGTTACAGTATTGCCAGTTACACTCACACTTGGCAGTGTACCAATGCTGGTGGCCACAACGCCAGTTAACAGAGCACCATTGCCTAACACGTATCCACCGCTGATGTTGGCAGTGGTTGTGATATTTGCCGCGCTGGTCAATGCACTTACAACATTGCCACTTAGACTCAAGCCGGTAGCATTCAAATTGCCGCCAGTGATGTTGCCAGTTGCAGAAATCAATCCAGCAGTTAATAAATTACCACCAGTTACGTTACCTGTAATATTGGCTGTAGTAGAAACTACCAATGCAGCTATGTTACCAGTTCCAATAGTTACCAAATTGCCACCGGTTACATTACCAGTAGCACTGATCAGTCCAGTTACAAACGCACCAGTATTGGCAAACACTGCCACATTGGCAATACCACCAACAGAAATGTTGGCGTTACCACCAGTGACACCAATATTGGCTTCTGTAGTACCGTTAGCAATCTTTGTAGGAGTACCGGCTGCAATGCCTGACAGCAATGCACCGTTACCCAAAATGTAATTACCAGCTACGTTACCTGATGCGCTGACATTGCCAACTGTGGTCAAATTGCCACCGCTGACATTGCCTGTTGCAACAACAACACCAGTTGCACTCAATGTTGTTGCTGTGATAACGTTGGCACCAGTAATGTTGCCGCCAGCGCCTGTGGTAACAATGTTGCCACCTGTGACGTTACCAGTTGCAGAAACTACGCCAGCAGTCAACAAATTGCCACCAGTTACGTTACCAGTTACAATTGCAGTGCCGCTTGTGACTATGCTTGCTACGTTGGCCGTACCAGCTGTTACCAAATTACCACCAGTTACGTTGGCAGTTACTGATACTGTGGTACCTGTGTGAGTGGTTGCGTTGACATTGGCGCCACCTAAGATATTGCCACCAGTGATGTTGCCAGTTACCGAGACTGTAGTACCTGTGTGAGTGGTTGCATTAACGTTAGCACCACCTAAGATATTGCCACCAGTGATGTTGCCAGTAGCACTTACTTGTCCTGCTGTGGTTAGATTGCCACCAGTCACGTTGGCAGTTACTGATACTGTAGTACCTGTGTGGGTAGTTGCGTTGACATTAGCACCACCTAAAATATTACCACCAGTGATGTTGCCAACAGCACTAAATGCGCCAGACGCTGTGACTATACCTGTACCATTTGGTGCCAACGCAATGTTGCCGTTGCTACCTGTAATAATTGTTAAAGCACCAGTGTCTACAATATTGCCAGCAATATTCAAGTTACCACCAGTAATGTTACCAGTAGCACTTATTTGACCTGCTGTAGTTAGATTGCCACCTGACACGTTGGCAGTTACACTGACTGTGGTACCTGTGTGAGTTGTGGCGTTAACGTTAGCGCCACCCATGATGTTGCCACCAGTTACATTGCCTGTAGCACTTACTTCGCCAGCTGTGGTCAAATTACCACCTGACACGTTGGCTGTAGCAACAACTTGTCCTGCTGTGGTCAAATTACCACCTGACACATTGCCTGTAGCACTGATCAAGCCAGTAACATATTCGCCAGTTGCAGCATATACCGCCACATTGGCAGTTCCGCCAACCCCAACTGCTACGTTGCCACCTGAGCTTACAATAGAAACATTTGATGTTCCGCTGACAATTTGTGTGGGTGTACCTGTTGCAACGCCTGTCAACAATGCACCATTACCAACAAAGTAATTGCCAGTCACGTTGCCTGTGGCACTGACTTGACCAACTGTGGTCACGTTGCCAGCTATCACATTTCCTTGTGCAGATACAACTCCCAACACAGTCATTGTGTTGGAGTCTGTGTTATATGTAAATCCTGCTACTGCGCCAGCATTGCCATTGGCGTTGTAAAGCACTTGTGTGTTTGAACCAGGAACAGTTAAGTTACCAGTAATGTTGCCGGCAAAGTTACCCACAAAGTAACCTGTAGTGATAATATTACCTGCGGCACTTACTGTACCTTGAGTGCGTATGTTTGCGCCGTCAATGTTGCCTGTAGCAGTGATCAATCCTGCTGTGGTCAAGTTTCCACCAGTTACGTTGGCAGTTACTGATACTGTAGTACCTGTGTGAGTGGTTGCATTAACATTAGCACCACCTAAGATATTACCACCGGTGATGTTACCAGTTGCACTAATCAGACCACCTGTGGTCAAGTTTCCACCTGACACATTGGCTGCTGAAGTAATATTGCCTGTTGCGCTTACTTGTCCTGCTGTGGTTAAATTGCCACCTGACACATTAGCAGTAGCAACCACTTGGCCGCCTGTGTTTACATTCCCACCTGTGATGTTGCCCGAAGCACTGATTACTGTGCCAGTTACGCTTTGAGTTGTATTAATGTTGTTAGCAATAACGTTGCCAGCAACGCTGACCAAACCAGTTGAAACTAAATTTCCGCCACTGACATTGGCAGTTGTGATAATATTAGCAGTTTCAGTACCACTGGCCAAGTATGTTGAAACATCTGAGTTGGCATATCCTGCTGGCAAGCCAGTCAACGCACTGCCATTACCTAAAATGTATCCGCCACTGATGTTGGCTGTGGTTGTTATATTTGCCGCAGACACTAATGCACTGACAACGTTGCCACTTAGGCTCAAGCCTGTGGCATTCAAGTTACCACCAGTGACGTTACCAGTAGCTGTAACCTGCCCTGCTGTGCGTAGATTACCGCCATCTATGTTGCCAGTGACTGAAACATTGCCCACGGTCAATAGGTTATCATCAGTCCGGTAGGTGAGATCCACATCCGCCCGTGCTATCTGAGCTGTGGTGCGATTCTCTACAAACGTAGGGTAGTAAATGGTTGTTAGGCCGTTTGTGTCTGTTACATCAACAGTTACGGAATTGACCCCTGTGAGTTGTGAGCCATTACCTAAAATGTAGTTGCCTGAAATGTTAGCAGTAGTTGTAATATTGGCTGCTGAAACTAACGCACTAACAACGTTACCACTCAAGCTCAATCCTGTGGCATTTAAATTACCACCTGACACATTGCCAGTTGCTGATATCAGTCCAACAGTGCGTAAGTTGCCACCATCAATATTGGCAGTTACACTCAATGATCCGAGTGTACCAACACTTGTGATATTAGGTTGTGCGGCTGTGCTCAATGTACCGGCAACATTGCCGCCACTGATGTTGGCAGTGGTTGTTATGTTGCCTGTTCCGCTAATAACATTTGACCCTAACGCGGCCAATAATGTTGTAACATTTGAATCTGCATAGCTGGCAGGTAAACCGGTCAGTTGACTACCATTACCAATAAAGTAGTTTGCTGTTACGTTACCAGCAACACTCATTCCTGTTGAGGCAAAAGTATAAACGTTGGTCACGCCACCAATGTTACCAACCACGTTGCCGTTGGCCACAGGAATATTAAATTCTGTTGTGCCGTTTGAAAGTTTGCTTGCTGATCCAACATTTGAGCTGGCAGTAACGCCAGTAAGTCCAGCACCGTTACCAATGAAAATACCGTTGACAACTTGTATGTTGCCGTTGGCAAGTAGTGCGCCAATGTTGCCCGAGTAGGTTGGCAAATATGCCTGAACATTAGCGTTTGAATATGTTGCTGGCAAGCCAGTCAGTTGACTACCATTACCTAATATATAACTGCCGGTGATGTTGCCTGAAGTACTAACTGTGGCAGCAGTTACTGCTCCACTCACTCCAACGTTGCCGCCACCTAGGTTACCAGTGTAGGTTGGCAGGTATGCAGCAACGTTTGAATTGCCGTATGTTGCAGGCAAGCCAGTCAGTTGGCTACCATTACCAAACACATATCCAGCAGTGATGTTACCAGTAGTTGATATTGGGTTGGTGCCTAGTGCAGCCAAATTAGCCACAACATTGGCATTGCCGTATGTTGCAGGCAAGCCAGTCAGTTGTGAACCATTACCTAAAACATAAGTGCCCTGAACATTGCCAGTAGTGATAATGTTGCTAGTGTCTGCGCCACTGGCAAGATAAGATGCCACATTGGCATTGCCATAACTTGTGAGCGTACCGCCACCGCTGATTACAGTTTGTTGACCACTTTCGTTGGTCATTATAACAGCAGTTGAGTTGGCACTGATTGTGGCATTGCCTAGGAAAATAGTGCTGTTGGAAAGATAAAGATCGTTGAACTGTGCTGTTGGGCTGCCAAGGCTGTAGGTTAGATTGGCAGCAGGAAGAATATTGGCTTTGACTGTGACTGTGTTGGTTCCAACCACAACCACATTACCGGTGCCAGCAATACCAACAGTGACATTGCCGCCTGAACTTACAACAGCAACGTTAGATGTTCCACTTTCAATAGCAGTTGAATTGCCGGTGGCAAGCCCAGTTAACTGTGAACCGTTACCAATAAAATACGTACCGTAAACATTGCCACTAGCAACAATGTTATTGGCAGCAGTGATACTGCCTACACCCAAAATATCATTGTTGGTCAACAGCAAATTATCGCCACTGGCCAGCTCTTGAATCTGTGCGCTACCTGTGTTTACTACTAACGGAATCTTGTTTGCCATTATCTTAATCCAATTTTATCATTTATGTGGTATACACAACCACGTTGCCGGTGCGAGTCAAAACATTAAAACTGTTGTTACTGGACAATGGTACGGATACCGGAGTGGTTCTAGTGCCCACAGTTAGTGTTCTAGTAAAAACAGTGTTACCAATGTAAATATTGCCAGTGGCATTGATATTGCCGCCAGTAACGTTGCCCGAAGCACTGACCAAGCCAGTGCTGAAAATATTTGCAGCTTGTAGGTTGCCGCTGAGAGTGAGGCCGTTGTTGTAAAACACAGCCACATTGCCAGTTCCGCCAATGCCAATTGTGACATTACCACCTGAACTGCGAACAGCTACATTTGATGTGCCGTTAGCAATGGCTGTGCCGTTGCCAGATCCACCAGCAATACCTGTAAGCAGGCTGCCGTTGCCCACAAAATACGAAGCATAAACTGTGTCAATTCGTTTGGTTGGCGATCCTATGTCATACACAGCATCAATTGAAGGCATGATGGAACTATTGGCCTGAATGTTTCCAATACCATTGGCAGCCAGCACCAAATTGGAATTAAGACCGTTGACAGAAATTACATTGTTGGCAATAACAACATTGCTGCCAACAGGACCTGCGGCATAAATTTCTGTAAAATTGTCATTTACAGCATCGAATGCATCACGCAACGGCTCGCCCGTGCCATCATTGGCCGCGGCGCCGGTGTCAATTATTTGTTGTGCCATAGGTTTACAGGATCCTCTGGTGTATTTACCATAAGACCCAGTTTACCGTTTTAGGCAACTTTGGTGAAAGTAAGGTAAGAACCTGTTTTAGCGGTTATTATACCGGTGGAATTTTGCAATCTCAAGGTCACTGCGGTATCTACTGTGTTGAAGAAAGTACCCGAAATTCTCAGTGTTCTAGCAACGGTGCCGGTGCTGGCATAAGTGGTTGCCACGTCATCACTTGTGGTTTTTGTAGCTGTGGCAAATGCAGACGTACCAGTGGTTTGAGTTTCTGTAGTGAAGTTACAGGTGCCTGATGAAAAATTAACGCTTGGAGAAATGGTCATTGATCCGTCTGGGACCAGTGTAACATAACTCACAAAAGAATATCGATTGTTAGCAGCGGCTGTAAATGTCAATGTTCCAATGTTGGCCGGGGTAGCTGAAGAAATTGGAGCATCGCTAGATTGCACAACAAAATTTGGTACTCCAATACCGTTACCAGTCAGCAGGGTTCCAATACTGACGTTGGCGCCAGAAACATTTGATGTGATAACTGCGTTTCCAGCATTGACATTGGCTGTCAAGCTGGCTGTGGTACCAATAAACACGTTGCCGCTGGTAATGTTACCAGTTGATGTGATAACACCTTGGCTGACCAAATTACCACCTGTAACGTTGCCAGTTGTGCTGATGCCGCCGGCTCCTGCGCCAATTGCACCAACACTGATCAAATTGCCGCCGGTGATGTTACCTGTAGCTGTTATCAATCCAGCTGTGGCCACATTACCACCAGTTACATTGCCCGTGGCTGTTACCAACCCGGCTGTGCTTAGATTGCCGCCATCTATGTTGCCAACTATGGTCAATGTGCTGGATCCGTACATGGTGCCACTAACTGCAAATGTGTGCAATGGTGCAGTGTTGGCAATACCAACGTTGCCAGATGCTCCAATGATAGCAATACGAGTGGCTGCTGTGGTGTTGGCTGTTTGAATTAAAATATTGGCATTGCCAAGAGAGTCGGAGTACACAGCTCTGATGGCAGCGGTAACTCTAGATCCTGGTGCTGCATCAGATGTAAACCATTCAATTGCTCCAATGTTGGCACCAACTGTGGTAATAGCAGTATTTGCATCAGAAAAACGCAGAATTCTGTCTGTAGTTGCACCTGAAGTATAACTTAAAATAATATTGCTTGATGCAACAATATTTCCACCACTGACATTGCCTGTTGCTGAAATCAATCCAGCAGTTAATACGTTACCGCCTGTGACATTGCCAGTCACAGATTCTGTTCCTGTGATAACCACACCAGTGGTTGACCAAACTGCCACATTGGACACACCACCTACTGAAATTACTGCATTGCCACTGGCAGTGGGAATAGCAATACTGGTGGTTCCGTTAAAGATATTATCGCCAGAAATATTACCTGTGAGTGCGGCATTGCCAGTCACTGAAAGGTTACCGTTGATCACAACCGTGGCTGCATTGGCTGTCAAGCCTTCAAAAGTTACTGTGTCGGTATTTCCTACGGATTGGAATACCAAATTGCCTGCGACACGATTGTAGGTAGTCATTTAAAGATCCTTTGTGTTATTTATGCGGTTTTGAAAGTCTTCCATTTGCATGGCAGCTAGATTTTTAATGCCCCGTAACTCAGCAATTGCCGCTGTGGTTTTGCCCATTACCCGGAAAAATCCAACGTCTGGAAAGTCCTTGCACACTCTTTGCAGTTGTTTGACCCAATTTCCTGTGTAAGTTGGGCGGGCAGAGCTTTTTTTATAGAACTCAGTGTCTGCGTACACATTGTTAAATCGGTCCCCGGCTGTGGGACCCATATCAAATCCAATGAGATACACTGCACGATTTTGATCTATAGCCGCAAGAGCCACTGCAATGGGTCCTGAACTGAATCCAAAATAATCATCCGGGACTCTATGTGCTCCTAGTCCCGGTATGGGTTTTCGAGTGTACATCCTGTGTTCACTGGCATATCCACTGTGTTGAATGGATTCGCTAATGGGCTTGTCTGTGCTGACCAAAACCGTGGGTGCAAATTCTCGATACAATGCATTACATCCATAGATTGGACCAAGCTCTTTGAGAGTTTGCAAATTCAATTCTAACCGACTGACACCATTGCCTAATACAAAACCAAAACTCATAAAAAATCCTCCTAGTAGTTATCTAGGAGGATCCAGGGGTTAAATCAATTAAGAAGTAACGTTGTCAACAATGGCCAAGTCAAGCAGATTTTGTTGTCCGCTTTGTACTGTGCCTGAGTTTGCTGCACCAGTGGTACCTGATTTGATAACTGTACCTTCGTCTGTAAAGAAGTTGGTTGCATAACGCTTGTCAGCCACAACGCTGGCAGGGTCATAGTTTGCGCCGCCAGTCCAATCCAACAAGAACTTGTTGGTCAATTTGGAGATAGTAGTAGCAGTAGAATCAGTAACTGTAAATGTGATAGCCATCAATCCAGCTGCTGGAGTAGTGTCATCGGCCAGTACACAAACACCCACTGAGAATGCTGCGCCGTTGCCAGATCCACCAACAGAAGTTGCTGTGAAAATTGTGCCTAATCCAAAGTTACTAGGAGCACCGGCTGCGGTCCAGTTAGTTGTTGTTCCAACAACACTAATTTGATATGCTTGCCCAACTACAAAACTGCCGTCGTTAACGCCATTGGCATCACCAACTAGGTATTTGTGTGAACCTTTTTGACGGATAATATATCCATTAGCAACGCCAATACCGCTGCCGTCAGGGGCTGCAATGTTCACAATTACGTCAATTCTAGGATTGGTTGCCGAAGGCGTATCAGTGGGGGCTGCACCACCCACCACGCCAAGATATTCAGTAGCACTGAGTGTGTCGCCTGTGTTGGTCACAGGGGCAGTTAATGATCCAAAATTTGGAAAGCCAATGTCAACGCTAACGGCTGCGCCGCCGTTGCCTGAACCAGTGCTTGTTTTTTGTATTTTAAGAGGACGTCCCATTTTTGTTTCTCCTTACAGAAGTCCGATGCGAGTTCTAGTCGCTACGCGGCGGGTTAAACCGCATAAAACACCGTATTGTGTTGACAAGTATTTATGGAAATGTTAGAATGTAGTCATATAGCCATTAAATAGTACCATGGAAACTGATTTTTTAATTTCACAAGGCAACCAACATCGAGCTGACCGACAATACGGTGAAGCCCTGCAATGTTATGCATTGGCATTTGCCAAAGACATGGATTCAGCAGCGGCATTCAACAACTACGGCAATGTCATGCGAGAAATTGGACATCCTCAACGAGCCATACCGTTCTTGCAACATGCTGTTCTCTTGGATCCAAATAACGTAACTGCTAGATTCAATTTGGCAGTGGCACTGTTGTTGATGGGCGACTACACCAATGGATGGCCAGCTTATGAAGCCAGATGGCAATACGAACATCTTGCTGGCACTGAACCCAAACACCAACAGCCTCGCTGGCGTGGCGAAGATCTCAAAGACAAAACTATTCTTGTGGTAGGCGAACAAGGCCACGGAGACAACATTCAGTTTTGCAGATTCTTGTACAACTTGCATGTGGCTGGAGCAAAAATCAAGCTTCAGGTTACCGACGGATTGATTCCTTTGTTGCAATCTAGCGACGTCATTCAGCAGTTGGGAACATACACTGACGACATGGGTGAGTTTGATTATTGGATTCCTATCATGAGCATCCCTGGCATACTTGGAGTAACGTTGGAAAATTTGCCCAGGCCAGTGAACTATCTCAACGTAGATCAAGGCCGTCAGCAAGAGTGGTTGCAGATACTGGGTCCTAAAACCCGCATGCGTGTGGGTTTTTGTTGGAGTGGGCGCAGAGATTCTTGGCTTAATCAACACAAGAGTGTGCCGTTCCCTGTAATGCTGGACATGATCAAATCTAATCCTCAATACGAATGGATCAATTTGCAAGTTGACGCCGATCCTGAAGAAGAAGAAGCAGCCTTGCTTGAAGCAGGAGTGCAGGCCTATCCTGGCAGCGTTAAAAGTTTTGTAGACACTGCGGCATTAATTATGGCCATGGACGTTGTTATTGGCGTAGACACTGCTGTGTCACACTTGAGTGGCGCATTAGGTCGGCCCACATGGATAATGCTACAAAAATTCAGCACAGACTGGCGTTGGTTGTTGAATCAAGATTCTAGTCCTTGGTATTCAACTGCTAGACTTTTTAGACAAGAAAACTTTGATGACTGGACAGCAGTTACCAAAAAAGTCAGCCAATATCTAGGGTGGATGAAAGTTTAATTTAGATCTTGCCAGGCGCCAACTACGCCATTATATCCACGAAATTTACCTGTGTTAATGTTGTAGTAAATCAAGCCTGCTACACCTGCAGGATCAGCTACCAATCCTAATAACTGCATAGTACTGGAAGTAGTTTTGCCAACCGCACTGACATTGCCTACATTTATAATGTCGTTATTACTTAAATTAAGATTGTCACCAACTGCTATTTCTTCAATTTGACTGCTCGCTGAGTTGACAACCAGCGGAATTCGATTAGCCATGAATTATTTATCAGAGGACAAAAAAGCACCCCTCGGGTGCTTTTTCGTTCCTTCCCATCCCTGGGTTGGTTCTCTGATTAGGAGAATGACAAGTTAGATACTGCGATCTCACCCACATAGTCACCGGCGTTACCGAATGACGATGCAGTGTTGGTCAACTCAATGTAACCATAACGTGTCATGAATGACACCACTGGTTCAAAGGTTGATGGATCCAACACAACACCACTGCTCATCAACGGAATGTATGGGCAGTAGAATGCAGGAGCGTCAGCTTCTGAAGAGCCTTTGTAGCCAACCAGAACTGGAGTTGTATCGCTGGCATAGCTGTCAACGAACACACGCATAGCGCCGTTTAATGTGCCAACAAACTTGGTGTTTGTAGGTGCTTCGAAGGTGCCTTCTGTGGTACGAGCAAAAGCTGAAGTTGTTGCTGATTGCAACACTGTCAGAGCAGCTGAACTCACAACAGCGTAGTTACCAGCGCCACGACGAGTACGTTGGGCGATCAAGTTAGCAACACGGTTGATCAAAACTGCCAATGCGGCATGTTCGTCACCAACGAATGTAGCTGTACCTGAAACGGTAGCTTGGTTGTATGTGAACTCAGTGGATGCCAATGAGCGCAAGCTCAAAAGAATCTCTTGGTCGATTTCAGCGGTAATCTCTTGAGCCAGAGCAGCCATGATTTCTGCTTCAACGTCAATACCATGCATGGCTTGTGCGTCTTGTGCAGATTCAAAAGTCCAGCGAGCTTGCAGCTTGCGGGTCTTGGCTTCAACAGCTTGTTTCAAGATTTGAACGCTGATTTGCTTACCGCCGGTACCTTCCATGCTGGCTGTTGAGCCGCCGGTGTAGGTAGTAGCTGTAGCTGTGCCTGCTGGCACAGTAGAGTAAGCAGTTGCAATTGTGAATGGGCTCAATGCTTCTTGACCAGCTGTAACGCTTGTAGCGGCAGCTGAGTTGTCAGTCAAGCTGTTGGCGTAACGCACACGCAAGGTGTGAATTTGGCCAACTGGGCCTGTCATGGGCTGAACGCCAACCAACTCGTTAGCAATAACGGTAGGCATAACACGACGAATCACTGGCAGAATCACACGGTTAAGTGTGGCGATGTTGCCAGAAACAGTACTTCCAGAAGAAGCATTCTCTTTCAAATAGCGACGAGTATTCTCAAGAATAACTTTCATGCTATTGCGTTTGGTGCCTTGGAGGCCTTCTAACAGGGCCTCTTTGGTCTCATCCCAACGACTTTCTAATAGATCTTGTGACATTTAAGTCTCCTAAAAAATTTTAAAGCCCTGCCAGGCGCTTCAAGTCAATCACATTGCTGCGATCTTCCTGGGCGGTCTGCTGGTTCGAAACATTTTTATCACCAGTAACTGCGGTGACGTTTTCTGTGATCACTTTATGGGCTTTCACGGAACGGTCTTCCAACACTGCTGGTAGATACTTTTCAAAAGCGTTTTTCAAACGGTTAGTTTGGACGCTTTCGAGCAAATTACGCATGACTTCTTGCTTTTCCTTGTTCAAGGGACGTAGCAATTCATCCAATGAGCTGTCACGCTCATTAGATTCTTTAATCATACGCAGTTCGCGCTCTTTATTCTCAACCAGGACTTTTGCTTTCATGGTGAGTTTAATTGCCTCAGACAATTTCTTGTCCTTGTGCGCAATTGTGTTATGCAACTTACGAACTTCGGCTTTCTCATTCAAGTGAGTAGCACCAAATTCGGTAGCATATGCTTCAAAGATACGACGACCAAAATTGTTCTCGCGAGCAACTTTGATGTCTTCTTGCAACTGGTTTAATTCAGCCTTAAGATGTTTGCTAACAGCCTGGCTCATTTTGTTGGCACTTTCTTTAACAAATCGTGCTTTCAAAGTTTCAAGTTTGTTACGTGCTTCACTAACTAAACGCACTTTGGTTTCCACCAAGTCACGTTTGTCAGCAGCAAATTCTTGAATTTCTTTTGCCAATGCATGCACCACGAAGTTCTCAAGTTTTGCAACTCCTTCTGTGTGCATCTTACGGTCTTTGCGCAGTTCAGAAATTTCTTCAGCAAGTTTAGTAACCAAGAAGCTGTTAAACTTAGTGGCTGACTCTTTCATCTTGTGTTGAAACTTCACACGGTCTTCAGCCAATGCTTGCTTTTCAGTAGCAATGCTGGCTAATTCTCCTGCGAGACCTTCTGTTACCATCTTATCTAGGGCTTCTACCATCACTGTTTTGTCATGCTCATAGCGTTGTGCAAACTCCTCGCGAAGTTCTGCACGCACAATCTCACGAGCTTCTGTCAGTTTAGATTCCCAAGCTTCGTTGAGTTCTTTACTAACATCTTCGTTGATTAATCCGCTGTCAAGCAATGGTTTAATAGCATCAAACATGCCTGGTTCTCCTTAGATTTTGAGTTCTCGGATAAGGCGTTTAACCTCACCTGCGAGATACTTCTTCACTTTGTCGTCCTGACCAGACTCTCTAGCCATCTCTAAGATCTTATGACCGTTTCTCATATTCATGAGACCTTCATAGATTGCTGTAGGATACGCATTAGGAGCACTGGGTTGGGCAACCACATCTATAGTGACTATTTCAAAGTCACTTACATGTCCGGTTCTGTCATCGACATTACCTGATCCACGACTGCTAACACCCAGCTTCACGCCTGATGTCAACAGAGTCTTTATCAATTCACCCATTGGGGTTGGCAGAATTTTCAACTTGCCGCAACCGGCATGTCCGTCCATCCACATGCCTTCAACTGTGTGACACACACGATCTAAATTGATTTTTAAATCATCTGGATGGTCCACTTCACCTAAAACGGAGTTACCGTCACGGATCTGCTCGTTGATAGTTTCTACTGCTTTGATAATTTCGTGTCGGGGGTAGATACGCTCATTTGCATTGCGCTTGTCGCCTTCAATGCAGATGCCTTTGAGATAGAGATGCTTTTTGCCGCCAACATCAGCTTCTTCCAAAACTTGGATGTTGGCCTGGCTAAAAGTAAGATCTTCTCTTAGGTACTTAGATGACATCTAATTAACCCTTACGACCGCTTGGTAGTGGGCTTTTGGTGTTTACACCACTGGCTTGACTCTTTACAGGCGCAGGAGCAGCAGATTTAAATGCTTTCTTTCCAGCGTCTTGAGTGGGAGTTACGCCAAGTTCTTTTACTGTATTACGATATGCGGCACTGTCATGCACGCCGCCCATGCTGGTGCCAGTGTGTACTGGCTTGCTGGCCATACCAGCTGCACCTGAGTTAAATGCTACAGGACCTGCTTTGCCGTTGCCTTGTTCAGCGGTAACTGGCTTTGGGGCTGCTTTCATGCTGATGGCTTCCATCATGCCTGGTTCCATTTCGCCTGTGTCGTCCATTTCAATGGCATCGCCACCTTCTTCGGGACCAAACCCGTCGCCGTCGCCCATGTCACCCATGTCGTCGCCGCCCATCAAGCCTTCAAACTCGGCCATCAACTCATCTAGTTTGTCTTCTAGATTCATAACGTCATCTTTGGTTGCTGGCTCATCGCTGCCGCCCATGTCGTCACCGCCCATGTCGTCACCGCCCATGTCGTCGCCGCCAAAATCTCCGCCTTCGTCATCATCGCCCATGTCATCATCGCCTTCGGCTTCCATGCTCATGTCTTGTTCTTCGTCAGCTTCAATTTCGTCAATTAAATCATCGCTAGCATCGCCGCCCATTGCACCTTCGTCGAGTTCTTCGTCGTCAGTTTCTTCGTCGTCGGAATCGTCAGCTTCGTTTACTTCTGCTTCGTCAAGGTCTTCATCAGCCTCTTCTTGCATTAGATTTTCGTAGATTTCACGGCTTTTGGCCACCACGATGTCATGGAAAAGCTCGCGAGCTTTTTGGTCTTCGTCGTTGATCACGTATTCAATCAACTGTTCAAATTTGTTCATAAGGGAAAACTCCTATAGGTAAAGTGTGCTGTTATTTACATAACAACCAAAAACTCTGCTGTTTAAGGAGTCAAAATGGCGATAAATGCCAATTAAGCCATTGGGGCTGGGGGAGGTGAGTATTGTTGGCGCACTAGTTTGAGTTTTTCTTTGTACTCAAATGCACGGACGTCATTCATTTTTCTCAACTTGTTTAGTTGTCTCAAAGTCAAACGAGTTTTGCGCAGATCACCCAGTTGCGGTTGACTGTTGTCTTGCGATAGATCTTGATAGGCCTCAGGATCTTTTTTGAAAAATTCTTGTAGCAGCATGATTATATTTATACTCCGCCAGGTGCAGCCCCAGGTGCAGCCGCGCCAGGGCCAACCATTTCGCCTGCGCCAGGCTGTTGCATTTGCCCAATTTCTTCGCCAGTGGTAATATCAGTTTCCATGCCGCCAGGCGTGATACCCACAGAACGTAAGTCAGCACCGCCTGAATTTTGCATTTCAGGGCTATCACGTTCTTCTCGCCAGAGTTCTTCGTTTTCTTTGATTTCGTCTTCACTCAATCCCAAGAAACGCTGTAGCATAAAACGTTTTGACATGTAAGGCAGTTGCTCCATGGCTGTGAATGCTTGAATTCTTGTGTTGTCTAGTTCGCTTTGACGATAACTTGCAAAGTTTTGAGGCGGTGAAAACTTCAAATTAAACAGGCTAGAGTCTATGTTAAACCCACGCCATTTCAAAAACATCTTGAATTCGTCGTCTAATTTTTGTGAAATATGCCCTTGCAAACGCTCACAATACTGGTTGAATCTGTACTCTTGTATAAGAGCTGTGCCTACTTTTCCGTCTGAAAAAGCACGGTCTGAATCGTCAGGACCAGTGGGCAAATAGCTCGATGGCACACGCAGACCACGGGCCATTTTGTTGTTAAAGTACTTTAAGTCGTCAATTTCGCCTAGGTTTTGACCGCCTGGCAATGTCTCAACTGAGCTTCCGCGGCCGTCTTGTCCTTGTGGGAAAAAGTAGTCTTCGTTGATTGACAGTGGATTGTAACTGCTATCCATCATGTTGGCTCCGCCACCTGATACCGTGGGGATTCTACGTTGATGCATTTCGTTTTTAACACGTTCCACAAACGCCATGGCCAAGTGTGATGGCATGTTGCCTACGTCAATTTTAAAGATTCGTCGTTCAGGAGCACGGCTCACACGATAAATCAAGATTGCATCTTCCAGCAGTTCTTTTTGCTTGAATACTTTGTAAATCTGTTCTAGTACACTGCGTCCAAACGGCCAAAATACGTCTAGGCCTTCGTTCAAGCTCATGTGTATCACATGCTTGGCATCTAAACAAGTTTCGTTCATGGCAGTCATAAAGCGACTGTTGCCCACGCCGCCACCTGACCCACCATTGGGCATGGTGTAGTTGGCAGCGCCAGATACACTGCCTGTCACAGGATTGGTCATGTAGTCTGTGGTGGTCTTTGCTGCCACAGTCATGTTTTGGAAGTTGGGGTTGATGTCACGGATCACATATTGTTCAGGACGTTTGCCTTCAGATTCGTTCACAATAACTCTAGCAACTTTGGTCATGTCAACCCAGTACATTTCAAATGTTTCTGGATCACGCACAAACACCTGATCACCATACTTGATGGTGTTACGGAACAGTTTAAATATGCGCTGATCTAGTTTGTTCAGCTTGACCCACTGTTGCAGTTGTTTTTTAATGATGTCAACTTCGTGGTCTGTGGGTGTTTCGTTGTATTGAATGTCAAACGGGGTGGCGTTTGACTCGTTGATCTGTGTGGAAAACTCAGCAATAATATCCAAGCAGGCATTGATCTCTGAGTCCATGTCCATGTTCTCATACTGATTGTAACGCTCTACTCTGTTGGGATGGCCTGAATAAACTTCGGGCAATCTGCTGGCATAGTTTCGAAAAGTAAAATCATTTATCATCGAATCAGAGCCGTCGTTTTTGCCGTAGTTGGACAATCCAAATTGATTTTGTCCAGAAATTGGACTCATCACTCCGGATGTGTCTGCAACTTTGAAATATTTGCGCCAGCCTTGTTGTTTGGGTTCTGCCATGGTTGTTTATTTACCGTTAGTTTGCACTCACCTGGAGTATCTTCTTGCTGATGTCGTTGGCTTCACTCTGCTTGGCAATTAGTGCATCAATGCCGGCAATCAGCGCATCTGTTTCTGGGGAAGCGTTTTCTTTGGCTATTTTATTTGCCATTTCTGTTCCCAATACTGTCATAGCTTCTTTGAACTCTGCAAACATTAAATCAAATGCTTCTTTCTGATTCACACCGTTTTCGGCCACAATATCATTCAATCGTTGACCTAATAGGGGGCCTGCGCCGTCAAACATTTGAGTGCCTATTTTCATAATATTAGTATCAAAATTTGTTGCAATGCCTGAATTTATAATTTCTTTCCAGGTTGCTGGATCAGTGATGGTTTGTGATGCTTTATCAAAAGCCCCCATGGCTGTTGCAATTTCTTTAACTGCGGCAAGATCAGTACTTACTGCTCCTGTATTGTAACCCGTATATTGATTGTAGCCCATGACTGATGGGCCAATGCCGCCTTCGGCCATTACATCTTTGAAATCCAGCTTGATCGGAATTGGCTTGGATATATTCAGTGGAATTTCTTTGCCATCCATGGGAATCACAGCTTCTGGACCTTTTTCACCAATCAACGCCAGTGTGGCTTTGTCCACCATGCCGCCATCACCAAATGCCGGGATCTGTGCATGGAAGTGGCCACCTGTGGCATTTTTAGTGGCGTTGTGGTACTCATCTATAGCAAGACTGGCTCCTGACTGTTTGAGCCAACTAACAATGCTTGCACCTTCTTCTCGTGTGGGCTTTTTGTTCAGCACAAAGTCCATGGCCTGGCCTTTGGTATGCAAGCTATTTGGACTTTTTTCATTGTGGAATTGATCGTTAAATCCTGTAAATGCTGAAAATCCAGGCACTAGACTTTGAACATTTTTAGCCAGCTCAATCAGCTTAGGGCTGATTGCCGCGCCTTCAGCTTGTACATCACGATTGGGATCAAATTTGAGGCCCATGGACAACAAATTGTTTTCATTGGCAGTTTTCATGCCTTGGCCGCCACCTGGGCTAACACCGCTACCTCCGCCCATGCCCCCAGCTGGTGGTGCTGCTGGAATTTTTAGGCCAGTGCCTCCACCCATGCCTGGCGCACCGCCTGAACCCGCAGAACCACTTTGTTCAGATTGTTCTTGCAGTAGCTCTAAGTTTTCACCCAATATCTGGGTGACACTGTCAAGATATTTTTTGTGAAAATCCACAAACTCTTTTGTGCGTTTGGTGTCTTGATCAGTGTAACGTTCAATGCGTTGTATGTCTGTCAAAGTATCACGTTGAGCTACAATTACTGATTCTGTTGTTTTTTTGTTTTTATCGTTTAGCTCGTCAACAGATCTCAGTATTGCTTGATATGTGCTACCAACGTTTTGTGTGGTTCTCAAATTGTTAGTCAGTTCGTCATTGGTGTTAGTAACCACAGTTACAGAACTGCCCATCACTTGAGATATCATATCAACACTGACTTGTCCTGAAGATACAGAAGAAGCCATTGACTCAAACATCTTGCTTAGTTTGTCATTGTTTATAATTTTTCCTGATTGCTCAGGCACCATGAGCTCTGGACCACGTTCGCCCACAATGTAGGGATTTCGTCTGCTGACAGGTCCGCCAGCGGCACGCCCAGGAGGAGTTAATGCGGTACCTAATGCATCAGCGCCCATGCCTAAATATTTGCCAAGAACACTACCAAGGGCAGTGGCAATATATGGGCCAATCTTTCCACCTATAGCGGCTCCAGCCACAGTGCCCGCAGGTCCAAAAAGAGAGCCAACTATTCCACCTGCATAAGTACCAGCTATTTTACCACCCGCCGCACCAGCTAATGCACCAACACCAGTTCCAACCATTTCACTGCCGCCAGATCTGTAAAATCCGCCCATGCCGTCTTTTTGTGTGGCTTCTACCACATCAACAGTTTTACCAACAATGAATCCTAGTTTTTCGGCAATCCAGTCTGTGAGTTTGACCATTTGTTTCATAAACTTGTCCATCACTGGTTGCAGTTCTTTAAATGCAGTGGCAATAGGTTCAGTAACTCCGACCAAAGATTTGCTCATGGCAATGGCAGTGCTGATTGATTGCGACACTGTGGTCTCAAATTTTTCATTGGCATTGCGCTGCATTTCACGCAGTTCAGCCATGGCCCGAGTGTTGGCATCACCCAGGCCACTCATCTGTTTGTTTTGTTCAACGACAATTTCAGCAGCTATCTTACTGATGTCTTGCTGGGCAAAAATAGCCAGTTTTTGTCCCTGTGCATAATCAATTGCAAAATCATTCAACAGGCCCAGCTGAGCCGTAAAGTTCAAGTCCTTATTGAATTGGCCAATTGAGGTACCAATTTGTTTGACAGCTTGATTGGCATCAATTTGACCTGACTGCAATGCTTCACTTGATTGCATCAACTGACCTTGAGTGCTGATCACGCCCTTGACAGCAGCATCGCTGGTAAGAGCTCCAGATTGAATGTCTCTAAATGCTTGTCCTAACTCTGGAGCCTGCTTGCTCAACATAAGATTAGCTCTCATCAGTTGATCAGCAGCAGCCATTTGTTGAGGATCCTTGGTCGCTCGCATGGCATCCAGCTTGGCACGGAATCTCTGTTCGCTGAGAGCAGATTCCATTTGCTTTTCAATTTCTTGACGTTGCATGCCTGTGAGCTTGCTGAGGCCGTCCATTTCAACAAGATATTTTCTAGCACCAGTAGCCAGTTCTTGGTTGGTTTTGTTTTGACTCTGACCAATCAAAGTTTGCAGTCTCAAATAGCCAGCTGTTCCTTCAATCTGATCTTCCAGACTGATACCAGCTGCCTCTAAGCTGACCCGGAAAGGCTTCATGGCCGCACCAATGTTGGCAAATGCCTGACGTCCTTCAAATGCTGTGCCTTTGAACAAGGCCAATTCTGCGCTGTTGGCTGCTACTGCATTGGTGTATACACCCAGCTCTTTCATGCTCAAGCCAAGCTTCTTGGCGTCGCGGAAGATGCCCATCATGCCATCTGAACCAGCCAGGCCAGCTTTGGCCATTTTGGTATTGGCAGCAAACAAGTTGTCGGCCATGTCGTTGGCCGCCTGAGTCATCTTAATACTAGCGCCAACTGCGGCTGTGCCCAGACCAATTAGAGCTTTGATCAAGAACCCGCCAGGCACCAAGAAAGTCAACGCAGCACCGGCTGCGGTAACTGCTTTGCTCATGCTGTCAAGTGAACTGTTAAATGCTGCGGCGCCTTTTTGGCCATCGTACATGGCTTTGCCGGCTGCAAGACCTGCACCTGCTAGGTTTCCCAGCGCACCTGCTGTTAACGCACTGGCCTTGTCAAGTTCTTTTGCTCGACGGAAACTTCCTGCTGCCAGTGCTGCCTGGGTATCTTCAGTAACTCGCCCAAAATTTCTAAGGTCGTCAGAAACTCGTGCTATGACTTCAGCCATTTCTTGTGATGCTTGATTTACGTCCGCCATTGAAAAACACCTATAAGTAGAAGTATATTTATGGGTACACTATGAACCAAAATCACAATCCACTTAGACAATTTTTTAGACAACCAGCAATTTACTTGCGGTTGCCCAGCCAGGGCAAATACTGGCCCGAAGGCAGCTTAGACGTGCCTCAAAACGGTGAGCTGCCTGTTTATCCCATGACAGCCATTGACGAAATCACCTATCGCACGCCAGATGCGCTGTTTAGCGGGCAAGCTGTGGTCAATGTAATACACAGTTGTGTGCCGTCAATTAAGAATGCCTGGCATGCTCCTGTGGCAGATTTGAATTCTATCCTAGTTGCTATTCGTATTGCCAGCTACGGGCATGAGCTTGAAATTGAAACTACATGTCCTGCTTGCAAACACATTGAGAGTTTTGCGTTAGACTTGCGCAATGCACTGGATCAGTTGACCATGCCGGACTTTTCTGCCACAGTAACTTATGGTGATTTGGAAATTTATTTTCATCCCATGAGTTACGAAAAGCAAAATGAAATCAATCTTGAGCAGTTTGAAAATCAACGCATGATGCGCAACATCAGCATGGATACTGAGCTCACCGAAGACGAAAAGTTACAAAAACTAGCAGAAGTGATGAAAATACTAACTCAGCTGACCATGCGAGCTCTCAAGTACTCAATTTCAGCAATTCGTACACCAAATGCTGTTGTGTCAGAGACTGAGCACATTGATGAATTTTTGCAAAACTGCGATCGTCAAATTTTTGTTGCTGTTAGAGATCACGCAGTTGACTTGCGCAATCGTACAGAACTGAAACCTGTGCATCTCACTTGCAGTGAATGCAATCACGAACATGATCAAGCACTAAATCTGGATCTTACAAATTTTTTCGAAGCCGCCTCCTGATCCTCCCAGTAGAGGAAATTGGCGAGTACATTGACAGCCTTGATCAGGAGGCCAACGCAATTAGATCAAACAGTTTAAGATTGGCTTGGTTAATGCGCGGCGGACTCACCTACGATCAGGTGTTGGCACTAAGTTTCACTGAAAGAAAAATGATCAGCAAGATAGCCGAAGAAAACATGGAAACCACCAACAAAACTAAACTGCCGTATTTCTAATGGACTTAGATACAGTTAAACAAGATATTGAAAACTGGATTGTGAACTTTGTAGAAGTTCCACATCCTGCTCTTGGAGGCTGGGCTCCTTGTCCATACGCACGCTCAGCACGCATGAAAAAAAGCTACGATGTACATGTTGGCGTAGATCCTTACTTTGATCTTAAAAATCGAGCACGATGGGGCATGGGCGATAAGGAAGTTATTATCTATGCTTACGATCCTGTGGAATGGCCATATGAATTGTTCAGTGACAGTTTGAAAAATGCCAACAAGGAACATTTGTTACGCAACGATCTACTTGCACTAGAGGATCATCCCGCAGACGTTGAGATGGTGAACGGTGTGTGTATGAATCAAGGCAAGTATGCTCTAGCTCTAGTGCAAAGTCTCAGCGACTTAAACAACAAAGCCAAACTTATGGCTGAGAAGGGATTCTATCACAACTGGCCAGAAGAGTATCTTGCGGGACTGTTTGAACATCGTAAGGATCCAAGATGAGCTATCAGTTTGCCAGAATCGATCTCAGCCAGACCAACTACACACCAAATGTAAAGTGGGAGTATTTGCGTGAGCCCAACATCAAACAGCTAAACTCTATCTACAGAGACTATTGCAAATACAAACATTTTGCAAGTGTGATGCCTATATTTGACTGTCGTTACACAGACCCAATGACAGATGTAATAGGATATTACGATCAAAATCGATTGGTTGCATTCAGTTTGATCCGACGCTATGATGATCATAACGCACTGTGCGATCAATTTGCATGGAACTACAACAATCCTAAACTACGGTTGGGAATTGAAACAATGAAAACAGAGTGTGCTATCTACAAGGAACGAGGATTCCAATACTTGTATCTTGAGCAAGCACACCTATACAAATCCAACATGGACGGATTTGAAATACTAGGACCACTGGAGTAACTATGGATTTATATACAATTTGGGCAGACAAAGAAGGCGACATCTCAGACTTAGACTGGGTCAACGGAATGAAAAGTTTCTTTGATCATTTGATATCAGAAGACAAGATGGTAGACTATCGTATCACAAGATGCAAGATGGGATTCCGTTCAATTGCGGACATGCCTGAATGGATGATTATCATGGAGTTCCGAGACATGGGTCAAATGGACTCGGCTTTCAAACGAGTAGCACCGCTTGAGGGTGAACTTGAAGTCAAACACAAGTCATTCAATCAATTTGTGTCAGGCAATATTCAACATGCTTTATTTAGAGACTGGCCAGACACATTTGTATGAACATCCTCGATCATGTACCTGTAGTACCTGATTGGCCCAAACCAGGTATTAACTTTTTTGACGTAACTGGCATTCTTGCCAATCCAGAAGCATTTGATTACTGCTGTGGATGGTTAAAGCATCAAGCACATTGGTATAATGCTTCCAGTCTTGTGGCTGTGGAAAGCCGTGGCTTTGTGTTTGCGGCACCTGTAGCAAGACAATTAGGACTTCCACTAATCCTAGTACGTAAACGTGGCAAATTGCCCGGCCCCACAATACAACACAGCTATCAAACTGAATACAGCACTGATACCATTGAAATGCACCCACACGCTCCAGTAGGCGCACATCCATTGATTGTGGATGACTTGCTAGCCACTGGAGGCACTATAATGGCCACAGCAAATCTAATTCGCAGTCATTGGATTGACACTAAAATTTCTGCTGCTGTGATTATAAACTTGCAGAACTTGCCTGGAGGGACAGCATTGACTCGGCACAATATTATGTGGGAAGGAATGGTCAATGTTGATGAATGATATTATTTTAATAGCTATTCGAGCAGAAGCACCAGATCTCAGCCACATGATGAACTTGTTTTACACTGGTGTGGGCAAGGTTAACGCTGCCATCACTGCCAGTGAAGTTATCACAAAGTATCGTCCCCGGCGTATCATTAACTTTGGCACAGCTGGTGGTATAACAGTCGCACCAGGATTCTATCAATGCACTCAGTTTGTGCAAAGAGACATGACTTGTGAAGCATTAGGGTGTACCCCAGGACAAACACCTTTTGAAACTAGCACACACATTGGCAACTCTACTGGCTTAACTTGCAGTACTGGTGACAACTTTGTGATGAATCCCATACTACAAATACCAGCAGATGTTGTAGACATGGAAGCCTATGCCATTGCCAAAGCATGCGAGAAATATGGAGTTGAGTTTGTGTGTTGGAAATACATCAGCGATCAAGCCAACCAACACGCACACAATGATTGGCAACAACAAGTTGCTCAAGGACAATCACATTATGTCAACAAACTCAAAGAGTTAAACTTATTATAAGACTTGCTACGCAAGTCTATTAACTTCGCTTGCGCTCGTTAATTGATTGATTTTCAAGAGCGAAGCGATTAAGTATTCATGTAGATAGATCTAGTCAGACGGAACCGTTTTGCGCGGTTCCGCTGTTGTCTTCATGTGAGTATCACTAGCCAAGACATTGGAAGTAGGTAATTTATTATACACCGTATGCTAAAGGACTCTGTGCTTTTCCTTCCTACCACGATACACATATTTCTACGTGCTCTAAACCTCGTTCCTAGTGTTTAGATTTTTATAGCCGGTGTTCTCGTATGCTAACATTCATACTATATCAATGCGTCGGCCCTATTGTTCTAGCCTCAGACTCACTTCCAATTTTTCAGGATAGTCAGATTTACTGACGGGAGTGCCTCAATATGTCACGTGTCCGGTTATTCCCCGGTTTTTCCACAGCGGTATTACAAACTGGCCCGCCAACCTTAAGTGTTAGGTAAAATATAACCTTTTGGAATCCAATTAACAAATTTTCCACCGCAAGTGTTGCAAACTATTTTGCCTGCATGCGGTCCGGTAGGTTTGTTGACTATTTCCCATTCATGATTTTCGTGTATGCCTAATTGTTGCCTGAGTTTTTTTCGTTGTTCGTGCCATGCTTTATCAAATCCTGTCTTTGGATTAGTCCAATACGGATCATTCAAAAAGCCAGTGTCGCTTTTGTTAGTTTTACTGTAGTCAAGTTTAGTCATAATTTTCCTACGATGTGTGAGCCATGCACACGAACTTGAATATGGCCGTTATAATAATCTGTTGATTCCAATACTTTTCTTGTGAACTGTTCTCTTGCTTCAATGTACGAACATTCTGATTTTGATTTACAATAGTAAAGTATTTCTCTGGTAAAGTTTTCGGTGCCTAAAGTGATTACGTCTGCGGTTAATTCTGGGCTTGACCCGTAGTACTCTCTCCAATCTGAATCAATCTTTGATCGTATCTTCTTCCGCTTCTTTGTGCCGTTCTTTTGTTTGACTATTTTGTATGTTGTTTTGCTAAATTTTGCTAATTTTTTGCCTATGTACTTGCGTCCAGATAGATTATTTGTGATTAGATAAACAAAACCTACACATTCTTCGGGCAGAGTCTCAACTGGGGTGTCTTGATGTAGCCATGTCATGTGCGTTTAGTGGGTTTGCCTTTCGTGTTATAGTTATGATTTATGATCAAAGTTTACGTAAAAAGTTGCCTCTTCTATCACTGTGTTTGGACCAACAGAGATAGCGTATGTTATAAAATTGCTAATATCTTTTAAATTAATGCCGTTTCCTGTCCAGGTGGGCCGTCCACGACTTAGTTCTGTGTCCAAGCGATCAGGTGTGATTAGCGTGGTTCTGAACTGCACCAGATTTTGTTTGAATGACTGGGTGCCCTGCCTGCTGGCATGTGCCAGTGCCGCCTTGGCCACGCGGTACGTTTCAAATCTAGGCTCAGCAGCAACAATATGATGCTCGCCCACTGATCCAATATTAAAGATGTGCCCACTTTTGCCAGCGTTTTTCCACTTGTCGTATACTGCCATGTACAAGTTTGTTTGTGCAAAGTTGGCCCAGGCTTCTTGTGGTGGCCCATCAAATGCATTGTTTACAAACACATCATAATTCAAACTTTGTTGAGCAATCAATTTGACTGCTTGGTCATCAGTGATATCCAAGTTTGTGGATCTGCTGACACTGTCAGCACCAAACACATCCACTAGGTGTTGCCCCAGTCCTCGGTTACCGCCTGTAACTAACATTTTCATCTTTTGCTTCCTCCTTGATCCCAAACTTTTGTAAATTTTTCACCGCATGTCATAGCACATTCAAACAATCGATCACGAGTAAACGATTCAACTAAATCACTCCACATGGGATTTTCAAAAACACCTTCGAGGCTATTGTTATGAATGTTGAGATTATCTAATCCGTAACACAACAAAAAGTCTCGTACTTGATTGCGACCACCGGGCTGACTTAATGCATTTGCTCCTGGCATTGATCCATCATAAAATCTTGCATCATACAAATTGTGATTGAAAAAGTTGCATGGTAATACAACACCTTCGGCGTTGATAGCTACTTTGCGTCCTTGCAAGGCATCACATTTGATAGTAGTAGTAGCAAAGTAGTTCTGTTGCTTTTTTAACTCAGGTAAAAATGTCATACTGCGATTCTTGTACTGTGCATCACTAGGTGGTTCAAGTACATAGTCACTTTTGGCCACTGGCCACACAGGCATCTCTTCCAGGGTGGTGTGATTCAAAAATCTACCAGTGTTTCGAATTAGTATGTTAAAAAATTTCATACTGCTGGCCAGTTGTTTGGCCTGCTCAACTTGGTGCTCGTTGTGTTTGAATACAATATAGTTCCATTGTGCTCGTCCTCCAGCATTTATAAACGCAGCGGCGTTTTCAATAACTTTGTTGTATTTTACATTTTTTCTATACAAATGTAAAGTATCTTCTAGTCCGTCAATACCAAAGTCAATTTGTCCGTAGCCGTTCATGATACTAGAAACTTCTGCCCAGTAATCAGGATCGTGTACTCCGCCATTGGTATGGAAGTATAACCAAAGTGTAGGAGCTTTCTTTCTAAAGTCACGTAGTATGTCTAAAAAGTCTGGATGCATGATGGGATCGCCATAACTGCCGCAAAAGAATACTTGACGTAATCTACTGCACAATTCTTCAGAGAATGCACGGTCAATTACTTCACGTGATAAGTGTGTTAACGGCATGTAAGGATTGATACCATGTCCGTTGAGGTTGCGAGGACACTGGGGACAGGCAGCATTACAATAGCTGGTGATCTCTATCTGATACTCGTCAATAGTTTTATAATCAAACATTTATTTTAAAAAAGTCCAAAGTGTCTTTGAGTATGTCATTGCCACTGCGATCCAGTGTTTGTTCTGGACTCACGCCTGCAGGATTGATTGTTTTAATAATCCAATTCAATACTGGCGCATCAAAATTCAAAATCCATGTACCGTTGTTGCCCAACCAATGACATGGCGTAATGCACTCCAAACTGTAATCTGGGTACCAACGTCCTTGATGCGTTAGCATGCAATGTTCATGATGATCTAAATCTACTCCGTCGACCACAATAGATTTTAATTCAATATGACGATCATGTTCGGCATTCTGATGTTTCCAGGCATGCTTACCAAAGTGTTCTATAGTCAATGTGTGAGTACCTGGCACTAACTCTGTGTTCACAACAATTTGTTTTTTCACTGTGTCTTGATACAAGCATTGTTGATCAATAAAAATTTTGACTGTAGGGATACCAAAATAATCATCGTAATCAAACTCAAACAAAAATTCAGACATTGGCCAACTCCGTAAGATATCGATCTTTGATAATACTCAAGTGATCATCACCTTTCCAGATAGTATATCCCAGATCTTCGGCCAACTTGTGCAGTTCAATGCGTCGACGCACACGTTCTGCATAGTCAAGTTCAGGTGTTGTGGTACAAATCCAATTGATGCCTTTGGCGGTGTCGCCCTTGATTGGAACAATGTTAAATTTTGCAGGATTATCAAACATAGGTGTTCCTTGTTCTACTGTCAATCCTGTGCCTAAGTTGCATCCAATAATAGTTCCTAGTGCAACATATTTCTGCCAGCGTCGTAGCAAGTTCTTGGTCTCTTCAAAGTCGGTTTGTGTTTCATTTGGAAACCCTACCAGCAACAACAAGAAGAATTTCATTTTGTACTTGCTGAACTGCTGTATGTTAAACTCAAGATCTGCGTTTGAAAATCCCTTGTTCATGATGTTTCGCAAACGTTCGCTACCAGTCTCAACTCCAGTTTCAAACATTTCTCCTCCGGCACGACTTAGCAGTTCAAAATTGTGCTCTTTGAATTGAGTTTCACTTCGCACAATCCAATAACCACTGAATGTAAAGAATCTGTCAGGTAAATTGTTTTGTTGATAAAACTCAATGATGCAGTTCAAAAATAGTTTAAAATCTTTGACGCTGCCGTTCATCAACGCATCGTTAAAATAAAAGTTACGCACACCATACTGTTGGTAATAGCCAATCATTTCATTAGCTAGTACCTTTCCGTTTTTGTATCTATATCCTCCAGCATGTGTGGGGATGTCACAAAACGCACAGCTTCTAACACATCCACGACTGCTTTCAATTGGCAATACCCCGCCGGGGTAGGCAGTTACATATTGTTCTATTGCAAAGTCACTATAATCTGCGATGTTGTTAGTATCAAGATCAACATCATTGACCAACACATCACTGTCTAATCCAGGTACATTGCTACCAGTTAAAAAATTGTAAAAACTGTTTTCAGCTTCTCCAGCAATCCAATGATCAATTAGTCCTTGATTTTTTAACTTGTGTGCAAAATGCATCTTGGTACTAAAGCTACCGTTTTGTTCATTGATAAGACCTTGTCCGCCTACAATGATTGTGCCTGTAAAATTTTTACGCAACAATGGAAAAAAGTCAAGACAAAATCGTTGACTTTCCCAACTGAATACACTTACTGCAATGATCTTGCAATCAAAAGCCATTAATTTTTCAACCCATGCTTGCAACCAACTAGAGTAAGTTGTTTTCTCCTCAGGCAACAGATTTTTGTTCCATTGTATCCAATATTGATCAATGGCATTGGCAGTTGACGGATTAGAAGATTTAAAATTTTGATAAAAGTCCAAATTAATATCAAAAACTTTTGAAGTAACGCCCGCACGATTGCAAATTGATTTGAGTATGCCACAGGCACTTTGAGGCCGAGTGGCACTCAAACGTGGTATACTTAAAATCAAAACATCAGTCATGCCACTTCTATATCTGTGTTGTAGCTGGTAAAGCCATTCTCTTTGATCACTTTGAGAATGTTTTCAACTCTGCTAGTAAGTTCATCTCTATGACTAACCAGCCAGATTGACTTGTGGCGTTCGCGACTCATCTTCTTCAACAGGCCTAGTGCATTTTCCACACCTTGTGTGTCCAACCCGTTGTCAATCATCTCGTCAATAAACAACAAGTTGATGGGCGAGTACAAACTTTCCCAAACATCACGGAATGCCCAGCTCATGCTTAAGATCAATCGATTGCGTTCGCCACGACTCAAGTTGTCAAAATCCAGTTCACGACCCAGTTCTTCAATGCTCACTGTCAAGTCGTTCATGAACTTCACTGTGTGTGGTAAGCCAATTCTATCCAAGTAGTGTGTGAGACGTTGATTCAAATAGCTCAAGTTCTGTTCAATAATCTTCTTACGCACAAACGAGTCTTTTGAGGTCAAAAGTTTGAGCAAGAAGTCCTGATGGTCTTGCACTCTAGTAAGTTCGTTTAAGTGATCGTAACTCACAACCTGTAGGGCCTGTTGTTGCATTTCGGTAATTTGTTCTGTATACGGATCGGTCTCTAGTGCTTTGCCATTGATCTGTGTCAGCAGGGTGTTCATGCGACTGCGATGATCGATTGCCTGTGTTTCGGTATCATAATGTGTGACAGGTTGTGTGCCAACTTCTACAGGTGTGTGTTCTGCTAACTGTTCAGCATAGGGATCTGTTTCTGCACGTTTGGCATCAATCTTGTGTTGAATGTTTTCCAACTCACTAGAATGTCGAATAGCTTCTGTTTCTGTTTGGTAGTGTGTTGTGGGTTTGGCACCCAACTCGCCCAATGCGGTTAACGCATCTGTATTTTCCATCCACTGAGTATTGATAGACAATGCTTGTAGTGCTGCCTCTTGCAAGGCCTTTTCTTTTGTTGCCAATACTGTTTCGTGATTGGTATCATGGAAGTCTTGCCCGCAAGCATAGCACTTGTGATTTTTTAATTCTTCAATTTCGGCTTTGAGTTTGTTGATGACCTTTTGTTCTTTGGCCTCGTCTGCTACACATCGAGCAATGTATTTTTCTAAGTCTGTAATGTCTTTGGCTTTTTGAATGTAAGCAGCCAAATCTGTGTGTGCTTGAAGTTCTGCCAAGATGTCGATATGACTGAGTTTGTTGTAGGTTGATTCTAGCTCACCAATGTCTTTGTGTTGTTTTTGTTTCCAAGCAGTTTGTCGACCAACAAGAGCAGTATATGCATCTTGTTGTTGTTTTCTTGCAGACCACACAGCTAGATCTTTGTGAGCCAGCAGTTCTAGTTCAATATCAATCTTTGCTAGATCGTCATACTGACCAACTAGATAAGCCACGTCACTGTCGTACTTCTTTTGCCAAAGCACTTGCCTACGCTTTAGACTCTCAATCTGTTCTTCGATGCGTTTGTTGGCTTCTTGCACAGCACGAATTCTAAACTCTTCAGACTGGATAGCATCTTTGGTTTGTCGGTTGAGTTCTTTGATGCGGTCCGCACGTTCACTCAACAAGGTAATACCTAACAACTGCTCAATGATTGTGCGCTGGTCATTGGCCTTCAAACTTAGAAACGGTTCTGTGTAGGTGTTCAGCGCCAGCACATGTTTGAACATGTCATGGCTCATGCCAATAATACGCTCTATGGCGTCTTGTGTCTCTCTTGAATCTCCCTGTGCCTCATCCTCTGCGGCCTTGTGTTCGTTGTTTACATAGAACTTGAGTACGTTGGGTTTGCGCCCACGTTCAATTTTGTAGTCTGTGCCGTTGATATGAAAGTCTAAGCTGACCAACATGTGTTTGGCATTGGTTTTGTTTACTAGATTGTCTTTGCGGATGTTTGACAGTGCTTGGCCATATAATGCATAACTTAGTGCATTGATGATTGTGGTCTTACCTGTGCCGTTTCTCGATCCATCGCCACCCAAGTCTAAGTTTTCACCCAGCACCAGTGTAAGATCATTGCGGTCAAAGTCAATGGCCTGTGTGGCTGCGCCTACACTCATGAAGTTTTTAACAGTGAGATTTCGTATTTGTATCATAAGTTTTGATAAATCTTTAACAGTAACTTGTTGTCGTAGAATTCTGATTCAATGTTAGTGAGTTGGTCTGTGACAATTTGATCCACTGACTCAAATTTAATCTCGCCTGGCGCCATATCTGTGTCTACATCTGAGTTTTTGTTTGGAATAAGCGACATCTCACGTAGGTCGTAGTCTTTCACAAACGTTTCTTTGATGAAGTTGGCTTCTTCATATGAAATCTCAATGTCTAGTCCAACACGCACATGCATTTTGGGCTTAAGAAGAGCCGGAGCGTTGTCAATAAGGTTGGCGAGTCCGTATACTCTATACGTCGGTTGAGCAGGCCAAGCATGAAAAACAGGCGCTGCTCCCCACTCCAATATAGTAAGTCCTCGTTCGTCGTCACCAGCATCTGCATAATTATGAGGGAACGCATTACCGATGTAGGTAATATTCTTTTTAGTCTGTCGCTTGTGGAAGTGTCCGGTGAATACATGTTCAAAATTCTCAAAGTCTTCTCTGCGCACTTCGCCATGGTCTGGCATCTCTACCATGGCATTCATCAAGTAGCCGGGCAGTTCAAAGTGTCCAAACATGTACTTGCCAGTTAGTTTAGGAATACGTTTATGGTCATCGCCGCAAAGCCAAGGAGCAATAACGACGTCACCGCTACTAAACCAATCGTTACATATTTCCACATTGGGGAGATGACGTGCCCACTCCACGCTCTGAATATCACGCTTGTCGCGATAATAAAGATCGTGATTCCCAGGTATAAAATACACACGGTCAAAATTAGCATTTAGGTGCTCTAATGATCGAAGGCTATAGTTTAGGGTAACAATATTTAGGCTGGCTCGATTGTTGTGCCAGTCACCCAGAAACATGGCAGTTTCGCACCCTTCCTCTTTGGCCTTAGCAGTGGCCCATTTTACAAAGGCCAAACAATCTTCATTGTGCAGAGTTGAATTGCTTTTGAGTCCAAAATGTATGTCAGTGAAGATTGCGGCTTTGCGGAATAGATTAGTCATCCTGCTAGTATACTACTGATCCAGACTAGATACAACCGGTCCGGACATGGCAGCCATGCCAGCTTTGCCGGAGTTCTGTCTAGTCCACGATGGGTTCAAGCCGTTCATCTCCAGGATGTCATCTCTGATATTTTGATTTTTCTTTTCAATGTTAAGAATCCGTGTAAAGCTATTAGTGATAGCAGCGGTATAGTAAGCAAAGGGGTTTTGCGATTTAGATTCGTCAAATTGTAAACCAATTTGACTAAGTTGAAGTAGAGCTTGTCCACGCATTTCCTCGTTGTAGGTGTAGCCACGCCAGTTGGAACGAGTGGCATAGCGTTCACACAGTTTCATAAACATCATGGCCAGCTTCTTGGTCATGTTGCCGTGATCCTTTGAAAACTCTCCTGTGGCCAAATCGCCACGCCAATGACTCTTGCCCACCAAAAACGGTACCTTTTGCTCGTCAAGTCTGTAGTGAAAAAACGGGGGAAAATTCACACGCACATGTGTGGGGTCTAGCACAGGTTCATCTATTAAATCTGCCAGCGGATCTTCTGACACATCATCCAAATCAAGTATGTCTTCCAGTTTCTTTTTCTTGGCAGCGGCTTTGGTAACTTTTTTGGGTGCCATGGGTATGTGTTCCCAGCAGGTGATTCTAAACACAAGATCTGTGTTGGGGATCTTCTTTTGATCAATCACTTCACCAGTTTCACGTTTGATACGATCTGCTCGATTTCTGCGAGCTTCAACAATGGTGCGCTGATTGATTTTGTCTAGACTGGGCAAAATTATGTCGTATTGGTGATCAATTGCTGGATCACGATAACAACAGTAGGTGTTTTTGCTCAGGTGTATTTCTTTTAAAATGTCACGATTGTTAAGGTAGTTTACCTTAGGTGCGGGTTTTGCAATTAGTGTCATGCAAGGGTCTCCAAGTATGTACTTATTGTAGCAGATTTACAACACTTGTCAACCTCTTGTTAAACTATGCCGTTTTTATCAGCAATAAATAAGGTATAGGAACAACAATGGCTACTACAAATTCACCAGCTGAACAAAATCCTGCAACAGACCCAGAGCTGCCGCAACCGGCTGCCCCAGAAACCATTGAGTCTCGTAATCCAGCACCAGTCGGAGATGAAGGATTAGATGCAACCAACGAAGCTGAATTGGCACAGCTACGTGAAGCAGAAGGCGTTGCAGTTTTTGCACCATCACCGGTGTTCGCATCAGGCGATGAAGCAATAGATGCAGCCAATGAAGCTGAATTGGCACAGTTACGTGAAGCAGAAGGTCGTGCAATATTTGCACCAGCACCGGCGTCAGCATCAGGCGATGAAGCATTAGATGCAACCAACGAAGCTGAATTGGCACAGCTACGTGAAGCAGAAGGTCGTGCAATATTTGGACCAGCACCAGTAGCAACTGGCGACGCAGCATTATTGGCAGCAACCGAAGCTGCAGAATCTGCGCAGGCTGCCAATGTTGATCCCAATGATTTTGAAGCGGCAGCTGGCGCAGCCGCACAATCACAACTGCGTGATCAATTCACACTGCAACAGCGATTTAACACATCCTCGCAAGGCGATTGGCGTGTGAGACTGAGATTGGCTCCAGGTGCAAAATATCTCTACAAAGCAGAAGATCCTGGCATTTTACGCCCATTGGTTCCCACAGATGGAATAATTTTTCCCTACACGCCAACAATATCAACTCAGTACTCAGCCAAGTACGACAGTTACAATCTCACACACTCAAACTATCGTGGATACTTTTATCAAAGCAGTCAAGTTGGTGATATAACTGTTACTGGAACATTCACAGCACAAGACACTGCTGAAGCTGAATATTTGCTGGCGGTAATACACTTTTTCCGTTCAGTTACAAAAATGTTTTATGGCAAAGATCCGCAACGTGGCTCACCGCCACCATTGGTTGAGCTGTCTGGATTTGGCGAATATCAATTCAACAACCATCCTTGTTTGGTTGCCAGTTTCAATTATACCTTGCCCAATAACGTTGATTACATACAGGTCAAGCCTAACAATCAAGGCTTAAACATGTCTGAGAGAACACCTAAAGTTTCAAGTTCTCCAGCTTCTACTATTGAAAGTGTGTTACGAAGACTAACAACTTCTCATTTACCAAAAGGTGCGCAAGGAACGCCAGCAGACTTGGGTGTGGTACGCAACACAGTAAATGGACTGGGCCAAACAACTTATGTTCCTACCAAGATAGAAATATCAGTTGTGTTGCATCCACTACAAACTCGACAGCAAGTCAGCCAAGGATTCAGTCTAGAAAACTTTGCCAAAGGTAACTTACTCAAAGGAGGATTCTGGTAATGGCCACAAACTACGATGCAACCAGTCCTTACTATCAAACTGGGTACTCGCAATTTTTCTTGGATGTCATGGTCAACAGACCTATTCCCAAAGAAACTGATGATATTTTGTTCACTATAAATTTAACCTATCAGTACAGACCCGACATGTTGGCCTATGACTTGTATGGCGTGCCAGGTCTTTGGTGGGTGTTTTATCAACGCAATCCAAACACGCTGACAAAACCTCCACTGGATTTTGCTGTAGGAACACAAATTTATCTTCCCAAAGAGTCAACACTAAAATCTACATTGGGGTACTAACACATGGCCACAACCGCAGACGTTCCAGTTACTTCCAATGCTGGTGGAGGAGATCAAAATACCAATCCTCCAGTAAAAACACTAATTCAAACACAAGCCACAAACGGAGATTCTCGTGGTATTAACATATACACGGAAGATGGCACATTATCAAATTTCAGAAGAAATCCTGAAACAGGAGATTTATATAATGCTGCTGGCCTGCCTGGCGGCGTTGATTTAAAAACTGAACCAGGTGTTGGCGCCAATGACAACAATCCTGCACCAAGCACAGTCAACACACAGGCCACAGTAAATGCCACAAGTCCCACTAACGAACTGATCAAGCCGCAGCCTAATGTACTAGATAAGTTTTCAAGCTATACCTATCAAGCATCAGTGTACTTGATGTCTAACGCACAGTATGCAGCATATCAACTGTCTGAGAAAAAAACAATTAACGGTTATAATTTGCTGTTTCAAACTGGTGGAGCCCCCAACAACATTGGCGGTCCCCAAGGCCCCAAGGCTCCCCAACCACTTGCGTTTGAAGCTGGCCGCAATCCGTTTTTTCCTTACGACTACTACATAGATTCAGTAAAAGTCACCAACAAACTGTTTGGCAAAAATACCATGGCAGCACACTCGGTAACTGATTTAAAGTTCACAGTGATTGAGCCAGCCAATATTACCTTGATAGACAACATTTACAAAGCAGTGCAAGACATAGCACCCAAAGGTGCTGCTGGCGCTGTAAATTATGCGGCAGCAATATATCTCATGGTGATTAGATTTTTTGGTTACGATGCAAATGGAAATTTACAAACAGTTGGTGTGGCAGATCCAGTCTCTGGATTATCAGACTCTAGTTCTTTGATAGAAAAATATATTCCGTTTAGAATCAAAAATATCAACTGGTCTGTGGCAAACAAACTGGTCAGCTATGATTTTGAATGTGCTCCAATTGGTCAGTTGATTGCGGGTGGTACCAAGAGAGGCACCATCCCTGGCGACATAGAACTCACTGGCGCTAGTGTGTCTGACATGCTTAAAGGCCAAGCAGTTTACGGCGAACCTCCTGCTGCTGCCACACCCGGGGCAACAACCACAGCAGACCGAACTCAAACAGATGGTCGAGGACGTCGGACTGCTTCCAGTGATTCAAGAGTTCCGCCTAAGGCAACTGCTGCGCCCAACAACAAAAAAACCATTCAGCGTGGATTAATTGAAGCCATGAATATCGAACAGCAACGATTGGTGTCAACTAACCAGTACACAGTAGCAGATGTATATGAATTGGAATTTGCTAACGGCGCCGAATTGATTCAAGATGCCACTGTACAAAAACCAGGAACTCCTGTGAACAAATCTGCTACCGCAGTAAGTGCCCCAGTAACAAGCGATACTTCTGCTGCCAGCCCAGATAAGGGTGCCATGGATACCAAAACCAGAAGTTTTGGTATCACAGCCGGCATGCAAATACTGCAAGCAATTGAACTGATTGTGAGAAACTCCAGTTATATTACTGATCAAGCAAATTTGATTCTCAACGAAGAAAGCGGCAATCCAGAAGTCAAGCCAGGATCAGAAACGCAAGACTTCAAATGGTTCAACATTTTGATGTCAGCCACTCCGTTGGAGTATGATGAAAAACGCAACGATTTTGCTTATCGAGTAAAATTTATTATTGTGCCTTACTCACCAGCTGAAATGAAAAGCAGTTACTTTCCTGGAGTAAAGTTTCCAGGCTTGGTCAAACGTTACCCTTGGTGGTTTACCGGAGAAAATACAGCGGTGTTAAGCTACACTGCCACTTTCAATAAACTGTACATTCAAACATTAACTGGATCCAGTCCAGAAAATTCAGCTCTGGCCAGTATTAGAAAAACACAGGCTACCAGCATGAGAGAAATTCCTTTTATATCTGTTCAAAGTCGCAGCACAGAATCTTCTCAAGGAGCAGGCGGCAAAGCCAACGAGCTGGGAGCCAGCGCAGCCGAGTACCTGTACAACCCATCTGACAATGCCAGTGCCAAGATAAAAATTCTAGGAGATCCTGCCTGGATACAACAAGGATCTGTTGCTGGAGCATTGGATGCAAGTAAAATTTCATACTCCCCATTTGCACGAGATGGCACAATAAATTTTGATATCCGTGACGTGCTGTTTGAGTTGGTGTGGCAACGTCCAGAAGACTACAACTTAAACACAGGTCTTGCCGATCCATATAGCCGTACTGAAAAAATCTACGGTGATCGACAGCCCATTCAAAGTATTGTATACCGAGCAAAAGAAATTGTAAGTAGTTTTAATCAAGGACGATTTGAACAAGACATTGACGCTACAATTTATTCTGTACCAATCCCACAAAAAACAAACACAGCCACACCTGTGGCCACACCAGAATTTGCCGGACAAACTGATGAGTTTGGCGGCGTAGATGAGGCTGTGGCTGCAAACGCCGCAAGAACTGCCGCAGCCACAGTGCGAAAAACCACAGCTACTGGACCAAGAAATGCTCCAATACCAAGAGGTGGTCCAGGTGTGGCCAGCGACTCATTTGCGCAAGCCGAGCTGGCTAGATTTAGCAACTACACACCCACCCCCTTTAACCCGTCTGAACCAGTTGTTAGTAATGGGCAGGTGGTTGGAGCTAATACAAATCAAGGTGCAGCTATAATCTTTAGAAATGCCAACCCTCGTGGCACACAAAGAGGCGCAAGAGAAACTTAAGGTAGAATATGGCAGAAGAAATTGAACGCAGTAGAGGAAGACCGTCAAACTACAAACAAGATCGTGGTGGGGTTCCTGCTGAGTACGGTCCTTATGTTGGTCGAGTAATGAACAACATTGATCCTGCACGACTTGGAAGACTGCAAGTGTTCATTGAAGCATTCAATGCCGGCAGCAACAACCAAGATCAAAGCAAGTGGACCACAGTAAGTTACATGCCTCCGTTTTATGGAGTGACGCCTCCGGGCAAAACAGCTGACAACGATTCAGGTACCTATCCGGGCAATCCCAACAGCTATGGCATGTGGTTTACTCCTCCTGATCTTGGCCTGCAAGTCATGTGTGTTTTTATCAATGGCGATCGTTCACAAGGTTACTACATTGGTGTGTTGCCAGAAAATGGTCTCACACACATGATACCAGCCATTGGCGCTGAAGCAAACTATGTAACAACCAATGTAAATCAAGAATCATATTTTGCTGAATCACCACTGTTGCCAGTAACAGAACTCAACAGCAACAACAACAAACTAGACAACGCTGGAAGATTTTTTGATCAAGCCAAACCAGTGCAAAGCGTAGTTGCAGCGTCGTTGTTCCAACAAGGATTGGCCAAGGACACCGAACGCGGACCTATTCGCAGTTCAAGTCAACGTGAAAGCCCGTCAGCAGTGTTTGGCATTTCCACACCTGGAACAGCAATTTACCAGGGTGGACTGAAGCCTGCTGACATACGACAAAAACTCAACTCTGGTGCAGTAAAGCCAGCAGAGCTAGAAGTAATTGGCCGCATGGGCGGACATACATTTGTCATGGACGACGGAGACATCAACGGAAGAAATCAACTGTTCCGCCTGCGTAGCGCCAAAGGTCATCAGTTCATGATGAATGACTCTAACAATTTTATCTATCTGATTCATGCCAACGGACAAACTTGGATTGAGTTAGGACAAGAAGGTACCATTGATGTCTACAGCACAAACTCAGTAAACGTGCGCAGTCAAGGCGATGTTAACATTCATGCTGATCAAGACATCAACATGTACGCTGGGAGAAATTTTAACATCAAAGCCAAAAACAACTTCACAGTTGAAGCTGGAGTAAATGCATCTATTACCGCACAGGCTGATTTAAAGTTGTACAGCAAAGCCACAATTGGTGTAAAGGCCGACGGGACATTGGCTTTGGAAAGCGCCAGCGGAAGTTGGGCAGCTGGCAGCAGTTTTGTTGTATCAGCCGGCGGGATTGACTTAAATGGGCCTGCTGCTCCAGCAGTAGATGCACCCAAAGCACTGGAAAAAATCTTGCTAGACTCAACCACGTTCAGCACTTCAAAAGGATGGGAAGTTGAAAAAGACAAATTAGAAACTATTGTGCCTAGAGCACCCACACACGAACCCTGGCCTTATCACAATGCTGGTGTTGCGTCTGAATTGGACTTTGAAGAAGGCCAGCCTGATCCTCCACCAGGCGCTGAACCTGTTCCAGCTGGAGTAGAGATTGTGAAAACAGCATGAGTGAATTTAAATTTTCTTTAGATGCGGCTGGAGAAGTATTCACAGTTAAGGCTCCTCCAGGCATGACGTTTGATCAGGCCAAAGCTATCTTTGACAAACAAGCAAGTACAGGAAGTCTAACAGGTTTAAAAGTTGGCGATGCGTTGAGTGCAGTCACCCAAGCAACACAAGGATTGTCGTCTGCCGCAGCCAGTTTGTCACAAGCTGCCAGTGGTATTGGCGGCACAGTGTCGGGAGCATTGCAAGGTGCATTAAAAAATATTCCTGGCGGTGTGGCTGGTGCTGCTTCAGGTATTGCTAACAGACTCACTGGTGGCCTTGGTGCACCGGGAATTTTACAAGCAGCTTCAGCATTGCCAAGCAGCATTGCTGGCGCAGTGAACTCAGGAATAAGTGTAGCTAAACAAACACTTGGCAGCATACAAAGTGCCGCGGCTGGAGCATTGGCTCCAACGGCTGCTATTGGCATACCAGATTTTGCCAAGCAAGTGCCGGCATTGGGAGGCATTAGTAATCTATCAGTAAGCGAAGTAACTGCCAGTTTGGCGTCTGCATCTCGATCAATAGGACAAGTGGCCAATCAAGTTAGCAATTCTATAGGCGTTGGAAAATTTGGGTTTGACGGATCTCAGCTGGAAGCTGCTGGTGTTCTTAAACCTGGCACAGTATCACAATTTTTATCCAGTGGCACCAACACATTGACTAGTGTTTTGAAAAGTCCCACGGTGTTTACAGGCAAGGCCGGCATTACCAGCCTAAAAGATTTGTTAGGATCATTGCCAAAACAAGAAACCATACAACAAGAATTAATGAGCAATGGGTTAACTGGAGTTCAAGCCCTGGGTATTCCTACAGATAAACTCAGCGTCGGGGCCTTGGCTGGCACAGCATTAAATGCAGCCAAAAGTATACCCAATACCATGGACTGGGCACAAGGAAAAGCACTGGCCAGTGATGTTAAAACTGCACTAAATGAAACAGCACGAAATGCAAGTTTTGCTGTGGATTTTGCAGAGACCAAAGTTGACGATGCAATGAAACAGTTGGCTCTCGGAGAGCCAGTGTTTGACACAGTAAACAGAGTCACACTAAATGCCGCTGCCATACGGGTAATTGGAAATCCAAAAATACCTCCAGTGGAATATAATAACACACCACCAAAAGTTACAACATCTGAGCTGGGAATTGAGTTTGGTATTGCTGTTGAACAGACCAATGCTATTCTTGATCAATCTGTTATTACTCTCAGCAAGAGTGATGCAAAACGAGCTAGGTTAAACAGTTACGGAAAAGACATTGCAGACCTTGAAAGCTATATCAATGACTATAATGCTGTTGATGGAAGATTGCAAGGACTCCTTCGCCAGGCCAAACTAGCAAATGATTCGGCCCTTGTGGCCAAAATTGAAAAAGAACAACGACGAATTGCAGAATCAATCAAAGTAACCGAAAGCGCAATTGACGTGCTTAGACAGAACCTTGCTTGAGCCGATAAATATTAATTATGACCACATTCATTGGCTTCAACACCATAAATCAATATAAAAAATTTACCTTGGTTGACTTTGAGTTAATCAAACGAGATCTGCTGAATGCCTTCAACATCCGTCAAGGTGAATTGCCTGGCCGCCCGCAGTACGGCACTGTGATGTGGGACTATGTGTTTGAAAATCAAATCACTGAACTGCAACGCAATATTGAAACGGAAGTTCAACGTGTGTGCGGCGGCGATCCAAGAATACAAGTTACGCAAATGGCAGTGTTTCCTCAAGACAACGGGTTTCTAATACAGTTAGAAATAGCAGTATTGCCAGGAACTGATGCTGAATTTTTAAGTGTGTTCTTTGATAATCAACAACGCAGAGCCAGCTACGTATAACTGAGCCGTTTTTTCTGGTAATAAATACAAGATCTAAAGGCAAAGAGGCATGGCAAAGACCACAAGACAAACAGCAATATTTGGTGTAGAAGACTGGAAACAGATCTATCAAACCTATCGTGAAGCTGATTTTCAAAGTTATGACTTTGAAACTCTACGCAAAAGTTTCATTGATTACATACGCCTCTACTACCCAGAAACTTTCAACGACTACATTGAAAGCTCAGAATTCATTGCGTTACTAGATGTAATTGCATTCATGGGTCAAGCCTTGGCCTTTCGCACGGACCTAAACACCAGAGAAAACTATTTAGACACAGCAGAACGCAGAGATTCAGTTGTGCGCCTGGCTAATCTAGTCAGCTATACTGCCAAACGCAACACCGCGGCCCAGGGATATCTCAAAGTATTCAATGTTACCACAACTGAAAATGTGATCGATTACAACGGAGTGAACTTGAGCAACGTTACTGTGGACTGGGCAGATCCAACAAACCCAGACTGGCAAGAACAATTTACCACTATCATTAATGCCGCGTTAGTAGACAGTCAACGCATTGGTCGTCCAGGCAATAGACAAACCATACTGGGTGTGCGCACAGATGAATATGCTGTCAATCTTGTGCCAGGATTCTTACCAGTCATTCCGTATAACGCCACAGTGGACGGGATTTCAATGCCGTTTGAAGCAATAACTTCAACCAGTGTTGGTCGTGATTACATCTACGAGCCGGCGCCGCAACCAAACACCAGTTTCAATGTGTTGTATCGCAATGACCAACTGGGTTATCAATCTGCCAATACCGGATACTTTTTTGCATTTAAACAAGGCACGTTACAAAATCAAGACTTCAACTTGGCCGAGCGCATTGCCAACCGCACAGTAAACATCAACATTGAAGGCGTAAACAACGAAGATCGTTGGTTGTTTCAACTTGACAACGTGGGAAGCATCAGCCGTGAATGGCAATACACAGAAAACATCTACGTTGGTGCTGCTGAACAACTGACTGGCCTACGATCAATCTATTCCACAACCAGCAGAACAAACGATCAACTTACTATGATATTTGGGGATGGAGTGTTTTCAGAAATTCCAGTAGGAAATTTCCGTGCCTATGTGCGCAGTTCTAATGGACTGCAATACATTATCAATCCTGAAGAAATGCAAAACGTAGTTTTGCCTATCAGTTATACTGACCGCAACGGCAATTTGCAAACTATCACCTTTACTTGTGGTATTACTCGTCCAGTAAGCAATGCCCAAGCACGCGAGCCAATTGATGAAATCAAACAACGTGCGCCTGCTAGGTACTATACACAAAATCGCATGGTCAATGGTGAAGACTACAACTTGTTTCCTTACACACAGTACAATTCAATTATTAAATCTAAAGCATTGAATCGTGCGTCAATTGGAACCAGTCGATATCTTGACTTGGTTGATAATACCGGCAAGTATTCAAGTACCAACAGCTTTGGCAGCGACGGTGGATTGTGGCAACAAAATATTTTACCAACTATTTTGTTCAGTTGGACCAATCGCAATGAAATTGCTGATGTGATTACCAATCAGGTGCAACCACAGTTGACTGAAAGTACCATGCGGCAGTTTTACTATGGGAATTTTCCAAGAAAGTTAATCAACACTTTAGATATCACTTGCACGGCCACAACAATTACAACCAATGCAATTACCTGCGCTACTGCTGCATTTTTTGATTATGCTTATGTTGGCATGCCAATCACATTCTCAGGCACAGTGTTTGGTGGCATTACTGCCGACTTGCCTTATTATGTGGTCAGTATAAATTCAGTCAACAGTACATTCACTGTAAGCACCACAGCCGGTGGATCAGCAGTTACATTAAGCTCGGCTACAGGCTCAATGAGTGCAGTTACTACTTTGAGCACAGGCGGAAGCACCTGGAATCAAAGCACCACCTTGGCCAATGAAACCACTGGTTACTTTAAAAACAGTGCAGGCACACCCATTGCAGTAGGTGATGAATCTACAACCAATTTCTTGTACGCTATTGTTGGTAGCCTGGTACGTTTTGTGCCGCCACCGGGTTACTTTTTTGATAAAAACAACAAACTGCAATTGGGCATTCCAACCAAAGCAGAAGAGCGTGTGGAAATTTGGGCCAGCCCCATACGAGTAACTGGCGATGGTATGAACTCAGGACTGGGTAATCTAATCAATGGGTCAGGGCCAGTCATACTCAATAACTTTGTTCCTACTGGCGCTATTGTAGACACTATTATTCCGTTATTTGTTACAGACTTGCCATTGTCGATTGAATCTGCAATGAGTGATCAAATTGCATTGTTTCGTAATTTTGGCCTAGGATACGACAATGACGGATCCATTACAGGTACTCCGTACTCTTGGTATTTGATTCAATCTACCAACCTGAATCAGGACGCTGCCTGGAGTCAAGAGTACGCTGGTAATACTAGTGGTGCCAACTTAGACTCTTCATGGCTGATCCAGTTTGTGGTTCAAAATCAAAATTACACAATTACATTCCGTGGACTTGCATACAACTTTGGATCAGTGTTGCAAACAAGATTCTTCTTCTACGACGGTGCGCAAATCTATGACAGCCGCACTGGCACAGTGATCAAAGATTTTATCAATGTGTTAGCAGTCAACACTCAACCAAACTCCAGTGAACCGCTTGAAGGAGACATTTACATGACCATTACTGGTCAACCAGTTGAAAGCGACGGTTATGTGGATGACTTCCAGGTATTAGTAGGATACAGAGACTCAGACAATGATGGTGTGCCAGACAACCCAGACTTCTTTAGTGAAATAGTAGGACCAGCCGGAACCACAGGACCTTATGTGTTTTTACAACAAACTGTGGACTTTGACAACCTACAGCGTTATTTGTTGGTTGAAGAAGGCGTGGTAATTTACAGCTACGCCACCCTTGATGATATTGAATTGGTAAAAACTGAATGGTCATCTGGGCAGGTATTCTATGCCTACAGCGAAGATGCATTCTATCAATTGAGCTTGACAGTAACAGGAGTGTTGGAACTCAATGCAGTCACAGGATGGATTGCAAGAACAGGACGACAAAGTTTGTACTATCAGTACAGACACAACAGTCCATTGACCAGTAGAATTGATCCAGGAACAACCAATATCATTGACTTGTATGTGGTCACTTTGAGTTATTATAATGCCTACCAGAACTGGTTGAAAGATACCACCGGTACAGTCACTGAACCTGAACAACCAACCATTGACGATCTAAGTACAGAATATCAACGACTACAAGATTACAAGATGGTGTCAGACAACATTGTGGTCAACTCAGTCAATTTTAAACCGCTGTTCGGACTCAAGGCCGCAGCAACATTGCGTGCCACTATCAAAGTGATACGAGCACAAAATTCAACAGCATCAACATCTGAAATCAAAAGCTCAGTACTAGCAGAAATGAACAGTTATTTTTCAATTGACAAATGGAACTTTGGTGACACATTTTATTTCTCAGAACTTGCTGCCTACCTGCATCGACAACTTGGCACAATCATCAGTTCTGTAGTACTAGTTCCGTTGGATCCACAAAAGAGCTTTGGTGATTTGTACGAAATTCGTTCTCAACCCAATGAGATTTTTGCCAATGCCGCAACCATTGATAACATTGATGTGATTGAAGCATTGACCAGTACTAACCTGCGCACAGCAGCAGGCAGCGGAGTAATTTAATGGCACGAGTACGCTCAGTAGACTTTCTTCCGCAAATTTTTCAAACTGACACTAACAAACAGTTTTTAGCGGCCACACTTGATCAACTGATTCAAGAACCTAAATTTAAAAAGACACAAGGCTTCATTGGCCGTACAGTCGGCCCGGGTGTAAATCCCAACGACAAGTATGTGGTAGAACCAACAAAAACACGCAGTGATTATCAACTAGAACCAGGAGTGGTCAGTTTAGATCCTGCTGATACCACAACAATTAAAAATACCATTACCTATCCAGGTATGCTTGATGCATTGGAGTTCCAAGGATCACCAACGCAACGACCAGACAGATTGTTTTCAAGTGATTACTATACTTGGGATCCGTTTATTAATTTTGATACATTTGTAAACTTCTCTCAGTATTTCTGGTTACCCAATGGACCCAACGCAGTTGACGTTGCGGCCACAGGAGTGCCGGTAACAGACGACTTTGAAGTCACAAGAGCCAATGGCGTTTATACATTTTCTGGAATATCCGGCGAGAATCCAACTATTGAAGTGGTGCGTGGCGGCAGCTATACATTCCAGGTTGCACAAAACTCTACAGAAACTGTAAACTACCGTGTTGGAAATTCTGGTATTTCTGCATATACCATTGACTTCCTCAACAACCCCACACTAACGCTGGCTCGTGGAAACACCTATGTGTTTAATTTGAACTTGCAAGGCGATTTTCCGTTCTGGATCAAAACTGAACAGACACTAGGATCAGCTAATCCTTATAACGATGGTGTCAGTCGCAATGGATCAAACTTTGGCCTTGTGACATTTACTGTGCCAAGAAATGCACCAAACACATTGTACTATGTGAGTGGCACACAAACTAACATGCGCGGTACGCTGAACATTGTGGATGGAACACCTGGCACTGGTCCAGGATTTTGGATACAAACAGAGCCAGGTGTGTCTGGCAAAATTCCTACCACACCCAACATCAGTTCACGTGACGTGTTTGGTGTAACCAACAATGGTGAAGACCTTGGCACAGTGATTTTCAATGTGCCTACAAAAACAGCTCAGAGTTTTTATTACAATTTGCCAGTGTTCAGTCAAAATGTTGATTTGCTCACAGAACTCAAATTTGAACAAATCAACAATCAACCTCTAGACACGTTCATTGAGACCTACGGCGGCATTGACGGAATAACCAGTCTCAACAACAGAACTTTAATTTTTACAAATTCAAACACTGATGCTGAAAGTGGTGGGTGGATTCGAACCAGTTTCTTTGACCCACTAGAAGCAGGGTCTGCCAATAACGGATTGATTGGCAGCTTTGACACTGAACCATTCTCTTACACAGCAGAAATTGCCCCAGAAGATAGATATCAACTTTGGCAAATCAACTACGTAGTAAGTGATGGAATTACCTATCTTAGATTGTCTAGAATAGCTACTATTGACAATTTGAACAAATGGACCATTAGATATGGCACTGTGTACAGCAGTACCAACTGGTACAAAGATGCCGCAGGTACGTTTAGACAAATCCCTCTGCTGACAGCTTTGTTAAACACCTTGTACTATCAAGATGGCACAGATCCAGAAATTTTTGGTACAATTAAACTGTTGGATGAAACAGAAAGTTCTACTCTGTTCATTGATGACATTTTGGGACAAAAAAATTACACCAGCCCTAACGGTGTATCTTTTACCAACGGATTAAAAATAGTATTTCGGGGCGATGTTATTCCAGCAAGCTACAGTAGTGGAACAATATCTTTTGTTTGCACATCTACCAACGCTGGGTTCAACACAATTAGCACAGCAACCACAGAAGATTTGTATGTTGGTCAACGGGTAGTATTTACTGGCACAGTGATTGGAGGATTAGTTGCTGGACAATCGTATTACGTTCAGAGTATTGTAAACTCGTTTCAATTTACGGTATCAAGTGTAGTTGACGGCAGTGCTGTGACTCTAACCACAGCCACAGCCGACATGAATGCCACCGCTATCAACTATCGTGAATATTATGTGGCTGGCGTAGGTACTGCTATTGAGTTGTTGCCTGTTACAAATTTTGTCACTCCAGAATCTTATGTAATCAATGACAATGATTCTAGCTTGCCAGTGCCTGAAGAATTGGATTATTTCACAATTGATCGTGCAAGTCAAGACCTTAATTCTTGGACACGTTCAAACCGTTGGTTCCACATTGATGTGATCAATGCTACGGCTGCTTATAACAACACTGTGGCCACACTAGACAACAACTATCGTGGCAAACGTCCAATTATTCAATTTCAACCAGACATTAGACTGTTTAACATGGGTACTCAGGGCAAACAACCTGTGGACATAATTGATCAGTTAGAGACAGATGCATTCTCTAACATTCAAGGATCAACTGGATACTCAGTAGACGGATATACTTTTACAAATGGTACCAGAGTTATTTTTGCTGCTGACGAAGATCCAGATGTAAGAGACAAAATTTATGTAGTAGAATTTATTGTGCCTGACACAGTGCCGCCACTGATTGCACAACCTATTATCAATCTCACACTGGCGTCTGACGGCGAAGTATTGACTGACCAGTCTACACTGTGCTTGTCAGGTGACACGTTGCAAGGATTAACTTTCTGGTATGACGGAGCTGCTTGGATTGAGGCGCAACAAAAAACTGGAGTTCAACAGGCACCGTTGTTTGACGTGTATGACGCTGATCGAGTTAGTTTTGGTAATCAAGCAAAATATCCCAGCTCAGACTTTATTGGTAGCAAACTATTCAGTTATGCAATTGGCGACACAAGAATACTTGATACAGTTTTAAAAATTCCATTACAGTATCTCAGTATCTCCAATGTGGGAGATATTGTGTTTGACAACAACCTCTACAAAGATACATTTGTATACACCAGAGATAACGTATCAGTAACTGTTGCTATTAGCTCTGGCAGTGCTAGAGAATATGCTGACAGAACAGCATACACAAGATTAATTGGGTGGCAGAATGCAATTACTACTACCCAAATGTATCAACAATTTAAGTTTACTTACAATACTGGAATATTAAAATTGGATGTGCCAGTTATTAACCAAACTGGTAATTCTGTACCAGTGGTCAAAGTTTATGTTGGTAGTGTATTCCAAGATCCTACCAAATACACTTACGTTGTAAGTGGCAACAATACTACCATTACATTACTCAACACTTATGTAGTGGGTGACATTATTGAAGTTTTGGTTTTAAGCGATCAAATTAGCGCCGCGGCCTTTTATCAAGTGCCATCTAACCTGCAGAACAACCCGCTTAATGCCAACAGCACCAGCTTTACACTAGGAACCATACGTCAAAACTACGAAAGTATTTGCGAAAATTTACCAGGCATCCAAGGTGCTATTGCTGGTGCTAACAACACTAGAGACCTTGGCAATATCATTCCTTATGGATTGACTATCCTACAACAAAGTGCTCCAATGACTTTGGCTGGATATTTCTTGCGCAGTGAAGAATACAACATCTTCAATGCATTGACCTACAACAGTAGAGAATACACTAAGTTTAAAAGTATCATGCTGGAAAATGTGACTCAGCAAGAAATCAATTTTCAAACTACTGCTCAAATCTTAGACACTGCTATTGAAGAAATCAATGCTGGTAAAGTAGAAACACAACCATTCTACTGGTCAGACATGCTGCCATCGGGTGCGGTGTATACTGAAAACACCTACACTGTGAGTTTTATTACGTCTAGTGTGTTTGATACTGTGCAGGTATACAATTATACATCTGCAAATTATTTAGGGTTGAACGTATACCTCAATGATCGTTTGCTCACTCGTGATTTAGAATATTCTGTGGCCACAGACGGACCTCGTGTGACTATTTTGGTCACACTGTCGGTGGGCGATCAAATTGCCATCAGAGAATATACAAGCACTTATGGCAACTTTGTTCCAAACACTCCTACCAAACTTGGTTTGTACCGTGCTTTTAGACCAAGAATTACAGTTCAACAAACCAGTACAGGCGAACAAACAGTACTGATCGGGCACGATGGATCAGTTACAAAAACATTTGATGACATTAGAGATGATGTGTTGTTGGAATTTGAAACTAGAATTTTTAACAATTTAAAATTAGACGGCAATCCTGTTCCTATGGTGGCAGCTGATGTTATCCCAGGACAGTTTAGAGACACTGGATTTACCTACAGCGAAGTCAACAATATTTTGTCACAAGATTTTCTTAGCTGGGTGGCCTGGAACAAACTTGACTACAACACACAAGACTATCAAGCCAACAATGAGTTTACATGGAACTATAGTGAAGCGCAAAACAAACTCAACAATGATTATTTGTTAGGAGCCTGGCGCGGTATCTATCGTTACTTTTACGACACTCAACAACCAGAATACACACCTTGGGAAATGCTGGGACTCAGCATCAAACCAGACTGGTGGGATGACACCTACGGGCCTGCACCTTACACTGAAGGTAACTTAGTGCTTTGGGACGACATGGAAGCTGGGTATGTCAGAGACCCAGTTGCACCTTATTATCTGCCAAAATATGCAAGACCAGGACTGACATCAGTTATTCCCACAGGCGGCGAAGGAGCATTGCTAAGTCCATTTGATTCGGTAGTAGGGACCTGGGATGAAGGACAATTCCGTAAGAGTTGGAGCATTGGCGACGGTGGCCCAGTTGAAGCTTCATGGTGGAATTCAAGTTCATATCCGTTTGCAGTCATGCGCCTGTTGGCCTTGACACAACCAGCTAAGTTTTTTGCATTGTTTGCTGATCGTGATTTGTATCGCTACCAAGAAGAATTTGGACAATATCTATATGATGACCGGTACAGACTAGATGCCAATGGTATTGAAATATACGGCAATGGTGTGAGCAAAGCCAGTTACATTGACTGGATTGTGGACTACAACAGACAATCAGGAATAGATTCAACTGAAGATTTAACTGCTGACCTGGCCAATCTTGATGTGCGGTTGTGTTATCGCATGGCCAGCTTCTCAGACAAAAAATACATTAAACTTTACACTGAAAAAAGCAGCCCAGCCAGCACCAATACCAGCTTTTTGATTCCTGACGAAAGTTACAATTTACTGCTGTACAAAAATCAACCATTTGACCGAGCCAGCTACAGTTCAGTATTGGTTCAAACAGTGCCAGGCGGCTATGCAGTATTTGGCTACAGTACCACACAGCCTTATTTTAGCATACTGCAAAGTCAAAGCGGAGGGCAATTGCGCACCATAACTGTGCTGGACACTAGAATTCAAGTGCCAAAATCTTATACCAATACTGTGGTACAAGTTCCGTATGGATTTATATTTGATACCAAAACAGCAGTAGTTGACTTTTTGTTGAGTCTGGGCCAATATTTAGAAACTCAAGGTCTTACTTTCACAAACAGAGCCAATGGGTATGAGCTTGACTGGAATCAAATGGCCAATGAATTTTTGTATTGGGCAGCACAAGGCTGGAGCGATGATGCATTAATTGCATTAAACCCATTGGCATTCCGACTTAGTGTTACTAAGGAACAAGCAGTTGTTGACTCAATTCAAGCACAAACCAGTGAAAACATTCTACTAGATCAAAATCGTAGAGAGTTGCCTACTCGACAATTGAACATTGTTCGCATTGACAACACATTCAGTGTTGAGCCTTTAGCTGATCAAACTCTAAGTTTTATCGACATCAAATATACATCTTACGAACACATGATTGTGTTGGACAATGCAAGTGTGTTTGGAGACTTGATATACGATCCAGTGACTGGTGCAAGACAAAATCGTTTGAACTTGGTATCCACTACTTCTACCGAATGGAATGGTGCTGTGGACGCACAAGGATTTATTCTCAATCAAGACAATGTAGAAGAATGGCAAAATTATAAAATTTACAGCAAAGGTACGATTGTCAAATACAAAGGCACCTATTGGAGCGCCATGGCAATTGTTCAGCCTAGCGAGACATTTGACTATAACGAGTGGGTACAAAGTGATTACTCTCAAATTGAATTGGGAATGTTGCCTAACCTTGCAAACAAAGCCAATCAGTTGGCCAACAGTTATGATATTAATGCTGCCAACTTAGAAAGTGATAATGATCTATTGAGCTATGGCCTTATTGGCTTTAGACCTCGGCAGTACATGGCAGCATTAAATTTAGATGATGTGAGTCAGGTAAACATCTATCGACAGTTCTTGGACTCCAAAGGTACTATCCTAAGTGCAGAATTGTTTAGTCAGGCAGTGTTAGGAAAAGAAACAGGCGACTATAACATTTATGAAAACTGGGCGGTACAACGTGCAGTATACGGAGCCAACGCCAATCGCAGTTATTTTGAACTGCGATTGAATCGTGCGCTGCTAGATGCCAGCCCAAGTTTGGTGCAGGTAATATTGCCTTTGGAATCCAGCAAAGCTGATCAAACTGTTTTGTTGGAAAATGTATGGAAAGAAAGTTTTAAACTTACTTCGCCTAACATTCTTCCAACAACAACTGAATTGCCAACAGATACTGCACTTCCATCAGCTGGATATGTAAATCTTGACGATGCTGACATTACAGCATTTGACATTGATGATCCTGCTAGCCTCGAAGCCAACATTAATAATATCAACGTAGGTACAAGTATTTGGGTCGCCAAAGTCAATGACTATGATTGGAACATTTACCGAGCTGAGTCAGTACCAGGTACAATCAGTCATGTATGTGATAATTTGAATAACACCAGCCGTGTGATTTTTACTGCTGACCACGGACTTGTTGCTGGCAATAGAATTATTATCAGATTTTTTGATACAGAAGTTGATGGTGTATATGATGTGTTGTCTGTTGTTAATTTGAACACAATAAACATTGCTTTTAGATTTTTAAGCAATCGAACAGTAGTTAACGGTACTGGCCTAGCGTTTACTTTAAAAACCATGAGAGTAAGTCAAGCCAGCAATGTAGACACTCTTCCATATGCCAACAGTTTGCTGTTTGGTGCAAAAGTTTGGGTTGACGACAATGGAGATGGTTTGTGGCAAGTGATTGAAAAACAAAACATTTTCAGCGAAGTTACTTCAATTGCACCAGAGTATCTAGATGCCACAGAGGCATATGGATCAAGCGTATCTCAGGCCACTAATAGATTTGCTGCTTTAGTCGGCAGCCCAAGATATGGATTTCCAACGTCTGCAAATCCAAAAGGCGGCGTTTACACTTATGTAAGAAGCACAAGCGATGTTTACCAGCCAGCTAGTCCTGTATCAAGCGGCGATGCGCTATTGACTTTGGATATAACTGGAGCAAGAGCGTATGGTACTTCAGTAAAATTTGGCAACAAAGACTGGGCAGTTGCAGGAGCACCATTGAGCTTGGGATCAGCCAGTCAAACCAATAACGGCTATGCCTGTGTAATCTATCGTGACACTGGATCTTATTTGCCAGACACCAACCCATATTTTAATTGGCAACTGTTGACCACTCCTGGTAGTGTGAGTGCAGACCAAGGAAGATTTGGCTATTCTGTAGCAATGAGTCTTGACGAACGTTGGATGTACGTTGGTGCACCTGATGTAAACAAAGTGTATGCTTATGGCCGGGTTGACTGGGAAGATCAGTACTTTAGAACTGTAGGCAACGGATCTACAAAAGTATACTTGATCAATGATTACATCACTATAAGTGCAGCCACACAATTGCGTGTCACAGTTGATGGTGAGATTCAAACGTTGAACACAGATTACACAGTAAATGCTGCGTTGAACACAGTGACATTTGTGTCTGCACCTGTAAGTGGATCTGATATTATCATTCGTCGTATTGCATTGCAAGATCTTGATGGCGCTGATTATTTCAGTGTAACAGCCACTGGTGGATCGGGATCAGGAGCCTTGTTCACAGTTAGCAGACGTCGCGGAACTGTCACAGTTGGCGTTCAAGATGGCGGTACAGGTTATACTGTGGGCAATACATTGACTATTCCTGCTACCAGTTTTGGCGGCGGCACAGTGCCAGCCAATGATATTACATTTACGGTGGGCAGTGTAATAAGTGGTGAAATTATCACTATTAGCACACCATCGTACACACCGCCAGCATTGGCAACTGTATTCTCATTAAATGAATATTTCTATCAAGTTGCACTGACAGACAGCACAATATACAGTTTTCAAATTGAAGTTGATGGAGTGCTTCAACGACCAAACATTGACTACACATTTAACACTTCAACCAAAGATGTTACCTTCTTGAATTCACCAGCCAGTGGCACCAGTATTTTGGCTCGAGCCAAAGACTATTGGTTGTATGTTGACACACTCACTGCTGGCGGTCTAGCTGCTGGCGCTCAATTTGGCTACAGCGTGAGTTGTAGTACTGATGGTCGTCAAGTCATGATTGGTGCGCCGTATGCCACTGCTGATGGAGAAACTGAAGCAGGTGTGGTATATGTGTTTGATCGCAATGTGCAAAAGTTTATCTGGAACAATGATCCAAGCTCGTCAAGTTTCACGGTGCTAGGTACACCAGTTGCGCCGGTGAGTGTGATTGTAAACAATCAGTTCTTGACCAATCAAAACTCCACCACACAAGATGCAAGCAATACCTTTACGGTCAATGGATCTACTGTGACTGTGAATCTTGCAAGCAATTTACAATCAGGTGATATTGTTGAAATTGAAACCAATCAGTTTGAACTGTTGCAAATCGTAACACAAGACGCTGTAGCTGAATTTAGCAACTTTGGGCAGAGTGTTGATCTCTGCAAATACAATTGCAGTCTATACGTTGGCGAACCGCAAAGCAGCATCCAGATTTACAAAGGTGGTGTGGTTGAACGAAGTCTAAATCAAAGCAGAGTGTATGGTGTAATTACTGCGCTGAATGCCAGTCCTGCCCTCACAGCTGGCAATACTTTGCGGGTGAACAATATGGATGTGGCGGTACCAACAGCACCCAACAACACTGTGTCTGGTTTGGCCGCAGCCATTAACGCTGCTGTGCCCAATGTAACAGCCACAGTGACCAGTGGCCTGCTCACACTCAGCGTGACAAATTTTGATTCTGCGCCTGCTGGAAACAAACTACAAGTGGCCCCAGGCAGCATAGGAGCAGCATTTGACAGTCTTGGATTTAACACATTTGAATGGACACAAACAATTCAAAGCCCGTACCCTGTAAAATTTGCTGGGTTTGGCTCCAGTATCAGCGTTGATGATACTGCAACCACTTTGGTAGTAGGTGCTCCTCGTGGAACCATGTACTTGATCACAATATTTGATGACTATGTAGAGTTGTTTGATGCAGGTGCAACATCATTCTTTACCACTATAGATCAAAGTGGTGCTGTTTACACATATGATTTGTTGAACAGTGCCAACAGTAGCATAACCAATCCAAGCAAGTTTATTTTTGGTAATCAGATTGCCATAACTTCAATTGATTATCTGGATCAGTTGGGAGTTTCGGTTGACTACACATCTGGAGTGCTTTGGATGGGCGCACCTGGTACAGACTTCGGGGACAGTAGCAGTAGCAATTACGGTCAAGCTCATGTGTGGCAAAATGCCACACGATCACCAGCTTGGGCTCCAATTAGAATTGAACAACCAGTTGTTGATGTGCGTCTGTTAAACAGCGTTTTCTTGTATGACAGAATATCATCGGCCACAACAGAATTTTTAGACTTCTTTAATCCATTGCAAGGCAAGATACTTGGTGCTGCTCGTCAGAACATTGATTACATTGGCGCAGTTGACCCTGGCAGTTACAATGTAGGACCAGTTGGAGTGCGCGGCACCACCTGGGGCGCAGAACATGTGGGAGAAATTTGGTGGGATATCAGTACAGTAAGATTTATTGATCCCAACCAAGACGATATTGTTTACGCCAGCCGACGTTGGGGACAAGTGTTTCCTGGCAGCTCAATTGATGTGTATCAGTGGATTGTGAGTTCTGTTCCACCTGCTAACTATGCTGGTCCTGGAACACCTTACAGCATATCTAGTTATACTATCAACACTGTGTTAAGTCGAGATGGCAACTTTAACACTCAATACTTTTTCTGGGTGCGTGGTATCACTGATGTGGCCACACAGAAAAATAAAACTCTTAGTGCAGCAACTATTTCTCAGTATATTGAAAATCCTCGATCAACTGGCATTGCATATCTAGCACCAATTAATTCCAGCACAGTTGCATTATACAATTGTGAAACATTAATTGAAGCTGAAGATACCATACTCCACATTGAATTTGATAAAGAACTAACCAATGCCAATGTTCACGTGGAATATGAACTGATAGCTCAAGGGCGTGCTGATGGCTTCTTGAGTGATAATCTCTATAGAAAACTACAAGATTCATTCTGCGGAGTTGACACAGCAGGTAATATAGTGCCAGACATTAATCTGGGGCCAGCTGAACGTTACGGAGTACAATTCCGTCCTCGACAGTCAATGTTTGTTGATAGATTTGCGGCACTAAAAAATTACATTGTTCGAGCCAATACTGTATTAAAACAGTACACAATAAGTGAAAGCCGTAGCTTTGCTTTGTTAAACAGTGCTGAACCTGAACTGCCATCTACAACGATAGTTAATGGAGCAACAGTAATTAACTGGAACAAGCGGATACCTAACTTAGAAATTTTAACTTATAATTTTGAAGCACCTGGCGGCGACGCCATTGGTTACAAATATCTTGTGGTTAGCGACAGTGACAATCGAGGTCTTTGGACAATTTACACTGTAGAAGAAAATCCAAACACTGGCAATCCAGAATTGGTATTGAGTCGAGTGCAAAATTATCGCACAACAGACTACTGGAGTTACATTGACTGGTATCGTCCAGGATACAATTCCAGTATCAAACCTGTGGCAGAAGTTCCAACTTATTCTAGCTTGGCAACAATATCTGTGACCACAGGAGCCAGCGTAAAAGTAACTGCAAATGCACAAGGCAAATTTGAAATTTATCTAAAAACTGATCTTGGATTTGAGCGTGTGGGACTTGAAGATGGAACTATTGCAATTTCTGCAGAAATCTATGATTATGCTCTTGGAAGATTTGGATTTGACGTTGAAGTGTTTGATGCACAATACTTTGACCAAGAACCTGTAATTGAAACAAGAAAAATTATCCAAGCTATCAATGAAGAATTGTTTGTGGATGATTTGGCCATTGAACGAAATCGCAGTTTGACTTTGATGTTTGACTTTATACTCAGCGAGTTTGCTGCTCCTGAATGGCTGGTCAAAACATCACTGATTGACGTTGATCACAGAATTCGAGAATTGCTGCCATTCCAGAATTACAGCCGTGACAATCAAGAATTTGTGATTGACTACCTTCAAGAAGTAAAACCATATCACGTGCAAGTGCGCGAGTTCAATCTCACGTACTTTGGCAACGACTTGTACCAAGGAGATTTAACAGACTTTGACGTTCCAGCGTTTTATAACACCACATTACCTGTACCACAATATACAAGTCCTATCTTGTTGCCGTACGCACACAGCGCGGCTCAAATTAGTAACACACTAAGTGATACTGAATCAACTGATCAAATTTGGACAGAGTGGCCTTACAGTCAGTGGTACAACAATTATCTGTTGAGCGTGGAAACAATTGTTGTTACATTCAACGGAACTGGATACACTACTGCACCTCAGGTTACCATAGTAGGAGATGCGGTAACGCCCGCAGAAGCCACTGCTTTGATTAATTCAGCAGGACAAGTAGTAGCAATCAACGTAACCAATCCTGGCAGCGGATACCAAGCAACTCCCGCCATAGTGTTTTCAGGTGGTAACGGCACAGGCGCTCAAGCCTATGCCAACATGATTAACAGAAACTCAGCTGACTTTGATGCACAAGTTTACAACGTTAACCCTGCGGTAAATTTTGATCAATGGGAAATTGATACCAATAGCAACATACCTCTTACCACGGTGAGAGCATTCAAAACAGTAATCAAGTACGACCGTTATCAGTATCAAACATCAGTACAAACTTGGAGTTCTACTGGAATTTACCTCAACGGAACTTTGGTACGTTATGATGATCGTGTGTGGAGTGCTGACAGTAGCGACGGAAGTTCAGCTGTGGTTGGCCCTACATTTGATCTTGAAGATTGGGTGGAAGTTGACCCGGGCACATTGAGTGGTGTAGACCGTACCATGGGCTACTATGTGTCTGGCATTAACTCGCCAGGACTTGAATTGCCTTTGTTGATTGATGGTGTTGACTACCCAGGAGTTCAAGTGTGGGGTGATTACTTCTTGGGCACAGAAATTGTTGATGCTCAATACGAAAGTGAATTTACAGACATTGAATTAGGGCTACGCAACACAGATGTCAATGTAGACGGCGGCGAATTTATTGGGCCTTACGAAGGACATGCGCCAGAAGAATTGGTCAACGGATCAGAGTTTGATACATTGGACATAAGAGTTTATACTCGACCAGGATCTGACTGGCAAATGGACGGTCATGGATTCCAAATTGGTGTTATCAACTATGTGTACAACCCAGCAACATCTTATATTTTGAGCTGGAGCGGAGTGGTAGATCATCCAGTGCAAGTACTGGTTAGCAATCAAACGTCAGGGCGTACCATGACATTAGATGTGGATTACTACATCAATTGGGGCAACGAAACTGTAGAAATTGTTCCTAGCGAAGGATTTGCCACTGATGATGTTGTGAACATTTCAGTATATGAATTAGGTGGCGGCAACCAGTTGTATCGGGACAACTATACTGGTGCAGAAATTGGAAATTCAGTGATAATTCCAGTAGACGATGCAGAAATCTACACTGTGGCTATTTTTGTCAACGGCGAATCGTCTGCTGTCCCGTCTTGGGAACCATACTACGATGCAGATGCCTGGAACATTTTGCAAAGTTATCCAATCAACATGGTGGTTATTAATACCAGTGTTTACTACAGATCAATACAGGCAGTACCAGAAGGCACTGATATAACTGACACAACGTATTGGGAAGTGTATGTTCCCACATTGTTGACCAAAGTAACTTTGGCCAGTACACCCGGCGATGCTGACGGTATCGCATTGGTAGCATTTGGAATTCAAACACCAACACAATACTCATGGTCTACTCCACAAGTTCAATATCAAGTGGTTGATGCAACAGTGATCAGCACTAGTGGATTTACATTAGATAATTCTGTTGCAGGAACAAATCCTGCCAACATGATTGTAACAGTAAATGGACTGCGCTTGACTCCCCCAGCTGGCATTGAGTGGCAGGGAGACGACAGCTCAACCAGTTTTGGCCTGCCACAGAGATTGGGAAGTAGCTTTTTACAATCAACTATTAATGCCATAACAGATATACAAGTATACAAAAACAGTGAGTTGCAAGTACAGAGCTTTGGTGCAACAGCTGGTGACTATTCTGTAACCAACTGGGACGGATCTAACACTCCAGGAAGACAAGTGGTGTTCAATGCTGCGCCAGCGGCTGGTGATACAATTTTAATTTCAGTAAGTACCCTGGCTGATTATAGTCTGGCAGGATCGTTATTGCAACTCAATACAACACCACCATTGGATAGCATAATATCAGTAACCACATTCAATGAAACCACTCAGCAAAGTATTGCCACATTAGTGTTTGTTGGACCAATTGTTGAAGGTATTACTATTGCAGAACCCTACGACAGCACTGATTTTGATACTGGATCAGTCAGCGGATTGCCAGGATCGTTTGACTACAGCGCAGGTACTGCTATCAGCAAAAATGATTTTTATCTAGATCGTCCAGGCATTGAAGCAGGCAGACTATGGGTAACATTAGATGGTTATCGTTTGTTTGAAGGTCAAGATTACACTGTGGTAGACGACTACATAATTTTGGCCAGTGGTGCAATTGGCACATCTCAAATTTTAGCTGTTACAGAATTTACTGAAAGTCTAGTGCCCGAAGCATCCGCATTCCGCATATTCCAAGACATGCGTGGAGTTCAAGGAACTTACAGAATTACACCAGCAACCACAACCACGCTAACACAACCTTTGTTGGCTGCTGGCAACACAATTCATGTGGCTGATGCAAACGCATGTGCTGAACCCAATTTGCCAGAAGGTATATTTGGTATAATTACCATCGACGGTGAGCGAATCATGTACAGAGAGCGCAATGTGGGCACACATACCTTGACAGGTCTGCGTCGCGGCACAGCAGGAACAGGTGCAGCCGACCATGAAACTGGCGCAGATGTGTATGACATGAGCCGCGGCAATTTGTTGGCCGAGCAGTATCAAAACTATGTGGTAAGTGATACCAGTGTTGGCGATGGTTCAACAACAATATTCTATGCCCCAAGTATTGATATCAGTGACTTTGGTGATTCCAGCAGCATTTACACAGAAACTATAGAAGTATATGTTGGAGGTGTTCGTCAGTATAACTACAGCGATAGTTCTGTATCAATTGAGCCCGGGCAATATCGTTGGATTGTAACTGATTTTGAACCGCTAGCAATTGAGTTTATTACTGATTCAAACCCAATTGATCCTATGTTAGCACCTCCTCCAGGCGTGGAAATAACCATATTGCAACGCCGCGGCTTGGGCTGGTACGGAACCGGAATCAAAGTCAATGACGGTTTGGCCCTGCAAGAAACTGACACACCGCAGGCAAGGTTCTTGACCGGGCGGAACGGAGCATAAATAATAGACCATGTCAAATACCGAAGTTAATAAACCTCAGAATCCCAAACCCGCTGATCCACAGCGCCGCCCAAATGAGCAGGGCACTATTTCTGTGCAGGCTCACATGAGGATTTTTGATCCAAAAACCCAAAAAACTTATGTGGAGGGAAGAGCATGATAGTACCAGGACTGTGCAAAATTGAAGGATTTGTAAAAATACATGACCCAGTTTCGGGCGAAATTTTACTAGATAAAAAGAACGCAATTCACTACGAAAATATATCCATTGCCATGGCCCAAACACTGAGCAATAGAGGACTGGGTAGAATATACGAAATGGCATTTGGCAACGGCGGCAGCTCTGTAGATCCCACAGGCGTGATCACTTACTTGCCCCCAAATACCACAGGACAAAACGCTGATCTTTATAACGAAACATACGCCAAGGTTGTGGACGATAATGATGCAGCAGACACTGACCCAACCAATAATAAAATGACAGTGCTACACACATCGGGCACAGTGTACACAGATATCTTGGTAACTTGTTTGCTGGACTACGGCGAACCACCAGAACAACAGGCTTTTGATAATTCTACCAATTTCAATGGTGAATTTGTTTTTGACGAACTGGGACTCAAATCCTGGAATGGATCTGCTGACGATTTAAGATTGATTACACATGTGATTTTTCACCCTGTGCAAAAGAGCTTGAACCGTCAAATTCAGATTGACTACACACTGCGGATACAGACGCTGAGCAACATAAACGCTGTATAAATATTCGAACTAGGAACAGGTAACTGACATGGCATATACAATTACACTAACAGACGGCACAGTTTTTGCAACTATTGCTGATGGTGCAACAAACACCGCAAGCGCAATGACATTAGTGGGCAAAAACTACGCTGGATACGGTCAATTTTTGGACAATAACTTTGTTCGATTGTTGGAAAATGGATCTAACACTTCGGCGCCCGCTGCTCCGTTGACCGGACAGTTGTGGTGGGACAAAACCAACAACTTGCTGAAAGTTTACAATGGTTCTGTATTCAAAACTATTAGTGCTGCCACTGCAAGTTCTAGTGCTCCTGCATCAAACGTCACTGGCGACTTGTGGTATGATACCACTAACCAGCAGCTGAAAGTTTGGACTGGCGCTGCATTTATTGTGGTTGGCCCAGCATACAGTGCCAGCCAAGGAACGTCAGGTGCAATTCCTGAAACCATTACAGACTCAGTTGGTGGTACAAAATACATTACCAGTTTGTATGTAAACAACAACCGTGTGGGTATTGTGTATGATACATCAAGTTTTGTTCCTCAAGCCAGCTTGCAAGCAACATTCCCCACAGTTTATCCTGGCATTACATTAACAGCTACTAATAGCCCAATTTTTGCTGGTACTGCAAACAATGCCAGCTACCTTAACAGCTTGACCAGTTCACAATTCATGCGCAGTGATACCAATACTTCTACCACTGGTATTTTGCGTGTGTTAAACAATTCAGGATTGTTTGTGGGTGCAACCAACGCATTCAGCGTAACACAAAGTTCAAATGATGCACAAATCCGCGGAGACATTTCAGGCGGCAATTTGATTATTCAAGCCAACGTGGGCGGAACTATCTACAACGTTGCTAGAGCATTAGGAGGCAATGGAACATTTGCAGTGGCCAATGCTGCCACAGTTGGCACCACACTTGGCGTTACAGGCAACGTCACAGGCGGTAACGTATTAACAGGCGGATTGGTCTCAGCCACAGGCAACGTCACAGGCGGTAACGTGATTGCAACCACCTTGGTACAAGGTGTCACAGTCAGTGCCAGCGGAAACGTACAAGCTGGCAACTTGCGTACTACTGGCCTGGTGTCGGCCACTGGTAACATTGATTCAGCTGGTAACATTGCTGGCACTTTCTTCCTTGGTAACGGCAGCCAGCTCACAGGGTTGAGCGCAGCGGTTAGCGTGACCAAGATTGTTAACGGATCCACTGAAGCCAACATTGGCGCACCAGGTGGTAACGCCAACATTTCTGTAGGCGGAACAGGAAACGTAGCAGTGTTTACAACTTCTGGTGCAATTCTTACAGGCCTAACTGTGCCTAGTATTGACAAGTCTGGCACAAACGCTGTAGGCAACATTGGGTCATCTGTGAATTATTTTAACCGTGTGTTTGCCACAGCTACCACAGCCTTGTACGCTGACGTTGCAGAACGTTTTGAAGCAGACGAGTTACTAGAACCAGGCACTGTGGTTGAACTAGGCGGCACAAAAGAAATCACTCGAGCACGTAAAGATCTAAGCGAAAATGTGTTTGGTGTGATAAGTACTAGACCAGCTTATACCATGAACGGTGGCGCAGGCGAGGACGATACACATCCTCCAGTTGCAATGACTGGGCGTGTACCAGTTCAAGCAATTGGTGTAATACACAAAGGTGATAGATTGGTCAGCGCAGGCAACGGTGTTGCTCGTGCTGCACAAGCTGGTGAAGCCACAGCCTTCAATGTAATTGGCCGATCACTAGATAACAAACTAGACGCTGGATTGGGTACAATTGAAGCTATTGTGACAATAAAATAACGGGATACAAGAATGACATATTCATCAGGCGGCTTAATTCAGGCCACAGATTACAACGGTTTTGTTAGCACCACTGCTGGCGCCAACGTTAACGCCACCTGGAACACAACATATGGGCAAACAGCAGTAGGCACAGTGAGTGCTGCTGGCACAGTAACAGCCACACAATGGGCCAGCTTGGTAAACACTATCAGCTCGCAGGCCAGCCATCAAGGCACTACAATTACTGCCAGAAGTGCTCCGACCACAGGAACTCTTGTGAGTGTGTTGGCAGCAGTAAACACTGACCTTACCAATACCTACAACAATCGATATCAAGCTGTGGCTGTTGGCTCGCAGTTTACTGGCTGGAGTGGTACAAATTCTAAAACAGCAGCCACATCAGGTGCTACCTGGACTATTACTTTTACTAATACTGTTACCTTTGCATCATCTGCTGCTGCTCAATATTTTTTCAATGCTGGAGGCTTGGTGAAAATTGACGTGGCCAAATCAGCAACAGGACAAACAGGCGATCCAGAATGGAATGACTTGGCCTCAACCCTGTGCGGCGATATTTGGATTTCAGGACTGGCATCAGCTCACTCCATCGCTGGTACATCATACACTGGTGTAACCAAAATTGGCGGAACTGGTACACCAAATACATTGACCACAGGCAACGGTTGGGATGCCCTAACCGCTGGTGGAGCTGCCGTGATAGTTTACAAACAATTTGCTGACACAGCACCTTACACTGCAAACTTCATTCAGCACTCGCTTGCTAAAAATGCAGGATCAACTGCATTGACTATCACCACGCTTTGGTCAGCATCTGACGGCGACCCAATTTCAGGCGGTACGGCTGCTTCAGGTGCAACACCTGGCACAGCGCCTTGTACCATTGTGACCTACTATCCACCTAGCACAACATATCTAAGCGCAAGTTGGGGAACCCCTTCAGTCGCCGCAACAACAGCTTAACCAAAAGGGTTGTAAACCCTTGCACTCTCTGTTATAATTCAATATGGATACTGAAAACTTAATTGCTCATGCACGAGCAAGATTTGATCACGCCACCGCCAAACGTATTCTCCGAGAAAAATACGAAGCACGGATGATCTTTGCGCACGACGGCGGTATGTGGCGTGCTGGCCCTGAACTCATAAACATCTTGGCCACTGTGCCTCCGGGCAATGCAGTGTTATTGGACTTGTATGAAACTCCTGTACAAGTTAGACCCGAAGAATTGCGTGGTATGGCCATGACTCGCTGGCAAGAGCAAATGAATGCTTGGCTTGCAGAACACAACAAACTTAGCAAAAAGAGATGACCACTGGCGCACTGATATTTGCTTTTGACAACGAGCAAACTGATTATATTTCTATGGCAGCATGGTCTGCCAAAAACATACACCGACATCTTGGAATTCCTGTGGCTGTGGTAACTGATTATGAAAACCCGCCAGGCGACTTTGATTATGTCATAAATTCTCAGGCACAAAGTGGTGGTACCAGATACTTTGAAGATTACAATCAAACTGTGACTTGGCACAATGCTGGTAGAGTAGATGCATATACACTAAGCCCGTGGGAACAGACCCTGGTACTAGATGCAGACTATGTTGTGGCCAGCTCAGACCTCAAAACTGTTTTGGCATGTGACACAGATTTCATGTGTCACAAAACTGCTGTAAATCTTGCTGGCGGCCATCCGTTAACAGGACTCAATGTATTTGGACGTCACAACATTCCCATGTATTGGGCCACTGTGATGATGTTTCGACGATCAAACACTGCACAGTACATTTTTGATTGTATGAACATGATTCGTGACAACTGGCAACACTACAGAGATCTCTATCAGATAGACAAGAAAACTTATAGAAACGACTTTGCGTTGACCATCGCCATCGGCATTGTAAGCGGGCACACTGGCTCAGTAGACCAAATTCCCTGGCCCTTGATGACTGCCATGCCCGACACTGTGTTGACCAGTAATAGCCCAGACTACTACACAATAAATTACATGGACGGTGATCAAAAGCACAAAACTCTGGGTTGGGCAGGTATGGATTTTCACGCCATGGGCAAACGTCATTTGGAGATGATAATTGCGTCCCATTGATGAACAAGGTTATGTGATACTGGCTGTCAACTCTGACAAAGTTGACTACTTGGATTGTGCTAGAACATTGACCAAAACAATCAAACGTTGGGATCCAGGTGCAAAGGTTTGTTTGATCACAGATGCCAAGCAAAGCAACGATCCCGTATACGATCACTATCGAGTGATTGACAATGTGGATCGTGAAAACCCTTGGGCCAATGATTGGCAGGTATTCAAGAACTCACCGTTTAGGGAAACCATAAAGCTAGAAGCAGACATGCTGATTGTGAGTGACATATCGCACTGGTGGACCTTGTTTAGGCATCGTGATGTTGTGGTATCAACTGGTTGCAGAAACTGGCAAGACCAAGTCAGTCTAGCTAGAAACTACAGATCAGTGTTTGATGCAAACAACTTACCAGATGTGTACAATGCCATAACTTACTGGCGATTGAGCCTCACAGCTCGAGAGTTCTTTATGTTAGTGCGTGATATATTTGCCAACTGGCCGCAATTCAGGCAACTGTTGAAGTTTGCACCCGAAACAGCAGATACTGATCTAGTGTATGCCATGGCAGCTGAAATAATGGGTGTAGAACGTGTGACCTTGCCATTTGTTTCATATCCAAAAATTGTACACATGAAACGGCACCACGCTGGCACTGAAACTGAACACTGGGGTCGTGAACTGGTATGGGAATATTCAGACTGGCGCCTGCGTATCAACACAGTGGCACAGTGGGGTGCATTTCATTACGGGCGAGGCTGGTGATGACACCTGAAGAATTTTTTGGCGCATTGGAACACATGCCTATGCCTATGCCTGTAACTTATCGACTGTATCACGATGACCAAGGTTGTCCTTTATTTTACAGCATGGAAGGTCTGCCTGGTACATACATAGAAATTGATCAAGAAACATTTGCCAAAAATTCCACTCGTGTGCGTGTTCGAGATGGAAAAATTGTAGAAACAACTTGGAAAACCACACAAAAACTTGTACCACAAAATTCAGGCACAATGTGTCATCCTGATGATGTAACTATTGTGGTAAAAGAACACGGCACATATTGGAGCAAACAAACTTATGAAACAGATTGACGTTGCAGACTTAGATTGCATATACTTGAGCTATGACGAACCACAACGAGAAGAATTTTGGGTCAAGATTAGGAATATGGTTCCTTGGGCACAACGGGTGGATGGCGTTAAAGGGAGCGATGCAGCTCACAAAGCGGCAGCCTCAGCGTCTAGTACGGATAGATTCATTCTCATCGATGGCGACAATCTCCCCGACCCGGCGTTTTTTAATCAGACACTTGTTTTTCCTAATGAAGAATATGAGAGTGCTGTGTTCCGGTGGCGGGCACGTAACCATATCAACGGACTGATGTATGGCAATGGTGGCCTGAGCTCTTGGACCAAAGACTTTGTGGGCAACATGCGTACACACGAAGCCACAGATGGTCGCGCAGAAACTGAAGTGGAGTTTTGCTTTGATCCATTGTACTGGCCCATGCATGACTGCTACTCCAATACCTATCCCAATGGATCACCATTCCATGCCTGGCGTGCAGGGTTCCGTGAAGGTGTCAAGATGTGCCTGCAACGTGGGCGCCGACCCACAGTGGAAGAATTTAAAAATCAGGTGCTACGTAATCTTGACAACTTGACTATCTGGCACAACATTGGCACAGACGTTGATCATGGAGAATGGGCCATTGCTGGCAGCCGCCAAGGCACATACATGACCATGCTCACAAACTGGGATTACAAGCAGGTGCAAGATTTTGCTGCACTAGAGGCGCTGTGGAATACTGTGAAAGATTCAAACCCTCGCATACTCAGCAATCAACTGGGCCCAGAACTGGGCACACAATTGGATCTTCCAATGGGTATATTGGAAGCAGAACAATCAGCGTTCTTCAAATATCACTATCGGTCAGACTGGCGCAATCGTGGTGTTATGACACGCGAGATTGATGTAATTAGACAACAAGAAGGATGGTAATATGAAAAAATTAATCGCAACACTTTTGGCCGCACTGGCATTGCATGCTCAGGCAGAAGTAATCACAATCAAGTCTCCATATGGCGCACAGCATGCAGGGCATGCAGCATTGTATAAAATTATGGAAAAAGCCAATACTGCTCAAACTCAGTACGACTTTATACTAGAGTTAAAACCTGGTGCTAACGGAGTGTTAGCACTAAAAGATCTGGATCGTGCGCCAGCTACATCGCTGGGATTAATTCATGCTGGCTATGTGCAGAATACCATGGACAATTTGCTAAACGAAACAGACTATGTTCCGGTTATGGCTCTTGGCGACGCCTGTTGGTTTGTTGCAAGCAACCAGGGTAATGAACAACAGGGTCTACGCAGTTTATATGGTAACCGTTTAGATCTGGTCATGGGCGGTGTTGGCATTGGAACAGCAGCACATTTGACTTCTATGGAGATTGCTGAAAAAATAAATCACCCCATTAGGTTTGTTAGTTTTAAATCAGGTGCAGAAGCAAATATTGTATTGGCTGGAGAAAACGGAGTACATGTCAGCATGATGTCAAGCAACGAATTTACAAATTTAAAAACACGGAACCCTCGCTTGCAAAGACTAGCTGTACATTGTGAACGCAGACTGCCCGAAGCTCCGGGAGTTGCTACCACAAAACAACAAGGCATCACAGCACCGTATGTCTTTAACACAATTGTGGCCAATGTACACATGCCCGCAACCAAACTACAAGAAATCAAAGTTATATTAAACAATGCTGTGGTTGCAGTTGGTCAAGATCAAATACTGGCCATGAGCGATTTTAATCCTCCTAATTTTAGAAATCAAAGTGTTGATGACTATCACAAAGAAAAAGTGCGTGTTATGAAAGCAGCATTGATCAAACACCGTGCGGCAATTGAGGCTGCAAAATGAAACGAGTGGTACTGGCTGTCGCTGACCCTTGGAACTATTTTAATCAATGGCCAGGATACAGCTTGTCCATTATCAATCCAGACGGCGATGCCAACCGCAAACAATATCTCTTAGACAATTTAGACTGGAGTTTGTTGGTCACATCTGATGGCGTACAACATCGTGATGGTGGTGATTACGGCGACGAGAAAATGGTAATGTACACTTCAGGCACAACCGGAGATTCAAAGTTTTTTAGTTATTCCACCACTCAGGTACAGCATGTTGTTGATAACATAATTGCCAGCTACGAATTAACAGCCAATGATCGATTTTTGAGCGTTATGCCACTGTGGCATGGCCACGGACATATCCTAAACTATGTTGTTGCAACCGCTGGCATGCAAGTACACCATGTTCGACCGCCTGACTTGAAAAAACAAATAGAATTCAGCCCAACCTGGGTGTCTGCAATTCCTGACATACTTAGAGTAATGTCACGCACTCAAAAATTCCCCGACTTGCGATTTGCTAGATCAGCCAGTGTTGCATTGCCCAACCAAGTGTTTGATGATTTAAAAAGATCATTTAATACCCCAATCATTGAATCGTTTGGCATGTCTGAAGCCTGTAGCCATTGCTTTACCAATCCGTTGTATGGTGAACAACGTATAGGAACCATTGGACTTCCTGACGGGATTGACGCAGACATACGCAACGGTAGCTTATGGCTGCGCGGCCCACAATGTCACACATCAGATTGGTTTGATACTGAAGACTTGGCTGAGCAAGACTCTGCAGGATACTACAAAATACTAGGACGTAGATCAGATCGACTGACCTTGCATGGCATCAAACTAAATCCATTGAGCATAGAAAATCAACTGTACAATCACATACCACAACTGGATGAAGTTGTGGTGTTTGGCGAAAACAAAATGATGTGTGTGTACACCGGCAATGTTTTGCCCAATCAAGTGCGACAAGCATTAACTGATATTTCCACACACTGTAACCCCAAGTTCCTTAAACAAGTTGAAAGCATACCTAAAAATACCGCAGGCAAAGTATCACGTTCACTGCTAAAGGAAATTTACAATTGAATATCCTAGTGAACGGACCCAGTGTGTCACGAGGCCCTGGCAGTTGGCCGTACTTGTTGCAAGAGCACTACAACGCCGACCTTGTTAATTTGAGTCAGGCAGGGGCTGGAAATACTTACATTCATGAAACTACCGTGGCTGAACTTGCACAACGATCTTATGATCTAGTGGCAATCATGTGGGGAGATCAACAACGACTAGATATCAAAGTAAAAAACATTGATTATTTTCATGATACTATCTACACCAGCAAATTCCAAAAGGCCATGAATGATTGGCCAGAGAAGATAGTAGAGCCTGTTAACGACCAAGACTATGTGCAAGACAACTGGGTGTTTGGTTGCGGATACATCAATACCAAAGATCCTTGTTTGGTAGAACTGTTTGATTCGTATTACCAGCATACTGACATTGACTCTCGATACTTTAGCAGTATTATCAAAATGATCAGTCTCCAGGGCGTACTTAAAAATCTTGGAATAAAATATGTATTTTGCGGCACCCGCACATTGCCTTTGTTAAAACGCTACGAACATTTGTACAATCTATTAGATTGGAATTGTATAATCAATGATTTTACTCCCCATCACGTGGCCTACCGGGACAATTGCTGGGAAGCTGATCAACTACACCCTGGCCCGGCCGCACACCAAGAATTTGCCAAACACATGATTGCTCAACTTCAACAAAGACATATACTTACATAATGATTAATATTCCGCACATTGATCTTAAGATTTGGAATCCTGAATTCAAAACAATTGAAATTGTGTCAGAGTTACAACAGCACGGCAATGTGTCTATTGGCATTGACGGCGAAGGCAGTGATTGTGAAACGCTGGGCTTGTATAAACTATTGGATGCAGTATGCAGTAACTTAGGTTACACACCCGGCGCCATAAGCATACACACTTGCAATCAATTAGAACACCATTCTTGCTATAAAATTATTAAACATCCGCCGTTGTACATACCCAGCGGGCAACAGTTTGCATCTCAGCACACGCTACCTGAGAAACGCTGGGACGCAATCAAGCACTTTGGAATTTTTGTTGGACGTAGCAGTTGGCAACGATTGTGGATGGCCAGTCACACATGGAGCAACTACGGCGACATAACCTCCATGACTTATCATTACGATAGTAGCGTCGATTATCATCGCACACACTTGAGCTTTGATGAACTAGCATATCAAATAGGATTGCCTAATGCAGTTAACACAGCAGGCAAGTTCATGCAACAATTGCCCATCAAGAACGAATCTGTTGATAGCTATCCTATACTAACTCCAGCACACTTTGCTATTGCTAAACTGTATCCTGATTTTTTTGTGGAAATAGTATGCGAAACTTTTCTAAGCGGCAACAGCTTTTACCCCACGGAAAAAACCTGGAGACCGTTTATATGTCGTACACCGTTTTTGACTCTGGGCCCACGTGGCTTTTTGGCAAACTTACACAAGCTGGGATTTAGAACATTCTCTCAGTGGTGGGACGAAAGCTACGACCAAGATGCTGACCTAGACAATGGGCGAATAGCCATCAAGTGTATACAACAAACACAACAACGCTTGAGCATACTCAGCACACAGGAGCTTGAAGGCATGTACATTGACATGAAAGATACTTTAGAACATAACTATCAACACTTCATGCAGTTAAAAGAAACGGACTTTGTAAAAATATGGCCATGAACAAAGGCGATGAAACAGTAGACAACAAGAGTCGGTTCCTAAACTCTGCTGAAAAAATGGCAGAGAACCTAGGCCCTGCGCTGTGCCTGGCCAAATGGAAGCAAGTGAGCCTGCACCTGCCCACAGGACTTAACAATAGTTGTTACCATCCGCCATTGCACAAGATACCCGTAGAAAACTTAGCTACCAATCCAGGATCCTTGCACAACACACCGCACAAGAAAGCGCAACGTGTGATGATGCTACGCAACGAAAAGCCCGCAGAGTGCGAGTACTGCTGGAACATGGAAGCGGAAAACAAACTGAGTGACAGGCACTATCGTTCAGGCGAGCCTTGGGCCGCAGTGGACTTTGAAAAGATCCAGAACTCAACAGGAGAAGAAAGTGACGTTATCCCTAGCTACGTTGAGGTTAATTTTAATAATGTTTGTAATCTCATGTGCAGTTATTGCAGTCCGCAATTCTCTAGCAGCTGGCAACAAGAAGTGGATCGATCAGGCGGCTACCCTACTGCTCGTGTTCACAATGATCCTGGGCATTTTGGTGGAGATCGCCGGGTTATACCAGTTAGAGAGCATAACCCTTATGTAGACGCATTCTGGGAGTGGTGGCCTACTTTGTACCCAGAACTGGTGCATTTCCGCATGACTGGGGGCGAACCCTTGTTAGACAAGAACACATACAGAGTGTTTGATCATGTGTTGGAGAACCCATCTGCCAAACTACATTTGAATGTAACATCAAACTTCTCAGTGGATGAAAAGTCATGGCAGAAGTACTTGGGGTATGTCAAGCAGTTGTGCGACGGGCGCATAGAACACTTCATGCAGTACGTGAGTTTAGACGGCTGGGGCTCACAAGCAGAATACATGCGTCACGGTATGGACTTCAATTTACTATGGGACAGGGTAAATCAATTTCTAACAGAAGTACCCAGCTACAACAGTCTAACGTTTATTGTGACCATGAACAATCTATCAGTAACCAGCTTGGAAAACCTGTTTGCTGGCATTCTAGGTCTGCGTAAAACCTATAGCAAAACCTATCAACGTGTGTGGTTTGATACACCTGTACTACGCGAACCGGCTTGGCAGAGTTTGCAAATACTGCCAGAAAGCTATGCTGAACGACTGGAATATCTCTGGGCGTGGATGATACGTTGGACAGAAACTGCCGAAGATCCATTCCACGGATTCAAAGACTACGAACTTGCTAGACTGGACAGAGACATTGCATGGATGCGAGCAGGCCAAGGACAAGATCATTCCGCAGCAAAGGCAGACTTTTATAGATTCTTTCGAGAACACGATCGCCGCAGAGGCACTGACTTTTTAAAGACCTTTCCAGAAATGAAAAGCTGGTGGGCAGAATGTGCATATCATGCTAGGAACACATAAGCTCATAGTAGACGAATGGGCCGAAGTCTGGGACTTGCTCAAGCCATATGCTGACAGCAGTTTTTGGCAGTTGCCCAGCTTGGATCCTGCCAATGTGTATGTTGTTGGCCGTGTGATATTGAAAGACAACTGGCAGACAATAACTGACTGGGCCACTCAGCACCCTGGACGCATTGTGTTCTCCAACCCTGCAGAAGGATCAGAAACCATACTGCTACAGCTCAAGCGACTGCGCATTGCTGACTTGGTCCAAGACGGGCGCATAGGACTGTTGACGTCTGGGGATTTAGAACCAGGGTGGAGCTATTGTAAAACAGACTGTTACTTTTCAAACATAGTGGAATACACAGAAAACAAATCGGCGCAACTACAAGCTGACATGGATTCAAAAGCGCATCGCCCATATGATTTTCTTTTTTTAAATGGCCGCCTGCGCCCACATCGCAAAGCACTGATAGACGGCCTGCGTGAAAATCAGCTGTTGGATCATGCATTATGGACCAACCTGGGCAGTTCTGTTGAAATGGCATTTACTTCTGCACTGCAAACCAATCAGCTTGAGCCTATTAGACTGTTGCCCCCAGAATATGAAATTGAACGTGCTGTACCCAACATGGAATCAGCGTATGCACACAGTTTTTGCAAGCATCATTTGTTTGGCAATACCTGGGGCGATGCCATTGTTAATCCTGCTTGCTACACAAGCACATGGTTCTCAGTGGTAACAGAAACCATATTTGATTACCCGCACACATTTAGAACAGAAAAGATATGGAAGCCCATATTAATGGCACACCCATTTGTGGCAGCTGCCAACAGGGGTTACTTGCGAGACTTGCGCAACGCAGGATTCCGCACGTTCCACAACTACATCGACGAATCCTACGACCAAATTGATTGTCCAAGCAAGCGAATAGATAGTATAATAGCAACAATTGGCGAGATCTGTCAGAACGGTGCTGCTGAATTCTGGACAGCCGCCCAGGATATCTGTAAATATAATCAACAGCACCTAGTGGAGCACAATCAATTGGAACGTGCCCAACTCCCCATCAATTTAGAAAAGTATTTAGATGAACGATCTTGAGTTCCGTCAGCAAGTATTAGACCCTCTCTCAGCCAGCTTTTGTGCGGCAAAATGGTATAACGCAACCATTTGGTTAGGAAGTGGACAGACCACAAGTTGTCATCACCCGCCAGCTCATTTGATCGACAAAGATAAAGTCAGCATCAACCCTAGGCTACTGCACAATACTGATCAAAAGAAGGCAGATCGCCAACAAATGATCAACGGGGAGCGTCCCCCTGGCTGTGAGTACTGTTGGAAAATAGAAGACATGGGTCGCAATGCCATTTCAGACCGTGTGTATAAGAGTAAGATATATCCCATAGAGGCATTACATGAAGCTAGAAATACACCATACACTGAAGACGTCAACCTCCGTACACTTGAGATCGCTTTTGATCGCACTTGTCAGTTTGCTTGTAGCTATTGTAATCCAGCTTTCAGTTCAACATGGGTTAAAGACATCCGACGCAACGGAGCTTACCAGAACTTGGTCAGTGATGGTCGCAACCATTTTACCCATGATCATGCTAACGCACAACTTTGGGATTATGGAGAACACAATCCTTACATTGATGCATTTTTTAAGTGGTGGGAGTCGGATCTGCATCGCACACTGCAAGAGCTCCGTATCACAGGAGGAGAGCCCCTCATGTCTGGTCACACATGGAAGCTCATTGACTGGTTTCGAACAAATTCAGGCAAGAGTTCAACACGCCTGGCTATCAACAGTAACCTAGGCACAGACGTAGACATTGACCGCTTGCTAGATGCAACGCAAAACATGGCAATTGACATATACACTTCAAACGAAGCTGTGGGTGTGCAAGCAGAGTACATACGCGACGGGTTGGTCTGGGCGGACTGGATGAACAATGTCAACCGCTTGTTAAGTTCCAAGCAGTTCCGTAGCATACATGTGATGTGTACCATCAATGCCCTGTGCCTAGACAGCTTGGATCAATTGCTAGAGTGCATAGTGAAATGGAAGCTGGAGTATGGGCGTGATGCTATATCATTCACACTAAACATCTTGCGTTTTCCCAGCTTTCAAAGTCCGTTGATACTGCCTGCGGAGTTGAAAACACACTACAAAACAGTGTTGGAAACTTGGCTCACAAATCACAGCCACAGTGAATACCTGCACGAACACGAAATCAATCATTTACAAAGATTGATTGATTACCTGGATGTGGTGAAAACACCGCATTCAGACACATTTGAAATGCCCAAGCTATTGAATGATTTCAAACAATTCCACACACAGTATGACCAGCGTCGCAACAAAGACTTTGGCACAGCGTTCCCAAATCTGCAGGCCTGGTATAATTCACTATAATTCACTATAATGTCATATAATTACAACTCTACAGATCTAGTAAGACCCACAGAATTAACTGAGCGTGAGGAATTCTTACTAAAAGATTCAAAGACATTTTGCATTTATCCCTGGATCCATTTGCACGCCTATCCCACAGGCGAGGCATATCCCTGCTGTCATGCTGAAATGAAGCCAGGCATAGTAGGCAACTGTAGAACAAATACCTTAGAAGAAATATGGCAGGATGCACCCATGCAGAAGCTACGTGCAGACATGCTGAGCGAAACGCCACACGCTGCCTGCACACGTTGTTATGAGCAGGAAGAATCAGGATTCTTTTCAGGCCGTAAGAGTGCCAACAAACATCACGGACATCACATAAAGAAGCTGGATCAAAATCCTTTTGAAATGACCTACTGGGACATTCGTTTCTCAAACTTGTGCAATCTAAAATGCCGTAGCTGCGGATACATATTCAGCTCACAATGGTATCAGGATCAAGCCAAACTTGCTGGCGGCGACTGGAAAGCCCGCAACACAGTGCTAAACTATGCAGGGCGTACTGAAACTGACATGTGGGAACAATTAAAGCCTCATTTGGACTATGTGGAACAGATCTACTTTGCTGGCGGTGAACCCTTGCTTATGGCGGAACACTACAATATTCTAGACGAGCTGGTGCGAAGAAAACGCTTTGACGTTAGACTCATATACAACACCAACTTCACACACACGGATCTCAAGGGTCGTTCAGTATTTGAATACTGGCGCCAGTTCGATTCAGTTGCTGTGGGTGCCAGCCTGGATGCGTCGGGCGCACGTGGGGAATACATTAGAAAAGGCACAGACTGGGCCGTAGTAGAACAGAACAGACGTGATATGTTGCGTGTGTGCCCTGAAGTGGATTTTTACATTTCACCTACCTTGAGCATAATGAATGCCTGGCACCTGCCTGATTTCCACCGTGACTGGGTGGAAAAAGGCCTGATCCGCGCACAGGATTTAAATATAAATATCCTACAAGATCCTGCGCACTATAGAATAGACATTGCCACAGCCGAATACAAACACTCACTCACAGCACTGTATCAAAATCATATCCATTGGCTTAAAGGTCAGGACCCGCTAAATCGTGCCACACAAGGCTTTGAATCAGCCATTACCTTTATGATGGCCACAGACAACACACACTTGATAGATACATTCTGGCGCAAAACAAATGAACTAGATTCAATAAGAAATGAATCAATATTGGATATAATTCCAGAATTGGCGGCACTAAAATGAATATTCCACACGATCAATTTTGCGTATTGCCCTGGGTGAGTTTAGAAGCCTCTCCCATTGGCACTGTACGCCCATGTTGTCTGGCAGATGATGAACTGACGGATGACTCTGGCACAAAGTTCTCGCTATTGAATGCTAACTTTGCTGACATACAAAACTCACGTGCAATGACACGCCTGCGTGAACAGTTTCTTGCAGGCGAAAAGCCACAGACCTGCCGCAAGTGCTGGATGGAAGAACGTGCTGGCCGCACATCAAAACGCATGCACACCTTGGACAGAATGAAACACATGGGCATATCAGGAGAATGGACCACTGACGCCAAGCCGCTGATGTTCCTGGATTTGAAGCTGGGCAACATCTGCAATTTAAAATGTCGTATATGCGGATCATGGTCATCAAGCCAATTTGCCACAGAAGAATTAAATGACATGCATCCAGATGACGATAAGAAAAAGACATTTCCCTATCAGATGCTGCGAGCAGGTGCGTGGCCCAGGGAAAATCAATCATTTTGGACAGAAATTGATGCCTGTTTAAATGACATACGCTACATTGAATTTACAGGTGGCGAGCCATTCATGATTGATCAGCACTTTGACATGTTGCAGGGCATTGTGGATCGCGGAATTGCACATCAAGTGGAAATACACTACAACACAAATGGCACACAATGGCCTGCTCGCGGCCCGGACATCTGGCGCCATTTTAAAACAGTAGAAGTGGCGTTCTCAATAGATGATGTGGGTGAACGCTTTGAATATCAACGCACCAATGCAGACTGGGCATTGGTGCTGGACACAATCACAAGTTTTCAATATCTTAGAGATCAACTGCCCAACCTGCGTTTACAATGCTGTAGTACCGTGAATGTGTTTAATGTGCGGTACATTGATCAACTAGCACACTGGATAGCACTGCAACGCTTTGACTTTGTGTACTGGAACATGATGCATGATGCCTGGTACTTTTCAATTGCCACACTGCCTGACACAGCCAAAGCTGCTGTCACAGAACACCTACGTTCAGCAGATGTGCCCGCACAATATCGTGAGGAGTTTGATAGAATCACAGACTTTATGAATGGGGGTGCGTCAACGGACGGCTTTATGTTGCGAATGAAAGTACGTGATTTAGATCGCAAAAGAAAACAAAATTTACGTGATGTAGCGCCAGAATTTGCTGAAATAATTGGGTATGACTATGACCAGTAATCTGGTATTGATGCACGACACCAGACTGGTTCCTGCCAATTTGTCAAGGCATTTTCCTGTGGACTATGAGTTTTTTGATCCTGGCAAAACATATCCCAGCAACACAGTTTTTGTTTATGATCATTATCTCAGTGAAATTGCAGTCAAACAGCATCTTGACAGTCATCTGCAAGCTGGCTACAGAGTAATATACGACAACAAAAATGAACATTGGTTTACCACTGACCAATGGTGGATTGTTGAGCTGCTACAAAAATATCCACAACAACACCTTTTGTTTAGTTTGGGATCACAGCCTGGCGCATTGCCTGGACTCAGAGTGCAGGCTGTGCCTGCTTGGATATGGCTGCGTTGCCGAGACTATTGGGAAAAATTGAACTATCACAATATTGCATATACTCCAACTGCACGGTATAAAACATTGTGTATGATCAACTACACACGACCCTGGCGAGACCTGGTGTGGCAAGCATTGAATCCCATGGAGGCAGATGTGATGCGTAGTTATTTGTCCCAGGGGATCAGCATGCCCGACGATGTTACAGGTGATGGACACTTGTGGCAGGTAAATCCACGTTGGTTTCATATTTCTGCAATGAGCTTGGTGTGCGAAAGTTCAATTGGTGCTGTTTCTGGAGAAATTTCAGTCACTGCACCGTCAGGTGTGTTTGTGAGCGAAAAAAGTCTAAAGCCCATGGCCATGCAACATCCATTTATTGTGGTAGCAACCCCGGGTACCCTAGCAGAGATACAGAGTTTTGGATTTGAAACATTCCCAGAGTTATGGGACGAAAGCTACGATTCAATTGTGGACTTTGGTCAGCGATTAAACGTCATTATGCAACAAGTGCAACAGTTTGATACAGCACAATTAAACCAGCTGGTAGTGCAACAAAAACTCCAACACAATCAGCACAGGATTTTTGATCCTGCGGTAACACAGCAATTGCTACAGCAACAGGTGTTGGATCCCATATTAGAATTTTTAAATGAATAAACCTGATACCATGTGCCTGGCACCTTGGGTGCATACCTATCTAAGCCCGCAAACTGAACGGCGCATGTGCTGTGCGTCACGCGAGCCTGCACAGAATTTTCGGCAGTACATAGACACTGAGTCAGGTACTGGTCAGTATATTCCTGTCACACTTGAAGAACATTGGAATTCAAATCACATGCGATCAGTGCGTCGCAGAATGATGGCCGGAGAAACTTTACCTGAATGCGAAGTATGCAATGACCGACTCCTTAACACTAGCGTTTACCGCACCTACTTCGATCATTTATTTCAGCACAAACTGCCAGAAGTATACGCTAACACACAGCCCGATGGCACTACGACTATGGAACCTGTTTCATGGGATTATAGGTTCTCAAACTTATGTAACTTCAAATGCAGAACCTGCGGAGATATGCTTTCAAGTGCCTGGGAGAGTGAACAAAAACAGAACAACATGGTCAACTGGGCTGATCCTAAAAACAATTGGATGCGAGACAGTATACGTGACAGCATCTCCCAATTTCAGGATAGTCAAATTGAAGCCGAATTTGCTGCCGCCGTTGAACAACATCGTGTAGAAGAAATCTACTGGGTGGGCGGAGAGCCGCTAATGTACGAACAGCATTGGCGCCACATGAAAAGAATTGTTGAACTAGGAGATGGACCACGTGTTTATGCTAGATATAATACTAATCTCAGCCGTGTGCGTTACGGCGGTGTGGATCTATTTGATGATATCCTGGCGCACATTCGCGATTGGCAAATATGTGCTTCCCTGGATGGAACTGAGCAGATCGGGGAATATATTCGTACAGGATTGGATTATGCACAGTTCTGTCGTAATTTTGAACACGGACTCAAATACGCTACCAACCCTAGACAGATGCGTCTTGACTTTACCCTCACACTGCCCGGCATGTTCGAGACTGGCGCAATGGAAAAGTTATCACAGACGTATGGGGTACAATTGTTAGCCAAAGTGATATTCAGCTTTAGTCCAGACATTGTTATGAGTCCACTTGCGCTGCCCAGACACTTGTTGGATCCATGGGTTGACGAACTAGCAGGCCGCTCCGCAGGTGACATGCGTGATGTACTGCTACAATTAAAGAACCGTCCATGCTTTGAGGAACAATGGCCGGATACATATCGCGCAGGACTTGCAAAAGGCAAAGCTCGTGTGTTACAATTAGAAAGCATACGCACACAGAAGATTACTATGGCAGAAATACTTGCTCAAAGACCAGCAGTGCTAGAATGGTGGAATAAAATTGCTTGATCACATTGAAATAGACCTACGCGGACAAAACAGCCTACTAACTGTGCATATAGATGTGGCGGACAACACACTAAGTCGCAAATGGCTAACCGCGCTAAATGACATCATTAGAACTGATCTTCATTTGGAAAAGAATTACTGTTGGATGGGATGGACTGAAAGTGAACGAAATGCACAATACCTTTGTGAGCAAATTAATGCTAGTATTGATCACATCAATCGAAGTGGTATTGGCTATTGTATTGATTGTGATGCTTATACTGTAGAGAATACCATTGAGCCAGGAATCATTGGCACCAATCTAATCATCGGTGGCGTGGTGCATGAAAAAATGAACAATCTACACAGGTATTTTGAAGACCTACAAGGGTGGTCAGGTGGCATTTCAAATTATTATACTCGTGCAGATCCTGCTACACGCTGGCACATACGTCAACTAAATCTCCTGTGTCATGAATATGAAAGTCTTGTATTGAGCATGCGCAAGGCTGTGCATGCCCCTGAATGGCGCAGACCCTCACAGTTGATGTGTTGGCTTAATGCACCGCGTTTTGCACTAGAACCCGCGGACTATGAATTGTTTGGCGTAGAAACCATCAACAGAACTCTAGGCGGTGTTTATTTGGGTGTAAATAAAGCAGTTGGCAAACATCACTGGGAGGTGTTCAATGATGAAGGTAGGGATTCGCGTGTTGGCGAGCTTGTTACTACAGGACTGCGTGCTCAAACTGAAGCCGCTGGCGACTTTGATATCGAATGGGCCCGTGACCCAGGAGCATATCACTGGCAAATCAAAAAGTTACAAGAATTCCGCGCCTGGCTATTGGACAATGGGTTTGATCCAGAGGACAAAAGTCTCACCATTGGTCACCCAAAGGTGGCACAAGTTGACGTGATGCGAACATTTGGAACAACGGATTATGAAAAGATTTGGGCGCAGTTGGCTCAACATCTTGATGTGTTGAGCATACGTACCGGGTGGGGCGAAGCTACATACAACTATCGCTGGAGCGATCCAGACTATCATGAACAGCAAATAAGGAGATTGAAATGAATTGGATTAGACAAATTTGGGATAGAATTACACTAGAGTATCGTTATCGTAAAAAACTAAAAGAGCTACGCAAAAGAGATCCTTTTATCTACAAATGAAAAATCAGTTACTCACAATAGGTGATAGCTTTACACATGGTGACGAATTGTCAGATGTGTATCAAGCCTGGCCCTATCGTCTGTCAGACAAACTAGGATACGAAGTCCACAATCTTGGACAGTCAGGGTGCAGTAACGCTAGTATTTTGCGTAGAACATTAGAAGAACTTGCGACCAATCATTATGATTTAGTTATTATAGGGTGGACTTATCCGGGTAGAATTGAATGGAAAGATGACATTGGCATAGCGTATGATTTATGGCCAGGTGTGCCCAACGATACTAAATTTTTTAAAGATCATCCTTGGAGAGTTGATTTTTTAAACTTTATAAGTCAACATCACAATTCTGCTTATCTATACCAACAGTATCTGATACAAACAATTTTGTTGCAATCGTTTTGCCAAGTCAACAGCATTGATTATAGAATGTTAGATGTACAATGGCACAATTACTACAGAAAAGTTGGATCAGAAATGCATGATAAGTTAGAAGCAAAAATAGATACAACAAAATTTATAGGTTGGCAAAAGTTTGGTATGAGAGAACTAGTGGCTGATTTACCAAAAGGTCCTCAAAATCATCCGCTAGAACAAGGACATGAGAGAATAGCAAATGAAATCGCAAAACATATTGGGAATTAGTGCAGGCTTTCATGACGCTGCCTTGACCTTGTTAGACCAGCACGGCAAGATTGTGTTTGCCGGCCATTCAGAACGTTACAGCAAGCAAAAAAATGATGCTGATATTTCATCAGCCATGCTTGACGAAATTGACATGAGTCAGGTAGGTACCATTGCGTACTACGAACGTCCGTGGATGAAACAACTGCGTCAATGGTATGCAGGACAGGGTATTGAGTGGAACAAAGTAACCACAAGACAAATACTAGAGCAACAGCTTGGCGCTGACCAAGTCAATGGCAAACGCATTAAAAACTACAATCATCATTTGTGTCATGCTGCTGCTGGTTTTCAAACAAGCCCTTATCCCATAGCCACAGTGGTTGTGATAGATGCTGTGGGCGAATGGGACACAGTGTCAATCTGGGGAGCAATGTATGATAAAAATCTTAAAGCAACGTATACTCGACTTTGGTCGCAGAGTTATCCACATTCAATTGGATTATTCTACAGTGCTATTACTAAGCGCATTGGCCTACACCCACTAGACGAAGAATACATCACCATGGGCATGGCCGGATGGGGAACACCTCGATGGACCGAAGTCATGCGTGATGTACTCGTGGACAATCCAGAACAACTGCGGTTTAGATCAAACTTACACACAGGACTTGATTCAAGTTTTTTAGATTGTGCAACCAATGAAGATATTGCTGCTTCGGCACAACAACTCACAGAGTATCTAATACACCAAGTTATGACCAAGGCCAAAAACTTTGGGTGGAGTGACAACTTGGTTTACATGGGCGGAGTGGCGCTAAACTGTTTGGCCAATAGGAGGTTAGGTGAATACTTTGATAACATATGGATTATGCCTTGTCCTGGTGATGCTGGCAGTAGCCTGGGCGCCGCCGCTCTTGCACACGGCGGTTGTGTTCAGTGGACTAGTGCTAGTCTTGGCCATAATATACCTGGTGATTACCCTGTTTACAATGCCATGGCTGCTCTTCTCACTGATCGTATTGTGGGTGTGGCATCGGGCCGAGCAGAATTCGGACCCAGAGCCCTAGGCAATAGATCATTGCTAGCAGACCCCCGTGGCGCTGACATAAAAGACCAAGTGAATTCGATCAAACGCAGACAAAAATTTAGACCTTTTGCCCCAGTTATTCTGGAGGAGTTGGCTGACGATTACTTTGATATGCCTCGTTGCTGGAGTGACAGTAGGTATATGCAAATTGTCGCTCGTTGCCGGCATCCTGACTTATTTCCCGCTGTTATTCATGTTGACGGCACTAGTCGTGTACAGACTGTGCCCCGCGACGGATCAGGCATAAGAAAGCTGTTGGAAGCATGGTACGCCGAGACAGGTTGCCCTATGTTGCTTAATACAAGTTTAAACATACGTGGGGAGCCAATGGTAAACGACAGAGCAGACGCAGACCGATTTGAAACACTGTATGGTGTAAAGGTATGTTCATGATTATAATTATGGGCGATAGTTGGGGCGTGGGAGAATGGGGATCGGATAAAGATCGCAGTTGTTGTTTAACGGGTCCGGGAATAGGTCAATTGTTTTCTTTGCATGGCAAAGTAATAAATTTTAGTCAGGGCGGTGCTAATAATTTTGAACAACAACAGGAGTTTGAACGGTTGTTGGCAAAATTCAAACCAGATGACAATGATCAATTTTATTGGATAGTTACAGATCCTTTAAGAAATGTTGTACCTAGCACGTTACTAGAAACTGCTTCAAGTATTGAATCTGCCGCACAAGAACTGTTAAATTTGTTTTTTAAAAATATTAATTTCATTGCAACTAGTCGCAATATAACCATTAGGTTAATTGGAGGGCTCTGTGATCTTGAACCTATATCTTACAGCCATTTAAAAGTGGTTGTTCCAAGTTGGTGCAAAATGCTTAATGCAACTCATACATCATCAATTTTTGTAGATGACACAATTAAAGAGCTTGCACCATATATTGCAGCGCATAGGCCTGATTTAAAACATGAATGGACAGAAATAGCCAAAACTGCATTGGACAAAAGAAAAAGTGTTAAGTACTTAGAATCTTGTGGGCTAATAGTGGCAGACCATCCTTCAAGACAAGCGCACAGATTACTAAGAGATTATTTGTCACCGGGCAACGAAAATGTTTTTTAAAAACATTGGTGTTAATATAATGCTAATTCAATCAGTTGATTCTTGTGGGAGTTTGACCTTGCACATACGTGGTGAGCCCATGGTCAACGATAGAGCAGATGCAGATAGATTTGAACGTGAGTATGGTGTCAAGGTCTGTTCATGAATGTGCATGCAATTCATTTGCCCAATCAGGCTCGATGTTTTTTAATTGACAGCTTTTTCCCACAAAGTCATCTAGCCAGCATACATGAAATATGTGAGGCTTTCAGCAAAGAGTCTGTGGCCTGGCAGCATCCTGAGTGGACCACGTATCGTTACATATATCAAAACTGCTCACCTGAATGGCAGTCAGTTGTGGACTATCTAAAAGTTCCCAACCCAGAACTCACTCAAGCACTGGGCTATGCTGTGACATGTGATGAAGTGTTGTTATGGGCAGAGTTTCAAGGCATTGGAATATTGCAACCGCATGTTGAAATACCCGGCGGTAAAAATCTCAGTCAGTTGTATATTACCAAACAGCCAGTGCCCAATAACGGCACTACCATCTATACCGATCAAAAAGAAATATTATGCTTGTTGCCGTATCGTGACAACTTTGGATGGTTCTTTGATGACAGTGGTCGAGTCATGCATGGGCGTGACAATGACGTACCACCAGACATCATACGTTTTACCATGATGATGCACTGGTCTAAAGTGTAATTACAGATAAGTTTCTAAACCGCCACGACGGCGGATATCCTGTGTGCAACAAGATATACCGCCGTCCCAGAAGTAGCTGTGACGCAACTCACATATAATGGGTTCAATCCCATGCTTCCTACAGTAATCAAAAACTTCTTTGTTGTACGCACTAAAGATCACGTGCGATTCATCTAACACAAGACAGTTGACATCAAACACAGTTTCGGCCACAAAGCCAGTCCATTTGGTCAGATAAGTGTTCACAAAGTCTGTGAACTCAGGTGTGGGTGTTTGGCCTTGCACATACCATGCGCCAGGTGATTGTTCGTACTTGAACTTGCCCACTTCCATAGCGGCCCAGATTGAACTGTCCCAGATCTTACATACGTCCCAGCCAGGAAAGTCTTTGGCTAGATCCAAGTTAACATCGTGCTTGCTGGACAGTAACACACCGGGTTTGAGAATAGCAAACACAGCATCACCGTGTCCATCTGTAACAGCTTCGTGTATGCGATACTCTGGACCTAGGCAATTGTCCACAATCCAACGAGTTTGATCAGGACGCAAAAAGTCTGAGTTGTCAAAGAACACATCACGCCCCACACGCACAATACAACTTGCACTTGCACCATTTAGTATGCAATCTGGATCCCAGGCGCTTTTGTGTGGGTTAATGACTGCATCTCCGTAGCCTCGGCAAACGTTATCCAGTTCAGGCATGGCCAACACACGCAACAATTTGCCGCCCAAGGTGATTTGCCAGTCGCGTGGTGTGAGTGGCGGCAGCGGAGCACCTCCTCCTTCAGTTTGGAACCATACAAATTGATCTTTTGCAGGTAGATCTGGACGACGAACTTGAGCTCCAAACTGCTCAATGGTCTTGGACAAGTTAGCAAGATCTTCTTCAGTTTCATGGAGAATCTGTTGCAGTTGATTGCGCACTTGTGGATTGTCTATGAAATCAAAGTAGTCAGGCGAGTAAGCACGACCCACAATTACTTCTTCAAGTGGTTGCCAGCTGGTGTAGGAGTTAACGATATTGCTCATGTATTTTCTCAATCAAGCTATTTAAACGCTTGCTCTTGTTGGCAACAAATAATTGCTGGTTGTGTTCTATGTCTGCTCTGGCAGCTTCGAACAACTGCGGTAACCTGGGTTGAGCGGCTGCTATGCTGTCACGCAAGCTCTCCCAACGCTGTGTGTGGTTTGCAATTTTATCGTAACTGTTATCCAGTATGCCATCAAACACACGATAGCCCAGATCACGCAACACTTGCAAACTACCAGCACCACCGCCCACAAAAAACAACTGCCCGTGTTTGATAGGTTTGAATGTTTTTTCTGTAACAAATGCACCATTTGACTGATCCACATCAAATTGACTTTCCAACACTATGTTACAGTATGCGTTTGCAAAATATTTTGGTTCCATTACAGAATGATTGTTGCGATCGCTATCACTTAGTTCATCGCTGATGTAAGGTGCCTGATCCAGGAACCGTTTGCGATCATAACGCAGCTGACTGATCATATCTACTTCTATTGGGCAGTCGGTATCTTCACCGTAAGGTTCTTCACAATAACTCCAATAACTGTTGCTCAGTATACCAGAGCGATGCAGGTCTGCCATGGCAGTGGCCCGCCACCATTTGTGCAGTCTGCTCAAACAAGTAAAATCTCGTTCTCGTGGCAAGTTGTGAATTTCTAAAGGCGCACTGTTGATGTTGCGCTGATAATACCACAGTTCAAAGTCGTGAAATGTAACAAAGCCGGGCAACTGGTCTGCGGATGTATTACTGCTGACAAATATATAACAGTCTGGTGGCAACAGGTGTTGTTCGGCTAATGCGTCCAGTCTGTTTTTGATTCGTCTAGGACTGTCACCTTCGTGGTACATGAACAACACACGTAACTCACTGCGGTGCAGTTTTTTTCTTACAGCAACTGTCATTAATTCAAAGTAGTCAATGTCAAAGTCAAAGAATCCCAAGCAAACAGGATAGTATGTGTTGGCTGGCAAGCTGTGGTCGATGTTGTGAACTGTTAAATCAATACCATGTTGACCACAGTATTCTTGTATTCGCACAGGAGTAGTGTATGGCCAGTGCTCGCCAAACTGTCTCCAGCCGGGAGTGTAAGGTCTAGCTTCGTGCCGTGCCAGGGCAGGATATATTTTACCTTTGATGGTTTGATCAGCAACAAGATTAAGTTTGTAATTCATACAACATGTTTTGTAGTTCAGGCCAAAGTATGCTAGTCAATCCGCCTTGGTAAAAATGATGAAAGTTGTGTTCTACTAAGGGCACACATGCACGATGAATTTGCTCACGTTCTTTCAACGACAAACTGTCAAGGTCCTTGAGTAATTTTACTACCTTTTCCACACGCAGTTGATCATCGGTTTCTTGGTCGTAACTTTCGTCAAACACAGAATCAAATGTTTTGAAACCATAACTGCGCATGTATTCCAAACTGCCAGCAGGCGCCATCAACACAAACGGCATTTCTAATGCAATGGCCTTGAATGTTTTTTCAGTAATGTGCAATCGACGTCCAAAATAAACTGTTTCAGTTGGCACATACACAAGAGAATCCTGCGCTTCTGTAAAATTGGTAAGCCAACAGCTGGCCATCTGTTGAGTTTCTTCGCCAGCAAACAGTCTAGGCAATTCAGCAGTTCGAAACACTTGCTCAATGTCTGGATATATGTTATTATACTTCTTAGCAATGTCAACAATGTCAACATTTTCATACACACAGACTCGTGGAGCTGAAATGTGATTGTGTTCCAATTGCTGTTTGAACACATGATACAAAAACAACACTCGATGATCACGTTTGCCAGCAACAATCCGATTGGGACTCATGAACGTTTTGGTAGGAGCACGATCACGTGCTCTAGGAATCAAAAAAGACTTATCGTATCCACGAAACCAATCTTGACAGGCCCATCCATGATAAAAATAGTAATGACTTTTCCAGCCATATATATCACACAACTGTTCAACTTGTTCTCCATGCTCGCTAACAATAACATGTCCTTGTGATGTTTTTATTTGTTTGTTTTTAATAATGTTTGCTAAATTTAGATCAGTATAATTTGCAATTAAAAAATCAGCCATGTTAATGTAGTTGCTGTCAGGATCGTTAAGTCTGTACACAACATCAGCCATGCGATCTAACACTTCGTTAAACAATCCTCCATGTGCATCTAAATGAACTGGTTCTTGATCATGAAAAAATATATAATCTTCTTCCTCGATGCCATCATACCCAAAATTCAACAATGCGTTGGGGCTGGTATCACCAGGTGGATCACAAAAGAACATGCGTGTGCCAGGAACATTTTGCTTGATCCAAGGCCAAAATGTATTGTTGTAAATTTCGTCTATTCTAATCATGTTTGATGTTTTTTATTCGGGGAAAAAACCCAATGTTGTGGTGGGAGTACAAGAAGCTGAATCGATTGATCATGCACGTCAGTTGAGTCGCACACGATATTTTTGGTGGATACACTACTTAGCAGATCTCGAGCACTGGGATTTTTCTTGGGAGCCTGTACCGTGGCAAAGTCACCAACGCCACGCCTGGGCCAACCAACATCAACCTGACGCTGGCATATATCTTGTGCCTGCAAACTGGGATGGGCAAGAAACCAATTATCACTCTGCTCCTGCAATACATCACGGGGTTGATGCAAACTACTGGCACATTCCCGGCTGGATTGATGCTACCAGCATAGATCCACAATGGAGTCCAGACCCAATGGATCCACCTTATATCTACGAGTTTCCTGTGGAGTGGGGATGGGATAGAATTGGTGGGCCACAGTATCGAGTTCCTGGTGCTAGTGAAATCAAATACGTCAACGCTTTTGTAACAAAAACTCAGCACAATCCATTGCCTTGGTTTCAGCATTGTGAGTTTAACTGGACTGACGAAGCCTATCGTTGGCGCCCATGTCCCGAAGATCCTCCTTACATCTATGTGTTTGGTAATCAATGGTATCCAGCTGAAGTCATGCCTACTGTGGAATATCGAGTTCCTGGCGCCACAGAACGCAAATACATGGATCTGCGTGTGCAGTTACCAGAACGTCACACTAACCACTGGCACACTTTGCATGATTGCGAATGGGATTATTCATGGGTGCCAGACCCAGGAGATCCACCTTATATCTATGTTTTTGGCAATCAACATTGGCCTGCTGAAAAAATGCCCACAGTGGAATATCATGTGCCAGGCGCTACCGAGCGCAAGTACATGCACATGACTGCAAGATTACTCAGTGACAAAACCAATTGGACCATACACGAATACATCAAACGATGGGACTATTCATGGGTGCCGGATCCAGGAGACCCACCATACATCTACATATGGGGCAATCAACATTGGCCCGGCGAGATCATGCCCACCTTAACATATACAATGCCTGGTGCAACAGATATCAAATACGTAGATGGACCACAACCTGAGTTGGGCAGTTGCATGGGCAATTGGGAATGGTGCGAAGATATCAACGACAGTGAGTGGGATTGGACGTGGGTACCCAACCCCAAGGACCCTCCCTATATCTATGTGTTTGGCAATCAATGGAATCCGCCAGAATTAAAAGCCAGTATCAAGTATCATGTAGATGGTGCTACAGAAGTCAAGTATATGGATCGACGCACCACAAGATTGCCGCAGCCTGATCTTTTTACTAATGTTCTTCCAGTGACGCAGTTTGATTACTCTTGGGAACCTGATCCCACAGATCCGCCAATGACCTATGTGTTTGGTAGTCAGTGGAATCCTGGTGTGCTAGAACCCGCTGTAACATACAGCACTGGAGGCACAGAAATCAAGTATGTAGACAACATAATTGCTCAAGTGGCACCAAACCCTGAGTCCTGGACACTGCTGGACGATGTGATAGAGTTTGACTACAGTTGGAGACCAAATCCCACAGATCCCCCTTACATTTATGTGTTTGGTAATCAATGGCTAAGTGCAGAAGTCCGACCTGCACTAGAGTATCATGTGCCAGGTGCTACAGAACGCAAGTACATGGATCATCCACGGGCTCAACGTCGTGGCAACCCAGAGTTATTTGTGAAGTTACATCCTTGTGCGTTTGATTGGTCGTGGGAACCAGAACCAGGATCGCCTCCTTACAAGTATGTGTTTGGTAATCAATGGCACGCCGCAGAAATCATGCCCACAGTTGAATACAACATGCCAGGTGCTACTGAACTCAAGTATATGGACGAGCCAAAAGCTAAACTACCCGAAAACCCCAATCGACCTTGGTACAATGTAGTTGAGAGCGACATGGATTATTCATGGGTACCGGATCCCGGAGATCCTCCATATATCTATGTGTTTGGCAATCAATGGCACTCAGCTGAAATCATGCCCACAGTAGAATATCGCATGCCCGGCGCTACAGAACGCAAGTACGTGGATATATCCGCACAATTGCTACCTGACTTGACACACTGGCACATACCTGATCATGTTGATGTCACGGACATGGACTTCTCTTGGGTACCTGATCCAGGTGAGCCGCCCTACATCTATCAGTTTGCCACACAGCACCAAAAAACAGGCGGCCCGCAATATCGGGTGCCATGTGCTAGTGAAGTCAAGTATGTGGATATGATGCGAGCCGAAGTCAAACGTGAGGCTGTGCCTATTTTTGAAATTGATCACATGGACGGCAATGCTGGTCAGATCCCTAACGTGGTCAAAAAGATTCGATATTTTGACAACTATAGAGACACTCTAATACGTCTGGCCAAGAGTCTAGTGGGCGAATACGAGCATGTGTGGGTGTGTAGCAGTATATGCGATTACACTGACTTTGATTTTTCATGGCATCCAGAAACATGGCAAAGCACCATGCTCCATGTGTTCCCTAGCAACAAACAAAAGTTTGGGGACACATTCTACATGCATGTGCCTACCTTTGCTGAACGAGCAGAAAAGAAACAGTTGTTAGAATGGTATTCGGTAAACTATGTGTCACGACGGGCAGTGCCACGCAGACCTATGCCTGTGATTGTGCATGATGGCGACAGTCAAGTTGATGCTGTAAAGTCACAAGACTTTGTGGGTCCATTGGCCATGTTTACCAATCATGACTATGTGCCTAGCGACCTTGTTACAGTGCCCTTGTGGCGGCAAGAAACCAAGACTATTGTGCCTGTAAGTTCAGGCGCTGGCAGTGTAGTTGTGCCTAAAGTGGCTGTGCCCTTTATCAAGACACAGTTGTATGACTATCCGCACATAGACAAAACACAACGAATGTTGAAAGACAAGCCATTAGACATTGTGTTTATCAGCAATGGTGAAATCAACGCTAATCGACACTTTGAACATCTAGCCAGTGCGACTTGTAATTTAAAAAATAAACTGCATCGTGTGGATGGTGTGAATGGACGTGTGGCTGCTTATCATGCTGCCGCACAGGTCAGCGGTACACCTTGGTTCTTTGCAGTATTTGCTAAGTTGCAGGTCAATAAAGAATTTGACTGGAACTGGCAACCTGACCGCATGCAACAGGCCAAACACTATATCTTTCATGCCAAGAATCCTCTCAATGGACTGGTATACGGACACCAGGCCATGATTGCATACAACAAGAAGTTAGTGCTAGAGAACAAAGGTCTGGGCCTAGACTTCACACTAGACCAGCCACACGAAGTAGTACCCATCTTGTCAGGCACAGCATGGTACACTGACTCACCGTGGATGGCCTGGCGTACTGCTTTCCGTGAAGTAATTAAACTGATGACCACTTTGCCTGATGTGGAAAGTGAATACCGCTTGAACAAATGGCTTGATATCAACAGCGACGAAGCGGACCCGCAGTGGAGTCGACTTGGTGCAGAAGATGCTGAGGAATATTACAACTCAGTCAACGGAGACTTTGCAGAACTGCGAAAGAGTTATGATTGGGCTTGGCTGGCTAGCTATGCGTTTATTAAACGATCTCTAACAACTGATCAATAATGTATTCTACCTCTAAGTCTGTAAGCTCAGGGTAGATAGGCAAACTCAAACATCTGCGGCTAAGTGCATAACTGGCACTCAACATGTCTGGCCCTTGGTACTGTTGGAATACAGGCAGTTCCTGTAGTGGTTCGGCATAGTGGATCTTGGTTTCAATCTTGCGCAAAGAGAGATTGCGTTGCACAATGTCACGTTGATCCACTTCAATCACAAACTTGTGATAGCAATGTTTGTCAAAATTGCTTTTGTCAATCAATGATCGTATGGGTGACTTTTCCAAGCGGTTCATCCAATAGGCAGCAATAGTACTTCTACGACTTTGCCATGCAGCCAAGTGCCGGGTCTTGATCATCATTTGCGCACAGTCCACCTCACTCATGCGTGAGTTGGTGCCTATTTCGCTGTGCTTGAGATACTTGCCGTTGTTTACATAGTCTCTAGCAAACTCTTGCAGTTCATACCTGTTGGTCACTACAGCACCACCGTTGCCGTAGTTGGCAAAGTTTTTTGTAGGGTCAAAACTTATAGCGGCTGATTCGCTATGTCTATGGCATTTGTCGGCCAACCAGTGCTGTGCGGCATCTTCCACAATGATGTCGCCGTGATTGCGCCAGTGCTGATGAACACTCTGTCCATACAGGCCAACAAGGCACACTGCTTGATAACTTAGGTCTCGAGGCAACTTTCTATAGTCCATTTGCCCATAGTTGTCTGTGTCCAAGATGTAGATATTCCAGCCGGCTCGAATCCAAGCATTGGCAGTGGCTGGATAGGTCAGCGCAGGTATGACCACTGTGGGTGGTGTGATGCCGATCTTGCTTCTAAAGTATTCAGCAATGATCTCTAGGGCATGTGTGCCTGAGTGACACAAGGTAGCATACTTGACACCGTTCTTTCTGCTGATCCAATGCGCAAACTCAGCAGTATAGTTGCCATCCATCAGTTGTCCCGAACGCAACACTTCATCAGTCACGTCCAGGATTTCCTGTCGGAGATTGTTATACTGCTTGCGGAGACCAGTAAACGGAATTGTTAAGCCAGTGGTAGTAATTTTCAAATCCTTCTTGAACATCAACCCGGGGATCAAAGCCTAATACTTGTCTGGCCTTGTCGATATTTAGTGCGCCACGGCTGGGAAAGTCTGCGTCTTTGTCTTTTACTTCTATTGAGCCCGAGCCCACAATGTCAACCACCATTTGGGCGGCCTGGAGGAGTGAGACTGAATGAGATTTAGTGATATTGTAAGTGTCGTTCGCAGCACCCACTTCCAATGCAGCCGCCACAATGCCATCCGCAGCGTCATCAACATAGGTAAAGTCAAGAGTCTCTCCCGCTCCGTTGACATTGAGAACTTGACCACGCATGGCTCGGAGCATAAATTTTGCCACAACACGATCTTCAACATCCAACGGACCGTATACCGCTGAGGGGCGTATAATAACATATTCCATTCCTGTTCGACGAGCATAATCTTTTACCAGCCATTCTCCTGCAAGTTTCATGATGCCGTATTGTCCAATTGGATTGCACGGAGCATCCTCAGTTACCTGATCGTCGAAGTCTCCGTACACCATTGAGCTTGAGATGTACACAAAGCGTCTAACACCGTATCTTTTGGCACTCTCAAGAACGTTGATCAGGCCACGCATCATTACATCAGCGCCGTGTGCAGGATTGGCGTTGACAACTTTCTGACGTGGAAATGAGGCCATATGGACAATCACTTCAGGCTGTTGAACTCTGATCACATAGTCAATGGTGTCCGCAGTTTCAATTGAGGCTGCATACAAAGGATGCCGATCAATCTTGACGGCTCGTTCTTCCATCAAGTAGTCTAATTCGGCCTGTGGAATAATGCCATAGTTGGTTTTGTTGTCAATGATGCTGACTGTGTGACCCTGGCGTTTGAGCCTTTGCACCACATTGTGTCCAATTAGGCCGTAGCCACCAGTTGTTAGTATTTTCATTTGTTTCTCCACTTCATTTGATACCACATATAGACTCGTTCGTCCATTATGGTAAAGTTGCCTGCTCTACTGTAGTCCCAAAAACGCCCATTGATATATTGTCCTGGATAGCCATAAGTTTCGATCAACCAACGCTCTTGCTCTATAGTATGCACACCTTTGTGTTTGTACAGTGTCATTGGCACAAACTTTTCACCATCCCATACCTGCTTGCGCACCGGAGGTGGGAGAACTATATCTGACTCGTCGGCATATTCTATTACTGGTTGCCACCCCATTTGAGCCTCCAGAAACATTCATTCTGTTCGCTGAGTCTGGCCACAATATCATAACGATGCCCGTAACTGGCATAGTCAGTAGTTCTGTGCCAGTAAGGTTTTTCCACAGCATGTTCCATGACGAATTTACCAGCATCACTTTCTTGCCATTCGTAAATGGGCTGTGCCACAAACAGGTCTGGATCTTCAACATCGCCCATGCGGATGGTGTGTACTATAACATCACGGAAACTGATCCATTTACCATCAACCCATTTGGTTTGAGATGGTTGCCAGTGAGTGGGTTTGGTATGATCTTGTGTGATGCCCATGTGCTAGTATAGCACACCGACTATGATTGTGCAACCAAGTCTGCAGCCATTGGAAAGATTGCAGTAATGGCCTGGGCACAAGCACGGGCAATATCCATGTGTTCTTTTTGGGTGCCATTGCTGGCACGAAGTTCGATGTAATGTATCCACGAGCGCAATGTACCGTTCATGTACATGCGGCTAACAGTGAGACCTTCGGGCAACACTGCACGAGCTTGTTCTTTGGCAATACCGTTGTCAATAGCCCACTTGTACTCTTTCTTCACAGCATACAACACACGCTTTTGAGCACGTTCCCACTCGTAAGCAAGAAGCTTCTGCTCCTCATCCTCCATGTCCAAGTCTACGCTGTTCTGTCTATTCCGGGTGTCTTGGAATCGTGCCTCACGTAACACAAACGCCTCATCGAGTTCAGCTGTAGGATCAGCATATCGCTGGGAGAACTCTTGAAAGCTGAAACTTCTGTGACGTAGAATCTGTCGCGCAATGTCACGGGTGGTGACAATTTCCATGCAGGCAGAGACCATTTCGAGTGGGCTCCAGTGCTGGTGCTTGATAAGGTATCTGATGAGTCGTTCGCTTGTGTCTGTGTTGAATTGATTGGCTGGGTTGGACACACGGGCGCAATACGCAATGAGTTCCTGAGCGTCATCAACACCTTGGGATCTAAATGATTCAGTTGGTTGACTGTAGGAAAGTAGCTTAACATTCATTTTAATTTGATAAGAATTTTATCAGTTTCGGGTTGTACAATTTCGGCAACAGCCGCGGCATCAACAATAAAGTTAACGGTATGAAGATCAGCTTCAATTTCACTAAGTGTGCGGCCCACAACAATCTCTAGTTCTTCACTGTCGAGACCCTGGCGCCGCAGTGTCTGCAGATTGATGGTTTTCTGTTTGCCACCTTTCTGCCGAATCACCACTTTTTTAATACATTCAAGTGGAATTTGTGTTTTGGTAACCTCATCAATGAGGTGCTCCCACTTGGCTAGAAATTCGTCACTGAACGGCATGTGCGGTTACCTTGGCAGGTCGACCACGTTTCTTTGCTGGTGCAGCCACAGGTGCTTGCACGGTGTTGTTTACAACCACTCCAGGAAACATACGTTCAGCTTCTTTTTTCATTCTAGCAGCTTCGTTGATCAAGCCCTGTGCGTCAGCTTCCATGCGCTTGGCTTGCGTTAACATATTTGATGCAAGTGTTTTGTCATCCAGTGCATTGGAGGCATCGGCTTGCATGACTGGCATGCCGGCACGTTGTTGAGCAGCTTCTTGTTCTAAACGTTGACGTTTGAACTCTTGCTCGGCCTGGCGCTTTTGCGCAGGATCAACCAAGCCAGAATTTGAATCTAGATCAGCCATGCGTTTGGCAGCATCTTGACCTGATTCCATTTCTTTGACCAGTCGATTGAGTTCGTCTAGCTTGACTGAACTGGTTGTGGTAGGAGTAACAATAACTTGATTGGTAGGAATCTTTTTAAGCATGCCTTCTTTGTGCAATGCTTCAAGGATTGCACGACCATCAGGCAGCAAGCTACGATGTAATGCATTGGCTAATGAAGTTTCTTGTTGTCCTGTTGGACTTTCTAACACTCTCATTACGGTATCATGAATGTGTGTGGGCAACACATCTGGATAAATTACAAGGCACATGTGATCTTCGCCAGGTATCTCTCTGAATATAATTGCGACCTTTCGATCGCCGTGACGTCCTACGTGTTTAAGCATTTTGATCTCCTTGTGCTTGTTGTGCTTGTAGTTGAGCTTGACTATGGTCGAGAAACTTAGACAGTTTGTCATAGAGTCCACCAACAGTGCTCATTTCGGCTGCTTTGAATGCACCCCGATTGCAAGCCGCTTCGAGAAGCGACTTCATTGAAGCCATATCGGCTAGGGTAAGTTGTACATTTTCCATACAGATATTTAATATATAAACATCTGACGGAAATGTTTTTATGGGGTATTTTGGAAGAATTTGTTGGCCTTTTGGACAGCCTCTTCAATGGTCAGCGCAGGCACTATCACAAATGCCTGGTTGCTCACTATCTCCATGTCGTAAGGTATGCTACCAGTAAAACAAAAATCTTCTGGCACTTCCACCTGCACTTCAAAGTCCTGCATGCGGCGTGCTCGATCAATTACGTCAAGATGATCGCTCACAGGATCTTACGCTCGTGGATCAGTGTTTCAAAGGTATCCCAGACTTTTTGGAACTTGCGTTCGTAGTAGTCAATCAGGACCTTGGTGTCTTCAATGCTGGCACCTTGATCAATGTACATTTGCAAATCATTCGTGATCTTCCAGCACTCCATAATTTCTTGCTCAAAATCAAAACGGTCACTCATTTGAACTCCTTTAGTTCTTTGGGTTTCACAAAAATAAAATTATGCACTCGGCCATCCAGCTTGATAGGCAAATCCAAATGCACACTCACACGCGGACCTTCTACTAAGTTTATCTGCGTGTCATTGCCTACAGTGCCTCGGAATGGAATTTTGTTCCAAGTGCCTTGCACACGGTCTCCTATAAACCAAGTTGGCTTATATCCCACACGATTAAAATAATCAGTTTGATTACCCACGGGGCTGACTCCATTCATCACGTGCCAGTTTGAACTCTGCATACACTCGGCGGAGCATGGTCACCACAGGAATAAAGAAAAAGCCCGCAATAAATCCATACAGCAACCACTTTACGGCTTCCCATAAATCCATCATACAATTTGTCCTAGTCCTGCATAGATAAGTTGATCCAGCTCTGTTTGATAATCTGTACGACCCATTCTGCGTTTAAGCCAAATAGCGTTCAACAAATCTTTGGCACCATGCGAACTGTCAACAGGCAACTCGGCTCTAGACTCTAGTTCTTCTAAGAGATCTTCAGTATCAAAGTCACCAAGATCAACATCTACTTCTACTTCTGTGGTAATAGTTCTATACATCTTCAATTCCTAATGTTGCAGGAGCATGATCCAACACATCTTGATCATCGCGGCGATAAAAATGCGCATCTGGATCTGTTATGGTCACACACAAATCACTGTGAGCGATGTCGTAGTCAACAAAGTCTCCACTGCTATTGTATACTCTAAACAAATAGGTGTCAAGTAATGCACTGTAGATCAAATGCCCTTCCACGCCGTTTGCAGATTGTGTCATCTTACTTTTCCTCGTAGTAGGCGTATTGACCCCAGGGCGGAACAATGCTGTCGGTGCCATGCAGTATCCATACAGTGTCTGCATAATTCTCATCACCCCACGAACCAAACGGGTAGCCGTCTGTAAACACAACCAGACGCTTGGGCTCAATTTCATTTTCTTTGAGATAGCGGAAGATAGCATCAAAGTCTGTTCCGCCGCCACCTGCGACTTCGTAATCACAAATACCGTCCAAATTGTCCGAGTCGTATTGTGCAGGGTTATAACACTCGGTATCAAAGGTAACCACATGGATTCGGTATGCAGGGAACGATTCCATGATGCCTTGGATTTCGCTTAAGAAGTCCTTGAGCATGCTCTCGCTAATGGATCCACTTGCATCCAACGCCACTGCAATATCAATCATAGGATCCAGCTTCATGCCTGGCATCACAGCATCCATGTGCCAACCTTTGCGGCTGGCTCGCATCCATGTGTAGTCTGACTTGATGGTTGACTCCAATTGCATACGGAGCAATTCGCGCCAGTTCATCTTGGGCTCGGTCAAGTCCTGAATCAGACGTTTGACACCTGCGGGCAAGTTACCTGCTCCATCCACTGTAGCGGCAGCCGCTAACATGGCTTCCTTGATCTCGTCCTTAATTGCTTGACGCTCTTCGGGTGTGAGTTTGGGGCGACCCTTGCCTTTGCCTTCCTCGTCTCCGTCTCCGTCACCATCTGCGGGATCGCCATCACCGTCCAGATGGTCGTCCAACAACTTGTCAACAAGGTCGCTCAAGTTAATTTTCTTGGCGTTCTTCATCAAGTCATCATACACTTCCTCCGAACTCATACCCTCATACTTCTTGTCATACAGGCAAGGCACGGAAGTAATGAACTCACCCACATTGTGCTTTTTCAAGTCTGCGTTAACACAGAAGTCATTGGCAACGTTCCAAATCTGCGGGTCCCGCTCGCCACGGCGTCCAAAGTGGTCATACACACAATGCAACACCTCATGTCCAAACAAGAATTCAACTTCTTTGGGCTTGAGCAATTTAATGAACTTGCAGTTATAGTAGAAATTGCGTCCATCCGTTGCGGCAGTAGGACACCATTCGTCAGCGTTCACCAACTTCAAACGAGTAGCAAGATTGCCAAAGAAACTGGCCTTAAGCAACAAACCCACACGGGCAGTAATCAATTGTTCACGCACCTCGCGATCCAGTTTGGGATCCATCTTGCCCAATAGATTTTTAAACTTGTCTGCTTCTTTGGAGTCAGCAGTGGTGCCTGCTTTGGCATATAACATGTCTGGATTGAAATATTGCATGGGCTGTTCCTTAGTTGATGTGTATATTATAGCAAAAGATGATTTATTCGTCAACTTACGACTTCAGTATTAGTTGTGGGTCTGTTCAGGTATTTGAGCTGGAACCAACTTTGTGCGGCTTCGCTAAAGAAGTCAACATGCACTTGCTGTTCGTAGTGCATGCTGGGACCGTCTTTGTATGGATGCTCGTTTGCAACCAAGCCACGATGGTGCCGATACGTGAAACCCATCTCTTTTCGAAGCTGAGTCCGCAGTGCCATTTTCATGCCAAAGTCTCGAAGAATCATGGCATAGATGTCCGACCACTCTCCGGGGTTGTGAAAGATGATCAAGTTCTTTTTGACAGTTACTTTGGACATACTCTAAAAAGAGAGAGCCGTGTAGTCCACAGCCCGTGTATTTAATCTACACAGCCCTCTCTTATATTAGGCTGATGCCTGCAAGATGTACTTGCCGTATTTGCTGTGGAACTCGTCAAAGTTCTTGAGCTTGGTGGGCAAGAACGGCAAGTCGTATGTGGTAAGTGCAATACGAGCACCCATCACAGTGAGCTCAGTCTCAAAGTTCTTCATCATGAAACCCAGGAAGTTATCCGCCATCTCATGGAACTTCTTGTCCTCAACCTTCTTCTCCACTGCATCCTTGAGCTCATAGCACATGGAGATAACCAGTGAGTACATGGCACTGACCTCTTTCACGTTCAAGTCCTTGACCTTGCCTGCCAACACATCTGCAGGGTTGGGCATCTTGCTGGACACCTTGCGGTGGGCCATGAACTTAACTGCAAGACCTTCGCCCACAGTACCAGCAATCAAGTTGGTAAGGGTATCATTGTCTCCATCCTCGTCCTCCAACAGCTGGCTCACAAAGGTCCAGGTACGTGGAGTAGCAAAGGCACGGCTAGAACTCTTGGCATCAAAGTCGTACAAGTCCTGCTTGGCAAAACTCAAGTAACCCACCACGTCCTTGTGGATTTTGTTTTTAACAGCCCAGTCTTGGTAGCTGGCAAAGTCCACTTTCATTTCCTGGTGCAGGAAACGGTTTGCAAGCGGAGTAGGCATGCGGTAGGTAACACCCTTGTCCGACTCACGGTTACCTGCGGCAACCATCACAACGTTCTTGGGCAAGTGGTACTTGCCAATGCGTCGATTCAGAATCAACTGGTATGCGGCACTCTGCACTGACGGAGCCGCAGAGTTGAGCTCGTCCAAGAACAGTACCACAATGGGATACTGGCTGGCAGTAGCCTCATCAGGCAATTCCACAGGAGGTGCCCAATCCATGACACCTTTGTCTTTGTTGTAATAGGGAATGCCACGGATGTCTGTGGGCTCCATCTGACCCAAGCGGAGGTCAATCATGAGTCCGTCAAGTTCTTTAGTAATGCCCTCAACCAGCTCTGACTTGCCGATGCCGGGAGGACCCCACAGGAACAACGGACGCTGAACTTTAAATGCTTTGAGCAGGCTTTTACGTGCCTGGACGGAATTGACGGTGCGGGTATCTGACATGGGCTGTGTCCTTAAAATGTGTTAGTAAGCCGTTAGTATAACTGAAGTTGATTTATTGGTCAACTATTGCAAGTCTCAAAAGGACTAAACAATTCTTCGTGATTGTCGCTTTCTTGCGACAGTTGTTCGTAGACCCACTCCACAGGGATCTCAAGATATCGTGCAATGGCACGAGGTTCGTGGCCTTCTTCCAGCATGGATTGGATGTCAATGCTAAGTTCGCTCATTCTACTCATTATACAGTTCCTTCAAGGTAAGGTTGAATTCGTTTGGCTTGACGGAAATCTTTTTCGGTCCACAACAGCCAGCTGTCAATGTCTTTTCTAGAGTCAGACAGTGTCATGTAATAACAAATATGGTGTCCACTGGGTGATTTGGCAAGCAGAGTATTTTTATAATCTTCGTATGTGACAGCGGCTGGATTAAACACCTTGACAAGGCGAGTGTAAGGATCGTAAAAATGCGTCTGTGTGACCAGCTCCACGTAGAAATCTCTTAGTTCAGAAAAATTACTCATTATGCAGTCTCCTTCATGCAATATTCAAACAAAACCCACTTGGCGCGGTTCAAAAATTGACGAGCATAGTCGGCACGCTTGGCGTTAACCTTACCATATTCCGAGTCGATCATTTCCTGGGCATCACTCATCAAACTGGCTACCAACGTAGCAGGACTAGAATAACGATAGATCAGGTCTTGCTCAACTTCTTCGCGCAATTCTGCTTCGGTCATGCCATACATGTGGATATCGCGTTTTTGACTTTCATTTAGTTGCTTCATTCCAGGCTCCTTTTTGCTTTGTATGCCACTATTGTAGCAGATAGGGATTTATTGGTCAAACCAAAAAAAAAGCCCTACATGTTGTAGGGCTATTGTAACACTTGAGTATTACCTTTTGAAATGTAGTACTCTAGTATTACATTGGGATCAAATGCTCCAGCTCGCTTTGCCCATGCACATCAATGATAAAGTGCAGTCTTGGATGTGGGCTGTTATTTTTTACCCAGTGCTTTAGACCTGCGTTGAAAAAATAAACACGACCGTCTGCTGGTAGGTGCTGTTCTTGTATGCCTTGTTTGGTTAGCATAAACATACTGACGTCAGGGTGAGTCAGCACAGGAATGTGAAACCTTGTGACATAACTGGGGTCATAATCAAAGTGCGGTTTGATTTCGTGACCTGCTCCTAGGTATGCCAGTCTTGCTCTAGTAATTCGACTGGTAAACATGTCAAAAATCCGTTCAATCTCACCAGTCACCATGTTGGTGCGTACTCCGTAGTTGAGATCGTCAGCTTCGGGCACATACCGAGGATCATTGGGATCCTGACGCTTGACTCGTTCTATCATGGTTGTGGCTTTAACTTCCACAGGCCCACGGCTTTTTGATTTGTCAAACTCAGTAAGTTGTATCTGTCTAAATTTTTCACTTTCCAAACTGGGTGCATCTGCTTCTTTAAACAAATTATCCAAGGTCCATTGGTTGGCTTTGATGAATGGAGTGAATGCACCATCAGTACTGGCCTTGACATCAACATAGTGATCCCAGTCTAGGAGACTGTTGTCTTTCAAGTGTTTGATCAATTGTGGTGTGTCTATGTGAAAATTGTTCAGATAGCCAAACGCTGGAAGTTGTTTTCGTGTTTTCATTGTTTGACCAGTCTAATTAAATATCCAGCAACATCAATTTGCCACCACTTTAGTCCAAAGCGCCAGTCACTGGGATTGGCATGATGATTGTTGTGCCATCCTTCGCCCCACACAAGTACACCTAAAATAGGATTGTTAACACTGGTATCTTTGCCAGGATAATCTTGCCAGCCTATGGTGTGACCAATGTTGTTGATCAAACCGCCTGCATGGAATAAAAACAAAGCAGGCACCAAGTGAGCATAGACCACAGCCATTGGATCTATAGCATACAGTATCACAGCATACGCACCGTGTATGGCCCAATAGTAATTGTGCATGAATGCATGAAATCTACTGCGCATGAGATCAGTAACCATTCTAAGACTGGGCTGATTGAACATGATTAAAAATTGCACACGGAAGAATCCTTTGTGCAAGGGACTGTGGGGATCGCGTTCGGTATCCACAAATTTATGATGTTCACGATGTATGGCAACCCAAGCAATACTAGAGCCCACTCCACCGAGAGTGCCAATTATGGTGCCAAGGTATTCCCACCAAGCAGGTGCTTTATAACTTCTATGACTCAATAGTCTGTGAAAAGTTGCACTGGCACCAATACTGCCAGTTACAACGTATACGCCAAACGCTACGGCCCATTGCCACCATTCACCATTCACCATTAGGCACACCAAGGCAGCTATGCACATGGTTTGAAAAACAAACAACCAGTTTATGCGTTTCATGATCTTACTACCTCGCCATAGATTCTTCTAGTGTTGTTGCCACCAGCCAAAGAAACAATCTCTCCCGGTTCTACATCTCTAGTAACAGTGATTCGAGGATGTAGTTCAGCATTACTACCAATATTTGGTCCGCGCTCATTGTTAAATTTGCCGTACCCTACAATTGCAGTGTCAGGGTGAATTAACACATTGTCACCTAATGTTACTCTACTACAAATTTTTACAAATTCATGTAGGATGCAATTTTTTCCAATAGTGGTATGATGCGCAACAGTAGTAGAATTATGTATTCGGCTGTGAGCACCAATCTTTGTATAATGTGCTACTCCGGCGTTGAATCCAATATAGCACCCTGGGCCAATTTCTGCTTCGTCATACACCTCACTGGCTGGATGTATCAGCGTTGCACAGTTGAGTTTATGTTGATCAATCAGATCAATATACGCAAGTCTTTTGGATTTCGATCTTAGATCAAGACTTGACCAAGACATTCCAACAAAAAAATCATACTGGTCTCGAGCAGCCTCAAAATCAAACGAGTCTTCGCTTCCAATCACAGGCAATCCATTTTTAGTATCAGTGTTCCTGTAATAATCACTGTCAACAATACCTGCAACGGGTATGTTACGAAGAGTACACACTCTTATAAAAATTTCTAAGTTTGTACTGGTGCCTAAAAAAACAATTGGTTTGTGCATGCGATTATTTAAGTTAGTGTGCGAGCAAATAAATATTTCATATGAAAATCTCTCGCTCCTTGATCGACCCAGTGGCACTCAGTTCCGTTGGCATGTTATTTCCAATTTGGACAGTGATCTGGTTGACAATAAACTGGTCATGGACTACATTTTTTGTTGTGCTATTGACCAGTTGGTTTATGGGAATTCACATCACTATGTTTGCGCATCGCGCCTGGTGTCATCGCGCCTGGAAACCTAGTTCAGTAGTTGATTTGTATGGACTTGTTGTATTTACCTTGTGCCTAGTAGGCAACAGCATTGGATGGGTGGGAATTCATCGCGAACATCATGCACATTGTGACACTGACCGTGATCCACATTCTCCATATCATAAGAGTCGGTGGGCTATTCAATTTTTGAGCTATTTCAATCAAGTCAAAACCAAATACATTGTGGACCTTGGTAGAGATTCTCGCCATCTTTGGTTTTATCATTGGTACTGGGCCCTCAACATAGTTTGGTTTGCATTGTTATTTGCAATTGATCCTGCCCTGGTAGGATTATGGATAGCAGTAATTGGACTCACAGTGTTCAAACTTCACACAATCAATTCATTGTGTCATCGCACACCTTGGTTCTTGCTACCTATACACAATGATGACACCAGCAGTAACAGTGTGCTGATGGTGTTATTAAACATCAACAATGGCGAAGCTTGGCACAAGAACCATCATCAAAATGCAGCCAACTATAGATTCAGTCAACGCTGGTATGAAATTGACCCACCTGCCAGAATAATTGAACTACTGGCGCAATTCAAGCTGGCCAGTATCAATCGCTGACCCATCAAATGGGCTAACATAGCCCATGGCTCTCCACAACAGACGGTTTTCAATATTTTCAAATGCAGGACGAGCATGCATGCTCAACCACTGGCAATTGATAATTATTTCATAGTCTTGCCAATGATGAGCGTACTGGTACTTGGGCTGAGTTAGAAATTTGTACAGATAACTGAACCATGCTTGTTGTCCAGCGTTTGGAACTGGTGTTTTGCCAATATAGAATATTGGATTTTGCATGGGTGACCAATGGATGCCCGTGGCCCCTGATTTGTTTTGAGTAACAAATTTGTTAAATCCTGTTCTGCCTTGATAGTTAACGTCTGCAGCCATAGGCCCGTTATCTGTACTGCCTGAGTAATTGTAATAACACATGAGCTGATCCAGACTTCTTAATAGTCCAACTGGTGTATCGGTTGCTTGCCTAAGATCGTTTAATGCTTGTATGCTGTTGGTAAATCCTGTGATGCTGCCTTCAGTATGTTCTACCCCGTACAAACACAAAGCATCGGGACGTTCTGCGGCAGTTCTTCCTGGTTCGTTGCAGTGCCAAGGCAAATCATCTGGCATGCCAAATAATCCAGTGATTTCACCGTGGACATCTTTCTTACCAGTGACTCTGATAATTTCTTTGTTGGTTTGTTCGACAAATATTTTTTCTTTGGCTGGAAGATCGTTATTGAGATCATCAAACACACCAGAAGTAAATTGATGATATTGATCAATGGTTAACGGTTGCGTGTTATGGATTACAACCAGCAAGTTGGTATAAGGTAGCGTTCTTAATTGATCGCGTTCGGTGCTGTTTACATCTAGCACGTTTAGTTGATCTACATGCACTACCCAGCCGTTTGGATCTAAAGTTAATTTCATAATTGTAATAAAATTACCGGTTACGACTCCGGTGCTGAACTATGGTGTCAGCCGTTCTGATCTGTACCCTATCACTTCACCATACTTTCACAAGCAGAGGGCTAGGCAGAAAGCCGCCTTTAATCTACATGATGCTCAGTTTTGAAATTGCCGTTTTGCAAGCCAATCCGTCCACCTTCTGCTTCAATGCGTTTGTACACATCTTCCAACAAGATAGGCGCAAAATCAGTCTGCTCCACACATACGCAATGATACCGCACATCCAGTTCTGTGCCATACAAGATCTCTCCTGTACGGGCATCAACACCACGAGCTTTCTTAACTCGAGTGGCGTGCAAGTGTCCGTGGATGTTTACACCAAAGCGACCCAAGCTAGATTCATGCACAGGAATGTGACTCAAGATCATTCCGTTCAACACATGATATGCTCGCAATTCACGAAAGTACCTGCGGTACTCATCATCACGGAAGATATCATGGTTGCCGCGGATCAATACCTTGTCGCCGTTCAAGCGATGTAACGTAGGCAATGCCTTGCGGTTAATAACCACGTCACCCAAATGGTAGACCTTGTCTGATGGACGAACACGGTCGTTCCAACGGCGGATCATTTCCTCATCCATCTCTGCAGGATCATCCCACGGACGCAATTTCACAGTGTCATCATCTGGGTGTGTAAACTTGCACACGCCAACATGACCAAAATGCGTGTCGCTTACCAAAAATGTTGCTGGCATCATGTGCCTCCTTTTTATTCTACTACTTTACAATAACGGCACTGAAATGCAAATGCTAATTTTTGATGAGTTTTTCTCTCACCATTGTCTTGCCATTCGTATTCAATCCAGTCACCGTCTACTGTGACAATTTTGACTTCGCGGTTACTGCCGTCGGCAGGTGCCCAGCGTTGACCGCTTGCAAGCTCGTCGGCCGGGAAGAAGTGGCCACAAACAAGGTTGCGACCGTTTACAGTTTCAATTCTCATTTTGCACTCCTTTCTGTTAATGTGTAATTATAGCAGATCAGGAATTTTTGGTCAATCACACTAAAGTATTAGAAATGTTGCAGTGATCAAAGTTAAGAGCAATGCGATGCACCACTCGATTCTGAATGTTTTCACAGCGCCATCTTTTGTGAATACTTAACCATTGTTCACTTAACACAATGTCACCGTCTTGCCAATCGTGGTGATATGTGTATTTTTCTTGCTCCACATGTTGTCGTAATTTTTGAATTAGGGCATCGCTTTTGTCTTTGTCAAAACCCAGTATCTGATGAATTTGTAAAAACGAAAAAAACATGCCTGTGACACCAGCCTGGTTGGTGTGTAACAAACTTGGATACCAATTGTGGTTGATGGCATTTGAATCTCGACTGGTGATTGTGTAAGTGTCTTCAGAGATCACCCTAGCATCAAACCCCATGACCAGTTTTAAATCTTTGATTTGTTCTTTGAGTTCTTGGTCAAGATCTTGATAACTCAAAATGTTGTTGATCCAACTGGTTCGGCTGCCAACAGAATCTTTTACTGAATACAACCAAATCAACGGATCTCGGTCTTCACTACCGGTTCTATTGCAGTGCCAATCTAGATCACTCACATGTTCAAACACACCTGGTTGTCCATGATGGTGACCACCGCCACCTACTCTGACAATTTTACCACGCCCGCCTTGTACTAATTTTGTGCCCGGTGTTGGCGTATTAGCCGGCGCCACTTGCTCACATGCACCAATTTTTTCACAGATGTCAACTTCGTCTCCGGGCAAAAGGTGTTGATCGCGTATCACAACCACGGTGTCTTTGGCAGCAAGCCAAGCAATGGTATTCATCTCTTGCTGTGAAGCAGAACGTAAATCAATATCAGTAATGATTGAAGTCCAACCATTTTCGTGTAGTTGTATTTTCATGTGTCTAATTGCACTTCTTGCCAGGTCGAGTCGCCGAGCATTTTAACTGCCATCACGTAGGTGTGCTGTTCTCCAGGGCCAGCGCACCAGTGATGCGGATGATTCATACTCAACCAATGCTCGTTTTTTATTGAGTTAAAATACACATAGTAAGTTTTACCATGTCGAGGTTGTAAGCCGTACTTGACGCCGTGCATGATCTCACTAACATGCAGGCGTTGTTGAAGTGCGTCGGCCTGTTGTTTTAACACTTCAACTTGTTGCATGATCCTGTCATATTCTTGTTGAGCATGCATTCGCCCTACATTGAGTATGACATCTTTTTCTCGTTCAACAGGAACAGGGGCAAACGCAGGACTGCCCAACTCCATTGGGTAAGGCAGACTGTTTCTTCTATCTCCGTCTTCTTTAGATAGATCCATTGGTTCTACGTCTACGTCGGGGTTCTAAATCTTGTTCGCGATAGAGATAGTCTCTTGTGATTTTGCCTTGTTCAATTTCTTCAAGTACTGCCACTGAGTTGCTGTTTTTACTTGCAACTTTTCGCATGTCGCCGCGATTGAGTTCGCGCAATCGTCGAGAAGCCACTAGCACCAAGTCATAGCGATTGCCAATTGCGGCTACTGCGGCTTCGCTGGTCAACCCGGCTGTTCTGTCGTTACTGTGAATAATTTTCATTGTTGTTTCCGTTTGAGTGATGGTGGTTGAGGGAATCTAAATCTTGAAATAGTTTTTTCTCTTGGGCTGTAAGTTTGTCTTTATGTGTCTTACGTGGATTGCCACACAAGTAACATGCAGGATTGCCGCAGTCCATGGCATGATGTTTGGCCAGGCGATGTGTTTGCCTAATGCTTCGTAAGTTGTAGGTGCTATGACTTTTGGCAATTTTGACTTGTCTAGCAATTGCAACATCTGTTTTATGACGGCGAGCTGAGTTTTTGAATTTAGCAAAGTCGTTAGCCATCAGCCACCTCTTCCGCTGGCTTTTCTAACAGGTGCTCCTTTGATCATTGGTGCGCCGTAGTTTTGTTTGGTCTTGGTAGTTTTGGTTTTTACTGTGGGTCGAGCAGCCTCATGCTTTTTGGCAAGAGCCTCTCGCACAGCGTCAGTGAGTTTGGAAGATTTTGGATCGTTCATATAACTATTTAACAATGTAGAACCAGTATAACACAGTTCTACATTGTTGTCAAGTTACATTGCCTGGAATTCTTCCTTACCGCAACCACACTCTGGACAGTTATAGTATTTTGGCAAATCGTCAAATTTACCATCTGTCTCTTCATTGTGGACATGGCCACATACAGTGCATACGTATTCCATTTCCGTCTCCTTATTGTGCTTCTTTGTGAGCAGCCAGGGCTTTGGTGAAACGATTGGCATGTGAGCGTTCGGCTTTGGCCAGTGTTTCAAACCAGTCAGCAATCTCGTCTAAGCCTTCGTCTCTGGCAGTTTTGGCCATGCCAGGATACATGTCAGTGTATTCATGTGTTTCGCCATGAATAGCACTTTCCAGAGCCTGCTCAACAGATTTGGCACTCATGCCAGTGGCGGGATCTCCAGCACCACCTTCGATCAAGTATTCCATATGACCGTGTGCATGTCCAGTTTCGCCTTCGGCAGTTGAACGGAACAAGGCAGCAACGTCATTGTCGCCTGCTACGTCGGCCATGTTTGCGAAATACAAGTATCGACGATTGGCTTGCGATTCTCCGGCAAATGCCGCCTTCAAGTTTTCTTCGGTACGGGTACCTTTTACAGATTGTGTCATGTTTCCTCCTATAGTGACATCACTAGTATATAGTATAGAACATACCTAAGTCAAGGCATTTTGCTATTGTATTTTTCTATGACGGAGTTTGAGGTTTTTTATTGGCCGGCCCTGAGAGGATCGAACTCCCACCGCTTGTTTCGAAGACAAGCATGATATCCATTTCACCAAGGGCCGAGAATTGGTGCTCCCAACTGGTAACGATCCAGTGTTTCTACATTACCAATGTAGTGTAATGCCTTTATACTATGAGAGCTAAGTGGAGCAGGATACCAGAATCGAACTGGTGACTGGACCTTGGCAAGGTTCTATTTTACCCCTAAACTAATCCTGCATTCCGTTACTTATTAGGCAGCTCGTAAACTCTTAAATCTATCTGCCGCGTATGATGCTGCAAATGCTTCTGGCTTCACAAACGGAATCACATTGCATGTTCCTTTGATGTAGCCCACAGCTTGCGAGATCACACAACTTGAACCGTATTGTTCGTCTGGGTTGATGTCCAAGTGAACTTCAACTTGACGGCCTTCTAGTACGTCAGCCAGTTTCAAATACAGTTCTGAAACCTTGTACACTTCGGTCATCAAACGCATGGCAGGTTTGCCTGGTTTCACGTCCCACACACGCTCGCGTTGAACTTCGCCAAACAGTTTGCAGCCGTTGTTGCCGTTGATGTGTACCACAATGGCCAACACATAGTCGGCATACCAGGTACCGTCAATTTTGATTCGTTCAGAGTCGCAGCCAAGGTAGATGCGAGTTTCGGGCGTTTGTTTCTGGATAAATTCTGCTACTGATGCTATATCGAGCTTTTTCATTTTCAACTTTCAAAAATATTTATTGATAGTGGTACCCCAGGAGGGATTCGAACCCTCAGAATTCTCCTTTTGAGAGAGACACGTATTCCAGTTCCGTCACCGGGGCATTTGCAAAAAAAAAAACAGTAGGACTGGCCTACTGTTTTTATAACTTGTGTCAGACAATCTGATCATGCGTTATTCTGTATAATCTTCTACAGTAAATGACACAGGAACAACACTAAAAGTTGAAAGTTGTGCAGTCATCCATTCAACAAAGTCTTCTGCATTTTTTTTGTTTTCCCATTTTCGAGTTACAGTTAAATGGGTGGGACCTAGTTCTGACGGGTCGAGACCTGCGGTACCAACCACAGTAAAGTCATCATGCCCACCGTCTCCAACAATTTGTAAATAATTACTCCAAGGGATAATAGTTCTTGCTGTTTCTCGATCTTCTACAGACGCATACACCAACACAGTTTTAGCAACTATAGCCATAATAATCTCCTTTTTGTATTTATTGCTTTGCGGCAATCACGCTTAAATGCCAACCTAGCTGTTGATTGACAGCCTGGCGTTGTGCATCGCTCATGGCAGCAAACCATGGTTCCAACACATAATTTCCTTGTTTGTACTGCTCTACATTGTACATAAAACAGTAATCTTGCTTGATGCTTTTGATATCAAAGTGTACGTCCAGCAGTTTTTGTATTTCTCCTTGACTGTAAACTCTGGCATATGGGCAGTTGTCTTGCGCTTCAAACTGGTCCAGCCCAGACTGAATCATTGCCCATTTCCAACTGTTGCGAGCATACACTAGGAAACGAAACTCCCCATCAGATGCTAGACTTGCGTAAGCATTGCTGACCACTTGTTCTACATTGGGATAGTGATGCAATACACCACAAGCATACACCATATCAAATTGTCCTAGCCCTGCAACACGCTGACTGTCGCCTGCGTCCATGTGATAGAATTCAGCATCTAATCCCATAACAGTAAATCTCTGCTCACAAAGTTCTATGCTACGACTGCTAAGATCAATCCCAACGTATTCAGCACCATGCCGTACAAATTGTTCAGCATCAGATCCAATGCCGCATCCTAGTTCTAGCACCCGCCGTCCCTTGCAGTTTTCAAAGTCGGCCAACTGCCACAAATGCGGCCCAACAAACCATCTACGACGATTGATGTTGTTCCAAAATTCTTCTGTGCCTTCTGGTGCCAACCCATGCTTTATATTACAAGGTTGTTGATCCCAGTACTGTTCTATTTGAGTAATTGTAGCCATACAGTGTATTTAAAAGTCTGTGCAAGCTACATTAAATTTGGTGCCCCAGAGGAGACTCGAACTCCTAAAATTTGGCTTCTAAGACCAACACGTATACCAATTCCGTCACCGGGGCTTAAATACATCATGCAAACCAAACAAGACTCCATCAAAAAAATAGAGCGTTTGCTTGCAATGGAAACATTGGGCAAAACGTTTGTGACCAAACAACAACAGTTGGCCTACGAGCGCGGATATCTAACAGGCTTGCTGGCTGCTATGGCCTACAACGACAATTCAGTCGAGCATGTGGTGAATCAACGCATCAAACATCTTACACCTAAAATCTAACTGGTACCAGGAGACGGGATCGAACCGCCCACACGCGGATTTTCAGTCCGCTGCTCTACCGACTGAGCTATCCTGGCATGAATGGTGGGTGATGAGAGGATCGAACTCCCGACAAACTGCGTGTAAGGCAGCGACTCTACCGCTGAGCTAATCACCCGTATATGGTGGAAGTGGTGAGATTCGAACTCACGGACCCCTTTCGGAGCCGGCAGTTTTCAAGACTGCTGCAATCAACCAACTCTGCCACACTTCCTAAAAAATTAAAAAAGATACTGCTTTGCGTTTAAAGGTACTGAACATCCTTTCGGGTAGCTCACATCCTTCCTGGCACATGGTTCGACTGTGACTAGCAGTCTGGAACTTAATCCCAGCGGCACCTGGATAACGTTAAGGTCCCTAGCAGTTGGGCCCATAGTCAATGAGTTTTTCACACATCTTTTCTAAACTTGGAGTAGGTGACAGGACTCGAACCTGCATTATACGGATTTGCAATCCGGCGCCTAGCCATTCGGCACACACCTACATCTATTGGTCGGAGTACGAGGGTTCGAACCTCGGACCTCCTGGTCCCAAACCAGGCGCACTACCAGGCTGTGCTATACTCCGTGTATTTTATTTTACTTTGGGTTCTTGACTTTTGTCAAGTTCATGGGGTTCAGCAAATCTTGTGCCGTGGCCCAGATTCCAACTGTCTGCTGTGAAAATTTTTACAGGCTTCCAGTAACGACTTATGATGTTGTTGACAGCAACAGCCGCCGCCACAATCACTACAAATCCTATTGCTGTCAAAATACTACCAGCTAAGAATACAGCCGCTTGATCCATGTCCATTGTTTGTTCCTTGTGGAGCAGGGTAGGGGAATCGAACCCCTCGCTTTAGCTTGGAAGGCTAAGGTATTACCACTATACGAACCCTGCGTTAAAATACTTATTATACAACACTCAGACACTGTTGTAAAGATCATTTGGTTGCCATGGACAGTTTCGAAATGTCGACCTATCGCTTATCAAGCGATTGCTCTTCCTCTGAGCTACACGGCAAAAACTTGGCACGGGTACTAGGGCTCGAACCTAGAATGACAGAGTCAAAGTCTGTAGTGTTACCATTACACTATACCCGAACAAAAACTATTTGGTGGATGTAAGTAGAGTCGAACTACCACTTGACTCCGTATGAAGGAGGCGCACTACCATTATGCTATACATCCATGTTGGTACCCCCACCGGGAGTCGAACCCAGATGAACCAATTATCTGTTGCTTACGGGATATAAATCCGCCGTTTTACCATTAAACTATAGGGGCATGTCTGGGGTGTCGTATGAGAATCGAACTCATGACAGCGGAATCACAACCCGCGGTTTTGCCACTAAACTAACGTCACCATATAGGAACACACTCAGGCGTAGTAGTTCGTTAGCCCACTAAGATACACGGCTACCACCCGTGTCATTAGTTGAATGTGTTTTTATATGGTAGGGGCGCCGGGATTCGAACCCGAAATTGGCAGATTAAAAGTCTGCTGTGATACCGTTTCACCACACCCCCGGTATCTTGTCACTCTTGTCACTATTCATGACAGACTCTCCTTTTTAAAATAAGTATTTGAATGAACAAATATTGTCCAAAACCATTTGTTAGTATTCATATGTATACTGATAAAGATCTCAATCCAACTGTTAGGCCTTGTTGCAATTACAAACCTATCAAGCAGTACGCAACGATTAATGATTATTTGCAATCATCTGAACTAGCGTCTCTTCAGCAACATTTGCTTACAAAAGAATCATTGCCAGATGGATGCAAGGCATGCAAAGTAGACGAAGATAATAACTTGCCTAGTATCCGAAACAAGTATATTAAAGTGTTTGAGCATGAAACCAAAACTAAAATTGTTGACTTGGAAATTTTCCCTGGCAACGCATGTAATCTCAGTTGCTTGTCGTGCAATCCTTCTCATAGTACCAAATCAGGTCAGGAATATGCCAAACTTGGATGGATTAAACAATCAATAGTGATCAATCACGAAGATCATGCACTTGAAGTTATTAAACAGTTGCCAGACCTTAAATCAATAGGTTTTATTGGCGGCGAATTTTTTGTAACCAAACACAATATTGAATTGCTCGATGCGGTTATTGAAAAAAATCTTAAAACACGAATTATTACCAATGCCACTCAACTAACCAAAAAACATCTTGAGCGGTTACAAAAAATATCTGACCTTGATGTGATGGTTAGTGTAGACGGTACTGGGCCAACATTTGAATTTTTACGCTATCCGGCACAATGGTCAGTTGTGCAATCAAACATTGTTGCACTACAACAGGCATTGCCCGGAGCAAAGATACATTTGTCGGCAGTGTTGCAATTTTTAAATTTGCAAAATATCATTGAACTGTTTGAATACGCCAATGTCCGTCGACTGCCATTTAATGTGATCCCTTTATCTTATCCTGTTTGGCTACAGTCAGAAGTGCTTACCACTCTCGAACGTCAGCAGTTGATTGCAGTTATACAAAAACAACTAACAGTTGCAAAACTTACCAAAACACAAAAACAGTTAATGACTGATACATGTAGTATGCTAGAAACAATACAGCACTCACCTGCTCAACGAGAACAGTTTGTGTCTCGAACAAGCCAGCTGATTCGACTGCGCAACATCACACAACACACAATCAACTCAGTGTTTGGTGTGCTAGAAAATTTAGCGCAAGAAGTTATACAATAGCCAGGGACCTAACTCGTCAAGGGAGAGTATGGCTATGTGTTGGTACCACCTGAGAGATTCGAACTCCCCGCCCCTGCGTTCGTAGCACAGTGCTCTAATCCAAATGAGCTAAGGTGGTGTATTGAATTTGAGAGTAGTAGCATCACTGTTATTGCTACCATTGACCCGTGTAATAAAGCCGGCCGGGAGGGTGATACGTCACTTGGAATACTTAACACACAGATTGATTACTTAGTTGTGTACGGAATCACGCCGCCCGTGCTTTACACTAGGTTGACCTTCGAAGAATCTTCCTAGCGTGTCTTTCTCTTGCTGACACTCTCAAAACTTGGTGCCCCACGACAGAATCGAACTGCCATCACAGGATTACAAAACCAGTGTACTACCATTGTACTAGTAGGGCGAATTGTGGTGGAAGACTAGGGAGTCGAACCCTATGACCCTATTACTAGAATCTACAGATTAGCAATCTGCTGCATTACCGTCCTGCCCGTCTTCCTGACTTGGCTCCCCAGCGTGGGATCGAACCACGGACACCTTGATTAACAGTCAAGTGCAACTACCGCTGTGCTACTAGGGAATAATCTACTTAGTAGGCACTCGAGCCTACTACAAAAATATGGTGGAGCAACTTGGAGTCGAACCAAGAATGTTTACCACGAGGGGACGGATTTACAGTCCGCCGATGCACACGCCATAGCATCAATTGCTCCATATTTGGTGGACCGGCGGGGGATCGAACCCCGACTAAAGGCTTGCAAAGCCCCTGTGCTCCCATTATCACTACCAGCCCAAATTTTGGCATCCCGGGAGGGACTCGAACCCCCACGAACGGTTTTGGAGACCGTCATGCTGCCATTACACCACCGAGACATAATTTTAACACACTCTTGCGAATGTGTGTATTAAAACATTCTAAACTACTTAGGCTGCCTGTTTGTAAAGAATGTTTTAATACGCTCGGATTTTTTTATGTACAAGAACATAAGCCATCCCCGAGGCCGCCCATTTGTAGTTTAGAGTGATACAGGCTCGCGTTGCCGTTGCACTAAATGAAAAAACCCAGGGTTTTTACGCCTGGGTCCTTGGGTAAGATACGGTTGTATACTACTTAGGACCCTCTGCCTCCTGGAATGCTATTCATGCGACCATAGGCGTGTGACCAAACTGGTGTCTGGGCAAACTTGGGTAGCAGTGAACAATATTGTGTTTTCATCATAAGTCCTATTGTACAGTATTTACCTTTTGAGGTCAACCACTGTGTTAAAGTTATTTAGCCTTTCGGCTGAATTGGTTGCGGGGGAAGGAATCGAACCTCCGTCTCCCAGGTTATGAGCCTGGTGGTCTACCGCTGACGTACCCCGCGATTGAATTATTTATATAGAAACACACTCTATGCTTGGGGAACAATTCATTGAATTGAGCAACCACCAACGGGTACGGAGTGCGTTTGTATATAAAGTGGCGGACTGAGAATACATCCTAACCCAGTAACACCTCGGACATTATTACAAACCTTGCGAGTCTGCTTTCTTCCGATTTCCACTGCAACCATATTGCTATGTATCACAGTCTGTTACCAGTATCGCCGTTTTTAAAGACAGGCAGTAGTCTTGTCATCACATGCTACTCTACACCATCTATCCCGTTGACCTTTAGAGCCATTCACTGTCGCTAAACAGTTACGAAACTTCCAGTATAAACAGATTTCACCTTGCGAGTTACGTCTGACTGTATTGCCTTGCGGCTACAGCATTAGATACTTTTCACACATGACCGAGTCAGTCTTTGCTTTTATGTTAGATAGTGGTTTTGAAGCCACAGCCTATTCCTTAACAGGGAATTGCTCTACGATGAGCTATATCAACCTACTGCGATGTGCTGACTCAGTTGCTTCATACTCTTTTGGAATACAAAATACAACACACCACGTTCCTTTTGTCTTGCGAACTACTCAGACGTCTTTTGCGATCAGTGTCGGGTCTCGGCTTTCGCGTACCTCCACCAACCACTCAAACTGCATACGAGCCCTTGGGTGCAACCCCTCGGACCGATACGCTACCCTTTCTCATACCAATTAACTGGGCTGGTTTTGTATAGAAGTCAGCACCACCTGTTACTTTTCTGCAACTCCGGTTACCCTTGCGGGCCGGTAAGTTACAGCTCTTTCCTATACTCCCAGCGTCATTGTTACAACCACCGGTCTTATCAGTGATCGGATCCTCACGGACCTGAGCAGGCTTGTTTACATGAACCATTGCTGGCGGACTTATGTAGGCATACATCCTTTGGCTGGGTCACCCCAGTTATTCTTCGTACAGCTGGGCGAACCATACTGCACAGGACAATAAACTGCCCTATGTATCTATTGTAAGACAAACGTCTTTTGTTGTCAAACAGTTTTGGATAAATTTGTTGTTTATCTATCCAAAATAGTCTGTAACAGTTTTCTGCAGTCGTGTTACAGTGGGCAAATAAGTACCCCACATGATCACTGAAATCTTAACCTATCACCACAGTCTCGACTGGAACATTGAACAATTCGTTGATAGCACATGTCTAGCAAACATTGTTCAGCCACACTGGCCAATGGTAACTTCTTCCAAAGGAGGATTGATACCAACAAATAAACCCAGCCGAGACTTTTTTGAGCTCAATAAAAAACGAGGACGTCCTACTGAACTTAGGAACAGTACCATTGACGCCTTGGTCAGTCTTGTGGCAACAAAATTGCATCTCAACGGATTTGTTACGAATGTGGTAGCAGAATGCAGTGGAAGCATGCATGCCTTGTACACTGCATCCATGGTGAGCTTGCAACACCAATTACCAGTGATTGTTTTTTGTGCTGATAATTTAGTTGATGACGAACTTCACATGTGGCGATTTGCCAGTATGGGTGCATTGGATCAATCCTCAGGAAGAGCATTTGACTCAACCAGTACTGGATTTCGAATGGGTAGAGGCATGGCTGCAATGTTGATAAAACATCCAAGTGTAAAATTCAACATGAGTGCATTTGCCACAATCAGCAATTATATCTTTCGTACCAACCCCACACTCATAGCCAATCCAGGTGATGCGCACCAATTGGCCAGAGATATTTCTGGCATCAATTTTGACACCATTGATTTTTGGAATGCACATGCAACAGGCACTCCAGTGGGAGATCAATTTGAGTACAATGTTTTTAATTCTTTAGTTCACAAAGACATACCTATTGTCAGCTACAAAAGCCGCATAGGGCACTGTATCTCAGCCAGCGGCGCCATTGAAATGTGCATGAGTTTTGACGATTACCGTGCAAAAACCCTAAGACCCAATGTGTTAGCTGGTGATCTCATAGTCAAAGATTCAAGGATCATCGTAGATGCTGTGCCGTTTCCGGGCAAACGCATACTCAAGGCCAATTTTGGATTTGGCGGCAAAAACAGTTTTTGCCAAATTGACATTGAATAGATTCTATAGTCAAGCACCGAGAGATGCTCAATTTATGCGTCCTCCGCTAAGAGTGCAATAGCCGATAGCAGTTATATTAGGATCCGTTCCCGGCCGGTTGGACCCGAATAGCGTAAGCGTCCTTACAC